TGTTATTTGCTATGTGTAAATTTTTCTCTTTCTTATTATTTAACTTTTTCTCCCAGATCATCTTAGGATCATAGTACGAATCGAAACAACTACAAGATTTTTTAAGAGTTTCAGCCTTATTTAAAATATTTTCAGGAATATTTATGTTATATCTATTCTGAAAAATAGACAAATTTATTTTGATTACTTTATCATCCATTATTATACTAAATATATTTAATAATCTTATATATAAAATGAGCTATATGCTATGCGATACGAAGTATATGCTACATGATACGAAGTATATGCTATGCGATACGAAGTATATGCTATGCGATACGAAGTATATGCTACATGATATGATATGATATAAAAATTATATATATATATTATGATATAATATACTATATTATATGAAATTAGATTTAAAAAATCAATTTGTAGAGGAACTTGATAATATTTACAAAACTCATTTAATATATAGGACTATTGTGGTATGTAATGACGACATATTAGAATATAAAAATTTATTAGAAAATAAGGAGTTCAGCGTATATGTAGTTAATTCGATCACAAACATAAACTATGATACATTAGATTATAGGGTTATTTTGATAAAAAACGATCTATTTGAAGATTTTTTAAATAACATAATTTCAAACAATATCAATAACTTTTACACATATATAACTTTCACTTATGATAATGATAATATAAAGGATACAATTTCTAAAAAATACTATAATAACTACGACATTATTAATAACATTATTTAATAAATATTACTTTCGTTCATTTATTTTTTTTATAATATAATTAATAATATATAATAATATATCATTATGTTAGGATTGAATGGGTAAACTTTTTATGAGTATGGGCAAGGGTAAAGGGTCGAGTAATGGAACATTAGCTGGTATTATTCTATTATCTTCGGTATTTATCTTTACGCTATTGATTGTGAATAAGGAAAGAATACAAGAAGGGTTTTTTAGCGGTTATAAGAAGTATAGCGTCGAATATTATTATATGGATACGTGCGGACACTGTATTGATTTTAACGAATCGGGTATTTGGGAAAAATTAAATAAGCTTCAGTTAAATAATGTATCACTAAAGAAATATAATAGGAGCGAGAATATAGATCGGGTTAATAGCTTGGGGATTACTGGTTTCCCTGCTATTGTTATTGTCGAGAATGCCGCTAGTACTCCGACAATTGTTGAATCGTTTGAGATGTCTAGAACCTATGATAATATATCAACGTTTATAAATAAGTACGAAAACAAAGTATAATCATAACCAAAGTATAAATATATAAGATAATATTAAAGTATCAATATAATATAATAAATTAATTATGGGCGGCGGCATAACACAGTTAGTTTTAAAAGGACAAATGGATTCCTATATTAATTTAAACCCTTGTATCAATTACTATAAATATGTATATAATAAGCACGTGAATTTTTCGATGGAAAATAAGAACATCATTCCTGATATCAACTCGTCTATCGACCTCGCTTTCACTACAGAGAATAAGTTGATAACATTCTCATTAAAACGCTATGGTGATTTAGTTAGTAATGTCTATCTTTCCTTTAATCTACCAGACATATATTCATCGGATATTCATAGGTTTAGATGGATAAATAATGTTGGCCACAACTTTATTAATATGGCGGTCATAAGGATTGAAGGAAGTATTATTGACGAAATATATGGGGAATGGATGAATATATGGAATGAACTTACGAACAAGGACGGAGTAGAATACAATAAGCTTATTGGTAATATTCCAGAATATACTAGTCCTAATAATAACAACTCGAGATATGTTATAAAAAACAATATATTATATAATAAAATATATCCGACGAAAGATAAGATATTAGATGCGGGTAACCCATCAATAAAAGGGAGGATATTACAAGTTCCATTAAACTTCTGGTTTACCCGTAATCCGTCACTCGCGCTACCATTATACAAAATACAAAATCAGGAAATAAAGATTGACGTTCGAATAAATAATATTGAGAGATTGTATCAGATATGGTGTGATAAGCTGAAGATGTATGTATCGCCAAAATTCTATAATATTGTATATAAAAGCAATATACTAATTAATAATTTTATAAGGACCGAAAGTTATATACAATGTTTCTTAGATGTTAACTATATATTTCTTGATAGTGATTATCGAATGAGCTCTTTACAGACTGAAGGGATCGTTAAATACGTCGTCGATTATGTGAAGAGACAGGCATTTCCGGCATTAAACATAACAAGCAGCAACGGTATCTATACTTTGACTAGCTCTTATAATCACATCAAAGAGATAATATGGGTATTGCGTAGGTCAGATGTACCCGATAAATTTAATATACACGACAACTATACTGGCTCGCATACATATAACGAAACTATGGGATTATTAGAAAGCGCTCAAATTACGTGGGCTGATACTATAATTCGCGAAGATCAAAAAGCCTACTACTATAATAACATTCAGCCATATCAGTTTCACACAAATGTTCCACGAACCGGAATATATAGTTATTCATTTTCTTTGTTTCCTGAGAAAATAATAAGCGCGGGCTCTTTTAATAATCAAATGACTAGTACATCACTATATCTGAAAATTAATAACAAGGGTAATAGTTTAAATGATATAACAAAGAAGAATGAGTTCAAGTATTTATTTGATTTAACAAAAAGAGCTGGTGTTGATTACATTAAAGATACTGATGTTAATTTAGATGTTATAATATATACAAGGGTCATTAACGTGTTCTCGGTTATTAACGGGACGTGTAACTTTATATGGTCGCGATAGCCGCGATAGCCGCGATAGCCGCGATAGCCGCGATAGCCGCGATAGCCGCGATAGCCGCTAGTAATAGAAGGATAGATAAGGAAAACCCTATATAATTTTTATATCCATATTTAATAAAAAGAGAATGGATTTGCTTGTTTTAATACTAATATTATTATCAGGATACATAATTAAATATTTAATAGATACTATAAATTCTCTTAATAACGAAATAAGAGAGATAAAAATGAAATGTATATCTCCTCAAAACGATGTTAAGTTTGATAGTCCTATTACTAAAACCCCTATTAACGCAACAGCCACGGTCGCATCGACCGCATCGACAGCCGCGACAGCAAATACTACAGCAGTAAATGCTATGAATGCTGCTTTAATAAAAAACATAACGTACTTCAAGGATTACTTTGATAATGCTTAATATTATAATGATATAAATAATAAACGCATATATATATAATATAAGATATCTAACAAAGATATCTAACGATTTTGCTTATAAATGCCTAGAAAAGCAAAAAATACCGATGATAACGCTAGTGATACGAAGAAGAAGAAGAATTTAATGAATACAATAATTAAGGACATTTCGGTAGTTGATAATGAAGACATCATATTACAGCTACCTTTGTCTAATGCTCAAATTAATAAATTAAATATAACAGATAACAATACGTCTACTGAGTTTCCTGAACCATATGAGCCAAACTGTTTTTATATAAATGAAAATAACACATATAGCACTATTCAAGATAACATTATATTTGATAATAGTAACAGTGAGTATTCATTAAAAGTATCTCATAAAGAAGAAATACTAAACTCAAATAATAATTGCTATTGGTGTTGTCACCCTATTGATAATAGGACTTACGGGATGCCTTATAAATATAATATTAAAACAGACACATATGTATTATTTGGAAACTTTTGCTCTCTCGAGTGTGCGAATGCGTATAACTTTTCCTCGCACTGTGGTAGCGACAAGGTTTGGGAAATCAATAGTTTAGTACAGATGCTGAGCAAACATTACGGATTTTCATATCCTATTCGCCCGGCACCTTCAAGATATTTACTAAAGATATTTAATGGTCCTATGTCGATAGAAGAGTTTCGCAAGGGTCATTATACGAACGACAAGACATATATTCTAAATCTACCTCCTATGATCTCTACAAACTTTAGTTACGAAGTCGTTAATACTTCCTATTTAAAAAATATAACTGATAATATGCACATTAAATTAGATAATCAAAATATGGGCAATAATCAAGGAATGGGAAATGGCTACGGACACGGACACGGCAACGGCAACGGCCACGGCCACGGCAACTGCAACGGCAACGGCCAATGCATTAAAAAACCAAAGAGCGCTAACACAATTGATAATAAATTAAGTTTACTTATTTCCAAGTAAATTATAAAAAATGATATAAGCATTAATATTCTTATATATATGCCGCATATGACTAACATATTCTTTTCTCCTTATAGAATTTCTACGATAACTTGCAACGCAAACATAGGTAATAATATAAATATAAATCTTGGAATATTATTTGACCATATTAAAGTCATCGATAATATAGTTGAAGGGACTGATAAAGGTATTGTATGGGTTCAGTTTATGAAGAATGGTACTGACGCGTCTAAGGGCGTGTATCCTAAGAAGAGAAGGAAGAGTAAGAAAAATACGATGAAGAAGAACAGGTTTGATAATCAGGTTACTGTTATCTATAAGTTTAATGATAAATATATACCTAATGTTAAAATATTTAAAAACGGTAATATACAATTGACTGGTATCAAGGATATTAAAGATACTGAGCATATTGTTAATCATATTATCAAGGACATCACTATAATCTATAATAATATAGACAAAAACATTATTGTTAATGCGGAACCCGATTATGTACTTGATTTAAAATATCAAAACTTTAAAATACGGATGATAAACACGGACTTCAAAGTTTATTCTGATCCTGAGCTTAAAAAAGGATTTGAGATTAGACGTAAGGAAATTCACAAGTTATTTATTAATAATGAGCAAAATAACAAATGTAGTTTTCAACCGGGTATATATCAAGGGGTCAAGCTAGAATACTTTTGGAATATTAATAATAAAAATAAAAATGGTATCTGCTCGTGTCCGAAGTTTTGTTATGGTAAAGGATCTGGGCAAAATATTGGCGAATGTAAAAAGGTTACTGGGGCTTTATTCGAAAGCGGAAGTGTATTGATCACAGGCGGTATCACATTCGAACAGGTGAACGAAACATACAAGTATATATGCGACTTTTTAGAAAAACACAAAGATATAATTAAAAAGCCACCGCCAAATACAAATATGCCCGCAATTGTACCTGCTGTATTGAGCGAGGTAATCGAGGTAATCGATGTAACACCAGTAGCTGTATAATTAATAGCTATATAGTATCTATTGTATATTATTTGTATAACAATCAAAATTATATATATTATCAATATTATCTGGTATATTATATTTTTTATAATTACCGCTATTTATGGTATTATTTCCGGGTCTATTATAAGACGGTATATGATGACTTGCGTAAAAATGGGAACTATATGCTACAGCATCTGGTTCAACACGCTCTATCACATAGTTATTACCCCACGGCTTCTTATCAAATAAAACGTCGCCTGTATATAACCCAGCATTTTTTAATGGCTCAGGTGCTTTAACATTAGGACTATAATCTAACTCTGAATACATTAATTCGTTTTTCATTTTTTTGTATTATTCTATTACAATAGAAGGAATTAAAAATAACATAAATACCTAACTTTAAGAATATAAATTATAAAGAATATAAAGAATAAACGATATAAATATTCATATAATTAATTATATTAACTAAAAATGAGTTCGCAAAAAAGGAATAATAATGGTAGCGGAAGCAGCGGCGGCAGCGGCGGCAGCGCAAATAAAAAGGCACGTACAGATGACCAACCCGACTTTCTTAGCGATGGTTTGGATAATAAGGCAATATGTGATATAGTCCAAGATATTATGATTATTTTACACGATAATAAAGGCAAAACACCGCACGCTGATATAGTAAATAATATAAGTCGCGAAGATAAATTTAAATTTTTCATCGAAAGATACCCAATGCTTTTTGATATGGTGACTAAAGAAGCAGGGTTTGATTATTCAAGCTTAGAGTATTTCTTGTCTATGCGCGATGAAATTATCAAGCAAAGAATAACAAGCGAAGAGGCATCTAAACAAGTAGGTCAAGTATGGTTCGACAAATACTATAAACCGCCCGCTTAGTATTGTTAGATATTATAATAATATTTATTATTTTTTCCTTCACACAAATAAAAATTGATATAAGAGATATATAATATTTAATTATACAATCAAAAGTATATCCACAAATCACATTATGACTTCCGTTTGCTCGACTGTTAAATTTCCAACCAACCTCTATGAACTTATTGAAGAAACATTCAAACTCTATGAAGAACGCAAAGTTAATACTGTTAATACTGCTAACACTGCTTGTAATATTGATATAGATACTGTCTGCAATGCTGCGAACGGTAGTCATGCAAATTGTTTGATTACTCTACTTAAAAAATATCATCTGTGGCCTATGATGAAAGTTAAGAAGTTTAAGGGTCGCGATGATATTGTACTGCTTCATAATACCTATATTAGAAATAATGTAGATAATTTCAAAGAGCTATATGAGCAATGTAGAAGCATCGTCCTTGACTTTAGCCTTAATTGTTGTAATAATATTGTGGTGACTTACGCTAATTCTATCCCTGAGCGTATTAGCTATAATAATTATATATCAACGTTATATTCTGCGGAAGACAAGGTATATGAAGCGTATGACGGGACAATCATCACAGTCTATAATTATAAGGACGAATGGTACTTCGGAACTTCAAGTTGCCCCGATGCGAATAGCTCGAAGTTCTCTCATCCTACAAAGAGACACGGTAATATGTTTGACGAAATCCTATTTAAATACTTCAAGCAACACATTACAGGGGAGGAAGTATCCGCTCTAACAACCGATGAAATTTCTTCAAAACTAAGAAGTTTGTTTGTACAACATTTAGATCCTAGTATGGCTTATGAGTTTATTATTATTCACCACGAGAATAAGCATATTATCGATTATACACCTTTGCTGGGAGATAATTATATGGAAATGTTTCACATTAATACAAAGCATCGTAATTCGCTCGTTGAAAATGATATTATGTCCTCTGTTATCCCGAGTTTGCATGAAATAGGCGTTAAATATCCCTTGCCTTTCAATAATATTCAAGAAGCATACGCGCATATTAATAGTAATAATTTAAGTTATGGATTAATCATCAAGAAGATTATATCGGATAAGGTTAAATTATATAAAATTTCTACTGACGCTATTAATTATCGCGAAGAAACGGACCCGTGTCATCCTAACGCTTGGATGAATATCCTCTCTGTCTATATGAAAAACAAGACTGAATACACTATTAAGGATTATATTGCTAATTATAATCCGTATATTAATTTGCCGGTGGATAATAATGGGAAAAAAATAGATCCGACATATCTTGTTCATACGATCATTTCTACTATCAAAGATAGCTTATATTGCTATTATAAGGCGACGACTACTTATTACCCCAACTATAACCGCTATAAAATGAACAAAGAAATGGATAAACAATTCCCTCCGATTATTCAGTATCATCTGGCGCAGCTGCGTAATCTTCAAGTAAATACTTACAAAACAAAAATGATTAATATGGGTAATGTATATCATTATCTATGTCTATGTAACGATGTTAACAACATTAAAACTCTTATTCAATTCTTCGCTTCTAACCCGATTAACGAGATGTCGCCGAGAACCTCGATGTGTTTCGCGATAATGACCAGTTTGATTTCGTAATCCTTATAATATCCTTATAATATCCTTTAACAATCCTTTTATTATTTTTATATTTATAAATTAAAATAAAAATCGCGCGTATATATAGAAAGAATATAGTAAATATATGGCCGTACAAGATTTTTTTAGTCAACTTCAAAGTGCTATGCAACAAGGCGGTGCTAAGAAACGTGCTAAAGCTGTCCGCAAGCCTGTAGGTGCTGTTAAGGCTAAGCCTAAGCCTAAGGCTAAGCCCGCTCGTTTAGCGAATAAGCAACGCCTTTTTCACAATAAATTAATGAAACACTTTGGTGGGTTTTTCGAATCCGTCGATCCTGCCCCAACACATAGCGAGAATTTTAACGACGATAAGAAGAAGCAAGCAGCTGCACCTCTCTCTACTGAACCTAAAGTAGGTGGCGCTAAGAAGCGTGTAGTGCGAGCGGTGCGTGCGCGTACGGCACCCAAGAAGCGCCGTGTTGGCGTTCGTGCGCGATCTTTCCGTGGCGGATACGAAGAAGGCGAAGAAGAGTTTATGAGTATGGAAGCGCTTTCTCAAGAAGAAAGCCAATCAGGAGGCCGTAAGAAGCGTCCCTCGGTAGTCCGCCGTCCCTCTGTAGTCCGCCGTCCTATAGTTCGTCATTAGAAAACGCAAACATATATTTAGAAGATTTCAATTTATTTTTTGTTATATATTAAAAAATGATATATAAGATAGATATAATATAATTAATAAACAACAATTAAAATGCCTACATTTGAAAATCACAGTTACGATGAACCTTCTGATAGTCATAGTTTTCAAATAAATAATATTGATCTCGCTATTATTAATGGAGTTCGTAGAGTTATATTAACTGATATTCCTGTACCAGGTATTATTGGCGAAAAATTAGAGAATGACGACCCCAGTGTCGATATTATAATAAACAATGGCGCCCTTCATAATGAAATTATTATTCACCGTATCGGTCTTATCCCTATTTGTCTTAAAGAAGAAGAAATAGACAATTATGAAGATAACAGCATTCAAATCGAATTAAATGTTAAGAATACCACAAATAAGATGATTGATGTTCGCACAGATGATATCACCGCAACGCGCAACTCTGTTAATATAAGCAAAGAAGAGCTGGCGACCATTTTCCCCGCTAATCGGATATCAAAAGACTATATCTTGATTACACGATTGCGTACTGGCGAGCATTTACATTTTAAAGCAAGAGTTGTTAAGCGAAAGGGTCGCGATAACGCATCATTTAACCCAGTATCGCTATCAAACTTTTCATATATCCAAGACCCTAAAGAGGCTGATAAGAAGACTAATATTTTAGACAAAGAACGCTCGTATTATAAAAATAAATATGGTGACCCTATTAGGTTCAAGTTTGATATCGAGAGTATTAATCATAATATCGGACCCAAATATCTCGTATCTAAATCTCTAGACATCATTATAAATAAATTAAATCTACTAAAACAAGAATTGAACAAAGAGGCATCCGATAAGGTTAAAATACAGCAATTTCAAGATATTCAAGGAACTTACGAGTTCATTATCGAAGACGAAGACGATACGCTAGGTAATATTATACAATCCTATATTCACAATCATTTTATTAGAGAAAATAATAAGTACAAAGATAAAATATCTTGTACATATATTGGCTATATTTGCCCGCATCCGCTCAAATCTTTGATGATACTACGTATATCACTAGAGGATGTTAGCGGTCCTAACGGTCCTAGCGGTCCTAGCGTTCCGAACATATTCGCTTCATTCCTTGAAGATAATTGTTCAATAATCGCGGATGAACTATTCAATCTTAAAAATGAATGGTCAAAATTCGCTACTGATAATATTTAAAGCGGATATCACAGATATCGTAAGTCATTATATTAATCTCTTTAATCTTTATTATTTTATTATTTTTTACTTTTCTAATAATATCTAATAATAATATATATTATTGTAGTAAATAGAAACATAAGTTCATATGGCGACGGATATAGACAATCTCAGAGATATAGAATATTTAGACGAAGAGTTAGATGATATTGAATATACTGAGATACTTAGTTTTGAAGAAATGAGCAAAATTAACCCATCTTTTATTGCTTTAGATAAGGAGGAAATATATAATAACCTATATTTATTTTTTAAAGACAAGAAGAAATCCGATTTATTAAGAAGCCTATTCTATGAAATACTTGAAAATCGCGAAAGTAAAAATGGTAAAATAACCGATTTCACAAACTATATTTTTGCGGCTGAAGGTGAAATAGAAAAATACGGAGATGATCACTCAAAGGATGCGACATATCATTTTATAACTAAATATAATAACAAGAGAGACCTTAACGAATTTGTTAAGCGGAGGTTTTCGGTCTCCTATAATAGAAGAGATAATGGTAATGGTAATGACGCGGATGTACATAAATTGCGATTTAAGCCATCGCATAATACTGATATAGTAGTCACCGAAAACTTCGATCAGCGTACCGATATGCAAAAAGATTTCCCTAAATATTATCCAATCATCAAAGACTATCCTGTTATTAATTGTAGGAATGTAGATAAGGTAGAAAACATTTATAATATTAATGATACTGAAGACATCAATATTCCTATATTAGGAGCATATTACAAGATACCTACAGCAACCACAAATGACTATATGTACGCTAAGATAGCATCGCATTTATTAAATAGTGTTAATACTAACTATAGAGCAGCTAAAGCTGGAGCCGGCTACAAGGATATTTATGAGTTAATTAAGAATACACGCCCAGACATAGCTATGATAATGAACGAGATAAATAGTAATAAAGATGCCTTTTATCTTGATTATGGTAACATTAATAATATCTTTAAAAAATATGACTATTCTTTAGATTTTATCTCAGACAAAGATTTGGAAATCTTATCAGACTACATGTATTCTATTATAAAGAATGAGAAGGAACGCAAGAATACACATCGCGGATTTAAAATTAAACGCCCGCAATTAGTTAATAAGAAATTAACGTTCTTTGATAATATAGATAAGACGCTAAAAGTTATTAATATATCTCCAGAAGTTAATTCTTTCCTCGAGAAGACAAAGGATATTATAATTAAATATAAAAGCGACATAATACAGACTGATGTTATATCTTTAAAAAATTATAACATATATGATATTATAAAGCAAATAAATGAGAACTCTATCACAATTGAAGAGGTTCTAGAAGAACTTAAGTTATCTATAAAAACCATCAATATAGATCATACCCTAAAGACGATTAATGATATATTAGAAGCAAGAGAAAATTTTGAAGATATTAAGCAAGAATGCGACAAAGTCAAGAAGTATTTTGAATATTCGCGCGAGCACATATTTGATTACGACAAAGACGGAAAAAAGTACATTATATCTAAGCGAGAAAATAAGGCAATATGTGATGGAAACGACATAGATAACTACGAAGGGATCCAAGATGACGACGATATAATTGATGATGAAAATAAAGGAATAGCAGGAACCGACACCGCAAACAAAGATGCGAATGCTAACGACGGAGCAAATGCTATTCTTAATAACTATGACTTAAACAGATATATAGCAAACATTCACTTTAGAAATGAGAAGGGTTTTATTGAGATACTGCGGATAGTTTTGGAATTGATTAAGAAAATTAATGATATAGCAAATATTGATATCGATTATGACGAAATATCTAACTATTTATTTCAAAAATATCGCAGCGTATCTACACGATATGAGAAGTACTTAAAGGAATTTGAAAGCAAAAATGTAGAGGACGCGAAGAAGTATGCTAAGAAATATGCTGAATTGACCCCATTTCATATATTATATAGTAAAAATACTGATAAAAATCGTACAGAAATAATTAAGGGTGTTATTAAAAAGGTTAATGAAGAGTTTATAGAAACTATTAATATAATATTCTGTAATTCAATTTGCTTTTGGATTGTTGATACGCAAGACAAAATATTAAAAGGTAGCGTCAAGCTAAATATGAATTATTTAAATCCTAACCACATAGATAAGCTTAACACACGAGGATTATTATATTACATCATAGAGATAATAAGCGACTTCTTTAAATATACTGATAATAATGATTATATTATCAATACTAAAGAATTGAGAAAGAGTTTAATATTTATAGTTGAGAATGAACACAAAGACAAAGGAAGCGATATATTAGAAGAGCTTCTTAATAAGAAAAATACGGAGGGAAAGAATAAATGCGCTACTGATAAGAATAGGTACACAGATGATGAAAAGTATTACATTGATAGATTACTATTTACCCCAAATAATAATTCAAAATACGAAAAAATACATAAATATATACAAGGCTGCTGTCTTCGTAAGCTAGATCCTAACTTTAATGATATATCTGATTTTGTAAATACTGATAATAGCGAAATAATAAAACTAAAAGAGCTTTATTCTAAAGTCCGTCTAATTAACAAGGAACGAGATACGCGATATACCCCTCCTAAGAAACGCAAAGCGGCGAAAGCTGCTAACGCAGCTAACGCAGCTAACGCAGCTAACGCAGCGAAAGCCTTTGAGATTGATAGCGGTGATAGCGACAATGAAGACATATATGCGAAGGAAGTCAAAGAAAAAATCAAAAATATTAAATATGTTAGCAAGAAACCTTTTGTTTATAATTTAAAAAATTATAGCGTTGATGAGTGGTTAGAACGAATGCGTGATAAATCTGAATTGTTACCTAATGATCTGATAGACAATCTAATAAATTATGATATAGATGCTATTAAATTAGTAATAACCGAAAATATTAAAAGACTTAAAAATGTTAAAAATAATATAAGCAGCGATTTATTAAATTGTAAAATTATTAATTACAAGGAGATATTACTTAATGTATGTAAAATATTATATATTAACGTCATCTCCTTGTATATAGACGATGACGCGGACGCAGGATCCCTCGTAGCTGCTATAGAAGATGACCCAGAAGCCAAGCTATTAATAAAGAGAGTTAAAAAATCTATTAAAAAGATTAAAAAGGTGATTAAGTACCTATATGATTTAAATAAGAATTATAACGAGGAAGAAGCTGAGTTAATTGATATCATTAATATAGCAGTCATAAGTAATTCTCTAAATTTCCCAGATTTATCTGGTGTTGAGAATATCCCAAGAGGACTTATTCAAGAAAATGCTGAGAAACTCTATGAATATTTAAAAAATTATTTAGAAGGAAATTATAACAAGTTCCTAACTCGCGAAGAAATTACTCTTTTTATTAATAAAAAACGCGAAGAATATAAGAATAAAAAATTAAAAGAAAACCAAGATTTAGATATTGAAGAGAATGAAATCCGTCGACAAATGAAAGCTGCTGGTATAAAAGAAGCATATGCTAATAAGGAGGTTGATGATGATGATGCGGGAGCCGCTGGAGCCGCTGGTAACGACGGCGATATAGTAGATGCTTACAAAAATGACGAGAAGGACGATGATTATAATAGCAAGGATAATGATAATTATAATATATATGATGATGACGATAAGGATATAGACTAGCGATATCTATTATACGTGGGTTGAGTTCATCGCATTTTGCTGACGTATCACAATCTCCGCGCTATTGGGTGGGGGAAATGATTTATTATTTCCGATTGTTCCATTAAGTTGCAGAGGCAGATGCCTATCTTTAAAACTCTCAACAACTTGCATCTTGTATCTGTTGGGTATTTCCTCAAACAATATATCATTTATGAGGTTCTCATATTTTAATGCTAGCAGGCTAAACTCATTATCAGATATCTCATCATCATTCTCAATCTGTCCGGCTAATAATAAGAATTGTTGCCCTAATCTGCGGAACAAATCGCATTTCTCACTCGCCTTAATGCTGTTATTAAGAGATATAATTAAAACACTAATCGCGTTGACTACAATATTTGGTATCTTGACTTCGTTCGCATCCTCACTGATACTGTTGATGATACACATAGCAGATGATGTTAAAACTAAGGGTATATTGAAAGCAAATTTAATCATTGACCAATAACCACTCGCTTTACTACATAACAATACAAGCGCCTCAGTCTTTGATAACAATTTTTCTATTTTGTATGGTAAGTTTGGAGATATCTTAGGCTCTAATCTAATGTCTTCGTTTTTCACGCTCATTATATTTTATATATAATATAAAAAAAAAGAATTTATGAAAATATAAAATATATAAATACTGATATATAAAATAACATTATATAACATTTATATTACTCTTAATCTTGCTGATAAATCATCAATAGTCTTCTGTTGCTCATTTATTTTTTCTGTTAATTCTTGGATAGACTTTGTTAATAGTGGTATTATCGACATATATTCAATAGTATAATTATTGCTATCATTAATAGGAACATTAACTGCCTCCGGAATTAAATCGTGTAAATCTTGTGCGATAAATCCATAATTCCTTCGACCCCCTTCATTTTGATCGATTGTTAAATAAGATACTGGGCACAATTTATTAATTAACTCAAGCGAACTATTAACCGCCTTAATATCCTTTTTATACCGCCTATCACTTATAGTCGAATAATTTACCGCATTAATTGTCCCATTCACATCTAATTTACACACCGGATTAGTTGTGCCTATACCTACATTATTATTATTAAAAATGTTTATAATAGAATACTCAGCGGGTTCATAAGGCGTCCCTAGTTGCCATATTTCTTGGGCATTCCAAGACGAAGATAAAACTGCGCTATTTGCTTCATTATATGTAGCAGGCCTATTCAAATATATTTTGCCTTCAAGCGAATTATCTCCTAATATTGAACACCATTTAGCAGTATAATATACAAAATCGCTAGATGTTCCAGGTAAGTCAAAGAATGACCCTGATATATTAGCAACAAAATATGAAGATGTACTCGATTCAGCCCCCAGATTGTGTGAGAGCCAACAAGATGTCCCTTTGTTATCTATTAAATTATTACCATCAGCATCTGTTATATGTTCCCAAGTTCCCATCTCGCCTATCTTGCGATATAAGCGAAGACCCCACCATCGCGCATCAGTCCCATAATCAATACCTATATGACACGATAAGTGAATTAATACCTTTGATGAATGATGCGTTGGTTTAATGCGTACACAAAAACCTTGTATCTTTTCATTTATAATATTAATATTATTATCTATAAACTGCCACCCATATCCTGTTTTAATCACAATATTTCTATATATATTAAAAAGCGTCTGTATAGACATATTCTGGCAAATAACAGCATTCTTAGGAATAAAGGTTGTCTCGCGTTGCCATATTTCTTGAGCATTCCACGAAGAAGAAAGAATTGCGCTATTTGCGGTATTTGCGAGATCATAAGTCGCCGGTCTATTTAAATATAATTTACCATTTTGTCCTACATCTCCTAATTGCGAACACCACTTAGCTGTATAATATACATAAGTATCCATAGTATTGGGAAAGTCATAATAGGCACCTGAAACATTTGCGATAAAATACGAATATGTGCTTGTCTCCGCTCCCAAATTATGCGAGAGCCAACAAGGTGTTCCTCCGTTATTATTGTTACCATCCGCGTCTGTTATATGTTCCCATTCTCCATCTTCGCCTATCTTGCGATATAAGCGGAGCCCCCACCATCTCGAGTCAGTCCCATAGTCAAGACCAATATGACTGTTTAAATTTATTAATATTTTAGAAGTATAATGATTAGGCATTATGCGAACACAGAAACCCTGAATGTTGTTATCAACGATGGTTATGTTATTATCTATAAACTGCCACCCGCCACTTAATTTCTCTACAACATTCTTATATATGTTAACCTGCGTTTGGGTAGGCGTATACTTTGTTACAATTCCGCCTTTCGGAAAATACGATGTTTCGAGTTGCCATATCTCACTAATATTCCACGAAGATGAAACAATAGGGGTATTTAAATTATTTATCACAGCCGGTCTATTTAAATACAGCTTGCCGTTCTGCGTGTTATCGCCAAGGAGCGAGCACCATTTCACAGTATAATAAATGTAATCTTCCGATATACCAGGCATATCATAGTAGGCACCTGATATATTCGCAATAAAATACGAGTATGTGCTCGATTCGGCTCCAAGATTGTGAGAAAGCCAGCAAGTAGTCCCATTGTTATTATTGTAGTCAGTACCATCAGCGCCTGTTATGTGTTCCCAAGTTCCCGCCTCGCCTATCTTGCGATATAAACGGAGCCCCCACCATCGCGCATCAGTCCCATAATCAATACCTATATGAATATTTAAATTAATCAGTATTTTTGATGAATAGTGGTTGGGTTTAATGCGAGCGCAAAAACCCTGAACCTTATCATCAATCACATTAATATTATTATCTATGAATAGCCACCCACTCCCAGTTTTCTCAACCACATTTTTATATAATGTGAATTGAGTTTGTATAGGACTATATTGTGATAATATAGATGAACTACCTGTATATGTTTTGCCGTTTGGATAAAGCATACCATTTTTGTATAATTCGCCAGTAAAATTAACATCTCCAGTAACAGTTAAATTATTGTTTAAAGTTGCTAAATTATTTACTATAAGATTTGAATTAACAACAAGAGCTCCCTTGATTTCGAGATTACTATTATATTTATTTTCTATTATAAACTTATTCTTAGTACCCTCAACAATCTTATCAGTAGTCGTCTCATTTATTTGCCTTTGTATAATGTTGCTTGTATGAAGCACATAATTACTTATATTTATATCATTAACATTCATATTATAAATTACCGTCGTTAAGCCATCACCTAAGTTTGAACTTGCCGATAATACATAGTTAAGCTGAGCTTCATTAAGAGTATTTATCTGATTAATTAAACTGGCGTTAACAGTCGATATATAATTGCTCGTATATCCTACTTCAGTCGCTATGCTAAAAGGGCTACCATTAAGCATATATGAAGTAGCATTCAAGCTACCGCCAAGAGTTAAATTGCCGTTTGAAGTTAGTAGCAAACTATTTGTATCTATATTTGAGGTTGATGATATTATTTTAAAATTCCCTTCATAATTACCTATTTTATAATCAGTATTGGTGTCTCCAGATACCCCTCTAATAAACTCTATGGATGCCGATGATGCAGAGGAAGCTGATGCTGATGATATGGATGATGATGACGCGGAAGATGAACGATATCTTATAATAACAATACCTGAACCACCGTTTCCTCCACCTATTGATCTTTCATAATCACCACCACCACCGCCACCACCTAAACCATTTGTACCATTTCCTCCATTCTCATTTGGTGCTCTTGACCCTAATCCTCCTCCTCCTAATGGAGCTATCTGCGCACTTGTATCTGTCTGATTATTAGTATTTGCCCCACCTGTTCCTCCTCCAGCATAATATACTGATGTTCCTGTTATAGTATTTATTTTACCATTTCCACCTTTCCCACCTCTATTATATTGATCTTGGAAAGATGTACTGCCTCCTGCTAAAACCCCTGGGACATAAACAGGGTCGCCTCCTATTTCATCAGCGCCACCACCACCTCCGCCACTACCATAGTAATTAACAAGTGAACTACCACCTCTATTACCTTGTGTTGAAGTGTATGTTTGTCTTGTTGTATTATCTGCTCCAGTACCACCATAAGACCCTACTTGTCCTGTTGTATGCGCTGGTGCTACTTGCAATGACCCTCCACCGCCTCCTCCACCATAAGCAACCATATTTATGGAGCCTCCAGTTATTATTGAATTATATCCCTGTTTTCCAGGATTGCCTCCTGTCGCAATACCAGACCCACCTTTACCAACACGAACAGTATAATTACCAGCGCCCATATTGATATTGCTTGTATATACATATCCGCCAGCACCACCGCCTCCTGACGCACCACCACCTCCGCCACCAACCAATAATATATCACAAACAAGATTTTCAGTTGTTGTGAAAGTAAATTGTGTTTGCCCTGTTAATCCAGCATTATCAGTAGTATAAGGAAATAATATATATCTATCTGTTGTTCCTATATTTGATGAAGTAACGCCAGCAGCGCCAGCTACTACTATCTCATTCGGTATAGAAGGTACCGTATTAACCACATAATTTTGAATAGTTAGCTTTGTATTACTGTTAGTAGTATCGCAAATATGTAATTTAGTATCAGGTGTATTAGTACCAATCCCTACATTTCCAGTTGAGTAATAATAAATATTAGAAGTTATAGGCGTCCATACAGAGTATTTATTTATACGTTCGGCCAAGATATTGCTTGTCGATAGCACATAGTTACTTGAATTATCATCATTATATCTCACTTTAATATTCAAAGTATTAATACTATTATTTACTATGTTGCTTGTTAGCTGATCCAGAATATACAAGCGATTGCTTAGAATATTGCTTGTAGATAGCACGTAGTTACTTGAATTATCATCATTCTCTTTGACTTTAATATTCAAAGTATTAATACTATTATTTACTATGTTGCTTGTTAGCTGATCCAGAATATACAATCGTTCGCTCAAAATATTGCTAGTAGATAGCACGTAGTTACTTGAATTATCATCATTATCTCTCACTTTATTTATTAAATTATTACTTGTGGTTAAAATGTAATTACTGGTATCCCAAATAACATCTCTATTATTCCTTTTATAAACACCTTCGTTGCCTTCTCCAGTAATAAGAACATCTCCATTATTAGCTATTCTAAAGACCGCCGTAGTCATATTTGAAGCTACAAAGATATCTCGATCAGCAGTATTTTGTTGAACCATAAAAGCCGCCGCTGTATTATTCGCATTAACTACTTCCAACCTCTCAGTAGTATATACGATTGTATCAAGTTGCGTGGTATCACCTAAAACTATTAAATTAGAATTGATAGTAAGGTTACCATTCACTTCTAAATTATTATTATACCTATTATTTACTATAAACTTATTAGAGGCATCTTCATTCTCTGTTATCATATCAGTTATTAAATCAGTAATTCGTTTAGATATCAGGTTGCTTGTAAATAGTACATAGTTACTTGAATTATCATCATTGTCTTTTACTTTAATATTTAATGTATTAATACTATTATTTACTATGTTGCTTGTTAGCTGATCAAGAATATACAAGCGTTCACTTAGAATATTGCTAGTAGATAGTACGTAGTTACTTGAATTATCATCATTCTCTTTGACTTTAATATTCAAAGTATTAATGCTATTATTTACTATGTTGCTTGTTAGCTGATCAAGAATATACAATCGTTCGCTTAGAATATTGCTTGTCGATAGTACGTAGTTACTTGAATTATCATCATTATCTTTGACTTTAATATTTAAAGTATTAATGCTATTATTTACTATGTTGCTTGTTAGCTGATCCAGTATATACAAGCGTTCGCTCAAAATATTGCTAGTAGATAGCACGTAGTTACTTGAATTATCATCATTATCTCTCACTTTATTTATTAGGTTATTACTTGTGGTTAAAATGTAATTACTGGTATCCCAAATAACATCTCTATTATTCCTTTTATAAACGCCCTCGTTGCCTTCGCCAGTAATAAGAACGTCCCCATTATTACCTATTCTAAAGACCGCCGTAGTCATATTTGAAGCTACAAAGATATCTCGATCAGTGGTATTTTGCTTTACCATAAAAGCCGTTGTGGTATTGTTAGCATTCACTACTTCTAATCTCTCAGTAGTATATGCTATCGTATCAAGTTGTGTGGTATCACCAAGAACTATTAAATTAGAGTTGATAGTTAAAGAGCCATTCACTTCTAAATTATTATTATACCTATTATTTACTATAAACTTATTAGAGGCATCTTCATTCTCTGTTATCATATCAGTTATTAAATCAGTAATTCTTTTTGATATCAGATTGCTGGTAGTAAGGATGTAATTACTTGAATTGGCGTCATTGAAGTTCGCTTTGTCTATCAAGGTATTACTAGAATTGAGTACGTAGTTGATTAGGTTATTGCTTGTTGTGAGGATGTAGTTACTCGCGTTGGCGTCATTGAAGTTTGCTTTATCTATCAAGGTATTACTCGAAGCGAGAACATAGTTGATTAAGTTATTGCTTGTAGATAAAATGTAGTTACAAGTATCTAAAATAACATCTCTATTATTCCTTTTATAAACGCCTTCGTTGCCTTCGCCAGTAATAAGAACGTCACCATTATTAGCTATTCTAAAGACCGCTGTAGTCATATTTGAAGCTACAAAGATATCTCGGTCAGTGGTATTTTGCTTTACCATAAAAGCCGTTGTGGTATTGTTAGCATTCACTACTTCTAATCTCTCAGTAGTATATGCTATCGTATCAAGTTGTGTGGTATCACCAAGAACTATTAAATTAGAGTTGATAGTTAAAGAGCCATTCACTTCTAAATTATTATTATACCTATTATTTACTATAAACTTATTAGAGGCATCTTCATTCTCTGTTATCATATCAGTTATTAAATCAGTAATTCTCTTTGATATCAGATTGCTGGTAGTAAGGATGTAGTTACTCGCATTGACGTCATTGAAGTTCGCTTTGTCTATCAAGGTATTACTAGAATTGAGTACGTAGTTGATTAGGTTATTGCTTGTTGTGAGGGTGTAGTTACTTGAGTTGGCGTCATTGAAGTTCGCTTTGTCTATCAAGGTATTACTCGAATTGAGTACATAGTTGATTAAGTTATTACTTGTGGTAAGGGTGTAATTACTTGAATTGGCGTCATTGAAGTTCGCTTTGTCTATCAAGGTATTACTCGAAGCGAGAACATAGTTGATTAGGTTATTGCTTGTTGTGAGGGTGTAGTTACTTGCGTTGGCGTCATTAAAGTTCGCTTTATCTATTAAGGTATTACTTGAAGCGAGGACATAGTTGATTAGATTATTACTTGTTGATAAGATGTAGTTACTTGAGTTGGCGTCATTGAAGTTCGCTTTGTCTATCAAGGTATTACTCGAAGCGAGAACATAGTTGATTAGGTTATTGCTTGTAGATAAGATATAGTTGCTTGTATCAAAAATAACATCTCTATCATTCTTTTTATAATAACCCTCACCTATAATCTGAACGTCACCAGTTACTTGTATAGTATTTATATTCATATTTTTAAAAGAGCCTGAAGTATCTTTGATACTTAAGTCAGCACCATCATCACTCGACAATACTGTATTATTTAAAAATATACTATTTCCTGATAAATACAAATCTTTCCACTTCCTTGATGGCGACCCTAAATTATAAAAGGAATTACTACTTGGGACTACATTACCGCCAATAGTCATATTACCTACAACATCTAATTTTGACTGTGGTTGCGTAGTGCCTATTCCTACATCTCCATTAATATAAACGTCTCCATTATTAGCAATCTTAAAGACAGCCGTAGTCATATTTGAAGCTACAAAGATATCTCGATCAGTAGTATTTTGTTGAACCATAAAAGCCGTTGTGGTATTGTTAGCATTCACAACTTCTAACCTCTCAGTAGTATATACGATTGTATCAAGTTGTGTAGTATCACCAAGAACTATTAAATTAGAGTTGATAGTCAAGGTACCATTAACTTCTAAATTATTATTATACCTATTATTTACTATAAACTTATTAGAGGCATCTTCATTCTCTGTTATCATATCAGTTATTAAATCAGTAATTCTTTTTGATAGCAGGTTGCTGGCTGTTAAGATATAATTACTTGCGTTTGCGTCATTGAAGTTTGCTTTGTTTATTAGGGTATTACTCGAAGCTAGAACATAGTTTATTAGGTTATTGCTTGTTGTGAGGGTGTAGTTACTCGCGTTGGCGTCATTGAAGTTCGCTTTATCTATCAAGGTATTACTTGAAGCGAGAACATAGTTGATTAAGTTATTGCTTGTAGATAAAATGTAGTTACAAGTATCTAAAATAACATCTCTATTATTCCTTTTATAAACGCCCTCGTTGCCTTCGCCAGTAATAAGAACGTCCCCATTATTAGCTATTCTAAAGACAGCTGTAGTCATATTTGAAGCAACAAAGATATCTCGGTCAGTGGTATTTTGCTTTACAATAAAAGCCGTTGTGGTATTGTTAGCATTCACTACTTCTAATCTCTCAGTAGTATATGCTATCGTATCAAGTTGTGTGGTATCACCTAAAACTATTAAATTAGAGTTGATAGTTAAAGAGCCATTCACTTCTAAATTATTATTATACCTATTATTTACTATAAACTTATTAGAGGCATCTTCATTTTCTGTTATCATATCAGTTATTAAATCAGTAATTCTCTTTGATATCAGGTTGCTTGTAGTAAGGGTGTAGTTACTTGAATTGGCGTCATTGAAGTTCGCTTTGTCTATCAAGGTATTACTAGAATTGAGTACGTAGTTGATTAGATTATTGCTTGTTGTGAGGGTGTAGTTACTTGAGTTGGCGTCATTAAAGTTCGCTTTGTCTATCAAGGTATTACTTGAAGCGAGAACATAGTTGATTAAGTTATTGCTTGTTGTGAGGGTGTAGTTACTTGAGTTGGCGTCATTGAAGTTCGCTTTGTCTATCAAGGTATTACTCGAAGCGAGAACATAGTTGATTAGGTTATTGCTTGTAGTGAGGGTGTAGTTACTTGAGTTGGCGTCATTGAAGTTCGCTTTGTCTATCAAGGTATTACTCGAAGCGAGAACATAGTTGATTAGGTTATTACTTGCTGTGAGGGTGTAGTTACTTGAGTTGGCGTCATTGAAGTTCGCTTTGTCTATCAAGGTATTACTCGAAGCGAGAACATAGTTTATTAGGTTATTGCTTGTTGTGAGGGTGTAGTCTTTTGCGTTAGCCTCATTTAGATTAACTTTTAATGTTAATAATTTAAATTTAACATCTAGATAAGCTATATTATTATACAAAATGTTACTTGTTGATGATATATAGTTACTTGAGTTGGTATCATTCAAATTCGCATAGTTTACTAAAATATTACTTGAAGCGAGGACGTAGTTGCTTGTATCAAAAAATAGGTCCCTATTATTTCTTTTATAAATACCTGTTATATTAACATCTCCATTATTAGCAATTGTGAATACATTACTATCCAAATTAGAAGCAACAAAAATATCCCTAAATGTGTCCTTTTGCTGTATCATTAATGCTACTGCTGTATTATTCTCATTAACTACTTCCAACCTTTCTGTAGTATATACAATTGTATCAAGAGTTGTGCTCTCGCCAAGAACTATTAAATTTGAATTGATTGTTAAAGTACCATCTATCAACAAACTATTATTATAAGCGTGATTAATAATAAACTTTTTAGAACCTTCTAAATTTTCATTTATCATATCGGTGGTTAAATTAGTTATCCGTGTAGATATGCTGTTATTTGTAGATAATACATAGTTACTTTGATTATTATCTAAATCGTTTATTATATTTGTAAGCTTATTGCTCGTCGCAATAGCGTAATTCGAAGTGCCTATAATTATATCATTAACGTTGTCTAATATAGTTGTGTTATTTATATTAGGTGTAGTCACAGGATAGTATATTTTATTTGAAGTACTATATGTTATATTACCATCAACATCAATGCCTATTGTTAGCGTATTACTGCTATTATTTAAATTAATATTACTAACATTAATATCCCTATAGTACCCACGCAAATCTTTGATATTTAAATTAATATTAGAATCACGTGAAAGTATTAAATCATCTAAATATATACTATCTCCAGACAAATACAAATCCTTCCATTTATTTAAAGGAGACCCTAAGTTATACGTATTACTACTACTTGGTATTATATTACCAGCAACTTTAATATTGCCCACAATATTTAACTTATAGTTACTAGCCTCATTCACGTATGTAGCATCACCGGCGTCTATTGGCGAATATATGTGAGGACGTGTTCCAATACCAATATTACCGCTTACGCCATCTATAATAAATCGATTAGAAGTTTGAAGACTATTATTATAATCAAAAGAAATGCTCTTGTTAGAATTACATATTATCCACTCACCTTCATTTCCATTTTCTAAGTTAATTGCTACAGATTTATTAGGGGACGCTGTAGCGGCAGCATAACTATTCTTAATTTTTAATTTAGCATTATTACCATATAATGTTAATAGTTGCTCAGGATTTGTAGTTCCTATTCCTACATTACCAGAACTTGTTATACGCAATCTTTCTTCCGTTGAATTAGTCACAAATTTATGATAACCATCTGTATTTGTTGCTGTATACGATATATTTCCGCTTTGCGGAGAACCAGTACCACCTCGTGTATTGCCTGATAGCTCAATCTTTGTATTTGTTGTATCATCTATGTCCGCAGTACCGATAATAGTATAATCGCTAATATTATTAGCTATTCGAAGCCTTCCTGCGTTTCCTATCTGTAAAATATTAAGCGGATTAGGAGTTCCAATACCTATATTCCCGATAGGTGAGATAATAAGCTTAAGAGATGAATTATTAGCAGAGGATACTGTGCTAAATTGTAAGTCACTAGCGTAACTAGCGTAACTAGCGTAACTAGCGTCACTTGTGTAACTTGTTGACGTTATTTTGCTTCGCGTATTTGTATTTAATGAAGGTACTCCAAATTCAAACCCTGATACTTGATTGCCGCCGCTGCCGCCGCTGCCGCTACTGCTGTCTGTTTCAATCCTTAATAATTCACCACTAGGATGCATCACATGTAATTTCTTTTTAGGTTCCGTTGTTCCTATACCCACGTTTCCTAAGGTATAGTTTAAATTAAAGTTTTGACTATTAATAATCCACGTATATGGAAGATAATCTCCTAAACGATTTATAATTATATTAGATGTTGATAATATATAGTTACTTGTATCAAGAATAACATCCCTATTATCTTTTTTATATACCCCTGTTATATTTGTATCGCCTATAATATCAAGAGCGTTGTTAGGAGAACTGCTGCCTATACCGATGCGCGCTCTTCCACCGCCAATAAAATATAAGTTATTCGCAGCATTTATATTATCGCCAATCTGTGTTATTGGTGTTGTAGCTACTGTAGATTTTACGTTTAGATTACTTAAAACATCTAAAGTAGTTGTAGATAATCCATTATTTGCTGTTATTAATTGCGACGCGCTAATTGAAGTAGTAGATATCCCAGTGTCCACAGTCAATGTTCCTGTTATTTTAGTATCACCAACAACATCAAGAGCAACCGTAGGAATTGAACTTCCGACGCCTATTCGCGCTCTGCCTCCTCCTACAAAATATAAATTATTCGCAGCATTAGTATTTGTTCCAAATTGTGCGATTGGTGTAGTCACAGTTGATGTGTCTGCTGTGATTACGCCTGTAGATGTGATAGATGATGCTAAAATACCATTATTTGCTGTTAATTGCCCTGATGCGACAATAGTCGTAGAAGTTAGTCCTCCTAACGTTCTTATTAATCCGCTTGTTTCTATTGTTGTTCCTGTGATAGCTGAAGTAGCATTTATTGTGGTTACTGATATACCAGCATCGGCATTTATTATTCCGAGTGAGGTAATTGTAGAAGCAGTAAGTCCAGCATTTGCTGTTATTAATCCAAAAGAGGATATTGTAGAGCCTGATATTATACCGCCATTTGTATTTATAACACCTGTAGTATTTATTGTATTTGCCTGTATTCCATTCGTAGCAGTTATCAATCCTGAAGCAGATATTGTTGTTCCTGTTATGCCTCCTGATGCTACAATCTGTTTTCCTGCTGGAACTGTGATGCCTCCGTTAGCAGTTATTAAATCACCTGCTTGAATTGTTGTAGTAGACACTATATTATTTGCTGATATAGCACCAGATGCCCCAATTATATTTGTTAAAATTGTTCCTGATATATTTGCGCTTCCAAGAACATCAAGAGCAACTGTAGGTATTGAACTGCCTACGCCTATTCGCGCTCTGCCTCCTCCAACAAAATATATGTTATTAGCTGCTGAAACATTTGTTCCAAATTGAACAATTGGTGTAGTATCAGTTGTTGTTCTTACTCTTATATTACTTGATGCTTCTAAAGTGGTTGTTGATATTCCACCATTTGCTATTAATGATTTCCCGGTAGGTACAGTTAGTCCATTATTCGCATTAATCATTCCTGAGGCGTTTATAGTTGTCGCTGATATTCCTCCATTTGCTGTTAGCAAACTTCCTGCTGATACTGTGATACCGCGAGACGCAATTAGTAAGTCTGTAGTATTTAAAGTACTTGTATACAATCCTCCATTAGCGATTATAGCAAAACCATCTGGTACAATAATACCTCCATTCGCATTCATCGTATCAGAAACATTTAGATACGTGGTATTTACTGTGGTCGCATCGATAATTGTGGTGGCTAAACTACCATTAACATTTAGCGTCTGTCCAACTGGAACAACCAACCCACCATTTGCGGTGATTAATCCTGATATATTAGCTGGTCCTACAACATCAAGAGGGGCTGTTGGAGATGAGCTACCAATACCAATACGAGATCTTGAACCTCCAACCAAATATATGTTGCTTTGGGCATTTGCGTTAGTACCAATCTGTACGATAGGCGCTGTTGATAGTGTATTGTTGATAATTAGATTGGAAGTTAGCGTCATTCGCCCAAGTATATTAACATCACCTACGACATCCAGTTTTGATTTAGGAACTATGCTTCCGACCCCTATATTTCCTGACTGTAATATACAGAAATCAATACGATTAGAGGTATTATTAAGTATATTAAATGAGCCATTATTATTAATGAGGTTCCAATTGTTAATATTGTAATTATTATCACTATATATCTCAATATTACTATTAATACACTTAATCATTTGTTATAGCTATAATATTTAATATATATATATATATTAAACCCAACTTTTTTACATATGTTCATAAAAGGTAAATCATTATATAAAAATTGATTATATCATATGAGTTATATAGTAACATCAAAAAATGTGCGAAACAAACAAAGGAAATACCAGCATCGACCTCGGCAGCAGCATCGACCTCGGCAACAACCTCGGCAACAACCTCGGCAACAACCTCGACCTCGAAACTATCAACATCTATATTGATGGCTCTTGTATTCACAATGGAAGTCCTAATGCGATCGCTGGCTATGGTGTATATTTTAAAGCAGACGATGAGAGGAACGAATATGGGAGGGTAGTTGGTAAGCAAACAAATAATACAGGTGAATTAACAGCATTTATTCGTGCTGTAGAGAAAATGAATGACTATTTAATTAAAACACCACCAACAAAGAAAATCAAAATATATACAGATTCAGAATATGTAATTAAATGCGCTGGGTCTTATGGAGACAAATTATTTAAGAATGACTGGAAAACAACTGAAGGGAAGGTTCCACCTAATCTTCAGTTAATTCAAAGAATTCGAGAAATATACAGGCCATATAAAAAGCACATTACATTGGAACACATAAAGGCGCATACTGGTTTAAATGACGAGCATTCGCAAGGGAATGCCGAAGCAGACCGATTGGCTAACTTGGCTGTCGGCGTAGTAGTCTGTGTAGCTACCGATTGCTTAGACAATACTTTAATTTCAAACATTAAGGAACCAATTAAATATGATAAGCATTACATTAATATTGAGTTTGACTATAAGGATAGCGTTAAGAAGTTAGGTGCGAAATGGGATATGTCTTGTAAAAAATGGTATTACGAAGATAATATATCTGAAACAAACAAAAAAGCAATCGAAGATATTGTGAAGATGTCTGAGAGTAATATGGAAAATGAAGAAAAAATAACGGTCGCGAGTGATAATGGTGTAGATATTGAGATAAATAAAAAAATATATGTAAAGATACCTTTTAAAAACAAGGATGCTGTTAAGAAACTAGGGTGTCGCTGGGAACCTGAGAAGAAGTCTTGGTATTATATGTCCAATCTCGAAAAAAACAAAATAGATAGTATTAAAAAATTGGAAGCATAAGGAGGTAGTAGGGTAAGTCGAGTACGTGTATATATATTTGTTATTTATATATTTATATTTTATATTTTATATTTTATATAGTTATACTTTGTTATAGTTATAGTTATTGTACTTAGGATATAGGATACTAATTTTCTACTATTAATCTCACATTTTTATTAAATATTTCGGTATATTCGGTTGGTATATTCTCAAATGATATTAGTTTCATATTTAGTAAAAATTTGTCTTCATATCCGCTATCTTTTATATATTTCTCTCTATCACTATCAGCCATATTAGATATCATTAATGCCTTTTCTTTTGTTATTCCAGAGCCTATCTTTGATATATTGTCGCTTTTGTCTCCATATATCGCCTTAAATAATAAATCGACTTTTGGATTATTATAACCACGCTTCATCAGCTCTTTAAACTGCATATTATATACGTGGACCTGCTTGTCGACTAATTGTAGAAAATCATTATCATTTGTGATGATAATAACGCTAATATCATTATTTTTTAATGTTTCCAATTGTGTTTTGATCATTTTTTGAGACAAATAAATAACATCGTCGCCTTCTAATCTGCTTTGTGATATATATTTAAATCCTAAAGAATTAACATAATCGCTAAATATGCTAAAGATCTTTTTATTGAAATTATTTTTTTGTACCCGCGTAGCTTTATAAGTATCGTAAATGTCGTTGCGCCATATCTCAGTCCGCAGACAGTCAACACAAAATAGTATATTATCCTTGTTTGTATTCCATTTCTTACAAATCTTTTTAATATCGTTATTAATATGCTTGTAAAATGCTGTTATAAATACTTCGTTACTTGTTATGTCGTCTACTGATACATCTATATTTTGAAACGAGAACCATCTGTATGTAGCAAAATATCTATGAAATACATAATAACTGCTATCTATAAGAATAATATTATTCTTGTTAAAATAAATAGTATTCATTAATATATTTAATATAATTTATATATTTAAATAATAATTAATCATTTTTTTATTTAGAAGCACAATTAAAATTATTTGCTTCTATCATTATATCTCGTAATTTGTCGGGCGTCTTCTTGTATTCCTTCCATTCTTCTCTCGCGCAATCATAATTCTTCTTATTGTCTGTTGATGTAAACTTCATTTGATGAATACGATAAGTTATGAACAAAGTATAATCTGTTGGTTTTATTTTTTTACTGACTTTAGCATTTGTTGTGGTATCCTCATTACTATCTGTCTCTTTAATGGCTCCAGAGATGTCGCTATTCGCATTAGTTGTCTCAACAGCCGTAGTTGCCGTAACTGACGTAACAGTATCGTGTGCCGTAACTGACGTAGCTACTGTTACAGTATCGAGTGCCGTAACTACTGTAGCTACTGTTACAGTATCGACAGCCGTAACTGGCGTACCTGACGTTTCATTCTTTGATACTTCTGCGGTATCTGTGAATTCATTAATCAAAGGTATCTCGTAGGTCATCTTGTTAATATGCTCTTTTTTTGTCCAAACCTTCTTACTATTACGAAGGTCAACAATCCATAGTTCTTTGTCGAACCCTTCCATTATTGAATTAATTTCATAACCTTCCGCAGATAATCCAAAATGTAGAGGCGATTGTTCCTTTCCGGTGTAATATGCTGTTGAGCAATTAACGCAAACCTTTTTACCAGACATGATAATATATATTATGTTATATTTATATTAAAATATTAATAATCAATTTTTAAATATTCAAAGGCAATGGTGTAATATGTTCTTGTTTTTAATGATATTTTTTGAAAAATGATAATGTATATGTTATTAGGCTACAACAGTCGAGGGAGTTACCACGAGTTACCACGAGTTACCACGAGTTACCACGAGTTACCACGAGTTACCACGAGTTATGGCTACATTCTATGATAACATAAATGATTACTTCGAAACAGATGTATCGATCAAAACTATTATCAAGGAGCCTTATATTAACAAGCTTCATTCCAAAATTATCAAAGATTACAAGGATAAAATGATGGGCTCTGAAGAATACTTTGAGGACAAAGTATTGTCGAGCTTTGACGAATATGTTAATAGGTGCGAAAACGCAGACACATATGATAACATATGTAATAATATCATATTCATATATTACAAGAGTATCATAGGGCTCAACGAGTACTATAGCGACATTTATAAAAAGAAGAGATTTAAGTTATAAGTTATAAAATCATCTAGTAATATAATAAATAGAGAATTATGAAAACAAGCCCGGTATATATTGTATTATATATTCAGTTAGCAATAATAGTTAATTTCATTCTGTTTTTTTGTCTGAAGATACTTTACAACATATCAATATTACCATTAATTAATGATGTTTTTGGTCCATTAAGAGACTACACATTAGGCGATAAGCAACCAATAATGTATTTCATAATAAAATTTTACGAGCTTATTAATATGCGACCATTACACATACTATATCTTGTGATTTTATGTGTTATAATTTTTTTGGAAATAGTAGTTATAGTTTGCTGGATGATAGGGTTAATATTGCGGAATATTATATTTACTAATCCGTTCGCAAATATTCCTCCGTGGAATGAATTAGACCAAGCCAAGTTCTTTGACTGGTTCTTTGAAAAAACTGGGTTCGGTAAAAAGAATGAAGATGTTGCTAGGTTTATTCTAAATATATTTAGATCGATATTAACACCCGAGGAATATGCTGCGGCTGAGAAAAGATGTATTGAGAGTTTTGTAGGCAAAGGCAGCGGTAGCGGTAGCGGCAGCGATGGCGGCGGTAGCGGCGCTACAAAAATCTTTGCGTCACCAGCACCACCTGAGCATATTGATTATAATTTTGAGAATAAATATGAAGAAGAGAAAAGAGAAAAGGATATTTTTTATAGGAATTCATATTTATCAATAAAACAGCGAAGCGACGCCAATTCATATAGAAATATGACTATTGCTCGCCCTGATATAGCAGCAACTATACCTGAACTACCTGATCTTGAAAACATTATTAAAGCAGAGGTTAATTATGTGAACATAAAGTTAGGCTAGGATAGCTAGACTTGGCTAGGATAGCTAGACTTGGCTAGGATAGCCTTAGATAGAAATTTAAATTAAATTATTATATTAAGAATAATATGTTAATTAATAATATGGAAAATTTCCAAAGCCAACTTATTAATATCATAAGTCACAAAACAGACACATATGTATTAATATATTCTGTTTTGTATTTATGTATTATCATAATGATAGGCATATTTTTATATTGGGATACAATATATAAAACAGCAAAGCGATGTTCTAAATGTAATAATATTTCAAAAATTATAGATGAAAATATGTACACTGAAACCCCTTATGTTTATAGTATTATTATCGTTAACACTAAGAAGATTAAGAAACTTTCCGAATATATTATTAAAATAACTTATGATTTCAATAAGATGGAAACTAAAATTGAATATGGTAATACTGAGGGCGAAGATAGAACACACATATATCATCCATTCTATAAAACAAATATGGGATATGATAATTCGGAAGGGGATGAAAGCGTATTTGTATATAGAATGAATGATTACAAGACCATCCTTGAAGATTTGAAAGCGTTGGAAAAAAAGAAGATTGAACTAATGGCGGTTGTTAAGAAATCTAATAAACGTAGCGACTTAGCAGAATATAACAAGGTTATGTTAGAATACACGAGGATAATTAAATCGAAAGAGGGCAAGAAGGCTATCGAATTAAATAATAATGATGGTTTTCTTAATAGTTTTAATTACAACTATTTTAATTTAGAGAAGATGAAACCTGGTATAATTGAGGATATTAGTACTCGAATTAATAGCAATAACTACAAGTATTACGCGGTAGATAAAAACTATAATATTGTATATTCATACACCACGAGCGAGCTTATCAAATTTACAAAAAATTATTCGAAAAACTCAAAGTATCCTGTAACGATTATAGACTACATTATCTTCTCAAGAATACAGCAGTCAAAAAACATTAATATATAGTAACGAAGTCACGAAGTCACGAAGTCACGAAGTAACGAAGTCACGAAGTCACGAAGTCACGAAGTCATTTAATATAATATATAATATATTATTAAGACATTATATATACATATAATAAGTAATATGAGTAATATTAATAATATTATTAGTGATATTGAAACAACAATAAAAGGCATCGACGATGCGTCTAACCAATATATACTTGAGCTATCTTCTATAGCAGACAACAAGGTATCAAATTATCAGATAGTTATAAACATACTTTTTTTACTTATAATTTGCGGAATATTTTATGTGTTATATCGCGATTATATATATCGTATCGCAAACAAGATGACCAGATGCTCTGATATTAACGATATTATTAATTTAAATATGAATGATAACGACAATACATACATATATAATATATATATAGCACACGTTAACAACAGCAATAATGTAGCTAAAGATTTTCTTATAAAATTTGAGTATAACTTTGTAGCCGAGGAAACTAATATAACTTTTGGAGAAGCTAATATTATGGCGCCTGTACTATTTTCGCCAAGCGACAATATTAGTAAAATGAACAACGCATTTTATATATTTGATTTGGCCGAAAAGAAAAAGAGATTTATAGACTACTATGATAAGGAAGGTGGAAAGGTATTCTTTATTGACCGAAAGAAATTAGCGACTAAAAAATACAAATACTATATCACTTCGAACTTAGACGAGAAATTATCAGACAATAATTCGATGCTCCTTGCGCAGTTTATAAGAAAATATACCTATAATGATAATATTAACTTAGATCCTGTATACAATATATTATATGCTATTGAGAGTAAAAAGAATATGGACTATTAGACATAAAATACCTCGTTTAGTAATGTCCTTAGTTGTTCAATCTTGTCTGGTTTATCCTCTTCAGTAGTCTTTTCGTCTGCTACAGCTACCGTAGCAGTACCAGTCTTCGCGACACATTTAATCTTAGGGTAATTAATAGCAAACTCGATGAACATATTCCCTTTATTCGATGTGTTTAATATGGGCATCCCCTTGCCTTCCAGTAGATAGTTCTTACCATTTGAAATGACCCCGAAAATATTAGTATTTATGATTATTTTTTCTTTAAAATAAGGAATAGCTATTTCTTTTCCTAATACCGAATCGATAAACGATATATCTGTTTTGTAATATAAATCATTACCCTTCCTAATAAAATGCTTGTGCTCCTCGATCTTGATGTGTATTATCAAGTCGCCCGGCTTAATATTAGGTATTTTTGGTTGCTCTCCTAACTCTGGAAATGCGGTCTTGTAATTCTCATCAATACCCTTAGGGATGATAAGCGTTGCCTTCTTGTCCTCATTATATATTCCTTTGCCGTTACATGTTTTACATCCTGACTTTCCTTCAATTGTTATTCCGGAACCCTCGCAATTATCACAAGATCCCTGAAAGATTTGTTGCATTATTCCAAGGTTTCTTATTTGCTGAATTATACCACGTCCATCGCATTTGCTACATTTCTTATTACATTTAAGGCAATATTTGCGAATATTTATATTCAAATCTTTATTAATTCCATAATATATATCATCAAGATTAAAAACAAATGTTTTCTCTATTGACTGGGCTTTTTTAGGCGGCCTATTACCACCGCCAGCTCCGCCATTACCTCCCATACCAAACGAAAATATATCATCTTCGAAACTATGTCCCATCGCACCAAAAGGCCCCCCTCTACTTCTAAAGAATGCTTCAAAAATATCGTGAGGATCATGCTGCCCCCTATTAACTTCTTGGCCTGATCCGTTGTTATAATTAGCATCACCTATATCATCATATTTTGTGCGACTGGTTTCATCGCTAAGTACATTATACGCTGCTGATATCTCCTTGAACTTTTCTTCGGCGGCGGCATTCCCTTTGTTTTTGTCTGGATGATATTCCATCGCAAGCCTCTTGTAGGCTCTTCGAATATCATCAGGTGAAGCGTTTTTAGCAACTCCTAATACGCTGTATAATTTATAATTATCACTTTCCATATATTATGTTTATGAATATATATTAAATGTTTATATGTATAAAAATAAATGTATTTTATTTCTTAGACTTCATTAGTTTCTTATATTCGCTTACTGTTATTAAACCACCCTTGTGTTTTAGGTATTCCTTACGATCTCCAGACTTTTTATAGATACATCTTTCCTTTCCTAGTATCTCTTTCTTGACTGTTTTCTTTATCTTGATGTTATTGATGTTACCACCTTTGAAGGACTTACGAAAATCATCTATTACTTTTTCGCGAACCGGTATATCTGTATCATTAATTAAATCTAATAAATTTTTTAGTAATGATGTTTGATCGGATGTATTTTTGGGATTGTTTATCTGTTCTTTTATATACTCTGTAATTTTAGTTTTCAAATTTTCATTAATATCAAGACGAACTACATCACTTTTGAAACAATCGAATATTCCTTTTATTTTACTACACCCAATTCCTGACGACCAGTCTAAAATTAACCGTGAATCCAGTGATATGTTTGGGTTGATTTTATCAATATATTTTTTACATTGTCCATGAATATCTATCATTCTTAATATAATTACTAAATAATCAACTACATAGCTTTCCGAAAGCTCTTTAGTATTTATACTACGTATATTAGGGTCTTCGTCAATAGTATTTAAAATTATGTTTTTATACATTTCTTTTAAGTTATTTTCAAATTCGTTTAATTTTACTGTATCATCACTCATATTTATATATCCTTATCTTTATCTATATTATATACTATATAATATTATATATATCACCACGACATTAACTATATAGATATATTTTCTTAATATATCTGTAGCGAATACTGTGTATGGATTAGACACTCTACGCGGTCTGCTAACACCCCTATGCTTACACGAATAGTATCTTATATTTTTCTTATAAGGAACATAGTTATTACTAGATATATTATTTGTTAAATCATTAGATAATAAAGGAGTATCACAGCAACCTGTCGAAAATATAAAAAATAATATAAATATTTTATATAAATTCATAATATATATTATTTAGAGCCTTTATGTTTTATATATGTAATATGTATGTAATATATATGTACCTTAATTACACACATATCGCATCATAATATTCATAGTATATAACTCTTGGTTAAGCAGTTTGAATGCGTAAGGCATCCTGACCTGAGCAATATCAGTATTATTTTTACAATATTTACAGCTGTAAATGCTCTTCTCTGTATTAACATTTGCGTGCATCCCACATTTTTTACAAATAAACACTCTGTAATTGTCTGATACGTGAAGCATCCTCTCCGCAAGGAAATTAGAAGTTCCGTGAGCAATAAAGCAATCGCGCTCCATCTCTCCCAGTCGCAATCCTCCAGAGCGTGCCCTGCCTTCGCTTGGCTGTCTCGTTAGCATCACAATGGGCCCATTCGAACCTCTCGAGTTTCCTGTCCATACAGATTTACCATTACGCCTTACCATAAATACCTCACTGGATACGCTGATACAGTAAACAGCTCCTTCATAATTATAGGCAACCTCGCTATGCTGCTTCTCTTTGTTAGCATTCGCATTTGCGTAAGCATTATTCTTTTTCTTAATAATAGTGATTTTCCATAGTCCTTCTTTCCATAGGCTCTTAACAGCACTCCAACCCGCATGAATACACAGTCTCGTCATATCGTCCGCTAATCTTTCATAATTAGTACAGAACATATTATCATATTTATAATTTCCCAAAGCCATATTAGTGGCTATCATCGACTTGATCAATATTTTTACTTGACGACTGCTTAGCTTCCATACCCAATCAGGCATATATAACGTATCCTTATAGGTATTATCAGATAGGTGATTTAGGTAATATGTGATATAATGGGTATCATCAGTAATATTATGTGTCCCGAATTGATAGATGATACTGTTGTCGCAACTACCGTAGCGACTTTCGCAACTACCGTAGCGACTTTCGCAACTACCGTAGCGACTTTCGCAACCACTAGCAATCCATTTACCAAAGAATAATAGCCACGCTTCCATATTAATCTCTTTGTCGCTAACTGGAATAATAAACTGATAGTCTGGTACGTCCCATACACAATCTTTTTTATATTGAACACATTTCCCTATGATATCGCGTGCCTTTTCTAATATATATCCTCGTCCTCGTCCTCGTCCTCGTCCTTGTCCTCGTCCTTGTCCTTGTCCTCGTCCTTGATTATATCGAGTATCCTTTACAAGCATCCTATGCTCATCAGTCACATTTAAATCAATAAGTGTATTACTAATATTATACATCTTTCCAGAATATTTAGGATATTTATGGACTTCCATAGGTTTCTCATATACAAGTTTATCACCTTTAAGAACAGCTACTTTGTCTTCCGTAGTAATCACATCAATAAACTTCCAGCCATCTTGAGTTAATACTTCGTGATCCGCAGTCAGACAGTGGATTTTGTCTGAAACCATATGCTTCAACCTCTGGTAATACGTAGGACCAATAAATATATCCGTATGTATTTGCTCACCAGTCCTTCCGTTATATAATATTTCATTTCCATATTTTTCCATACCAGACATCTCGAGAACCTTTGTTATTCCTTCGACCGAGCAATCTGTATACGGAGTTGAATCTCCAAATGCTCCAATGTGGCAACACGCTTTCCCCATAATCGATTCCATTAATTGCGCAATAGTCATACGCGATGGAATTGCGTGTGGGTTCATAATAATATCAGGTACAATCCCATCTTTTGTGAAAGGCATATCTTGGTGTCTGTAGATCATCCCAATTGTTCCTTTCTGCGCGCTACAACTAGCACATTTATCACCAATCTCTGGTTTCCTATTCTTACGAATGCGTACCTTACAGAACTTATAACCATCACTATTAATACCATTATAATTCATATCAATATATCCGTCGTCATTCGCTTTCATAGTCAAGCTACTATCTTGGTATGTTATTACGCCATTAGCTTTCTTAGGCATAACCTTGCCGACAATAACATCATTCCCATTAACATAGGTGTTCTTTGATACGAACCCGTCGTCATTTAGTTTCTCATAAGAATAAGGTTTTTGCGAGGAAATATTAGTAGGATTAGTGAAAAGCTCTTCTTCACCTGTGCTATGATTTTTATTACATACATCACGCATCGCCTTATAGTACGTGCTTGTAAATAATCCTCGGTCGAGAGCAGATTGATTTACCATAATACTATCTTCCTGATTAAATCCAGTATGCGTCATAATCGCCACAATCGCATTTACACCTGAAGGTAATTTATGCGCCATAGTATATTTAGATAATTTTGTATATACAAGAGATTTTTGAGGATAATTCAAAATATTCCCCATCGTATCTATGCGTTTATTAAAATTACTCATATATACTCCGAGTGCCTGCTTTCCCATCGCACACTGATAGCAGTTTCTCGGCGATTGATTGTGATCGCTAAATGGAATATTAACACCGAGAATACCATTCATTAAACTGGGATGTAACTCACAGTGGGTATAAAACGGTGGCAAAGCGGTTCCTTTAATTCCTTCTTCCAAATCTACAGGAAATGTTGCGATCATCGCGTTATTGATTTCATCACAATCCATATATTCTATAAATCCTTCTTCGTCCAAATATTTATCAGGATCCTCTTGATTTTTTGAGACTTCATTTGGAACTATAAAGTAGTCAAAGTGTTTATCGGCAATATATTCTTTCCAACTAATATTCTTTCTTTTTAATACTCTCTCAATCCGCAATTCCCGCTTATTTGTGATAGGATCGATATCGACAATATATAGAGGTCTGTACATTCGCCCTGCTTCCGTGCTAATGATAATACACGACTTCTGAATATTCCATACAATAGAGGTCATAGGATATATAATTCCACTGCGCTTGTAATGCTTCAAGGTCAAATACAATTTATCAGGATTTGTATAATAACCAATAATATCACCATTAACCATAATATAGACGTTGTCTTCGCTTCCCATATTCTTTAAATATTCAATAGGCGATTTCTCAGGGTTATCCATACTATAACTGTCGTCATAAACAACAACCCCTAGATTTACCAAAATCCGGCGAATATGTATGCTATTCATCGCGATTGAGATATTCGTGCTAAGCGCCATATTTTTAACAAGACCAACCGAGCTACCTTCTGGTGTTTCTGCCGGACATATCATACCAATCTGCGAATTATCGAGCTTACGTGGCTGAACAAGCTTTCCATTCTTTTCCATCGCAGTATTAATACGTCTCAAATGCGATAGTGTGCTAGCATAAGACATACGATTAAGTACTTGAGATACACCTTGTTTGATATTTTGAAATGTACCGATACTTTTAATACCCCAGTTACCTGTAGATAGCGAGTATCTAATCCACGAATCGAGGAGAGATTGCTTGAAAAATCGGTGGATACTTATGTCGGATATGATATTCGAAATAGGAATGTTAGCATTTCCGCGCCACAAATTAAGCTCTTTCTCAATCGCAATCTTGAGTTCCTTAGTCATTTTACCATAACACTGACGAAACAAATTACTCATTAGGACACCTGGAGTATCTACGCGCTTGTTGATATATGAGTCGCGATTATCGTAGGTATCATATCCAAGGTATATGCGGATCATTTTACGAATGATATAACCTACATAGAGCGCTTTACGTCTATAAGATTTGCCTACATGAGGAAGAAAGTCATTCATAAGATTATTATGGAGCTGCGCCTTGTTAGTCTCGTGGTCGTTATTCTTATTCACGCCAATCATAATCTTAATAAGCGTATTCTCAGCCTGCTCCTGTGTATTGATATCGCAAGCATCTTCGCAACACGCCATCAACTCATTAATGATACGCTGATTTTTCTCGCTATCCGTATCATATACAATATGATTGATAATCTCGCGATCGCTGATAATACCAAGCGCCCTGAAGATTACGAATATAGGAACCTCTGATCGAATGAAAGATGTATTAATGCGAATGATGCGTCCCATATGATTTAATTTGCCGCTCATATTCAAACAAGTTGTCTTCGGTGGTAGATATGTCGAATCGCACATAGAGCGAATTTCAGCATACAAACCTTCAGCATTATTATTAGGGTGAAACACGAGAACCTTGTTTTCGTTGATGCGATCTTGTGATATCAGTACTTTCTCATTTCCGTTAACAATAAAGTAGCCGCCGAAATCATAGATACATTCGTTCTTGTTTTCTTCGCAGATCCCTTGCATCTGGCTGAGAACACAGAGTTTAGAGCGAACCATAATAGGTATTTTTCCAATATATACACCGTTAACTGTTTTGTCGAACTTCTCAGTCATCCCATTCTTGTTCGTAATCTCTGTAGAGATATGAACATTAACATAGATACCACTAGAATACGTCATATTATTCATACGAGCAATATATGGCGTCATTATATTCTGGGTTCCGTCAGGAAGCTGATAGTTTGGCTTAACAATACTGGGCTGAAGGATATTGATAGAAATGTTATAGGAATTATCAGGCAACTCGGCTTTCTGGTTAGTAATCTTAACCTTGATAGGATTAAAACCGCCGATAATTTGACCTAAAGTATTGTCTATGAACTTATTATAACTATCAATCTGGTGCTTTACGAGAGGGTTAGACGATTCAGGAGAACCACCCTTTTGGAAATAAATGTCCAGAATATCCCAGCAGTTGTTAGAAAACATTATTAGTTGTATCTTATTACTAAATAATTCTTAAATATCAAATCAATTTTTAATTTTTTGGCGGATAATATAAAATATAAAATGTGAGATATGTATTAAATATCCTATATATAAAAAATGATAATATTTATTATTTATTATTTATTAACATATTAGATAATAATGTCCGATAACAATATTAACAATATTAATAACAATAAGAAGATGCCTCAAATGCCTCGTATTATCGCTATTTGTGGAGCAAAAAGGAGCGGTAAAGATGTATTAGCAGAACATCTAGTCAGCAAATATAATTACGAAAGAGCTGCCTTTGCCGACCCTTTAAAAGTTGCTGTTAGAGGTTTATTTAATTTTGATGATGATCAAGTGGGTATTGGTGAAGATCTAGGTACGGGTAGAAAAGATATTGTTGATGAGAAATGGGGTATCACACCAAGAGCCGCATTACAATTCTTTGGAACAGAGATGATGCAAGATAAAATACAGGAGCTATTGCCTAATATAAAGAGAAATTTCTTTGCGAATACTTTGAAAAATCATATAAAAAGTAGAATGGCCGAGAATGAAGATCAACGGTTTGTTATTAGCGATCTTCGATTTATTCACGAATTTGATATATTATATACTATTCCAAAAATACGAAAGGAAGATATAGCGATTATTAGAGTAATCCGTAATACTAATACTAATACTAATACTAAAAATGCGGATACTCATATTTCAGAGTTAGAATATATAAATATCCCATATGATATTGTTCTGATGAATAACGGCACGATTGAGAGCTATATAGAGAAGTTTGATAAGATTATTAGTATATAAGTAATGTTAATGGTATTGAACAATACATTTCTCAACAGATGTTTTAATATCAGGAATATCTGGGTATAGCGAATATAGTTTATCATTTGATAGCTGTGTATTTGAGCGCTTTGATAGCAAAATAGCATTCTGCTCTTCGACACTGAAGTTTTCCCACACGAAAGAAGGGTCCTTGTGTTCTTTGTACATTTCTAGAATTTCATTATGTGTGATAACTCCCTTATTAACTAAATTAAACGTACCTGTAGTATTCTTAATCATCATATCCATTATTACAGGATACATATCTTCTAATACAGTCATTGAGTTAGGCATAGAGCATATTTTATTATATTTAAAGATTTTGCTTAAAAAATTCCTGTTATGTTCAAAATCGACAATAGGCATCCTGATGCGCAGGTTTAGCGTATTCTTTGAATACATATGCTGGAGCCTGTCTGTAAATCCCTTCACAATAGAATAAGATGACCCAAAGAAGTTAGGTAATTCGTCATCATCTATGCTCGTATTTGTGGGGTCGTCGCTACTAAAAATACAACCGGTCCCTAAATATGTATAATGAATATTATAACGTTCGCAAAGTATCGAGAGTATTACTGGTGAGTACAAGTTATCTCTAATATTATCCTTGAGTTTTCCGGGTAGTTCTAGATAATCGATAGTATTATATTGCTCACCGTGCGTTCTCCCAATAAATGAGATGATATGCGTGGGTGAATATAATTTTATTTCTTCTTCTACTGCTTTCTCATCATCAGCTCGTACATCTGTGCTAATGTAAGTAATACCATTATTATTTAAATAATGCCCAAACTGCTGCCCGATCCACCCTTTGCTACCAAAAAAGAGAATTTTCATATTATTATTTAATTTATTTTAATAATAATCGTAACATACTTTTATATATAATAGAGAGTATAGAGTATAAAATAAATATATGATTTTTTTGATAATCAATATGTATAAGTGTGGTAAATGTAGTAGCAATAGCAGCGGTCAGGGAGCATTATTTAACAAGTTTAAAAAGGGTTATAAATTTGCCCTAAAAGGTAATAAATTAATATTTAAAAAATGGAATGATGTTGAAGGCATTAGAGATGTTCTAAAAAATAAGAAGATTAATGGAATAATAATAACAGGCTCTAACTATTTTGTTAAAGATAAAGAGCATTCAATAATAGACGATAGTATTCTAAATCCCGACATACGGCCCTTACGGCCCTTACATCACTTACAGCCATTAAGGTCCTTACGGCCCTTACATCACTTACAGCCATTAAGGTCAAGGCCCTTACCAATACTTGCGATATGTTATGGATTTCAATATTTTGTTAGTAGGTTTGGTAAGAACTCTTTTATTAAATCTAACAAAAGTGGTTATATGAAGTATAATAGCAGTTTTAAAATAACAGAACCCTTCTATATCCCTAAGAGTAAATATTTTTTCATTCATACAGATTATATAGTGAGAGTTCCTAAAGATTTCAAAGTTATTAAAAAAATAAAAAATAAAATAATAATTGCCTATAACTCTAAAAAAAACATTCTAGGTGTTCAGTTTCATCCTGAGAAATACAAAAAGTCTGGAAGACTTTTTTTTAATGCTTGGATAAATAAATATGTAACTGCGTAACTGCGTAACTGCGTAACTGTGTAGCTGTGAAGAAAATAAAAAAAATCTAGGTGACGCGCGTAATTATAATCGTTTAAATAGTATTAATATTATATAAACAATTGATATTCAATTAAATATATAATATGACTACATTAAATCTTAATAATATAAATGATGATTTGATTGAATTAAACAGAGATACCTTTAACAATAAACAAATGGGTTTTAACATACCTAGCAAACAGCAAAGAGCCAACCAAAATAATTTTATGAATGACGATGTGTTATTTAACAAGAACAAGATAAGCAACGATGTTATTTCTATGTCGTCTAGATCATCTTCTCGCTCTTCTTCGAGAGCAAGCTCTGTTAATGGTGATTATGATAAAAGTGCCTATATGAAAAACATTAAGAATATTTACAAGAATAAGGGCAGCGGTAGCGGAGGCAGCGGTAGCGGAGGCAGCGGTAGCGGCGGAGGCCTTTCTAAAATATCTAAATCTAAATACGATGATGATAGCGAGGCTAGCAGTACAAGTAATAAAAAATCAGGAAGCAGCAGAAGCGGTAACGGTAACGGTAACGGTGTCTCCAATAAATATAAAAAAAACAGCAAATATGATGACGATGACGATGATGATGAAGATGACGACGAAGATGATGATGACGAAGGCGATGATGATGACGACGAAGGCGAGTATGAGGACGGTGAAGACGAAGACGGCGAAGACGATGACGATGAAGGCGACGATGACGAAGCCGGGGCAAGGAGAGGTGGTAAGACTAGACATTTATCTGCTAAGGAAATAATTATGAATGAATTGAATGAAAAGAGAGAGATTATTTATCAATTAGACAGGTTAGAATCGAAGGGCTTCAAGATACCTTTTAAGTTTAATATGAACTCTGAACTAGAAGAAATGAGGACTGAATATAATCGTTTGGTGCGCGAAAAGGAACTTGACGGAAGTGTTAGATTTCAGCAAAAGATGCTAATGGCGTTTATTTCAGGTACTGAATATATGAATAGCAGATATGATCCATTCTCCATTAAATTAGATGGGTGGTCTGAGCAAGTTAATGAGAATATTAATGATTATGATGATATATTTGAAGAATTACATTATAAATATAAGGCGTCTGGTAAAAAGATGGCTCCTGAACTAAGGCTATTTATAGGATTGTCTGGAAGCGCATTTATGTTTCACTTGACTAGCAGGATGTTTAAAGAGCAGCCTATGCCTAATGTAGAAAATGTGCTAAAGTCCGATCCTGAATTAATGAAGCAATTTCAGCAAGCAGCCGCAAAGCAATATATGATGGGCAATAATGGAAACGGTAATAATTATAATCAAGTACCACAATCGGCGCAAGCATCGCAAGCATCGCAATCAGCTCAAAATATTCCATTAAATAATTATGGTATGGGCGGTATGGGCTCTATGAGCGGTATGGGTGGAAGCGATAGTGGTGGATTATTTGGTATGGTAAGCAGTCTATTTAACACTCTAAATACACCGACAATGTCTTCTATACCCTCAATGTCTTCTCAATCTAATAATGTGAATATTAGACAATCACCAAATATTACTGAGATAAGACAAAAACCTTCAGTAGATATTGAGAATATTATTAATAACGTTCATAATAACATATCAATAGATAATACTGATAATAATATTGAAACCCTCTCAGTCAGCGATGAAGAAATAACATCTATTATAGAAGATACAGCAGATATTAAGATATTAAGAGGCGTAGGAAGACCACGAAAAAACACAAGAACATTAAATATATAAATATATTATAGATTAGTAATTACATAACCTATAACCTTATTTATGTTTGCGTATTTTACTAATATGAATGGTACCAATATTATTACCTATACGCACGATATGGGTCGCTGCTATTCTCTTATTGGTAAAAAGATGCACTTATTTTTATAGTCTTATCGTAAAAATAAAAAATGATATAAATATAAGAATTAATTTTAAATATAATAAGGGTATTCTGAAGAGATGTTCTATAAACGCAAGAAGGTAGTCCATTTGAACTTTAAGAACGCTAGCGCCGCTCACGCAGCTCACGCAGCTCACGCCACAGACGGTACTAGAGACAATAAGGATGCTAAAGATCCACACTCAGCGTCAGCGGAACACATATTACGTCTTAAGTTTGAGAAGAATATGCGAAAACTATTTGGAGTTCATACTATGTGTAGTAAAAAATAAATATACTAGTATAACATAAACTATCATACAGGCTCGTTTGCTTTTGCTCATTACTCGCATTTTTTGCTCATTACTCGCATTCGCTCACTATTTCCTTAAGTAGCAGAGGCAGTCGTAGCGTATATCCTACATACTCCGGTATGTACTTTTTCCCATTTATTGCCTTTCCATCCGTCAATTATTTCGCTTTTATAGAGGTTAATGAGTTCGCCACAAGAAAACGACAAGAACTCCCGAATATCAATATTGTTAAGATTTGTAGTATATGCTACCTTTTTATTTTTACAAAATGTTTTTATAAACTTTAGGAAATGCTCTTTATTGATGCTCCTGATAATCTTATAGACGGTATTATCATTTGGTAGCTCGCACTTGGTATTTACAACTCTGTCTTTAATATGTAATATTAAATTATCATAATCTGTAGGGTCGTCAAGGTCGATCTTGTATATTCCCTGATATTTCTCTAATTTTGAGAGATAATCGCTAAGAATACGCATACTATAATAATATACATCATAATCGCCATAGATATTATTGTGGATATTGAATTTGTTATTGTAGCTGTACGGAAAACTGGACATCGGGTTAGAGTTGCTTGCTGGTCACGCTTTGCTGCTTTGCTGGTTGCTTTGCTGGTTGCTTTGCTGGTCACGCTTTGCTGGTCACGCTTTGCTGGTCACGCTTTGCTGGTTGCTTTGCTGCTTTGCTGCTTTGCTTGCTGGTTGCTGGTTCTTGTCTAATAAGAATTAGGGATCTTAATCAATTTTTTTGTGATTTGATACTGAATAGAACATATTCATTCATATCTTTTATTTTTTCAAATGTGATTTTATGATAATAATATATAGTATAATAATATGGATATTATACAAGGACTAATAGAAACCGGAAATGCGGGTAAGTCTGGTTGGCGCATAGTTAATAACGGCGGAGTATTTGGGGTATATAATAATAGGACTAGTAATGTGTCTTTTTCGGTATTAAATAATGGTGTTATAGGAGCCAGTTCTAACATTCCTTCTAATATCATTAATTCATATAGTAATATTAATGTTATTACTAACTATACTAGCAGTTCAGGAGGTGGGGGCGGCGGTTCTAGTCAATGGACTACCGCAGGAACGGAGATATATTATAATTTAGGTAATGTTGGTATAGGCACGATAGACCCTGCTGCGCCTTTACATATATATAGCGATACTCCGGTATTACCTACAGAGATTAGTGTTGTGGGTGCGACTTCAACAATAATAGGGACTTATGAAAGGTGTATATCGTTTCCTTATACAACTGATAGCGCTGGATTAACTGGACAAACACAATATACCTTCACAACAACGGAGGCGTTAATTTGTGATATATTAATAGTTGGCGGTGGTGGTTCTGGAAGTGAGACGCACGGCGGAGGTGGAGGAGCAGGGGCAGTTATTTTTATGAAAAATGTTAATATGAATGGTAGTTATACTATGAAGGTTGGTAAAGGTGGTGTATGTCAAGTTACAGGAGGTTTTAATGGGTTAGGTAGAAAGGGTAATGATAGTGAAATATTTAAAACAGATAATATCACTAATAAAATTGTAGCAGAAGGTGGAGGTGGTGGAGGACAATTAGCAAATGCTAATGGTGGTAGCGGAGGTTCAGGTGGAGGCGGTGATGCTTATAATGTTGCTGCTGGTGTTGGAGGTGTTGCTACTGCTTATACACCTATACTAGATGGTATTACTGGTATTAAATATGGTAATAATGGTGGGAATGCGTTTGGAAATCCCGGACACGGAGGAGGTGGTGGAGGAGCAGGAGGTGTTGGTGAAAATGTTTTAGCAGGAAATAATAGCGGTAATGCTGAAGCAGAAAGAGCACACGGAGGAGGAGGAATAAAATTAGCAACAATTAATTCTGTTAATTATGATTTTAAAACTTTATTTGGAACTAATACTGGAGTTGGTATATTAGAAGCTGACGGATTTTTATATTTTGGCGGCGGAGGAGGAGGAGGAAGATGGGAAAGTGTAGGTACTGGTAATGAAGGAGGTAATGGAGGTTTAGGGGGCGGAGGTAAGGGCGGGTGGGGTGGTAGTGGTGTCAAGACTGTACCTAATAATGGTAAAGGTTATCCTGGAATAAATGGTACAGGAGGCGGAGGTGGCGGAGGGGGTGATTATACGCCTGCAGGTGGAGACGGCGGCTCCGGCATCATCATCATCCGCTACCGCAAAGCAACCAGCAATAGTAGCGCGAGGTTATTGCTAGATACCACAACAACCGGAACCGCAATTGCCGAGTTCAGGCGAGGAACCGGTGCTGATATGCAAAATGACTACAGGTTTATTAATGATACTGACGGGACTATTAAATTACAGATTGAGAATAGCACGCAGGCATTCAGCAATCTGTCCGCAAATCTAGCGTGGTTCTCTTCAAATGATACCATCATCCATAAGAATACCACTATGAGTGGTAGGGTTGGTATAGGTACTACATATCATATGACTAGGAGTTTAGATGTTCTCGGTAGTGCTAATGTATCTGGGACGGTTAGTGTGGGTGGGTTGAGTGTCTTGAGCAGTAATGTTATTATTACTAATAGTTTGAGTAGTAATGTATCGCTGACTATACATAATGGGTTCCCTCTGCCGGCTCCACCTATAACTTCATCACCTTCCGCAATTGAGACTGGTGTAACAGGAAGTTATGTTTATCAAGTTTTTACATATACGACGGAAACGGCGGGGGCAGGAACAAGACAAAGTCTATATACTTTAACTGTAGGGACTGGTGGTGTAGTTTGTGATGTATTAATGGTAGGTGGTGGAGGAGCTGGAGGTAAGCAGATAGGAGGCGGTGGTGGAGGTGGTGCTGTATTATATGGAACAAATATAAGTATTGCGTCAGGAACTTATCAAATTAAGGTAGGTGATGGAGCAGTAGCAGGAGAAGTTAGAGGAAAATCTACTGAAGGTTTTGGTGCTACAATATTAGGAGGTGGTTGTGCGGGGAATGCTGATTGGGCTGGTGCTACTTTAGCAAATAGTGGTGGTAGTGGTGCGGGTGGTAAGAGTGTCGTAGATACTGCGAGTAAAAATGGAGGAACAGTCGGTAGTTCTACAAAAGGAACTATATTAACAACTGCTACATTATATAATGGAAACGCAGGAGGAGCAGGAGTAACACAAGTAGGAGGCGGTGCAGTTCAATCTGCAGGAGGTGGAGGAACTGGTGCTGTTGGAGGTGTTGGTAATAGTAATTCAGGTATTCAAACAGGTAATGGAGGTGCAGGTGTATTAGTCAATATAACAGGTATAAATTATTATTGGGGTGGTGGAGGTGGTGGTGGTGGTTATCAATCTACACCTACGAATGGAGGTAGAGGTGGTGGTGGTGCTGGAGAGAGAAATGATGGAGGAAGTTCTTTAGGATTTGGAACAGTAGGTGCAGATGCTTATAATACTCCTGTAAATATGAATGGAGGTATAGGTTCAGGTGGTGGAGGAGGAGGTGGAGGTTATGGTACCGCAACAGCCGGCAAAGGCGGCTCAGGCATCATAATAATAAGATACCTCTCAACAATCACCTCATCCACCATAGAACTAGTAAGAGGAACCACTGCAGACGCTAACAGAGACTACAAATTAGGAAACTATGGTGGTGAGTTCAAGGTTATCTCTTCAACATCTGGTGTTGATACAGATTATATTAGAATAACTACAGCAGGTGCTATATTTAATCCTACAGGAACCGCAAGTTGGAACATCGGCTCCGACAGGCGAATAAAAGAGAATATTGAGAGGGCGTCATACGACAAATGCTATGATAACATTAATAAATTAGAGTTAAACCGCTTTAATTATGTAGAAGGGTTCAATACAGTTTCTAGGGATAACAAGCAGTTAGGTTTTATAGCACAGGAGGTTTATGATTTATTCCCCAAAGCAATCTCGTCGCACGAATATAACACAAATACATTAAGCATCCCTGACTTACTATCTATAGATGTATCACAGATAAACTATTCTCTATATGGTGCCGTTAAGAAATTGATAGAGATAAATAATGAGAAAGACGAGCGTATAAAAACTTTAGGATATCAATTAAAAACTTTAGAAACCTTTTTAAATATTGCTGTTGATACATCTAGTAATGTTATGGCGGATACTAGCAATATACTAATAGATACTAGCAATATCTCAATAGATACTAGCAACATCTCAATAGATACATCTAGCAATATCATATTAGATACTAGCAACATCTCAATAGATACTTCTAGCAATATCGCTATTGATACCAGCAATATCTCAATAGATACTAGCAATATACTAATAGATACTAGCAATATACTAATAGATACTAGCAATATCGTAATAGATACCAGCAACATCTCAATAGATACTAGCAATATCTCAATAGATACTTCTAGCAATATCGCATTAGATACTAGCAATATAGTATTAGATACATCTAGTAATATCTCAATAGATACTAGCAATATCGCAATTGATACCAGCAACATCATATTAGATACATCTAGCAACATCTCAATAGATACTAGCAACATCTCATTAGATACTAGCAACATCTCAATAGATACATCTAGCAATATCTCAATAGATACTAGCAACATCTCAATAGATACTAGCAATATACTAATAGATACTTCTAGCAATATCTCAATAGATACTAGCAATATCGTAATAGACACATAGATACCATCAACATCATAATTGAGTTTTAATAGAGCTGACTATTTCTAGGCTATTCATTTAATTTTTTTTAATATATTATGATATATAAATATTTATTACGAAGTTACGAAGTTACGAAGTTACGAAGTTACGAAGTTACGAAGTGGAATAAAGTTAGACTAGGTAATATAATATATATTATAATAATATGGATGTTATAAAAGGTTTAATAGAAACTAAAAATCCTAATAGGACTAGATTGCGTATAGTTAATACCAGCGGGACATTAGGGGTTGTCGCTACCAACGAAACTACACCGACATTACCAACAGAGATAGTACCGCCTAGTGCTATGCCTACTGAGATTAGTGTTGCGGGGACTACAACGGGGACTATAGGGACTACTGAGAGGGTAATATCGTTTCCTTATTCAGGAACAGCGGCTACTAAGGATTATAGTTTTACGACTACTGAGAACCTTGTTTGTGATATTCTTATTGTAGGTGGTGGTGGGGCTGGCGGTAATAGTATGGGTGGTGGTGGAGGTGCTGGAGGAGTTGTTTATGCTATAAGTCAAAATCTTTCTGTCGGAACATATACAGTTAAGGTAGGAAGAGGTGGTATAGGTTTAACTTTAACAGATGCGACAGGACAAGGAACTATTGGTATAGACCAAGATGGCGTTGAGAGTTCTTTAATGAATAGCAATGGATCTTCATATATATCTTTAACATTAGGTGGTGTATCTCAGCAATTACGAGGATATGGTGGAGGCGGAGGTGGTATTTATTATAACCCATCATTTGTTAATGGTAGAAATGGCGGTAGTGGTGGAGGTTGTACGGAAAGTAATAATAACGGGTTTGTAGTTAATACAGCAGGGTCTGCTACGCAAACAAATACATATTGGAATGGTTCTGCTTATGTAGTTGGTGGTAAAGCAGGAAGACAGAATACTACAACGACACAAGATTATCAAGCAGGTGGAGGAGGTGGATTAGGTGTAGTATCAACAGATTATAGAAATGGTAATGATGGAGTTGCGATTGATATTACAGGAACATCTCAATTTTACGCTGCGGGTGGTGGCGCAGGACAATATATCGGCACATCAACATCAGCAGGTCTTGGTGGAAGTGGTGTTGGAGGAAATGGTCGAATATGGGCTGGAAGTGCTTATGCAGCAGCTCCCAGAAATGTAGCAACATCAGGAACAAATGGAACTGGTTCAGGAGGCGGTGGAGCAGCATACGTTCAAACCCCAGTAAGTCCTTCAGGCAACGGAGGTTCAGGTATAGTCATCATCCGCTACAGGAAACCGTCTAGCGAAATCGTCGTATCTAGTACAATAGCTGGAACAACTGATAGGTATATATCGTTTCCTTATTCAGGAACAGCGGCTACGAAGGATTATACGATTACTACAACAGAAAACCTTCTTTGCGATATCTTGATTGTTGGTGGTGGTGGTTGTGGTGGTCGCTCAGGAGGTGGAGGTGGTGCTGTGATATATACCCAGAATGTTTATTTTCCATCAGGAGGATATTCTTTTAAAGTTGGGAATGGTGGTATATCACTCAAGACAGGTGGTATTGGTGATACGCAAGGTGCTAATGGTAGCGATAGTGATATATTATTTGGGGCTATAACAATTTTTAGAGCAAAAGGTGGTGGTTTTGGAGCCGCTAATTATATTCAATCTATGACTGGAGGCACAGGAGGGTCAGGTGGTGGAAGTGAAAATCGTGATAATATTCCAACATTTGCTCCAAGCGTTGTTTCTAGTGCTAATATTATTTCAACAAATACTTCATCCTCTACATTTTCAACTTTAACAAATCAATCACCTAATGGTATTACAATTTATGGAAACAGAGGAGGTATAGGTGGTAGTGCTAGTGTAGGAGCCAATACAGCATATTCAGGTGGAGGAGGTGGAGGTGCTGGTGGCGTAGGAGGTAATTTTAATGCTTCTACTTTAACATCAGGTGCAGGAGGATTAGGTATTAGTATAGACATAACGGGTTCTGCTATTAAATATGGTTCTGGTGGGGCATCTGGAATTTATAATGGGAGTGTTAATGCGACACAAGGAACATCTGGTACTGTAGATAGTGGCGGTGGAACAGGTGCTTATACTATGAATACCACATCTGTTTATGGTAGTGTTCCAACTGCTGGTAGAGGAGGTGGTGGCGGTGGTTGGGGAGTTAATGGTAATTATGGTGGAGCAGCAGAACAACTCTATCCCAAAGACGGAGGCTCCGGAATAATAATCATCCGCTACCGTAAGGCAACCAACACCGTTTCAAATACATTATTTTCTATATTAAATGGTGGTGTTATAGCAACAAGTTCTAATGTATATTCAAATGTAATTATTAATTATGTGGATAGTTCTAATGTTTCATCGGGCACCTCAAGTACGGGAATATCTAGCCAGTGGACTACCGCCGGCGCTAAAATATACTATAACACAAGTAATGTCGGTATAGGCACCTTAGACCCTGTAGTGCCTTTACATGTTTATAATAATATACCGATATTACCGACAACGACGCCGGCGGAGATTGTGGTGTCTAGCGGTGCTAGTATTATTCCTAATGAGATAGTGGTAGCAGGGACTACATTTGGAACCATAGGGACTACTGAGAGGTTTATTCAGTTCCCTTATTCAGGAACTGGAACAACAAAAGATTATACTTTTACAACTACTGAAAATCTTATTTGTGATATTCTTATTGTAGGTGGAGGAGGTGCTGGAGGAACATATATTGGAGGCGGTGGAGGTGCTGGTGGTGTTTTATATATACAAAATGCTACTATAGGTGTTGGAACATATAATATTAATGTAGGTAGAGGGGGAACAGGATTTAGCGGTTCTGGTTCATCTACAACAGCACAAAATGGTTCAAGTAGTAAAGCATTTGGGATAGAGGTTTTTGGAGGAGGTTTTGGAGGTGCTGGTGGATGGGGAACAGGAGGGAACGGACAAACAGGTAGTAGTGGTGGTAGCGGCGGAGGAGGTGGTTCAGCACCTCCACCGTCAGCAGCTGGAGTAGGTGGTAGTGTAATTCAACCAAGTTTTACAAGTTCAGTAATAACTGTTAATACTTATAATTATTATGGAGGTGTCGGGGCTACATCTATGGTATTTAATGGTAATGCTGGAGGGTGGGTAGGAGCCAACGGAGGTGGAGGTGCTGGAGGTAATGCACCTGCTAATACAGACCAAGCAAATGCTGGAGCAGGTGCAGATGGCGTTTCTATTAATATATTAGGAACCAGTTATTTCTGGGGTGGTGGAGGAGGCGGAGGACAATATGCTGGCGGTAAGGCGGGTAATGGAGGTAAAGGAGGAGGTGGTGGAGGGAATGGCTCGCAAGTAACAGAAAGTGTTGGAATTGGGGGAATTGGAGGTATAACATTAGGACAAGATGGAGACATAGAAGGAGATGGGACACCTACAGCAGGAAATGGAGGTGATGGAACAGGAGGAGGTGGTGGAGGAACAGGTAGAACAACAGGAACACCAAATGCTATTTCGGGTTCAGGTGGTTCAGGAATAGTCATCATACGCTACAGGAAACCGTCTAGCGAAACAGTAATTTCTAGTATAATCGCTGGAACAACTGATAGATATATATCGTTTCCTTATTCAGGAACAGCGGCTACTAAGGATTATACGATTACGACTACGGAGGCTTTATCTTGCGATATCTTGGTGGTTGGTGGTGGTGGAGGTGGTGGAGGTGCCTATGTTGGAGGCGGAGGTGGTGGTGGCGGATATTTATATTTACAGAATATATCGGTATCCTCTGGTAATTATACTGTTAATGTGGGTAGAGGTGGGATAGCAGGCACAACAGGAGGAGGGGGAAATGGTAGCAATTCTTCAATTACAGGAACAATTAATTATATTGCTCTTGGTGGTGGAGGAGGTGCTGGTGGGTCACTAGGTGGAGTAGTATCAGGGATAGGAAATAATGGAGGTTCTGGTGGAGGAGGCTCTTATAGAAATATATCACAATCAGCAGCCGCTGGAGGAACATCTACGCAATTATCAACATACGGATATGGTTCAGGAGGTAGTGGTAATAGTTATGGTAGCCCGTGGTTGTTTGGTGGAGGTGGTGGAGGTGCTAGCGGTGCTACAAATGGAACTTCAAGCACAGGAAATAATGGGTTGTCTAATAGTATAACTGGAACATCTATAACATACGCAGGTGGAGGAGGTGGTGGTGTTGATGGAACAGCACCATCATCTGGTGGTGCTGGAGGAGGTGGTGGTGGTGCTAATCAATCAGGAACAGCAACTGCTGCTGTCGCAGGAACAGATAGTTTGGGAGGAGGAGGTGGTGGTTCATCTACAAGTTTTGCCGCAAGAGGAGGCTCAGGCATCGTCATAATACGCTATAGGAAGCCTACTATTGGTGGTAACTCAAGATTATTAATAGATACCACGACGACCGCACCAGCAACCCTAGAGTTCAGGCGAGGAACCGGTACTGATACACAGAACGACTATAGATTTATTAATGATACAGACACATATATTAAATTACAGATTGAGAATAGCACGCAGTTATTCGGCAATACATCGGCAAATCTAGCATCATTCTCTTCTAACGAGACGATAATACATAAGAATACTAGTATTAATAGTAGGGTTGGTATAGGGACGGTGTATCCCGCTACGATGAGCCTAGATGTCCTAGGTGATGCTAACATATCAGGAGCGGTTAGCATGGGTGGGTTGAGTGTGGCTGGAAATAGTAGTAGCGGCAGCGTTAATGCGATTATTACTAATAGTTTAACTAGTAATACGACATTAACTATACAGAATAGTTATGTAGCACCTGTTATAACCTCATCGCCAGTAGCGACTACTACAGCAACTACTGGTGCTTATACATATCAGGTTTTTACATATACGAGTGAGACTGGTGGTGCTGGGACAGGACAGAGTTTATATACTTTAACAGTATCAGGGAATGCGGTTTGTGATATATTAATAGTTGGAGGTGGAGGTGCTGGTGGAGCATTTGGTGGCGGAGGTGGTGCGGGTCAAGTATTATATAGTTCAAATATTATTATTAATAATGGTTCTTCTATAAGAGTTGGAAATGGTGGTGCAACAACAACAGGTTTAAATGTAAGTCAAGATGGCTTTAATTCTTCAATCACAATAGGAGGAACTACATATTCTTCTGTTGGAGGAGGAGGTGGTGGAGGGCGCAACTCAGGAAATTTTGCTGTATTTGTGAATGGTAGAAATGGAGGTTCTGGAGGTGGAGGAAATACACCTGATGGTACTCCAGCAGCAATTGGAGGTCTTGGTGGTTCTTCTACTAAAACATCTTATAGTGATTGGATATCTTATGGTAATAGTGGAGGGTATGGTTGTGTTGGTGATACTCATTTAGGTGGAGGTGGTGGAGGTGCTGGAGGTGTTGGGGGTTCTGTAACACTTCCAAGTACATCTGGTGCTGGAGGAATAGGAGTTAATTTTTCATCATTATTTGGAACAAGTGTTGGTGCGAGTGGTTGGTTTGGCGGGGGTGGTGGAGGTTGTTTATATGGTACTGGTTCAGGCGGACTTGGTGGAACAGGAGGTGGTGGTAAAGGTGGACAGTGGTCTCCAAATACTCCAAATGGTGTAGATGGAACAGTAAATACTGGAGGAGGAGGTGGTGCTAGCGGTCTAACATCTGGTTATGGTTATGGTACAGGTGGTAAAGGAGGAACAGGCGTCGTCATCATTAGATACTTAACACCACCAACCACTATATCATCCTCCATAGAGTTTATTAGAGGAACCGCAGCAGACGCTAACAGAGACTATAAACTAGGAAATTATAATAGTGAGTTCAAGGTTATCTCTTCAACATCTGGCGTTGATACCGATTATATAAAGATAACAACAGCAGGTGCTATAACAAACCCTACAGGAACCGCAAATTGGAACACCGGCTCCGATAGGCGAATAAAAGAGAATATTGAGAGAGCATCTTATGATAAGTGTTATGAAAACATCAACAGGTTAGAGTTAAACAGGTTTAATTATGTAGACGGCTTTAATACGGTTTCTAGGGACAAGGCACAACTTGGATTTATAGCACAGGAAGTGAAGGACATCTTCCCAAAATCAATCTCATCGCAAGGATATTATAGTGATAGTTTAAATATACCTGACTTATTATCTATAGATGTATCGCAGATAAACTATTCATTATATGGTGCCGTGAAGAAATTAATAGAAATAAATAAGGAAGATAAAGAGAAGTTAGCATCTTTAGACAATAGAATAAAAACTATTACGAACTTTCTAAATATCTCATTAGATGCGAGCGATATAGTTATAGATACTAGCAATCTGTTAGATACTTCTAATATAGTTATAGATACTAGTAATATTTTAGATACTTCTAATATGTTAGATACTAGCAATATTGCAATTGATACTAGCAACCTATTAGATACTTCTAGCAATATCTCAATATAATAATAAAAATTGATGTTAATAATATAAGTAATATCGCAGTATCATAAGGCTCACACATACACGACACGTACATTATCTCAGTATGAACTTAATAAAATCAATAACCTCTTTGTTTTCTTATCAGGAGCCTATAGCACTCCAAACACCACCTACTCAAGTACCTCAAGTACCCATTCCACCAACAGACATCGAAGATATTCACAAGTACGTTCATATAGACAAAGAATACAAGAATAACAGTATATTTAATGGACTTTTAGAAAGTATCGCAGAAGAGTTCAAGAATAACATAGATAGCTTTAAGACGACAAACGATATTGATAAGTTTAAAAAGAATATTCAAAAGTTATACAAATATACTATATCAAATGCCGAGTTCATAAAGATATACAAGCATCTTAACTTGGAAGACCAGCAATTACGCAACCTAATCACCAAGAAAAAGTGTAAGTCAAACTCAGGTGTCCTAGTGATAACTGTGCTAACATCAGCCCACCCCGAGTATATTGATAGCAGCGACGGAGGCAGCAGCGGAAGCAGCGGAAGCAGCGGAAGCAGCGGAAGCAGCGGAAGCAGCGGAAGCGGCATAGTTAAAACAGCCCGTTTCTCTTGTAAGCACGATTGTGCATATTGCCCTAATGAGCCAGCCCACGAAGGGAATAATTGGGTAGCCCAGCCAAGAAGTTATTTATACTCTGAGCCTGCTGTATTACGAGCAAATGCGAACGATTTTGACCCAATAAAGCAGATGAACTCGCGTATATCGTCGCTTATCAATATGGGACACATACCAGATAAGCTGGAGATTATAGTACTAGGAGGAACTTGGAGTGAATATCCTCGTAATTATCAAGACCGCTTTATAACCGATTTATATTATGCGGCAAATAGTTATTTTGATAGCGAGCAGAATGAGCATAAGCGACCTAAGTTATCCTTGGAAGAAGAAATAGAGATTAATGAAACAGCTAAAATACATATTATTGGACTAACTTTAGAAACGCGACCAGATACTATAACTCTGGAAGAGATTGCTAATTTCCGTCGATATAATTGTACGCGAATACAATTAGGTGTTCAGCATACAAACAATGCTATTCTAAAAAAGATTATGAGAGGACATACGATTGAGCGAGCATATGAGGCAATAAAACTTCTAAAAAACAATTGCTACAAGGTGGATATTCATATTATGCCTAACCTACCCGCAGCATCTTATGAGATTGATAAGGCGATGCTTGAAGAAATATTGTACGACGAGAGAATACAAGTCGATCAGTATAAGATTTATCCAACAGCGATAGTTCCGTATACGCGAATTAAGAAATGGTTTGACGAAGGCTCTTATGTGCCTTATGATGATTTGCTATTATATGAGTTAATAAAGGAATTTAAGAAAAAAGTTCAAAAATACAAGAGGCTTAATCGTATCATTCGGGATATACCAGGACACTATATAGAAGGCGGCTATTCAACCAAGTTTGTTAATATGAGGCAACTTCTTCAAAATGATATGAGGCTAAATAAGTGGGGATGTGAATGTATTAGATGTCGAGAGGTTAAAGGGAACTATGTATCACTTGATAATATTAAGTTAAATGTAGAGAAATATAAGGCATCTGGTGGCGACGAATATCATATTAGTTTTGATACTGATTGCGATAAAAATTATTTAATAGGTTTTCTGAGACTTCGTTTGTCTGGCGAAGAAGCAATATCAGCTTCTGTGCTACCGTGTATTCAAGGGTGTGCCCTAATTAGGGAGCTACATGTATATTCGAATATAAGTGATGTCGGGAATAATATTGAGGGTTCGCTACAACACAAAGGATATGGTAAGCAACTTGTAGCAAAAGCCGAAGAGATTGCTAGAGATAATGGATATCGCAAAGTAGCCATAATTAGCGGAACAGGTGTTAGAGGATACTATAAAAAGCTAGGGTATCAGCTTATTGATACTTATATGATAAAAGATATTATTTGATTTTGAGTATATTATAGTATGTATATGATTTTTTATATAAAATAAAATTTTTATATAATATTATAATAGTATTATATGAAATCTTCCACTGGACCAAGAACAGTACGAGTATCTAAAGCGGCTGTATTAAAGAAACCACGAAAATACAAGAAAGTAGGAGGGGTAGGAAGTAGTCCAAGAAGCGGAAGTAGTCCAAGGATCCCAATCATTTCAATCAGCAAGGAAGATAAAAACGAACTAAAAGATATATCATTTGATATTGTTAAATTAATTAAGATTTACAAAGCTTTAAGTGAAGTGTCTGTTAATGAATATAGCTTTAGTGTATTAGACACTACTAAAACAGATTTTTTAGTCTTTACACGAGTAACGACTAAAATAATAAAAGAGATGATTGATAACATTTTTGTTAAAGTTAAGAACTCTCAATTTATTTCTATTGATACCCGCTCTTATGAAATATTTAGTTCTAAATATGATGTACAGATTAATGATATTATCGATAGAATAACACAGATGACTACTAAAGATTTTATAGTAGAAACTAAATATACAATATTTTTTGCTGATTTGCGTTTTGCATTATTTATATTTTTTGATTATATTCAAACATATATAACAATAAATGACGGTATTTCGGATGAAGGAATAATAGATATTGTTGATAACGAAATATTACGATGTGCTAAAGGGGGTTATGCGTGGTTTTCTGATAAAGAAAATAAAAGAAAAGGCACCAATAACATAAAACAATTTATGGATATACGAGGAAACACTATAAAAGAACGAGAAAGAGAAAGGGAGCACGAAGAATTCAGAAAAATGATAGAAAGAGAAAGAAAAATGCGAGATATAGAAGACTTCTATAATATAGGAAAAAATAGGAGAAAGGGTTAGTGAGAAAGTTATAATGGATATTATTTATACATATTTGTATGTATAGCCAGTACATTCATATCAGCTATATTAATTTTTTTATTATGCGTGTAATGATCGTCGTTATGATGCCAGTTATCTGCGTGTATAAAATCTATGTTGTTGTTATAAAATATGAATGAAACGGCGCAATCCTCGATTGTATAAGGATATGAATCGGTTTTTTCGTCGTAATGAAATATATCATAGTTAATATTACTCATATGATTAATTAGAATTTTACAGGATTTGTTAGAAATATAATACAGGGGTCCAAATATAAACGCAGGAATTGAGGGTTGCTTAGTATATTCAGATATGTTCATACCTTTAATATTATGTTGTGGATTATCAAAATCTTCTGGATGATCATTATAGTAATATACAAGATGCATGCTATTTGAAGATGGTCTATCAGCGTATGAAAAATCGCGACCACGTTCAAATAAACTTTTGCCTATTGACGACCTACCTAAAAATTCAATATTAACGATACTATCGCCATTGTTAATTTGCTTAGTTGATTTCAAAAATGTCTCCAATAGATTTTCATTAAATATCAAGTCGTCGTTTGCTCGCAATACACCTTCTTTAATATCAAAAATCTCGTAAAGATATTTTAGTGATAGCGCTAATTTTTTTAATAAATGAATATAGGAGTCTTCGCATTTAACTATCAGAAAGTTGCCTACGAGCTTATAATCGCAATCTAAAAACAAATCGCCAATCACATATATTACTTTCCAGCCGGCATATTCATCCTTCGGAAGTTTGAAGTCCTTTAGTCGTGTATTTATGTGCTTTAGACAACTTAATACAAGAATGACGCCTTCGATGCCTTGTCTGCCTTCGGCGCCGTCGATGCCTTCCTTACATTCAGTACCTTGTCCGCCTTCGATACCTTGTCCGCCTTCGGCGCCGTCGATGCCTTCCTTACATTCAGTACCTTGTCCGCCTTCGATACCTTGTCCGCCTTCGATACCTTGTCTGCCTTCGGCATTCATTTTATGTATTTATGTTAATAACACCGCTTTATATCGTTTTTATGATATTGTATTGAACCAATTCTAATATTTATTCAAATTTGTATGAAGCGCAATAACTGCGTCATTACCTTCTGTGTCTTTTTCATTATTACCATAATCAGCGTACATATTTATATTATGTACAAAGCCAATCTTATTAGAATACAAGATATATGAAACGGCACAATCTTCAATAGTATATGGATATGAATCGGTATATTCGTCATAATGAAATATATTAAATTGTATATTCTCAAGATGATTAACTAATATATTACAGGATCTGTTAGAGAGATAATATATAACACCAGAAGGACCTACTGGAATATGAGGGCGCTTAATATATTTGAAAATATTAATTCCTTTAAGATTATGCTGTGGGTTGTTTAAATCTTCTTGGTGGCACATATAATAGTCGATCATAAATGTATCATTTGTCGTATTCTTGATGTCCGCGTCAGAAATTTCGTGCGATAGTAAATTTCTTCCTGATGGGGATTTGCCTAAGAAATCAATATATTCGGTTATAGTATCGTCGCCTGCGTCATTCTCTACCACACGTGTTTTAGGAGATAACAAGAATGTCTCTAGCTGTTTTTCATTAAATATAAGGTCATCTCCACATCGCAATACGCCTTCTTTAATATCAAAAATCTCATAAAGATATTTTAGCGTTAGTACCAATTTTTTTAATAAATGAATATAGGAGTCTTCGCATTTAACTATCATAAAGCTGCCTTCGAGTTTATAATCGCAATCCAAGAATAAATCACCGATCACATATATAACTTTCCAGCCTACATATTCATCCTTAGGAAGTTTGAAGTTTCTAACTCTCGTATTTAAATGTTTTTGGCAACTCAGTACAAGAATAATACCTTCAACAGCAATCATAATATGTTTAATATATATTATTAATATAACTTATATCATTTATATCATTTTGTAGTTTAGTTTTAGTATTTTAGTTTTAGTATTTTAGAATTATCATTTATATTTATTTGTGTGAAAAGCGATACAGTCAGGGCTATTCTCAATATTACCACAAATATCATAGGAAAAGGTCGTCGTATGCGCAGGAGATCCTTCAAGTTCTTTGTGCCAGTTATTCATATGTAATAGGTTTATATTATTAGAGAGTAATACAAGGGGATATGTTAGATCATCGATAGTGTAAGGGTATGAATTAGATTTATCATCATAGTGATAGATGTCGTAATTAATATCTTCCAAATGATTTATCAAAATCTTACAAGATTTATTTGAAAAATATATTAGGGGGCCATGTAAAAATGCTGGAATATGGGGCATCTTAGAATATTTCAAAATATCGACGCCTTTAATATTATGTAGTGGATTATCAAAATCTTCTTGGTGTGTTTCGTAATATTGAACTAAATGAAAATTTGTTGCGGCTCTGTGAGGTTCATATACAAATCTATGGTTAATAAGAGAATAACCTGTAGAAGACCTGCCTAGAAAATCGAAATCAATCTCGGTATCAACATTATTAATATTTATTATGGTTTTCTTTGGTGCTTTTAGGAAGGCTTCAAGTAATTTTTCATTAAATACTAAGTCATCGTTAGAACGTAATACACCCTCGCGAATATCAAACATTTCATAGAGATATTTTAGTGATAGCACAAACTTTTTTAAATTATAAATATACGAGTCTTCGCATTTGATTGTTAATAAGTTTCCTTCGAGCTTATAATCGCAATCTAAAAATAAATTACCGACGACACATATAACCTTCCAATTACCATAACTTGCTTGAAGATTAATCTCTTTTAATCTGGTATCTAAGTACTTAAAGCAGCTTGTTACAAGAATAATACCATCGACGTTTACTTTCGCCATTCTACTAAAATTTTATATAGTTATTCTGTTTTAATACTTATATGGTTATTTTGGTCTTCTTTGTTGTACTACTTGCGGACTTTTTGGTTTTTCTTGCTGCGCTCGTGGCGCTTGCTGTGCTCGTGGCGCTTTCGCGTATATTCAATAGCTCTTTTAATCCTCCAATAAACTTACCATCTTTGAATATCATAGGAAAATGGATATATGGTATTATCGTATAGTGCTTCATAAAATTATAGAAATTATCTCTTTCTCTACACGAGCCAATAAACTTATCACAATTTATGATAGTACATTTGGTAGTTTTTTTGTTAATATGCTCTTTCGCCATAACACAATATTTACAGTTAGATATACTGTAGACTGTGTAGTTCACATTAGTTGGTTTTATATATATTGTTTCCATTACAAATAATATCTACTATATATTACAAATAATATATATTACATATTACAAATAATATATATTACATATTACAAATAATATCTACTATATATTACAAATAATATCTACTATATAAATAGATAATAACCAAGATATGTCTGCTGGACCAAGAAGAAGTGGGCGTGTAGCTGATATGAATGCTGCTGCGGCACGTGGTAATAGCAGAGTAAGAGATGACGGGTATAAGCTATCTACAGAACTAACTAAGAAGTCAAAGGATTTAATAGCAAGGAATGACCAAGAGTATGTTACATATCCTATAAATAGCGAGGATTGGATCGTATTTTTTTGCGATTTTTTTGATTATATACAAAATAATATTGATACATGTTTATCTAAAATAAAAGGTCTCTCACATATAACTATAGACGACCTTAATAAGGTTAATCTATCTTCTGGCGGGTTTGACGACGAACTTGATGATTTTAGCAAATTCAATTATAATATTGGGTTATACGAGGCATTATTTACGCAATTTAGAGATGGAACTAACAAAATAAATAATTGTACTAGACTTAACCAATTGTTATCCTATATAGGGGCTGCTGTGCTACGTATGTCTGCTCATTATAATAAGACATCTGCGAATGCTTTAATAGAGTTTTACAGAAAGATAGCGACCATATTAGAGATATCAGTATATCCTGAAGTATTTTTACATTATATGACTGGCGATAGCACAGGGAATACAAACCGTGTTGATTTAAATTTTCACGGACAAGCAAAAGCCAACTTTTATAATGCTATATGGATAAGAAAGCAAGAGTTTTTAGGAGTTATAACAAGTGAGGGAAAGAACTATTGGAAGAAATATGATAATGGTCTGCGATTATTTGTTAGAAACTACATTCGCAGGTTAATTACATATATGCGAACATATAATGCTACATATCCTTTAGGATACGAGCTGCCCTATAATTATAGCGTAAATCCCAAGGACATAATAAAAACTCCATTACCGTTTGATGGAGTTTATAAATACTCTGATCCTCCTGAGAATTATTATATAAGCCGAGAGGATTGGAATTATATTCCTAATATATTCTTACCTGATAATTGTCCGTGGAGTTCTATAGACAAGGATTATATAAACCCTGAAAAATGGCGTCATCCGCCTCCCAAATGGTGGATTGATCGAACAATCGAATTATTTGAAGATACTGAATGGTGGCGTGTAAAAGATAGCGTCGTTGAAGCAATATCTACCCGAATAAGAGGAACTGTGAAACACAAGAAATGGATGGCTTTAAATTGTATATTGCCTCAGCAGATTGATAGTTATAGTGAAATATGGGATGCTGAATATGATGATGTATATGCTGATGAATTTGAGGCTGGTATGGATGACGACGAATACATGGGGTATGGAGGCATATCTAAAATGAAAACCAATAAACAAAAGAGGCCTTCTCAAAAATTCAAGATAATACAGGATAAGGATAGAGCAATCCACCCAAATATACAGGCCGAATTAAAATCAAAATTAAAAGAATATTTTAAATTAAATGTGGTTGTAGTGGGGAAGAGCGCCTCTAAGAGTTCAAAAGATATTCAGAGCCATTTACGCGATGATACGTATATAGACAACTTATGTAATTATTCTATGTTGTATAATGCTAATTCTATGCGCGGGCAGCATAAGCAGCATAAGCAGCATAAAATAAATAAAAATAATGCGAACTCCGCTTCTACGAAGGCCAGGGGGCATACTGTATAATAGGCGTGTTACGAGCTACTGCGAGCTACAGCTCTACATATTCTTTTTATTTCTCCATTCCTCACCTATCTTTTTCATAATTTGAGGAGCGGAATAAGTAGGGTACTTCGCTTTAAGTTCCTTGAACATCTTCTTAACAAATATGTTATACGGAGTTAATTTACGTTTCTTTGCTCCTCCAACCGCAGCATTACAACTTCCAGTCATTTGACGATTGATACTATCTTTCTATATATATGTAATATAAAAATTTAATGCGTTTAGGAATAATACCTTGCTATAATGTTATTTTTATATTTGTATATTATTAGATTGACTTATAATGGCTGATTATGACTTAATTATAGGAAGATATAATAAAGATATAGAAAGATATAATAATATTATAGAAATATATGAGAAAAGATATAATGATAAAAAAGAGGAATGTGATAAAATAAAAGCTCTGCCTGAGGGGCGGCAACAGTCAAGACAATTAACAAATTGTAATACTTATTTAGATACTATTAAAACAGAACTAGGCAGATTAAAGGGTGAACTGGAAAATATCAAATTAGCTCTTTTTAAAGCCGAATTAGAAAAAGAACAAGCCGAATTTAACAAAGCCTTACCTAAAAAAAAGAGCACTTCAAGACGTAGTAGTAATTCAGTAGCACCTGCGCCAGAAAAAGAGATAACATTAGCTCCATTAAGACCACCAGTATCCGCAACATCTCCTAAAAGATTAATACTAGATCCTCAAATATCAATACTTAGGTCGCAAATATTGCCTAGTATTAAAGGAAGGTCAGCTAAGATACCTTCAATATCACCATTCTCTCCTAGCGGTCCTAGCGGTCCTAAAGGACTTAGCAGACAAAAGCTATCATCATCTAAAAGTAAGAGGCAACCACCGTTGAAAAAGAAGACCGACGAAGAAATTTTAGAATATAATAATTTGAAAGTCGCTATTATATTTTATATTGATTTGAGAACTCAATATTTTTATTTATTTATTGAGAATATATATAATATATTACTAGGAATTGACAAAAAAATAAGAGAAAATACAGTGTCTCCTTTTAATATTATAAACTTAAATAGCATAAATGATATTATTGCGCGATTAAGCACGTCACGATATTTAGGGATTAATGGATCTGTAAGCAAAACACATATATATATTGAGCAATATAAAGGACATACATTTGATCATTTAGATGAGCAGGGAATAATTGGAAATATAAAGGAACAAAATAAATATATTAAAGAGTTTTTAAATATTATTAAAAGTTTGTTGAATACAAAAGTTTTAGATCAATTTAAAAAATTTATTGGGAAGGACTTAATAAATATCATAGAGAGAATAATGAATAATGAAAAATATAAGATACAACCAATTATAGATGATGGTAATCAAAATCATTTTGATTTGCTAGGTTTAAATCAAAATTATGAAGAATTTATAGATGAGTATATTTTATTTAATAATAAATTTTATAATGAACAGACAGGAGGAGCTACTCTAAAAGAGTGGAGGCATAACATAAAAGAAAAAATAAAAAATTCTTGGCTAGGAAAAAAAATAAAAAATTCTTGGCTAGGAAAAAAAATAGATGAACAAATAGCTAAAATGGAAGAAAATAAGGCAAAGGCAAAGGCGGCAAAGTCAGCAAAGTCAGCAAAGGCCAAAAGTCCAACATCTGATATAAACTCAAAAATCACAAAACTATTAAACCAATCAAACGGATTAAAAGAATTAGAAGAAACATTGAAAAAACGATCAGATGAATTAGAAGAAAAAAATAAGGAAATATTAGAAGGATTAGAAAAAGAATTAGGAGGATTAGAAGAATTTGGAGAATTAGAAGATGAAATTGTAGATGAAATTAAAGCGATAGGTACTTTCCAAGAATTTGAAAACGAATTTAGTGATAAATTTCAAGATGTAATAGAAGAATTGGGATTAGATATATATAATATACGCAACTATATAGACAACGATATTCAAGAGTTCTTCACAACTTTTGATATTGTTTTTAATTATATTGATACGGTTGCTGTTTTTCTACAATATGCTTATAATAGATTAAATAAAAACATATATTTTATAAATATAAAAGATCATATTAATTTAATTGATAGTGAACATCTAAACTACAAAGAGAGATTAGATGATCTTGTAAGTAAATCTGAATATAAATTGAGTATTAAAATATTAAATCCGTACAAACCGATTTATATTGAATATAATCGTTTATTTGCTCCTACAGGAGCTACCAGAGGTACTGGAGGTACTTTGGTAAAAAGACGTAGTCCAAAGAAAGTGGCTGCGAAGACTGCTAAGGCGGCTGTTAAGAAGACTGCTAAGGAGGTTGTTAAGAAGACTGCTAATGCGGCTGTTAAGAAGACTGATAAGGCGGTTGTTAAGAAGACTGCTAAGGCGGTTGTTAAGAAGACTGATAAGGCGGCTGTTAAGAAGACTGCTAAGGCGGTTGTTAAGAAGACTGCTAAGGCGGTTGTTAAGAAGACTGCTAAGGCGGCTGTTAAGAAGACTGCTAAGGAGGTTGTTAAGAAGACTGCTAAGGCGGTTGTTAAGAAGACTGCTAAGGCGGTTGTTAAAAAATAATTAGATATATATATATGTATACATATATGTATACATATTATTATACAGACACGAAAGCACCTGTATTACTTGAAGCCGTCGAGATATCAGGCAGTTCCTTGAAAGATACCTTGTTATAATTATTTTTATTTACTGATATATCCTTGGTATGTGTTCTTATAAAAGCAACTGCCTGTAAACACGCATCGCACAAGTCGTCTTTCTTCTTATTATTATCAAAAATCTCACATAAATCCTCATCATCTTTAATGTAGTTTCTACATATTTCTATACTTGTCTGCTTATTCATTTTATATTTATCGCGACGAAAGCCCTTTACATTTTTGGTACTGGGTTTTTGGGCGTCATCCATTTTAACTTGTATTTCAGGCTTAAAGTCGTGCGTTTTAGTCTTAAGACCCGCATTAACTAGCACAACATTATCTACGATTTTATCCCAATATTTTAAAAGGCTGAAATAGCAGTATATAATATACTGTATGGATTTCATCATACCATTCAAGTTAGATGGTTGGTTCTCTATCAACACATAATCGATTGTCGTAATTCCTTTTCCATTTAAAAAACCGATTACATTATCAAGCTCAATATATATACGCTCAGATATATCATCAATACCGCTGATATCTTTTTTTTTATCTGCTAAAGTTATTATTCTCCAATCTAATACTTGGATTTTTTCGTCGGTCCTTTCCAAAATGCACAGAGCGAGGTTCTTAATACCAATATCAAAACTTATATATATCATTCTATGAACACGTATATATACTATAAAACATATATTTATATATTATCATTCCAGCTCCTTCCTTATATGCTCCTTCCTTATATGCTCTTGTGTAGCAAATTAACAGTCTTTTTATTAAATATGGTGATATTATGGTGTTTAATTAGTGTAACGAGATTTAGCCAGAAGGTATCATTTGTATATTTATTATTATATTTATTTACTTTCTTATATTTTCTATATAGCCATTTGTGTAATTTTTCTAATATTATAGAGTTTGATGGGTTATTCTTAACATACATCTTGTTATTAGAGATCAATCTTGATACAAAATGCTTTAGCTCAGATATTTTAGCATATTCGTGAGGAATGTTTTCCCATAAATTGTGAAACTTTAGATAATCGTAGGTAGGACAAATCAACAGGTTGTCTGTATAGTCAATAAACGTAGGGTTGTTATCTATAATTATAATATTATTAACGATAGAGTGCGTCTTAGGAAGTTTCATAGATTTTAATAATAGCGGTAGTATTTTGTTAACAGATTTCATAATATTACCTGAAGCGTCTTTTAAGCAGTTATCTCGAGTGAAGATTGGTCTATTGAACTTGATATTATTTTGTTTTTCTATAATTAAAATCTCTTTGTGTGCCCACGATTTCTCAGACGCCGTATAGATAAAGAAGAAGCTATTTGGAAATTTCTTTTTCATCTCAGACATAAATGTAGAAAAATGCGGCCTTAATAACTTAGATTGTAAATTATAGCAGTTATCGAGTATCCTGTCGCACATCGTTTTATATTTTACCAGATTTCCTAGTTGAATATTATTATTCCTTAATATTATGTTCTTTTTAATGATTTCCTGTATATTATAAATATCACACTGATAACTACAGTCACCTATAATGGTTCCATCTAAATCTAGTAGGAATATATATGGTTCATCTTTATTATTCATTATAATACTATAATAATAATATATATAATTTATATTACATATATATATTATATAATTATGTCTAAATCTCTTAATGATATGTATATCGTACCTAAAGTACCTATCGTACCGAAAGTACCTGACTTACGTAACTTACGTAACTATATAGAATATCGTATAAATAACAGGGTTATTAGGTATTCTATACCGCATTATCAGCAGTCGCTACAGTCAATACATAGACAGCTACCAATAAATAGACAGTCAATAAATAGACAGTCAATAAATAGACAGTCAATACATCGACAGCTACCAATACCTCTTCAATATATACAGTATTATCCACAACAGTACCATACCAATCGACACAAACAGTCAGTTATAAAAACAAAAATAATATAGATGTATTATAAACCTTCATATATATAGCTAAAGCGGGCTCACGCCATCACATTACTATCTTTAATATCAATATTATCAATATTATCAATATTATCATCTAGTTCATAGAGCTCACGCTCATCACGAAGTCTTAATTTATTTTTATCATATAATAATTCTCTACGCTTATCAATATAGTTAGCCATTGAGCTAAAACCATATAATATCATTTCATCAATTTGTTCATTTGATAATTCTAAGCGAACGCCCCTTCTATTAACAATAACATTCATAGAATGTTGCATAGTTATATTTTTAGGCATAAAATAGTAGTCCTTATCTTCTTCTTTTAGCTCGTTAATGGTTACTTGATTGACGCGCAATATTTCGAACATCCTACATATTTGTCGTAATATATAGAATATGTTTATTTTAGTATTTGTAGGAACATATTCATCTCGTTCTTTATACAATATCATAGCAATAATATTTTCTTTAGATATGTTTGAGAATATTTTAATAGGAAAATTGTTTGAGAAAGCGCCATCATAATAATACTCTTCGTCGATAACAATAGGAGTAAATAGTAAAGGTATCGACATGGATGCTTCACAAGCAGTAAATACAGATACATCAGGGGTATCCTCAATTGAAAAAATACGATTTTCGCATCTGTTAATGTTTGTTGTCGAAAAATAAAGATTAACACCAAACCTCTGAGAAGCCTCTTTAAATGTTACGTCTTCCATACCAGGATACTTGATACGTAATCGTTTTCTTAAATGTTCCATAAAATACGTGATAGAGCATAAGCCCAATTTTGATATTATTCTATAATAATTTTTAGTTGGTATGACGCATAACTCTTTGTCTTCTTTAGAATTATAAATAATCTCTTCAATTTCCTCAATTGTTAGCTTGAATGTTATAAATAACGCAACAAAAGAACCTATTGAATTCGCAGCAATATGCGTAATATTTTTATGTAAGTTTTCTATATACAAATATCTAAGCGCACCTATAAATATAACACCACGCATACCTCCTCCAGATAAGACAAGATGCGTGATATTTAATTTATCCATAATGTTATTTGTTATAGTTAAATTATTTAATTATAATAGTAAATATAAAATTATATATTTTGTTTATATAATATATATCCTATATATCCTATATATCCTATATCTATATCCTATATATTCGAATTATATTCGCAAATATCTACGTTATAATAGATAAGCGCCTCTTTCGCCGTATTATTCTCAGCCTCCTTTTTGTTGCTCCCAGTTGATGTAGCAATAATCGCATTATTCCTATCTTTAATACAGTAGGTGAAAATGCGAACATTATCTTTCATCAATATCTTCACTTCGTAGAACTTTGGTATATCTTGAAGGTTGTGCATCATATAAGATACAAGCATATCCTTGTAATTATTCTTAATTCTTATTAGTTCGCAAAAGTCAATATAGTTCTCTATAATATAGATTATAAAGCTCTCGACTATAAAGTAGCCGGCTCCAGTAAACGGGGCAATTTTAATAGTATTTGGGAGCTGAACCTTATCACTCTCTGTCTGAAAGTCAAGAAATAGGGCTCCTATGAATGCCTCAAATATATCTTCCATAATTTTGAAATTATTTCTACCACCCGATTCCTCAACCTGCTTTGATATTATAGCAAACTTTGGGAAACCTATCTTATCTGATAAATAACCTAACATCCGACCATTAACTATTTTTGTCCGGATTTTCGAAAGGAAACCTTCATTCTGGTCTGGAAATCTATTATATAAATAGTTGGCTACAATCATACCAATAAGCGAATCGCCGAGAAATTCCAGACGTTCATAAGACATATCTTGAAGCGGAAGGCAATCAGGCGGACAGTTAATATTACTTTTATCAAAGTCGATATTTTTCATAGTACAATATGATTTATGAACAAATGCTACACGATACAAGTCAATATTCTTAAACTCGATGTCGTTCAGCCCGTTATTATTGAATATATCGATCAAATCTTTGCTTTGTAGCAGAACATTTTTATTATTATAAGGCTGATTATTGACGTCTATCTCCTTCGTTTTATTATGAATACCTTGAATACGCTTCATCTCACTATAATACTAATCCTATAAATATTCAAAGTAATATATTAATATCATTTTTTCATTATATCCTTTTATTATTGTTTAGTATTTGTTTATTATTATATAAATATTATTTGTTTATTTCTTTTAAATAGAATAAAATAGAATTACATATAGTAAAATGGATGATTTTATTGTTCAAGATACTGAACCAATTATCAAAGTTGATTCATTAGGTATAGGTCTTAGTACAATACAAGACATTCAGCGTCTTTCCTTAAATGATCGCGAATATTTAGTAGTTGGCGACGGAATGGGAACCACAAGAGATAACAGCGGCATAAGCGGTAGCACATCAGTACCGAACCAGATGGATACAAAATGGAATATGTATGTTAATAATGACGGTGTCGCAATCAATACTTCGCGGTTTATCACATCTAATTATAGGGAACCTAACGCATCTTTGTATGTTAATAGAAACATCCAGTGTGAAGGTATTATTAGCGCCCATAGTATTCAATTTAGTAATATATCTATTAGCGGTGAGATAGGCAGTAACGCTTTAATAGATTTAATAAAAAGTGTAAATGATTTATCGCAATCGCAGCCATTTAAAACGGGAGTTGTTACATATTTTAATAATTTATATGATTTTCAATATCCTGTGAATAATATATATACACCTAACTATCTAACATTAGGCGGCTTAGTTGATACAAATTATAACCAGCATCCTTTAAATATCAATTCGACACCTAATAATGATTTTAACAATATTCATATAGCGCTAAGAAACGATACATATAATACCAGTACCGAAGAATTATCCAAGCTTAGCATTGGTATTATCGGAGGCAGTAATATATCACCCGCAGTCATCGCAACAACAAAAGGGATGCCCTTGGAATTTCACATTAATAAATCTGCTGCCGAAATTAATTCTTTATATAATAGGGAAGCTATCCCTACATATTTAAATGATAGGGAATATGCGGCAATGACTATTGATAATAACGGGAATGTATGTATTGGTAAGAATATGGCTGCGAATGTAACCTATTATAAGAATGTGTTATTTAATGGGATTAGCTCTAACGTAGCATTCTCAAAGCAGACGCGATTTGATGTTAGAGGTGCTTCTAAATTCGACGATATTATTATCTATGATAATTTCGCAAATGACTACAAGCATATGGACGATGTGTATATTCGGGCGGACGGCGTGGGGAGCATTAGGCCTTCGCAAATAACAGCAGGTATATTTAATGGTCTTAGCTACTCTTTCAATATTGTTGAGGTACGAGAAGTTTTGAATTCTAAATATATAAATGTTAATACGGCATTATCTGCGAATAGTATTACTGCTAATAATATTATTGTATCTAATGATGCGACATTTAGAGGAACCACAAGATTTGATAATACTACATCGCTTTCTATGAATAGGTTAGAAATCGAGAATGATTTAGTTATTGGAGGTATTCGCGTCAATCCTATAAATATCAGCGACGAGACATTAGGATATACTACAATCACTAGCGAGACAAATAACGGCACTAACGGCACTAACATTAACAAATATTTTTTTACATATGTTCATAGTAATATAGCGAACCTCGACGCGAACCGCAATATCAGTTTTCCTAATAAATTGAGCGTTGGTCCTAATACTGGCGAAGGATTTGGAGGTGTCGTAAATATATATAAAACAAGAACATCTAATAATAATTTTGAAGTTATCCTTCAGGACAAAGTGAATGCCGACAAATATATAGCTAACATCGGGCGACTTTCTTACTTGGACTTCTATGATAACAGTCTTTTAATAAACACAAATAAGGTTGGCGGCAAACACCACAATATTTACTTTTACCCGTCATTTGATATATCATCTTTGGAAAATAATGTATTTCGCCCAAACCTTATTAATACACCGCCTATGCTCTCTATAACAAATACTGGTGTTAGTGTGAATACCAAGCTACCCCACGAAGGTATTCATTTAGATATTAATGGTAAAATTGCTGCTACAGATTATCTGCTATATAAGGACGATGTGCTAACAAGGATGGCGGGATTTGTTTATAATGGCGCTAAGAACTACTTTAACATATACAACGAGAATACCTATAAATATTGTATTAATTACGACAATATTTCTTCATACTCTACGAGAATGCGCGGATTAAATGTTAAGCAAGGGATTAATAGTGATGCATATTATCAAAATGATAAACTTATAGAAACTCTACAAGTCACCAATAATCTAGGCAGTTTTTACACAAATAAGAAAATATCACTTGGGTGGAGCGGAGAAGACGTTCATTTGCCTTTACAGATACGTAATACAAATTTTGAAGATTATAATCATTCGGTAATAAGAATATACAGAGGGGTTCGCGGCGGCGGTCTTCACAATAACGCCGATTTTAGTGGGATCGATATATGCGAGTACGACAGGGACTTGCGGAATGATCGAGATTTAGAGAAATGGTTCATATATAAAAATCACAAGTTTAATGATATTGATTCGCGTGATGTCGCAAGAATTGGTCCTCTACAGATTGGATATACTAACAAGACGATAGAGCCAACTTCATTTGGGATGTCTATGTATTACAATACGCTTAACTCAAATTACCATGTCGACTTTAATAACCCTAATGTTGATTATGATTTTATCAAGGCTGAAAATAATATTGCTGTGTCTATTTATGGCGACTTGGATGTTTATGGTAATATTAATATTATAGATAACAGCAGCAGCGGCAGCAATAACTTCAATTTTCGCCTTAAAAAATTGGAGGGGCTTACAAATTTATCAAAGTATATTGATGTAGTATCGGTTTCTAATATTTTATACAAGAACATTATTGATTATGATGATATTGAACATTCGGGCAAGAACATTATCTTCAAACCTACCAAGTCTATCATAGTTGATTCCATAATCAATACTGATATCCCTTTCGTAATTAAGCAAAATAACGATAGGCTGCCTGCCGCAAAATTCATTACATATACATCAAATCTTCTTACGAACAACGCAGTCAACGCAGTCAACGCAGTCAACGCAGTCAATACGGCAAATAACGCAATTAATCACAATCGCGATTATTCAGCATTAGAATTGGGTATTTATAAATACAACGATTTTAACGTCGACTACGACAAAGATCATAATAATATTAAGAATATGGTTCAAATCCTCGTTTCAAATAATAATGATATTCTAACCGAAAATACTAACTTGACTTTTAGTTATTATAAAAACGACAGCAATAATGATTTTTATCATTCATTTGTTGAGTTCAACAATAGTTATTCGAAGACGTACATGCATTTAGGGCAAGGTGCTAGCGGATACAATAGTAATATTAGCTTACACATAGACGACGACAATAAATACGGGCTACAATTAACAAACAGTTATAATCCTGTAAAAATAAATATGGTTAATATTGCTGGAGACCGCAATAAATATACAACACTATGTTCAGGAGATAGCGCCAATAACTACCGATTTACTATAGACGCCGCAGTTATAGCAGCAAATACTGAGCCGACCAATGACGAACTGCTTAATATATTAACAATCGACCCCTACACTACTGGTATTAATTTGCGCGATGGCGTCAGATATGGGTTTAACAATACCGCGCCTCAGCAGACGATGTCTATTAATAGCGAATACGATGAGCAGACTATGCTAATAAATGCTAGATATACGAAGGATTATATATATAGTAAGGCAGTTGTGAATAGTTCTAATATAGTATTAACGAAGCAGACGAATGCTAATTATTGGGACAATAGCGCAAAAATATATGATACGACATTTAACAATAGTATTTCATCGGTATATGTACCAACCTATGATATTTTTGGAAGTAATATAGAAAATAATAATACGGTCGTATATAAAACTCTTGCGGCTGCTAAGAAAATCACGTATTTATCTATACATTCTAATATTGACTTGACTTACAAGTTTACTGAGACAAATGCTAATATCATCAACACCAATTATAATACTAGAGATATCAAAGTAAATACTACGCCGACCTATAGGATTGAATTCAACAAAGAGAATTTGATAGAGAATGATAGGGTGCTCTTTAATATTACCCCTTCATTGTCTGATACCAGTAATGAAATTATAGGGTTAGACGAGATGCGGTTAATAAATAATCAGACATCTAATGTATTTGATATCACGTTAAACAACAGCATTATAAGCAGGAACTACTATTTCTCTTGTATATTTAATAATATCTATAATATTCCTTCGTATTTAGCAGACATCACTACATCCAATACACGTTTCACATCCAACTATTATCGTATCGTAGATACCAACAGGGATATGACCAGCAATATTATATCACTCAATAACGAGATATATAGTTATTTGCCTAAAGTGAATAGTGATAATTGGAATATTTCTAAGTTATTTATCAATAAAAATCTGATAAAATTAGATAATATCAATTCACTATCTAATGTATTTATTAATTCGACAACTTCCAATATAGTGCGCTATAATTACACAAGCGGTACAAGTACCACATACGCCTATAAAGGTAATTTCGCAATCCATCGAATGAATACTTTGAATATCAACAGCTCCAATATTATTCCGAATACTATGTCTAATAGCAACTACATTATAAACTACAATTCGAATATAATAAGGTATGATAACATATCAGGTGGCTATAATAACATATCCAGATATGATAACATATCCAACATAATCAACATTCGAACATCAAACGAGATCGTCGATGGCGTCTATGATACCGAGCTTATTTATGTTAGTTCTAATATAGAAATAAAAGACGAGTTCTCTATATATGGGGCGAGTTTAAGTAATACCATTAATATTGAAGAATATTACAGGCAATATGTTAAGAATAATAATCTTAATATACAGCTTACCAACTATAACAAAACCAACTTGAAGCCGCATATAATATTAGCAAACTCGGTTAAAGAAGATATTACTGATAGGAATAGTATAATAAATGAGATATATAGTTATGATGGTAATCTGAAATTTAATTATAGCGATAATCAATTTGAGCATCCACAGCTGCTTATAGACAAGTTAGGAAATATTCAGTTTTATGGTGATGTTAGAACAAGTAATGATTTGTATATAAGTGGTAATATATTTAATGTAGGCGGCAAAAATATTATAGAGGAGCTTGACCGCAAAATAGTAAGCCTCGAAACGAACAATTGTAATTTACTATTAGATAATGTGGATATTTTCAACTCAACTATAATACTCAAAGATATTGGAATGAGCAACTATGTTTTTGCGACGAGCAATCAGTTAATCGCGAAAGCCGACAAGAATGACTTCAATATGAGCAATTACGTTTTCTCAGCAAGTAATCAGTTAATCGCCAAGGCCGACCAGAATGACTTCAATATGAGCAACTATGTTTTCTCGACAAGTAATCATTTAATGGCGAAGACATATGATAACGATATAAATATGAGTAACTACGTTTTCTCTACAAGCAATCATTTAATAGCGAATGCGAACTCTATAGATAATAGGATTAGTAGTAATGTTTTATCAACAAGCAACCAGTTAATTGAGAAGGCCAACAAGAATGACCTGAATATGAGCAACTATGTTTTCTCTACAAGCAATATCTTGGTATTGAGAACAGACCTTAATGATACGAGAGTTAGCAACTATGTATTATCGACAAGCAATATTATTTCGAAGAGGATTACTGAGTTGACTACTGATATGATAAATGAGAACACTAATGCTATGAAAAAGTTTATTATTAATAACGCTTATGATAATAATTTTAGCGTGTACGGTAATTTAACAGTAAGTTCGAATTTAATAGTTCTTGGCGCAAGCACGACCCTTGAGACGGAAGTATATACGACGGAGCGACTTGAGATTACCAATGCTAATAATACTACAAGGGCATTAGTTATTAAACAGAATGATACTATAAATGATATTATACACGCGTCTAACAAGGACAATAACGTGTTTACTTTGAGTAATGGCGGTGATGTGAGAATATTAGGGAACTATATAAGAAATAATAGGGACGTCATTTCGGATACGAGCAATTATGTTTTTGAGACGAGCAATATTATTTCGAAGAGGTTATTGGATAACGTTGTTACTTTGAATAATACTTTGCGATTAAATGATACATATAATAGTAATTATATATTCTCGTCAAGTAATAATTTAGCATTCGCAATAAATAACATTAAATCTGCGTGGGTCATTAGTCCAACAAATGTATACAGTATGACGAATGTATCTATAGGAACTACAAGTAATATAGATACGCTAACAGTTGACGGAGCTATTATATGTTCGAAGGGTATCACAACATCATTCTCAGACGACCGGTTGAAAAATTATACATCCAACATCGAAAACCCAATCGATTTAATTAACAGATTAAATGGTTTCCATTTTGTTCCAAATGATTTGGCGATGACTTATGGTTTTACAAAAACTCCTGACGTTGGCCTTAGTGCTCAAGAGGTTCAAAGTATTCTTCCTGAGATTGTGAAGCTCGCGCCATTTGATATGGCTCGCGATAACTATAACAATATTGTATCAAAAAGTGGTGATAATTTTTTGACTATATGTTATGAAAAGATGGCGCCGTTATTTGTGGAATCTATAAAAGCCCTTAAAAAAGAGTTGAATGAGTTGAGATGCGAGGTTGCTGAACTTCGCAAGGGTATTAAATAGTTGCCTGGTCTGTTGTTGGCGCTGTTGGCGCTGTTGGCGGTATTTGAATATCCGGTTCAGATACTTCTACAGGTTCTTCTTTACTCACTTTATTTTCTTGTTTGTCTAATAGCTCTTCTATTTTTGCTATTCCTTCATTAATATCATAAATATAAGTACCTTTATTTTTATTAAAATAAAAGCACAATTTTACATATGTGGTATAAAGCTCGTCTTTAAACATTATAATGTCGTCCTTAGTTACTGTATAGTATTCTTTGTTAATAACATGTAGGTTTTTGTACAAAAAGTTCTTAAAGAATTTGTAAGAATTCAAGATACATATAAAATCGTTTTTAGTTATTAGTTTAATATTAAACTTAATCTTGTTTTTAGCTATATCTGGTAAGTCATTAGTAGTGTTATCATCGACATTTTCTCCAATCACATCCATTTTAGATTTAATCAATTTAATATCATTTCTGAAATCATCTATTATAAGTTTATTCGAAACATCTATTTGAAACCCTAAGTCTACTATTTTATCTTCTAAGTTCTCGCATTTCCTTATCATATTATTTCTATAGTTATCCATAAAAAGGACGAGCTTCTTATATTCTTCACTTTCTATAATATTGAAGATTAAATCCTCTTTGTTATCCATATTACTATATCCTTCGCTATAGTCATCATTCTCATCTATATTTTTAAAAAAATCAAATGTTTCTATTATCTCTTTTAAAAATACTACAATATTGCTATAATCAAGAGTTTTAGATATATATAATAACTCGTCTATGTTGTCTATGACTATGCTTAATTTATCTTTGTATACCTTGTAGTTATAATGCTCTGCGCCTATTAAAAAAGATAGATCCATTATTAATATTTGCTAAATCCTTTATTATAATTAATATATATATAAAATTATATAAAACTTATAATACATTTAAGTTTATAGAATAAGTATGAGTGTTGCTAAGAATGTATCTGGTAAAAAAATCAAGGAATGTCTTCTATTAGCGTTAGAGGATGATAATGAATATACACTCGATGATACTAAAAAGATTGCTGTCGCTGCTTTCAAAGATGCCCTTAAAATGGGACAAGGTAAAAAGCGAGCTGTGAAGGTAGACAGCGATGGTGTGGTTATTAAGAAGCCGCCCAGCAAGTACAATCTGTATATTAAAGATGAGATGGCGCGTTTAATTACTGAGTTTCCTGATAAAGAAAGAAAGGAACTAATGAAACAGGCTGCTATTAATTGGAATGAGAGCAAAGCTGCGGATGCTGCGGATGCTGCGGATGCTGCGGAAGCTGCGAAGATTGTTGATTAAGTGGCGTCTTAGGTTTTAGGTCTTAACTTTTCTAATTTTATTTTTTTATTATTTATATATATTAAGTATAAATGAGTATAAGAAGAATATCAACATCTGGATTAACACAAAATCCAAAGTTTTCAGGTATTAATAAGAATTTTCATAAACTATCAGTAGCTGATTATAATGATTTATTAAGATACTTATATAAAGATGGTTCTAAAAACTGGATAAACCCTATGACTGATAAAGAATTAAATAGAAATAGTAAAGTAATTATTAGTTACTTATCGTACTGCTATTATAAATTAGATAATGGTTCAAAAGTTAATATTGAAGGCCATAATCTATCATATAAAGAGCACGTTCTTAATTTCATAGATGAGATATATTTATACGAGAGGGGTAGAAAATCTACGACTATGGCTATGTTGGCTGGGCCTGCGAGTAGTAGTTCATCACGTAGCTCTTTACAAATATTATTATCGCCTATTAAGAAGAAGAGCAGTTCATCACACAGTTCGCCACAGGCCGCAAGAAATAGCCCAAGGGCCGCACAAGCCGCGCAAGGTAGATCAAGTTCACCACGCAGTTCATCACGCAGTTCATCACGCAGTTCACCACAGGCCGCAAGAAATAGCCCAAGGGCCGCGCAAGCAGCGCAAGCAGCGCAAGCAGCACAAGCAGCGCAAGCAGCGCAAGGTAGATCGAGTTCATCGAGTGCTTCAAGCAAATCCAGTGCGAAGATGAGTTATTCATCACCGACCATACAGAAAACAGCGCAAAGTATGTCTTCATTAAGCGTTGCCGCTAATAAACTAACCGTGGAAAAGTGTATTAATTTTGTGAATGAGATAAAGCGGATAAAGAAGGGTTTAACAGCTGACCAAATAAAGACCTTGAAGATAAAGAACCCTGTGACTGGCGCGATGATTGGTTTTAGAAGTCCTATTTTCCAAAGTTTCTTACATAAATGCTACAATACCTTTGATAACAAGCAACTAAAGAAGTCTATCCGTAAAGTGGTATCCACGAAGTTTTTAGATAATTTGAAGGGGCGAATTGATTTAATAGATAAACAAAAAAGCGACCAACATGCATCTGCTAATGCCGCAAAAGCCGCAGCAAAGACTGCTAGAGATAAGGCGTTAATGAAGGCAAATGAAGCAAGACTTCTGGCCGCACAGAAGGAACGAGATGAATTGAAAAAAAATATACCGGTGATTGAAGAATATATTCAAAATCTTATGAAGTCATTTCATAAGTGTTGTGACGAATTAGTGGCGAACTGTAAAGATGGCGTGCTATCAAAACACAAATATATAACAAACGTGGTTAATTCTATAGTTCTTATTATATATACTAAATATTTACATTTACGTTATTACTATGATGATTTATATACAGATTATACTTTCGATTCACCACTCCCAATTAAATTAATTATGTTCGATGATACAATGGTAGACTATTACAAAGACAAACAACACGACCATATTTATAAACTAACAGCAGTTGCTTACAATCGTGATACAGTAATATATCAAAAAGAGGATTTGATGCAAGATATCAGCAAAAATTTAATAGACACTATCCTTGAAAATAATAGCTCATATCAACAAAATATTTTATTAAATCGTCAATATATCTTTGATATATACAGAGATGATAGTTATATTAACGCAGTTCAAAAAAATAATATTTTTGTTGATATAAAACTCGTATATAACAAGGTTAACCTGTTAAATAGGGTAGGTTTCACTATACCTTTTAAAAGCTTGTCTTTTCCTACTACGCTGGATTTTCCTAAACAACAGTTTAGAACTACGTCGCCATTTAACTATAATTTATCAAATAGCGTCCTTCCGCGAACTATTTTCATAACCACGACACACCCTAAACTACGTGATCACGCTCCATTCCACGATCTGATGATAGAAATAAATACGCGATTACAGATGCTACCAACGGTAAAAGAGATTGCTAAAGAGGCAACAATCCACGATGATTATTACAAAAATATAATATATAAAATGAGGAATTTATCATTCGGTAATAATGATACAGGGCATGGAAGTGATGATATGATACGTAAGAATATATTGTATTCTCTTAACGCACAAAATGCCGACTATATTAGAAACTTGCATGGAAGATACCATAATGATATTTTCTATAATAGCGAATACACTGGTGTATACCCAATTTTTACTTGGATACCTGCTAATGTTCGATACGGAGACAATATTTATAATTTAGCAAGGTACAAATGGTGGCAACCATTTGGGTATAATAATAATAATGTTTTAAACAAATTAGGAAGTGCGTACAAAAACTATGGCGTTGCTCCGTGGAGCAAGGAGTTAAATGACGCGATTTACAAAGTAATCACAAAGAAGCATACTTCAATTGATACCTTTCCTATAATAACAGAAGCTGAGAAAACCCGATTAAAGCAAAGGGTCGATGGAACGATAGGCATTTATTTGAGCATGAATATAGAAAGCTCTTATAAAAATAATTGTATATATTTATTCCACGGAACAAAGGGTAGATTACATACGATGAAAGACCGAGATAATGATATAGAGATATTAGGCTTCTTATCAACCAGTCTCAATGTTTATACTGCGTCATATTACAGCGAAATTTGGTCGAAAGATGTGTCTGGATTTATTTATATAATAGAGACAGATGATAAGAAGGGATACATAAACTTAACTGATAACTTATATCAGTTTATTCTCTTGCCGCATTCTATAGTTCGTATTTTATATGAATATCAAGTTGGAAAATTAACAATAATTTTGTGTCGTTTAATTATGACGCCTTCAACAGAAGAAAGCAGATACTTGTATAATAGCTTAATGGATATTGCTCAGCCTGCGAGAAAAAGTGATAGGGCGGATCCCGCTGGTTCCTCTGGTTCCTCTGGTGCCGCGGGTGCCGCGGGTTTATCAGGAGGTATAAGTTCTATGAAACAAATACAAGCTAAAATGAAAGAACACGCGCGTGTTCAAGCTGCGCACGCTTCGCAAATCATAAAACCAGTAAAGAATATGTGTAAAATTGGCGATATGCCTGAAGATATTCGTGAATACTACGGTTTAACTCTTACGGAGAAGAATAAAAACGAAAGGGTTGATATAAATAATGGCTGCTATGTTAGATTGGTTAATAGAAAGGTTGTTGATAAAATGATAGCCGCAAAAGGTAAGTAAATTATATACGGATATATTGAATTATATCATTAAATGTAGGTAGATATATAGCGCAACCTAAGCAATGCATAGTTATTAGTTAATATATATATTGGATATTATTTTTTTAGAATTATAATAGAATAATATATATATTATATAATAGAGTAATATATGAGTAGCAGAAGCGGTGTCTATCCCAGCTATCGCACAGGTAGATCTCCGATACCGGCACCTACGCAAGATATGACTAAGAGCAAGGCGCATCAAATAAGACTTGCTGCTTTGGAAAAAGAGTTAGCTGCTGCTAAATCAGCACAATATAGTCGAAACACGCAAGCAAGACTACTTGCTCCGATACGGCGGCCTGCTTCAAGGGCGCCTGTAGAAGATTATATGAGGGCGCGAGATGGTTTACTTGATCAGAGAGGAAGATTACAATCAGCTTTCCAAGAAATATATAGAAAGCCTGATGGTTCATATAATAGGGCAGCAGTTAAAAAAGGTATGGGTGATTATGATGATACACTACCAGCCAAACATCGTGCTGCTCGCGTAGATAGGTACACTGGTATTATAGAGGAAGAGAAAGGCAAATATGGTGGATATGCTAAAGCTTCGAAGTCTGCGAAGTCTGTGAAGTCTGTGAAGTCTACGAAGTCTGTGAAACGTAAAGTTATGAAGTCCACGAAGCCCCCTGCTATTAGACGACGAAAGCCGACACTTGTACGCAAGTAAGCGCACAATAAAGAATATGTACGTATATTTTATTTTTATTTTTATTTTATCTATGTAGAGTTTATGAATAATAGCAGTAGCAGCAAAAGCAGCAGTAGCATTAGCAAGAAATATGTTAATAAAAACAAGGATTTGCTTTTTAAAAAATACAAGAGACTGTTAAGCATCTACACGGCATCTTGTAATGATATCTCGAAGATGCTCAAGATACCTTTCACGTATTACGTGAAGCACATGAAAAAACTAATTGTATTACTAAATTTCATTCATCAAATATATCGTATGACCTTTAAGAAAAATATGCCTCAAATTAATATGTTTGATGCGCAAACGATGAGACGTTATAGTGATGTTGAGAAAATATACACCGAGTTTTTTTATTTTTCAACTCCTATCGCAAAGGAAAATATTATAACACGTATCGATGCTAGCAACCTATTGCCTATCACATATGAAAATTATAATATCAAGCAAATTACCCAATTTATTCTTAGGTTCTCGAATACTAATACGCAGTCGCAAAGTTATAGCTCAGCAGTCGGCGGTGGTGATTATAATGAATATAATGAAAAGTTGTTATATTCTACTATATTACATAGGTGTATTAGGTTGTCCTTTAAAGCAAATAAAATAGTATTTAATGAGGAACCTGAGAGGAAATATGCGGATACGAAAGTTACAAAAGATAACCTCGAATACGAATATTCAAAATATATGTCTATATTACCTTCGCATATTACTTTAAATATTGTGGATTTTGTCGAGGACGACAAAGATATCATTCCGTTTTTTGGAGATAATATACGTGGTATTTTCCGGACTATCAATCAATTACATAGCGGTTTTCAAGAAGACTATGAGATTATTAGTGATCGCCGCGAAGATAGCATATATGAAAAGCAATTAAACGATATTAGAGGATATAGCGACGAAGACACCCTTAAAACAATATTATATACGATTAACAATAACAACAGTAATAGCGATATAAATAACAATAAATACAAGGGTATAGGCTATTACTATTGGTTCAAGTATAATTCACCATTACCTGCTATAACAATTCTTGATACAGATACGTACATAGCAGGTATCAATACATTTCAGCCATTACATATAACCGCTTCGCGACTTTTGAATATTAGGCAACATTATGTAGGTTCTAGAGAACCTTTTAGTAAAATAGTCAACAGTTCTTTACAGAACTATATAGCAAATGGCGTAGATATAGAGAAAGATGCTTATAAAAGAGTAAGATATTTGCTAAAGTTTTGTAGTGACGCGCACTCGAATACTTCGCATAACAAAAAAACAAACTACGTATTTCACGGAACCAATAGAGATTTTCACAGCGATTATAACAAGGACATCGTTTTAACATCGTTTTTATCATGTACATTTAATATTAGCATAGCGTTGCGTTATGCTTACGAAAATGTTAAGAATAATGGCTCCGTGTATATTATAGAGGTCAAGGATGATATAGATTATATAAACTTTAATGACGAATTATATCAGATTATTTTACATCCAGGGTTAAGAATAACAGTAACAAATGTATTGGTTATAGGAGGCGTCAAGTATAATTTATGTAAAGTATATAATACACCAAAAGAATATATGGAGATATTATACAACAACATATTTGAAGGAGGAAGAACAAATAAACTATATAACATAAAAAATTTCAAGATACACGAAGGAAAATCTAAGTATCCGCAAGTTATCGCGAAAGCTAGCGGGCCTAGCGGGCACACATATATTTGCTTAGGATCGCAAGTAAACGAGGATATTACTCCAAATACATATTTTAATGTTAAATATACACTTCATCAGCATTTTATATGCGATTGCTACAAGTTCTTTAATATTAATGTAGTAGATTACGCAATCTATTATGATAACGATAATGATAAAGGCACGTTTTATACAGGATATGTAAATGACGTTAATTACGAACCTATCAATACGCGCAGTCGCGAGTATGGTCGCTTTAATTATAACTTTGATAACCTATTTATAGACAGCCTGTTACATAATGACGATGTGCTATATCCTCAAAATTATATGAAAAATGTTAGAAGGCGCTTTGATTATCGCTTAAATACATTTAGGAGCGTTGGACTATTTGATTACGAAGGATATAAAAAAGTCAACTTTAATATTCACGAGCCATCGCGTATATATGTAGATATACTTAGAGAATATATATCAAGAGATGAAGATAGAAACAACCTGTATATAAATGATATTACGAGAGATTATATGAAAATGATTATTAGTAATAATATAAACGATTTAAAGGAATTTAGAGATATTTTTGTGGATATGCTCAGAGACAGCTATATTGATTTTATAAATGTTAATATGAAGATTGATAATACTACTGAAGAATATAGCGATTTAGTTACGATGTTTAGCGAACTAACAGAGTGTTTAAAGAAAACCACCGACTATTATGTTAAGAATATGGAGGACGGTACAATATATAAGGAGGTTGAACCTTTTATATATGCAGCGAAGGATATGACTGTTGCGGCAGTAGGAGGCAAACAAAGTACACTTAATAGAAGGCAGGCTATTGTATATACTAAATCCGCTAAAGCGGCTAATGCAGTAGCATCAGATACTAAAGCGACTAACGCGACTAACGCGGCTAAAGCAGCTAACGCGGCTAATGCAGCTAACGCGGCTAACGCAGATAATATCTATAATAATAACAAAGGGTACGTTATGCCCTATGAAGATTTTCTCAAAGTTATAAATAAATATAATAGTTATAAGATATAGAAGATACAAATACAAGATAAGAGGCTATTATGGATATATATGTTAAATATCTTATAATATCTATTATACTTATGTTTTTAGATCTTGCGTGGGTTTCCTTTAATATGAACACTTATTCAAATACAATACTGAAGGTTCAAAAATCAGAGCTGGAACCGCGGGTTGAACATACTATTATCGCATATATTCTTATCCTATTCTCTGTTATATATGTGGCTATACCTTTTACCACGCAAAATATAAAAAAAGGCGAGGATATTAGTATAGAAAATAAGCTATTAAAGGCTTTTATGTATGGCGGTGCCGTAGGCTTTTCAATATATGGTATATATAACTTTACATCTCTTGCGATTTACAAAGATATGGATAGTTCCGTAGGTATTATGGATACACTATGGGGTACTACATTATATACATTAACAACATTCGTATTCTTGTTATTACCTGATTAGAGTATATAGAACGCTTCTACTGGTCACTGCGATTGTATAATAATACTCTCAAGCTCTTGAAACGAACATCCTAATTGAAGTAATTTACATCGGTCTGGTGATAGTAGTCCAAGTAATTCTGCGATATTTTTATAGAGATTAATTTTACATGGAAGTAAATATTGACGCAAACTCTTTGCGTGTTCTATAGAGGTTATATTAGGTATCTTAGCAATATCAGCATCATCGTATTTATCAAATATATTAATTGCGTCTTCTACAAGTTCCTTCAAAGAACTATATTCACTTTTCTTATAATTTAATATAATACTATCTCCTAGTTTAATTCTGATAACTTTTATTTTTTTAATAATATCTAAATCACTAACATTTACTAGCATTTTAGCAGGCGTATCCGTTAGTAATGTTTGAAGCATTATATAATCATATTTAGATGTCGCTGATGATGATGATGATGTATGTTGTTCTGTTGCGTCATTATTAACATTGTTAACATTATTATATACGCATTCTTTCGCAAAATGCCCATCTGTTTTGCCGCAAATAAAGCATCTATTATTTATGCTATTACTTATTTTTATAAGTTGTTTTTTAGTTTCTGTATCTAAAACAACAGATGAATAAGAACCACCTCGAACATTATCAATACCGTATTTATCCATATATTTATAAGTATATTTCTCTTCATCATAATCGTCGCAATTTGGAATAAGTTCTAAAATCTTTAGAGGTTTATGGAGTTTTGTCCATTCTGTACCATTATTCGCAAAGTGATTATCAAATCTAAAATGAGGGTTCATAGTTTTTCCAACATAATATTTATCATTATTTAGTTGTAAAACATAGATATATAGCATTAGTTACAACTAACATAACCTATATCAATCAGTTTTATATAATAAATATTAGATATTATAAGGATATTTCAAATAATCCTGTTTGAGACCCTTGAGAAACTATGGTTGGTTCGCTCCAATATATCTTTAACTGATTATCAATAATAGCTCTGTTTAACCACATATCGATTGGTTGCGTAATTTTATTGTTATTATTGGCTACAGCGGCTATATATTCACATAATTTCTTAGCACATTTATTGGTTATTATATAGCTATCTGTCGCACGCGTATACGGATTTTTATATATATGAGCGTCAGCGGCGTCAGCGGCGTCAAGTAATTCTTTGTTAATATGTAGATTATACCCGCTACCAATAAATAGCATATCATAATCTTCTGGCGTTTCTTTAATATATGCTTTGACTATATCATTAAAATCATCGCTTAATATAACATCATCTTCAAATATCAGAGTAGGCTCTTCGTCGTTATCTTTCGCTATTAACTCATATACATAGAGATGTTTCAAAAATAAGGACATACGGGTTCTTTTGTAATCTTTATCAAATATAATGCTTTCATCATCTGTTATTTTAGTAATATCATATTTTTCTATGAACTCGAAGTTATATATGTTATGTAATCTAAATTGCTCCAAAATATGCTTCTTACGCTTAGTTAGATTACTGCTATGTAATACATAGATTTTCATTATAGTTTATAGTAGATTAGAATATGTTGAGAAGATAATCAAGAAAATCATATCATTTTTACTAAAAATAAGTGATACATAGCTTACATAGCGATTAGCATCATCCGTATTATCTTTTAGATGCCTTGCGACCGCTGGCTCCTCCGCCTCCACTTCTAAAAAATAGATAATATATAGCATATAAGACGCCTATTACTAAAATAATAATAATAAATATATAAACTAACATACCAGCAATTCCAGCGGTTCGACTAATTTGACAGTAGAGTGTCTCGTCGGTAAGAGGACATTTTTCTACATTACTGGAACCTGTATTGCTCATACTCATAGAAGCCGCTGAACCACCAGAAAGTAACGCACCTCCTACTGCGCCCGCTGTAGCACCTGTGAGAACACCTGAACTGTTGTTAGAACCATCCTGTGTATTTTGTTGAGGTTCTCCGCCTCCTTTTCCGGCTTTGCCGCCGCCTTTAAATCCTTCAAAGAACATTTCACTTAAGTCTGCTCCACCTAAACCCATTATATATTCTATTATATAGTAATATTTATTATTTGGTTTTTCTTGAAGACCCTAAACTATTGAAATATATAAAAGTAAATGTGTAAATAACAATAAAAAATATCAAAATAGGAAAGAATGGATTTTTTTCACCCTTTTTCCTATTTCTTGAAGACGATCCTCTTCCGCCACCACCGCCACCACCGCCACCGCCACCCTTAAATTGTTCTGTTAAGAAATTTTTCATTAATGAGAACCCTTCTAAGTCATCTAAATCATCTAGTATCATCATTATTTATTATACTAGTATATTATTATATTATATTATTATCAATCTATCAAACCTATAATATATTTCTATTATATTAGTAGAATTAATATTTTTATTATGAATATTTTAGAAACATTTATTATTGTTTTCACAGTAATAATATCAACGATAATAATATTGTGGCATATACATAATATGAATTACCACGCGATGGGAATAGGTTCAAGCTCCGCAACGCTTCTAAATATAAACTATAAAGAGCATAACAAGGGTACCGCAGGTGCCGCAGGCGCCACAGGCTCTTGTAGTTCAACTTGCGATTCTATTGATCCGGTGAGTGATCCGCGATATAACATGCAACAAATTATAAAGCAATCTATATTATTAGAGGAGCATTTAACAAATAAAAATAAGAGATGTCGTGATTGTATTACCAAGCATTTTCTACATATTATTGGTCTTGCTGAAGAGGCACAAATGTTAGCTACTAATAAGATAGACAAGTATCCGCTAATAAACGAATCAGTAATATTATATAATGAACTTTTTAAAATATGGATAAAAAATAAGAATTTGAATGGGAAAGATGAAACATATGTTCTGTATTGTACGGATAAACTAAGAGACCATCGCAAGCAATTAATAGTAATCTATTTTTTTAATGAAAAATATAATATAGTCGATAATGATAAGAATAGCGACAAGCATAAGCATACACCGAGCGAACACACTATGTATTAGGTAGGTTTTAGGTTTTAGGTTTTAGATATTTAGGTATGTATAAAAGGAATATTTTTATTATTAATGGCTATATCGACGACCTCTTTAATATCTAAGTATGTTTGTTTATGCGCTTCGAAATGCTCAGGGTGTATCTCAGACACTAAGTCTATATTAGGATATGCGAATGGAAATGTAGTAGCGTAAGAGTTTATCGATGAATAAAGCGCAACATCAGCGACTACTTGGTATTCGCACGTAGTGAAATCATATTTATTATTTTTAAAAAATTTATTAACTAATATTTTAGCGCCTTCTCTGGAGATGATGTACATACCCGTTGAAGGTAATAAATACTGCCACTTAATAAAGCGAATATTATGCTCGACTGATAGATTATACAAAGCTTTTACTGTATTACCGTACAAGATTAGCAATTGTACCAGCTGAGCATCTTTAGGCAATTCGCTAATTAATTTATTATAATTAATATCAAATGGTATAACAATATCGTCTTCCATAATAACAAACCATTCATTGTTTTTGTCTTTTAGCCCTTCAATCATCGCTTTAATATGGCTAGATATACAAGCATATTCATATTCGCACCGGACACACCCAGGATGCTTACAAGTTAACGGTCTCTTATCCGCTAGAACATCGTCAAAATCACGAGGTGTAATCGCAGAGACCCTTTCGTTATCTAACTTATTATTTTTAAATTGTTCTTCCATAAATGCTCGCCTATCACTAGAGGTATCAATATTAATCCAATAATGTTTCATTATGTTATGTTATCTTATATTATATTATCTTATTGATAATTATTAGTAATTATTATTCGTCATATTCTTAAATCTTAATCTTAATCTTAATCTTAATAAATTTTTGATGTGTGATACATATAATATAATATTTTTGTTATTGTTTATTAAATGAAACTAGAGCTTAAAAGGTTTGACCCTACAAAAATCAAAAGTGATTCTGTTGTTGTGTTTATAGGCAAACGTAATACAGGAAAAAGTTATTGTATGAAAGATATACTTAGTCACAACAAGGATATACCCGTCGGCGTCGTTGTATCTCAGACGGAGCGCGCTAATGGATACTTTGAGAAGTTTATTCCAAAAATGTTGATATATGACGAACTAGAAGAAAAACTCATTAGTAAGTTCTTGACTAGGCAGATAAATATAACAAACGAGCGAAAAAGAGATATGGCGAAGCATGGAAACTCGTCGATTGATCCGCGCGCTTTCTTAATATTAGACGATTGTATGTATAACAAGTCGGCTATGACTGATAAAAACATTCGGTGTATCTTTATGAACGGAAGGCATTACAAGATATTCCTTTTAATCACTATGCAGCACGGCCTAGGATTACCCCCTGACCTACGTTCAAATATCGACTATGTTTTTATTTTTCGTAATAATATTGTTAAAGAAAGAGAAAAAATATACAATCATTACGCTGGTATGTTTCCGACATTTGACGTATTTAACCAAGTGATGAACCAGTGTACAGAGAACTTTGAATGTCTTGTTATAGACAACAAGGTACAGTCAAATAATATATCAGACATCGTATTCTGGTATAAGGCGCAAGATGTTAATTATCGGATGTGTTCACACGACTTGTGGGAGATGCAGTCGTTACAAGACCAACGAGATTTAATGGGGCTCACAAATGATGAAGGAGAAGACATTGAAGAGTATGACCCTGGTGTCTTTGTTAAAAAAAAAGGCTCTAAACTTATCAAGGTGAAGAAACATACGTCTTATTAGATATATATTACATATATATTACATATATATTAGATACTAAGGCATTTATCAAATAAATCCAAGCATTTATCACCACAATAAAGATCACATATATCGCATTTTTTTATCACAATATTACAATTCTTACAAACAAATACTGTATTAGTATATATAATATTATCAGCAGAATAACAGAGGAAACAGTAGGAAGACTTCTTTAACATTTTAATCAATATTATATCAATTATATTATTATATTATTATATTATTATATCAATTATTAGAAAAATGTTGGCTTCTTACCTTTAGATGCCTCTTTAATATGTATCTTCTTTACTTGACTTATATCTGTGATATTACTGAAGGCACTCGCGGCACTCGCGACGCTAGCAGCACTCGCGACGCTAGCGATACTTTTGGTATCGTCGTCATTATCGTTCTCATACCTTTTATAATCAATCTTATTTTGTGATAACGAGCTGTATTCGTCTTTAATATTGTTCCATTCTTTGCGAATATTATTCGGATCCATTTCGCGCCCTTCTTTGTTTTCGCGCTTTTCGCTTTGGATATTTGTTTGCTCGCTTTTAGGAAATGATATTTCTTGGTACTGTTTTTCGTTTTCCTCATTTTTATATTCATTATAGTGAACCTTTGTTATTGATGTATCTACTATATTATTTATTTTATTATCTTCGCGCTCCACGGGTGGTTCTAAGACCTCTTTATTTTCTCTCACTACCTTTATTGTTTCATTAACGTCTTTGTCGTCTTCATCGTCTTCGTCGTCTTTGTCGTCTTCTTCTTTGTTATCTTCATTAGCACCTTCATCTCCTTCATCTTCGTCTTCATCTTTACCATCCTTGCTATCTTTATCTTCTTCTTCCTCATCATCTTCATCTTTGCTATCTTCTTCCTCATCTTCATCATCATCTTCCCCATCATCTTCATCTTCCTCATCTTCTTCCTCATCTTCTTCCTCATCATCATTGTCTTCCTCCTCATCTTCCTCATCATCATCATCTTCTTCCTCATCGTCTTCGCTATCTTCGTTATCACTTGATATTTGAGTATTTTTCTCTTCTTTTGCTATCTTTTTAAGGGCTTTTGTAGTTTTAGTTGACTTGTCTGACTTGTCTGACTTGTCCGACTTTGCGATCTCAATATCAACACTCTTGTCTTCATATCCATCATCATCAGCATTTTCTTTGAATTGTCTAACATTCTCTGATAGGTTATCTTCAATTTGCTTGAATATCTCGTCAAATGGTACAAAGTCTCTAAAAGTCTTCTTTATGATCGCTCTAATATTTTCTTCAATTATATTGAGATTGTTTTGATATTCGGCGTCCTTTATGTTATTTCTATTATATAGGTAAGCGTTCTTCCAAGAGAATGAAGCCGCATTTATATAGCATTTGTGAACAAAATCTTCAGGGTTCGGTATTTTAATCTTAATATTATCAAACTGCTCTCTGTATTCATATATCTTGATTTTTATAGTTGTTATGATAATGATTTTAATTAAGTTAGACAAATATTTACATTTCGTATATTTTACTATCTTCTTATATTCGTCATTTACCAAGTTATTATTCCATTTGCGAATACTATATAATTCATTTTGAAATCCTTTAAGCCCCTTTTTATCTTCCATCATCTCGGTGTATATAGCATATATACGCTTTGATATTGCGACACTCAAAATATCCTGTATATGTTCTATATATTCGTTTCGTGTATCTATTAAACCTTCCATATATTTAGTAATTTATAATATTCTTTATATAGTATTACAGTTATACTAAAAATTGTGTTAAGTTCTTGTTATTATCAAGGTTTTGAGAAAATGTTAAGTGACCTCTAAATCGCGTACCGCGATCATTCCGAGTATCACCTTTCTCTCGATCAGTAGAGATATCTTTGTTAAATCTCTGTATAACAAAGTTAGGGATCGGATATTCGAGATGCTCGTATATATTTATATATTCTTTAGTCATATTACCAACATAATCTGTAGTTATCTTATGAGGATCTAAGCGTATCTTATTTTCTATCTGATGATACAGTTTTTTCATCCTTATATGAGTTTGGCGATAGGTTAATTCGCGTTCAGCAAGCTTAAAGTTACCTATCAGGCTTAGCTTAATATAGTAACTGTACAACTATTTAGAACAATATTAGCGTATTTAATACCATCTGAATTTGTATCATTCATTGAATTCAGGATAGTCATCGCGCCAGAAGATAATATTAAAGGGATGTTAATCAATATTCGCATCCTTGAAAACAAGGTATTACTTTTAGAACAAAGAACCGAAATAATCAAAGCCTTATCCTTCAGGTCCTTTAATATTTTAAGATGGTTTTCGTGTAATAACTCGTCTTCTAAAGTATTTTCAGGATAGCTTCGAGATAATGTAGTTGGAGGCGAATGATAATCATTAAGCGAACTAACACGAGTATCTCCTTGCGGAGACTGTGTTGTGTCGTAGGGCATTATAATTGTTTATTACCTTTTACAGCATATTTTAATTTCTTTAATATTAGCATAGATATAGATGGAAACACTAATAGATAATAAAAAGACTGCTAAAGCGCCTAAAGCGGCTAAAGCGGCAATAGCAAAAGACAGCAACGAAATAGATTTTCAAGGCCAGCTACCATACTGTGAGCTACCATTTAATATGGATACCATTAATAACTTTCAAAAATATAGGACTTTAATTCTTGTATTCGAAGGGATTGAAGGAAGTAAAAAGAAATTCAAATATATTAGAATAAATGAACCAATGAAATTCAAAGATGGTACTGAGGATTGGGATAGTCGCAAGTGGCCATCTGATATAATATTGAAGCGTTTATTATTTCTTTTATATTTAGGTATTTGGGCAAATATTGAGAACATAGTAGAAAGAGCAAAAAAACAGCTTAAAGAAGACAAGAAGGTCAATAAATTTGTGTTTGAATTGATAGTGAGAGATACCAATAAATTTATTACCGAGAATTATAGCGAGCTAAAATTAATTCTTCAAAAATTAATAGATAAAAAAATCAATAGAGTGTATATTGTTTATCAAACAGTTTCAAATATTTACCAAGAAGACGGTAATAATTTAGATGGACCGGATATAAAAGGGAACTTAGAGAGCAAAGGTTATACTGAGTGGGATTTAGATGACGGTAAAAAGGACGTTGATATAAATACATTGGCGACTAAGTATTTTTCTTTAGACAAAATAAAGAACTTAAGAGAAGAAGGTCTCGTATATATCAAGCAACTCGAAACTAAGTATAATAAAGAATTAGAAGAAGAAAAAAAAGCAGAAGAACAAGATAAATTACAAAAAAATAGTGTAATATCAGAAACTGCTACGAGTACAACTGGTGGCCGTAGGCGACCTATAAAGCGTAGATAAAATACTAATCGCCTGCTTTGCTGCTGCATTAACTACATCTTAAGACCCTCTTCATATGACGGGGGGCTTCTAACGCTTTCCTGAGTAAAACTAAAAGAGTTATCAGACGAGTAAATAAACATACTAAGCTCTTCATAGTTGCTTGCGCGATAATCTTTCGCATTCATTCCATTTAAAGACAGTACTTGGTAATGCGACAAATCTGTTATTAAAACCGCGTAGGTATACTCAGTCGCCTTTTGATACATCCGTGAAGATCCCTTCTTCTTGTTTAAATCTCCAAACTTTTCTCCAATCCGATTTCTTATTTTATTTACTATATTTGCGTTCTTTATATCCTGCTTCATTGTTCTAAGTATATCATTATCAAAAGCCATTCTTTTTTTACCATAGTTATATTTGTTAATAATGTTCATAGTTCTTGGATTTTGCGAATTTCCGCTACTTTCTAAAACAATAGGTAATATGATTATATTAAACGCGTCCTTTATGAAGTAGTTTGTTAATACAAACTCGGGCATAGAGGGCATTCTCGCTTCTGTCGGTAGATGTTTTTCGAGCAAGTTTTGTATTGATCCGCTTTTGTTTAAATCTGCTCTTAAAATGCCTGCTTCAATTAAAGAAACGATTTCTATTTTATTCACACTCAGTAGTTGCGAGACCTCCATTAATTCGTCGTGCATCTTTAATAATTCTTTTTTGTCTGTAGAATGCATCGATAGTAATGTTTGAGCCATTTCTAGATAACTCTTAAATCTTTTGTGGCCTCTTAGTATTAAAAAGTCACATATATATTTTCTTAATTGTGTGCCGTTGCGTATTTTATAGGAGTATGACGCGTTCGCGAAGACCTCTTTAAACGTTTGATTGTTTTTAATAACAATATAGAGAGAATTGAAAAAACAATTATTATTCTTCCCTGATACATTGAGCAATTTTAGATTATCTCGAGCCATATGTTATGTTTTATATTAATATCCTTCTATATATCAGCTATATTTTTAAATATATTATTTTTCAATTTTGTAAATATCTTTTAAAATAATTTTCATTTTTCTTATTCCCATCTTGTATACATTAATGGTGGGGTCATTTAAATGGGTCTTGAGTTTTTTTACAAAATAGTCTGTGAATTTTTTGTTTTTATACTGGTCTACTCTTAATTTATACTTAGTTATGTTAGGTGGTTGTTTAGGTGGTTGTTTAGGTGGTTGTTTAGGTGGTTGTAGTGGTTGTTTAGGTGGTTGTTTAGGTGATTGTTTAGGTGGTTGTTTAGGTGATTGTTTAGGTGGTTGTTTAGATGGTTGTTTAGATGGTTGTTTAGGTGGTTGTTTAGGTGGTTGTTTAGGTGATTGTTTAGATATTAATGATTTTTTTAATGTATCTTGTTTCTTAACAATAACGTCTTGTTTATGTTTACCACCACGTGTTTTAGTATGTTTGGCTTTATTTTCGTCTTCGTCTGTACGCGACCGTTTAGTACTTATTTTTTTTGGAAAGTTATAAAAATCCTCATATCTTTCATTATTATTTCTTTTAAGTTCAAATTCAATCATATTCATAATTAAATCATATTTTTTTTCCTTAGTTAATAAATCAGTTTGAGTTTCAATTAAACTATCCGAAAAACCTATTGTCCCTTTTTCATTATCATATAAAGGAGTTAAAAAGTCATTAATAGTATCTTTTATTAATTGATTTCTTAAACATTTTACAAATAGAGTTAACATATCAATTGTCTCTTTATCACATTTTTTTATTATCAAATCATATAACCTTTTTGTATTATCACTTGCGATTTTATATATTAATAAATCAAACTCATATTTAAATATACAAAATAAACAATAACTATAAAATTCATTATCATCTTCATTATCTGATATTACTCTACGATTTATATCTGCTGTACCATCAAAATATGGTTGAAAGTATTGTAACATATATTGTTCATCATACACAATCCATGTTAAAATTTCTTCAATACATAAATTCATAATATACATAGCATATTGATTTGGATTTGGTTCTTTATCAAATTCTTCATGTTTACCATACCTCAATATTAAATCAATATAATAATTCATATTGTTACTCAATTCATATTCGCAAGCAATAGTTATATTATATGCTGGATCTGTTGGATCACCTCCCATCAACGTTTGCGTAAATGTTGATGTTAAGTCATTTACATTTTGAAAATCTCTATCTGTAACGATAATAGTATTATAGTCCGGATAACTTGGAGGTGAACCATCTTTGTCTTGTTGTTTAGGAGTTTGTGTACAGGTAATATCAATACCATTAGTATAATTATATAGTTCAAACCCTTGTGAACCACCATTACTATTTTTAGTTTTTCTCCATAATAATGTTGATATTTCTTGAAAATATACAGCACACCCTGCTGCTATACCATCTACAGTATTAAATATACTATTTATATTAATACCTTGTTGAGTACCTTGTTGTTTCATTTTATTTAATTCATAACTTTGCGACCAATCACCTAATCTTTTAAGATCAAATATTAATGATAAATATTCAAATAATTGTGATGTAAAAGGTATTTGGGTAATAATATTAGTATATGCTTGAGATCCTATAGCTACTTGAGAAGATAGGGGTCCGGATTGAATTGCTTTTTTAATAATATTTCCTATATTACCACTTTTATTAAGGGCATTTAACCAATTTGTAAAAAAAATAACACCTTGGGTTGGTGTAGCAGGAGCTGAAGCGAATACTCTAAATTGTGTTTTAGCGTGCTTTAGATCAGTGTCATCTATATCTTTTATAATATCTGTGTTATTATAATTTAATGTAAATGTATTTCCATCATTATTTATAGTTACGCTATCATAACCTAATACACCTTCAAATTCATTTTTATTTAATGTTATAGGCTGAGCAGGTAACCTTAGCGTATCTGAAGTATTTGATGCTCGGGTTGTCTTATCATATAAACCACCAATACCAATAGAATTTTCATATTCATCATTTTGAAGTTTAAATGGATTTTTAGGTACTCCTTGATCTGAAAAAACATAGAGAATACCATTTGCTTGTATCAAATCTTTATAAGATTGCCTCTGTCTACGTGATATAAAAAGCCCCTTATAATTAGAAGCTGGTGTATTATATCCATCAAATGATGCTTTACAATATTTTATTTTAGATGTAGTATTCATATTATCCCACCAGTCAAATAAAAGTTCCTTGCCTATAGTTGTTGCGTTAGAGCCTAAATAATCTAATTCTTTACCAAGTTGGATACCACCTGCGCTTGCTACTTGCGGACCTGCGCTTGCTACTTGCGGACCCGCGCTTGCTACTTGCGGACCCGCGCTTGCTACTTGCGGACCCGCGCTTGCTACTTGCGAATTTAATGGACAGTATTTATTGCTATTTCCCAAATAATAGTCTGCCCATTTTAATACAATATCTGGTTTGTTATAGATAACACTGTTGATTTTTATAGGACTTTCATAAAAATCATGTAATGTGTCTAATATACATATTACATATTTTTGTCTTTTTTTTTTATAGACGGGATCAGTTTCAAGATCGCACCAACTATTAATTTTTGTTTTCACACGGTCTGATACCGTGGTCATTTGTTCTTATTTATATGTTATATAATTATTTAAAATTAATGTACGCTAATTATAAGCAATCGACGATATGCTATTAGCCCTATTAAAACATATCTCAGCAGTCTCATCTACTGTATCCTGAATAACATCTATATGCGACAATATCACAATAGTATTAAAATAATGTAAGAGGCTCTTTAGGAATGCTGGAACAATCGACAAGTTATGTTTATCAAAATTAATAAACCCCTCATCTATAAATAGTTGATTACACAATACATCATAGTTATTAAAGTACAAGGACAAGCGAAGAGCAAGTGATATAGCGAAGCGTTGAAACCCCGAAGCTTGTGATACTGATATATATTGTTTGTCTACATCGCCAGCAATATTATCATTATGAATTAGCCAAATAATATGAACCGTATCATTAGATATATCAACATTATAATTTAATTTAAAAGGTTTTGTATTAGAATGGCTCAGGCTTTTAATAATTTTATTAGTTTTATCTACAAGCTTATTAAGTATCAAGTTTTCATATAGTTCCTTCCGGAAAGACTGAAAGTTTACTAAAATAGTATCAATGACCTCTATAATATTTTCGAGTTCGCTATCAATCGCAATAAGCGACGCATAATTCCTTTTATTATCATCATTATAAGCATTTATTGTAGTATACTTAACAATCTTATCATTTAGGGTTTTTATAGCAGCCCTCTTATTTTCTATTAATGCGCACAATTCTATCTTCTGTTTAATAAGAGGTTTAAGTATCTCTTTGTTCTTGTAATCATTATATAATTCATTAATCTCTATAATTTTATTTAATCTATTATAATGATAAGCGTCTATAATCTTCTTATTTCTATCATATAGAAGCCAATCGTCGTAACATCTTTTAACCTCTTTGTATTTTGCGATACGTGGTTTAATAATCTCATTAAAATGTATAGTTTTTTCTAATCCGTCTATAAGGGTCTTTGTATCACTATAATTTATTTCCCATATCATATAAGTATCATATCCAGCGCATCTGGTTAATTCTTCAAACAACATAAATGTGTAGGATATGAAATAGTCTGTATAAGCAGTACTGTTCTGGAGCTCTAAGTCTGCTACTCTCAATCTCTCATTTAGGGTATTTTTAGAGTTTATAATATTATTTATTTCCTTTGTTATTTTATCACTGGTCTCTTTAAACTTTAAATAGTGGTACCACTCAGTAAGCAAATGAAACCGGTCTCTCATCATCCTATTCTCTTCTAAGCGTTCCTTCACAATCGCAAAGTCATTCTCTGAGTAATTGATGGCGTGTCTTGCGATTTTTAGAGAATTGATAATAATAGATATCTCTTTAATTCGTGATACCCAAGGCCGATTACAACAGATACAGCATTCGGGGTTATATTTATACTCCTCGTTATCTGTGAATACATGTAGTTCCTTATTATAATTATCTATATCATTATCAAGAGTATTAATATAGTCAATCTTTGTATTATATTCATTGATTATAATTTCATCGTCGGCTATCTGAGTATTTATAGCGTCTATATTGAAATGCTTCAGTTCTCTTATGATTGATATTGATGTGCTAGTAGGCTTTTGTGGTTGGTGGTGCTGCTTGAGCTGCGGCTGCTTGAGCTGCGTAAATGTTATGGTATTGCTAGGAACATTAACAGTAGTCAATTGTTGTTGGTTAGAGAATGAGGTATTGAAATCTTTTTCTAAAGACGCAATCATATTCTTAATATTACTAATATCATCTACGAGTTCTTCTTTACGATGAAGAACTGTTTTAAAATGCTCTATGTTTATAGGTTCTGTTATAGCTGTTCGCATTCTTTTTAACATATTTGCGTCGCTTATGAAAGAAGGTTTAGTAGTCATAGATATAAAGTCATTAAACGCATCCATGCTGCCTCCATAAATCTTTAAAATTATAGAGGTTAATTTAGCTATATCCCTCGTTGGAACTGAAACCTTGTTAGGTTTATTCGAAATCAAATCATTAAGCACATCTTTGTATCTTAACAAATCCTCTTTTTGTTTTAAAATATCGCAAATGGTAGTTTCGTCTTGTGATCCGTCTGCTTCCATATTAATATAATCGCGCAAAGCAATCTCTTCTTCGCGAATATAGGAGATATCACAAGGCTTATTAGTACAAGGTAATTTATCAAACTCATCTTCAAGTTGCTGAGAATATAGCTTTGCTAATTTTTTCATGTTATTGTTATTGTTATTGTTATTGTTATTGTTATCATTAATAGAATACATATACTTGTAATGTCCAAGTCTTTCTTTGTATTTATTATACACTTCTTCACTAACAATACTATCAGCCTCATTTGCTATAATATCATTAATAAGCATAGTATAATCGGTATCGGCGATAGCCAAATATGCTTGGTTATTAATATCAATATTTATAGTATTATTAGTTATCAATAACTCTTTTTTATCAGTATTAAGAAGTTCAAGTTCTTCTCTAAGCAGCAAAATAGCCTCATCGTTAACATCGCTATTTTCACCATTAAATAGTAACTTCTCATAGACCTCTTTTTTACTTTGAATAACTTTTCGAAAATCTCTATATTTATTAATAGCGGTTTTAAACAGATTATAAAGGTGATAAATAAACTGTATATTATGAGATTTATCAATTGTCGCCAAAGTATCCTTATAGTTCAATCCAAGAATATCATTATCTATGTTTTGTGTTAGCATAGATGTCGAGAGAAAGGTATTAATATCTCCAAACAACGATTTGACCTCTGTATTACACGCCGTATCTTTTTTCAATATCACTAAACCCAAAAGGTCATCGTGTTTATATAGTACAGATAATTTATTAGTGATTTTATAAGTCCCCTTCTTCTTACAGAAGTCTCTTTTAATACGGTAAGTGATATTATCAATCTCTATATCTATAATAGTATATCCTTTGTCCTTCTTGTGATTAATAAAACCCGCCGAGTAGGTATCAAGCTTATTGTTAGTAGCCCATATGGCTAATTGTAAGATATCATAGATAGCCGATTTACCAGTTCCATTAGACCCTTTAATCATAAATGTTTTAGCATCTAAATCTTTAAAATTAATCCAGCATTTATTCTCATAACATAATAGACCATCCCATTCTAAATATTTAATCACGAAGGATTTTTTAAGAGATTGCCTATCGTCTGCGTCATTACACGAGTTGATAATAGGTTCCAAATCTTTGTTCCGCTTGATACATTCTGCATGTAAATCTTCAGGATATTTACTGATATCAAATAGCAGGCTCTCTTTATCTTTAATTATGTTTAGTAATATGTTATATTTGTCTAGTGATAGTAGTTTTTTGAAATATACGAGCAAATAGTTAGTATCAAGCAAGCATTCGCTCGAAGTCTCGTTGTCTGGCGAGGTGGCCGCTTGCGTCGCTTCAAGGGTATTGTGGGTATTCGCATTTAATCTTGAAACTATTTGGAAAGAAATATTAAAAGTATTTAGTATATTACTTAGCGTTTGATAGTTAATATTTGAGAATGATTTAATATCAAGTATATTAGGAAAATACTTACTATTGTTTTTAATATATGTTTCAAGATGTTCTGTATATTTACCATTTGTTCTAATAAATATGTTATTAGACACGTCTTCGACGATATTAATATAGCCTATATTATTATAAACATTAACTTCTTCAACCTGTTTATTCGCGAGGTTCCATATAAGATATCCGTGTTCTATAATATCTTCTCCAAAGTTCTGCTGTATTAAACTACCAGAGTACCCACAAATACTTTTCTTTTTATAATTAAACACCTGACGTTTATGGATATCGCCAAGCAGTACATAGTCAAACTCTTGAACCCATTCTAATGGATAAGGATTGAAGGTCTCTTCTATAGATTTCCCATTATATAATTTAGCGGACGCAAACGAACCGTGAAATAGCGCGACTTTATGTTTAACCTTCTTAGTAATTGCTGGAAATGGTGGTAAATCTTGAATACGTCCACTATTTCTATATTTATCCAAAGTTTTATCAATACTAACAAAGGAGAAGCCTACGTCATCAATAACAAAGGACGTTGAGGTATTTAATACAAATACATTAGGAATATCAAATGTAGAAGAATAAACGAGCGAAGGCTTGTTAATATCGCTTTGATCGTAATCGTGGTTACCTGAGATGATATACAACCTACCTATCTTTGATAATGATTGGATAAACTCGCGATATATAAACAACCCATAGTTTCCAATAACATTCTTGTTATGGAAGATGTCGCCAGTAATAACGATAATGAAGTCGTTAAAGGATAGATTTAAATCAGCTATATTACTATTTAAGGAAGTGATGGTCTCTTTGAATACATTGCTGTACTCTTCGTATCGAGAATAGGTATTATCACCATTCCTAATATGTAGATCAGATAGATGGAATATATGCGTTAAGGACATAGAGTAATATTATAAATATAATACTATAGCATTATATATCATTTTTTAAGAAAAATAATTGTATGTGTATATAATAGAATTTGACTGAGGAAATAATGTTAAGAGCACTAGGGGAAACAATATATACAATGTGGAAACAACCATTAACTGAAAAAGAAAAGCAAGTAGCCAGACAAATGGAAAGACAAATGGAAATACAAAAATTAATAAAGAGTGATTTATCATCGTATAATACAACTTTAGGAAATAGTAGTGATAGTGATAAGATTGTTGATATAAATAGCCACTATTTTAATACTTATACACAAAAAAAGGATTTACTTAATATAATTCATAATAAAATATATAAAATTATTGAAAAAAAATTTCTTGATGAACAGCAAAAGCTTGATGAACAGCAAAAGCTTGATGAACAGCAAAAGCTTGATGAACAGCAAAAGCTTGATGAACAGCCAAAAAATATTATAAAAAAATATTTTACTCTTTTAGAACAAATAAACAACAATACTGATAATTTTATACCACATTTTACTTTTACTTATGATTGTATTAAAGATATATTTAATGATATAAAAAACAATAATAGTTTAGATGATATGAACATAAAAATAAAAATTATTGAAGGTATTTTTTCAATATTCTTAAAAATTGAACTACTATTTCCTTCTGAATTAGATATAGACGTCTTTGAAAAAAATTTTAATGATAATAAATGTTATAGAGAGTTAATTAGATTTTTTTACTATTTACCTATCTCTACTATTAAAAGTGTAAAATATAATGGTACTGTTATAACTATAAAAGAACCAAATGATAATCAAGATACGAAAGATATATTTTTTGATATATTAAAAACATTTTTTCAAACAGGAGAATATAAATCAGATATTATAATTGAATTAGAATTAAATAATACATCACTAAGTGGTACACCAGTAACTGGAGGTAAGAAGATAAATAAAAAAGAAATCTTAGGCAAAGTACGATGTATCTACAAGAAGACTGGAGACAGAAAGGAATACATTAAGCACAAAGGTGAATTAATCACAGTATCTGAGTATAAGAAGATGATGAGAGATAAGAAGAAAATTGTTGTTACACCAAAACCGAAACCGAAACCGAAACCAAAATCACGCAAATAACCTTTAACCTTTAACCTTTAACATAAAAACACGACCATTTATATGATATATATCTATAAGCTGCTTGAAGACTGTGGTTTAGCCAACGGATTATAAAGCATCTTAGGAGATGACGAGGACTTAGGAGATGATGAGGACTTTGACGAGGACTTCGATGAGGACTTAGTAGAGGACCTTGACTGTCCTTTTTGTGATTTATTATATTTTAGTCGCTGATACGCGGTGATATAATTTGTATATTTTCGATCAGAAAAGAATTCATTTGGTATATCATCAACATCCAAATATTTAATATATCGTGGGTCTTTTTCTATAATATCTAATAATCGCTCTTCAGACAGATAATGTATATACCCAGGGTACATTCGTATATATTCTCGCATATCTCCATCAGATAGGTTGCGTAAAATTGCGGTAATATTAGATATTGATGTGAAAGTTGATAAGAAATGAAAGATCTCTTTGCGTAAACCATTAATATGAGCTATACTGACTTCTTCCCCTGAATTATTTTTATAGGTTACATTACCAGTCATATTAATACCTCTTACTATGCGAAGCTTCGGTTTTATTGGATTATTTAGAAGTTCTCTCATTCTTACTATTTTTGCTAGAATGTTCTTGAACATATCAAACTCTTTGTTCTTATCAATTGAATAGTATTTAGCAGGCATATTAAAGAAGGCTCTAACAGGCATTTCAGGATATTTTTTTAAAAACTTTGCTCTTTTTTCTTCATTAAATCTTAATACATATCCTATATAGCTACAATCGTCCTCTAAAATAAACCTTACTAAATCAAACGTATTATTATGTTTTGGTCTGTTGTGTAAATAATCTAATACATCTGTTTCTTCTCGTCGTACCAGATATTGTTTTAGTCTTGAAACTGATAAATATTCTAAGTACATCCAGTTTTTCTCAATAAAATATAGCTGATCTTTTAGTGATATATACTTGATATAGGCAGGTTTGAGTTTCAATATAGGTTTCAAATAATAAGTATCTAAGCTATTAAAGTAACTTCTATCATATTTTAATATAGCATCATATATCATACCAGCAGTTCCCGTAGTACCAGCAGTACCGTCAGGTCCCGATTTTTTTAATATTTTTAAATAAGCATCCTTTAGGACTTCTGGTTCCCAATATATATATATTGGATTTTTTTGTATTTGCGTGATAGCATATTCTAATAATTTTTCTTGATATTTCTTTTTCTTTTTTTCCCCTAAATCTGTTATATAAGGCGACCCTTTAGAAAATAAATATTTTAGTTGTTCTATAGATAAATAATCTATAAATGCTATAGTATCTTTTCCGTAAGACTTTAATTTATCTAAAATATCGGGGACTTGTTCTGGTAATATGTGTATTATGTTAGTAGGATCCCTACTAACAACTTCATATTGTTTATCAACCGAGGACCTCTTAATATATCCGAAGTTATTATTACTTATGAACCTATATAACTGGTCTGAGGACAGATAATTTATATACACTTCGTATTCACTCGAATATTTAATAATAGCTTCTATTTGTTCGTCATCCATCTTGTGTAAATATTCATATGCTATAGGACTTCTTATGATATCTATGACTTTGAAGCAATCTTGTATCTGTTCTCCTGAACAATATATTAATAGCTCAGGAAATTCTTTAATAATGTTTCTCAACTGCTCCTTCTGTTTTTCATTTCTCTTAAGATTTTTAATAAAATAAATCTTTGTCTCTTCTGGTAAACCTTCTATATAGTTTATGTATTTGTGAGGATGATAGAATGGGTCATCTCTATATTTAGGGTCGTGTTTAGGCATCTTACCTTCGTCATAATCGCTATCTTTTTTAGGGTCGTGTGTCGGATCAAATATCCTTAGATTTAGCGTTTGTTCGCCAGTAATACCTTCAAGAAGGAGGTGAATATATTTATCGTGATACTTTCCAACCTCTTCTATTTCTATGTCGGTTCTTGTGGATATTATATTCATTACCCATCTCTTTGATATGATGTTTGTTATCTGATCATCCGTTAAATATTGTATATATATCTTACATTTTTCATAGCCTTTCTTGACGTATTCTTCGTCATTAAGAATACTAAGGACACCTTCGTTATCTCTCGACCCGTCGCTATATCTCGACCCGTCGCTATATCTCGGTCCGTCATTATCTCTCCGTCCTTTAATATTAAATTTTAAAATATTGTATATCTGTACAGCTGATAAATATTGTATATATGTTTTATATTTTATTAAAATTTCAGGGTGTTCATATATAAACGCGCCTTTATATTCGGCTTTTAAATAGTATAATAATTTTAGCAGAGCAACATCATTGTTCTTTATTTTATTTATTTCGTTATATATAAATGTTAACCTAGGCATAGTTAAAAGATTATATAGACGAGGTTCGGTATTGGTGTACTCTATTAATTTTTCATTCGACAGATAGCTTAACAGACTTCCTTTTTTCAAAGAATGATTTATAAAGTTCATCTTGACTTGCTCAGAGGTAATAAAGTTTAAAGCAATCAAACTATCTATCTGCGTATCTGTGAGAAACTTTATAAGTTCTGAGTTTGTTTGTAAAATCATAAATTGAGTGAATGGGGTTAATAAACCTAGTAATAGTGTTTTTTGCGTGTCTATTAATGCTATTTTTTCTAATTTATTAGCATTACCTTTACCATTACCTTTACCTTTACCTTTACCTTTACTTGAGCCGGATCCGGATCCGGAGCTCGAGCTATTACTTAAACTCTTATTTGTATCTTTATCTTTATCTTTACCTGTAAATTCTAATATATATATAAGTTGTTCTGGTGTAAACTCTTGGAATATTGTCCTATATCCTTCATCAATCAATATTAATTTTTTTTTAATATATTTTAGAATATATTTAGGAAGCATATATTTTAGAATATATTTAGCGGATGAGTTAGGTAAATACGGTATTATAAGGGATCTTATAATATATATGATCTGGTTATCGGTCAATAATTTAATATATATATTGTTTGTTTCTATAACATCTTGAAAGTTAACAATAAACCACCCAGTATTATTTAAAGACAAAAATTGTATACAGCTCGGATCTGCGTACAAAAACTGTAAAACGAGGTCAACGCTTATATAGTGTCCTATAGGATGGTCTTTTTCTCCAGCATATACTATATAACTCCTATTAGCTATCAAAAATTCAACTCTCTGATCATCAGACAAATGTGGGAAATAGGTTACATCTTGTTTTATAAAGGCTTCAAATTTAGATAATGGTAATTTAATAATTAATTGCGGGTTCCTTTGTATTATTGGTTCGATAGTATATACTGAAGCATAGTTCAAATAATATCGGACATACGCTAAATCTATCAAAGGGCTGACTAGGAATTCAAATAATTGCCCCGGCCTTAAATGGTATATCACAGGAGGGTCAATATATCCTAGATGTGTTTTTATAATTTCCTTAAACTGATTATCAGACAATTTATCTATTATATGTGGCGCTAAGAAGCGTCCCTTAGTCTCTATAGCATATATTAGTCGGTCAAATCGAACATCCTTTATATACTCCAATATGCCCTTTTTATTATCTACGTCAAGCAAGCACATTTTTAAAAATGTATTAGATTGTTCGTCAGGCAACTTATTTATAAATTCATCAAGATTTTGGTCTCTTCTATAAAATACATAATCCTTTAATAGATGTTCGTCGTATGCTCCTATGTTATATGGTACCACACTATTTGTTGATAAACTTTGGATTGTCGCAACATTTTCGGTTTTTATGAATAAAGACTGCTTTTTGAGTGGTCGCTCTAACATTTTTTCAAGGTCATACATACCATAGAGATTACCTATAATAGATGAGCCAGACGAGCCAGATTGGCTACCAATTGTCTCGAGTTTTTTGGTTAATTCGTCGACCTTTTCACGTTCAAATATATTATACTCTTGAATATAATAGCTGATACTATTTTCCAAATAAATAAACTTATAATAGCGCTGTATAATTAATCGGGTTTCTCCAGATGCCTCTATGGCGGTTGGGTCGATTTTTTCGTTCCTAATATATTTATATAGCAGGCCTTTGTTATTTGTAAAATAGTGATATTCTATAATATATTGATATATAGGGTAATTTCTTTTAAAAGTCTCCCAAATGGATATATCCTTTTTAATTTCTAGTAAACTATATTGAGAGTTAATATCTTTATTTATTTTAACATAGTAGTAATAGCAGAACACATTCCATAAGGTTAGCTCTTCCTCTGCGTTTTTATAGGTACCATATAAGTATTTTAATATTATTTGTAATTCTTTTAGATACTCGTTATATCTCAGTATATCAATTTCATTATCATCGCTATTTGTAGATACCACAGTCGCGCAGCAGCTGTTTGTTATTTGGTCTTGTAATTCGGTTAAATTAGTATCATATGTGGTTATGTATTCTCTCCCAAGCATTCCTCCGCGTATCGGTGTGATGTGAGCGGACTTCGCGGACTGCTTAGGCTGCGCGAGCTGCTTAGGCTTCACGCTATATTTTTTTCCGCCTTTTTTAAGAGTAGTACTTTCATATACACCAAGCTTAATAGCAGACGCAACAATATTATCTATATTGCCTATTAAAGTATCCTTTAATGGTTTTACATCATTAACAACAAAGTTATATTTCTTATTAATATTCTCAATAAACTCTAATATTAATCTTATATTCTTTAGATTGAGCTCTTTCAAAGCAAAGCGTATTGAAGCCTCTTTTATTTGAAGTTCGCTTTGAGAATTGAACATACTTGGTGTTATATAGGTAATATCAGGGTTATCAAATAGATTAACATAATATTCAAGAACATAATACGGTTTAGTAAGAGTTGCTATTTCGCCTACTGTTGTTAGAAAGGTCCCTATCAAATTATTAAAATCTATTTTAATGGCTTCATAGTAATCTGCTATTTTCTTAAAAAAATCTTTCCATATAGCTATGTTTTTTTCAAAGGTGCTATGTGTGTATATATGTAATATATATTCTAACTTAGTAAATATTGTATTCAGCTCGTTGATATAATAATCACATAGACTGGGGAAGTTTTCAAGTAATAATTCAGAGCTATCTAATGTGTTTGAGCAGCTATTCTTTTTCTTATAGTTATTTGTTAAAAATTTATTAAAAGCGCCTAGAGGGTCATCCTTAGTCTTCTTTGTCTTAAAAATATTATCTATCCCGTGTTGTAATATTTTTGAATAACCGTCAGCTGTTTTTATTTCGTTTTCGAGTGTTTCCTTAGTACCATATCCTATTACTTCCCAATTCATCTGTTTTAAAGTATACCCAGTTTGATCGTGATAAGCAAATATATTTAGATTAGTAGTAAATCCATCCGTACTTCCTTCATACCCTGTATATTTATGAAGGGCCAATTGTTTAGCTACTAAACCCTCTGTGAAGACCTTTATTTCTATAAAAATATTGTTATACCTTCCGGTTGCTTCTATATGTTTTCTCAAAAGATTTACGCTATTAAATGGTGGCGCTGAAGTATATTGTTCGGTAGTTATTATAGTGGTGCTCTTTAAAAACTCAGGGTCTTTTAAAATAAGTACGCATTTGTGTATATTTGCTATAGGGTTTGTGAAGAATGCTTGAACATCTATAGATAGCAAAGCTGATATATCATATAATTCATAGCAAGGATCTCCTGATTTATTATTATAAATAATCACATAGTCGTTACAATATCGTCGATACAACCTACTTTCTTCTTCTTTAAATTGTTTTATCAGTTCATCTACTCTCAATAATTTACTAAACTTTTTAATATATTCAATATTTTTCACAAATGAATTCTGTGCTCTCTGAGTATTTATATGGTTTTGTTGGGCGGTTATAAGGGCATTTATATCGTGAGATAATAGGGGTATTACTTTGTCGTTATGTAAAGGGTCGCATATTATTTTAATATTTTTAGCGGACATATTCCACACGTCAACAATATATTTATTTAGTAATTTAGCAGACGAATCATACAAATAGCAAGGATCGACTGTGGTACCAAGCATAAAAGGGCATTCTAAAATACAAGCGATATATGCTAGAAACCTATCGCACGTTAGCAATATTATATTATTTATATAAGGCTTAAGGCAATTTAAATAGCTTGTAAGTATCAATTGTCCAAAATCTCCGTAGCCTTTCACGCACATACACGTGGTGGTTTTAAATAGCTTTTGTACTTCCTTATCACCCGACGAACCTGCTAAAGTATTCTTGATATAATCAACAAAGGATTTGTCGAACATTCCTTTGTCGTTACTTAAAAACGTACAAATACCCATTACCGAGAACCCTTTCTGGCCTATGGTACAGCTGGAAGAAGTTAGTTTCGTAGGCTTTCCTTTTTCATACAAGGATAATCTAACTTTTTTTTGAGTAGAATCGCTCATATTAGCCAGAGCAACCTTTTTTGTTATATCGGCACCGGCGTCATTTAGATATTCAAATATAAAAAATGTTTCCTTATTGCTAAAGTATTCAAAAAATCCTTGATAAAATATAAAACCAATATTATACATAGTCATCTCATTATCACAAAAAGTGCAAGAGGCTGCGTCATAACTGTTTAGATTTTCCTTATTATAAGCACATCCCGCCGAATCGATTATTTGCGCGATTGTAGATATTTTTGAACAGCACATAGAATTATTCAATTTGATTTCGTCATTTAGGGTTTTTTCAATAGTTTCTTCTAATATCTTAGCATTTCCGTCTCTGACGCCAATATCCATACAATAATATTTTAATCCTGTTAATTCCGTCTGCGATGATATCACTTCAACCTTGCTATTTGACGGATTAATATACCTATTTCTTAATTCGTCTGCGATACTTCCCAAAGAAAACGGTATAAAATTAACATCAATATCGCCTGTACATCGATTGCCGTCATCGTCGAAATCGTGTCGCTGATCTATCCGTATGGCTCTAAGTAGAATGTTCATTTTATCGACAATCGTTTGGATATTATTACCATTATATATATCGTAAATTAGTTCTAAAGCGACTGTTTTGTTGGTACACGGGGTATTTATAATTGCGTTAACTTTGTTATCAATCGTATTATACCATTTTAATTTTGCTTGTATTTTTAATATTTGAGCCTTGTCGATACTTGAAATATGTATGTCTAAAGGCATTTATCTATGTCGACACTTAATAATATTAAAGAAAAACATATATGGGATAATATTTATCGGATAAAAACAAAGAAGGATATAATGCGTTGATGATTAGCATTTGTGTTATAACATTATATTATTTATTATTATTTATTATTATTTATTATTTATATTAATTTAGCCAAGATAAAATCACATTTTTTACTTCAGTTGCCGTATGATATTTGCTTAGTGTCTTATTGATATCGCGTTTCACAGGGTTTGAGAACTCGTCATCTGGTAAAACTACAACTGGGTTGAGTGGTCTCGCGTAGGTATAAAATTCATTCACGTTAAAATGCTTTGCTAGAAAGAAGAATATACGATTAATACGTTGTCTTAGTAGCGAAGCCATCGCTTGACTTTCAACATTAAACAGTTCCTCTTTAACATAATCAACATCAACATCATCGTTATTTATGAAAAATAGTTCAAGTATTTTAATAAGTTCTTTAATATTTTTATACCCCAAGTATGGTAATGCTAAGTTTGTTTTTAGCTCTGTATCATAAGCTGATTGGGCGCCAAAAGGTAGAACTCTATGAAAATCACGCATTAGCAGGAAAAGAAGGACGCTTCCTGTTCTACCGGCGCCCGCCAAGCAGTGTACTACTGTGTTATTTGACGGCTGCGAGATATCTCCTATGCCTGCTATAATATCCCAAGAAGCCGGTTTCCCAGCAGTCATATCTTCATATTCTATAGAATAGTAAGTAGAATTATCTAATTGTTTTTTGCTTAATAGGTTAGTCACAGTATTCTTCCACATAAGGCGTTCAGCATCTCGGTCATATGGGTTACATCCGATACCTAAGCTCATACGCTTATTACCCTTATTAGTTCCTCCAGAACAGTCTTGTAAATCTACAAAATTATATACTTTTTCTCCGCGTATCAAATAAATCATAGTTTTTAGCAAGAGTTCTCTATTAAATTGATGAGGCAGTTGCATCCCTTGTAAGGATAATTGTTCATTTGGTTTATAAAGCGACGCGAAACCATATGGGTCGGGGTATTGAATACTATTAGCCCTTATAATGTCTTTCATATCCTTGCCGTTTTCTCTTATTTTTCTTTCTAAATCTTCTTTTATTCTATGTGCCTTCACGACCGCATCTAATGCTTTGGTATCAGCACTATTGAAATAATATTCTTCGTACTCGTAATCTGTATGACCATCAATATCCTTTGTTATATTATCAGCCTTGCTTAAGACACTTCTCTTTATATGGTCAAAATGAAGTCTCTCGGCATTTGTTATAGGAGGTTCTTGTCTAGCATTAGCGATGGCCGCAGTAAATTCGTCATATAACCTGATCTGTTCTAACATATTGCTTGAGATATCTGATAGTTGCGATGATAGGTTTGCTGAGCGGGATTGCGAGCCTACGCCAGCAGTCATATGAAGTGGTTTTCTCATATGGTCAGAGTGGTTAATGTATTTTCTATGAGATACTGGTTTACGACGAGCAATTTCTATGTGTTTTATTGATAGTGGTTTGCGATTTGTTCCATAACTCTTAAAGCCGTTTATTATTTTCATCCATATTTTCCACCATTCTTTACGTAATTCAATTTGTTCTTCAGGTGTTGCGACAAAGATATTGTGTGGCTTTCTTTTTTGGTCTTGATATATTCCTATTTCATTTAATAATATTTCATAGGTTATATGTTTAGGAGGATTATTAGCATATCTTTTTATTAGGCCAAGGTCTTCCGTATGATAAAGTATGTGGGCTATTTGAGATAATTCGGCGTTTGCTTTGAAGTCTTTCGACTGCTTTAGAGGTGTTTGAGATTTTTGCGGTACCGTTAGTGTTTGACTTTTAGATTTTTTAGCGGTCGATGCTTTGGATGCGTTTGACGAGCTGGGTGAGTTGGATGAATTTGCGGCACTAGCGGCCATTAATTTTTTTATTATTACCGCAAGTTTTTTCCCAGAAGACGATTGTGTTGGTCGTGGTACGGGCTTAGTTAGCTTAGCGGACTTAGCATCAATATTAAAAGATGGCGCAAAGGCAATAGATTGTATCTTACCACCTCTCATTCTAATATATTATATAGAAAACAAAAAAAGGATTGTGGTATTATTTGGCTTTTGCTTTATTCTTCTTAGCCATTATTATCTTAAAATCTTTTACGGTTATTAATTCGCTCTTGTATTTTACATATTCTCTTTTGTCTCCTTGCTTTTTATAGATACATCTTTCCTTTCCTAAGATGTCTTTCTTGTTCATTTTTTTAGGTTGGTATTTACCACCGCCTTGCGATGGTTCATCTAATATATGTTTTTTATTGATCGGAAAATGTTCTGAATTATAAAAAACTTGATTTAATATTTCAAGTTGATCAACCAAATAATTCATAAGATTTACATTTTCCTCATTATTTTTATCAACTGAAATGTTTATTAATAGGTTATTCGATCTAATTAATGTATTTTTTACAACTTCTAATAATATGTTATATAGTTCAATATGGTTGTTAGTAATTATTTTTAAAGTTCCTATACCTATTGATGATATTTGTTCAATTCTATTATCATTAAAAGAAATTAGTCCAGTCATTATTAGGTCAGTATATATTGAAGGGTAATCAAATTCGGTGATTGAAGTTTTACCTTCAAATGTTTTAAGACTTCTATATAATAATGTTTCATGTTGTGGTTCATGTTGTGGTGTATAATTAGATATTTTATTATTATTATATGTTATTATATTAGATAAAATGTCTAATAGTCTAATTTTTATTGGAAGTGATATTAAATTTGTTACTAAATTAATACTATGTATTAAATCTTGAGATAAAACAGCATTCTCATTTTGTAATTTGGTACAGACTACATTTATTGTTTTTTCATTTATTTCTTCTGTAAATGATATTGTTTTTTTTCTAATATTGTCTACGATACTACTGTGTGTATCTTCGGAAACTTTTTGTATGCCTTCTTTTTCTAATCTTTTTGCGAAATCTCTTATTTTTACTCCTACGTCACTTGATACTTTTGCTACTCTTTCTCTTGCTGCTCTTGCTACATCTGATGTTGCTACGCTTTCTCTTGCTGCTCTTGCTACATCTGATGTTGCTACGCTTTCTCTTGCTGCTCTTGCTGTTTCTGCTATTCTTGATGCTGCGCCTGATGCTGTGTCTGATACTGTGCCTGCTACTCTTGATGTTAGTTCTTTTACTGTTCCTACTACTTTTGGTAAACTACCAAAAAAGTGAGGCATATCTAAACTATCTATATATTTTATTTTATTATATATGTAAAAATAAGTAATGGTTTTGCTATAAAACGGATGAACTAAATAAGTATATATAGAAATTGTCTAATAAGTTAGTAATTAGAGTTACCTAGAGTTACCTAGAGTTTAATTCAACCATCTTAGCACTTCTTTAAATCTATCTTCGTATACTGCTGCTTCATTATCATCACACTCTCCATATAATTTATCAATATCATATTTAATCCAATCATCAATCACAACATCATTTTCATTATTGAATTCATCTTCTATATTTCCAGTTGTTGACGTAACTACATTTCCATTAGGTACGGTACTAATATATGTTTTAAATTTCTTTATATCAAACTCCCTTGCTAGAAAGAAGATTATACGGTTCAATCTTTGTCTAAATAACGAAGCGCGTGTTCCGCTTTTCATCTTATCGAAGCTAGTATCAGTAAGTTCGTGTAACATACATCGTACAGATAGCGCATTTTCTTTCTCTTTAGTATCCATAATTATAAAGTATTGTCTTAATAGAATTTTCAAATCTTCTACGCTGTTACAACCAAACAATCTTAAGTTCAAAATTTCTGTTAAATACTGTATATATTCGTCTTTTCCTTCATCATTATATAATAAACAATAATCACGCATTAATAGATAAAGCATAACACTTCCGGTTCTACCTGCGCCAGCTAAGCAATGTATTACTATACTATTTTTTTCGTTATTTAAACCTTTTTCTATTTTTGATATAGCATCCCAAGTTAATAGAGACCCAGGGGTCATATCTTTATATTGAATACTATAATATTTTGGTGTAACTGACGTAACTGACGTAACTGACGTAACTGACGTAACTGACGTAACTGATGTTTTATTTAATGTTATAAATCCTTTATTATCATCTCTTAAATTATCTTTGTTCGCATTGCTAAAAACAAATTGTTCTGTTAGCGGCTGGTCGGGGTCTACTGTACCACTTGGTGCGGTTGCTGCTTTACTGGCTGCTGAAGAACTGCTGCCTTCATCGGCCGCTCCGGCTGCGTCAAGTGCTTTAGATTGTCGGGTCATACCTGGTGGTTCTAAAGCAAATGCCCATATATCAAGTTCGCAATCTCTATCATATGGGTTGCATCCAATACCATTCGATAAATCGGGGTGTTGCCTATTGGTTCCACCATTACAGTCATGTAAATCTACAATACTATATATTCCTCGCTTATGTAATTTATACATAGTACTTAGTAATTCTACTCTGTTAAATTGATGAGGAAGTTGCATACCATATATATGAAACTCCGGGTTAGGTCTATAAAAAAAATTATACCCGTTGTCTATATATGTGAATTCTTTTGTTTCTTCAGTTTTTTTAAATGTTGTAAGTAACTTATGAGTAGACTTTTGTAATATCAGATTATATCTATAAGAGTCAACTACCTTTTTTATTCTATCTGGGTTGCGTAAAACATAAATATAATAGGCCAATTCTTCGTCGCGTTGTTCCTTATTTGATATTTTACAAACCTTTTCTATACCATATTTTTTGATATTATCAGCAAACATTTTAACCTTGTCTTCTATGTTTTGTTTTTGTTCATCTGAGATAAGGTCGCTATAGTCTGTAGGTGAAATATATTTTGCTAAATCTGTTAAATTTTTAAATATAGTAGTAGTTGCTATTTTATCTCGTAAACCCTTTAATTTTTCTTGTAATGTTCCACCTCTATATTTTTTTTTACGTAATGCCTTTTTTACAATTAATCTGGGTTTTCGCCCACCTTGAAATGATTTTGGTTGGATACCTTCATTATAAATATTGTTTTCGTATTCTTTTAATTCTTTTTTTCTTTTTTCTTTTACATCTTCAGCAGATTTAATAGTTTGATATTCAGTATCTTGTTCTAATTCTTTTAAGATATCTGTATATTCAGTATCTTGTTCTAATTCTTTTAAGATATCTGTGTATTCAGTATCTTCTTTTAATTGCTGTTCTCTTTTTTTTATCCTTGTATATTTATCACTGGCGGCTGCTTCTATAGCTTCTATATTTAATTGTTCTTTTTCAGTTTCAGTTTCATTACTGTGTTTGTTATTTATTTTGTTCAAAAAATCATTGAATGATGGGAAGCCTGTTGTAGCTGTATTTGGTTTGCCCAGACTAGGGCTGAATATTGGGAAGTCTGTTGTAGCTGTATTTGGTTTGCCCAGACTAGGGCTGAATATTGGGAAGTCTGTTGTAGCTGTATTTGGTTTGCCCAGACTAGGGCCGAATATTGGGAAGTCTGTTGTAGAAATAGGAAGGGTACTTTCAGGAATAATAGTTTTACCTCCATATTGTTGTACACCTGTTTCTCCTCTTACTTTTTTCCTAGTAGCTGGTAGTTTAGATATTACCTTCTTTCTTCCTCGTGTAGCTATGGTAACAGTAGGTTCTACTTTCTTTCTTCCTCGTGTAGTTGTGGTAACAGTAGGTTCTACTTTCTTTCTTCCTCGTGTAGATGTGGTAACAACAGGCTCTACCTTCTTTCTTCCTCGTGTAGCTGTTGTAACAGCAGGCTCTACTTTCTTTCTTCCTCGTGTAGCTGTGGTAACAGTAGGTTCTACTTTCTTTCTTCCTCGTGTAGATGTGGTAACAGCAGGCTCTACTTTCTTTCTTCCTCGTGTAGCTACGGTAACAGCAGGCTCTACCTTCTTTCTTCCTCGTGTAGCTGTTGTAACAGTAGGTTCTACTTTCTTTCTTCCTCGTGTAGCTGTTGTAACAGCAGGCTCTACTTTCTTTCTTCCTCGTGTAGCTACGATAACAGTAGGTTCTACTTTCTTTCTTCCTCGAGTAGCTGTTGTAACAGTAGGTGATATTACAACTGCTGTCGAATTTTTTCTTGCGCGTATCATTCTTAATTATATAGAAATAAAAAAATGTATGATATTTTTGAATATACAAGGAAAGAAGAGGTGTATATAAAAAAGAGCTGGAGATAAAAGAGAATAGATAAAATACAAGGGTATAAGAAGGGGTATAACAAGATTACACGACGTATTACTTAGGTAGCACACTGACTTCATTAGGGTTTACAACATTCAAAGAATACTTGATACTTTCTTCAAGGGAATGGCCGACGGCGTCTGCGATAAATTTGCGTTCTCTATAAGAGGCGCCGCTAATATTGATGGTGGTGAGGTACATTCTGCGTAGGTCGAGGGCGCCAATTTTTTTTCCATAAATTTTCTTCATAATATTAAAGAACTTAAGGCTTAAAGCGGAAATAGAATATGATTTACCGAGGATATAGCCGGATTTAGGGAGGAGGTGTTTAATATCTGGAGGGATAGGAATAGAGATATTCTTTTTATTTTTAGTATAAGTATCTTTAATATACATAAAATCATCATCAAAGTGGTTACCGTCATTAGGACCATAATACATAGAACGGTAATCATCGAGCCTTCTTGTAGGAAGGATAGTCATTAAAAGATAAAGTAATTTTTCGTAATTATCAGTAAGTATAGAGGAGTTTTTAAGTAATTCTTGCTTATCGAAACTAATGATATCATCTTTGTTAATTGTAGCATCATTTCTTCGAATACTTTCAGCTTTCTCAATGTTTCTTTTAATAGGTACGAGGACTTTAATCAACTTTACGAAGCCAGTAATTTTAGTAAATATTTTACAGATGGTAGGGATAGAACTAAGTTCATTTTGCTTAATATAATCGATCTTTTCAAGGATATACTTAAATTCATCTTGAACTGCTTTTTTATTATAATCTTTTCCTTGGATAGCATCAATAATATCTTGTGATAATGGTAATCCAGTCATCCGCTTATGAAAAGCACCAAGTTTACTGGTGTAAGTGATAATGCTGCTATATTTCAGAATAGTTTTTTTAGCTTTTTTAGGTTTTTTTGTTAAGGGGGTAGTATCAGTATCAACGACAAGATCAGGTTTGTTTACGATACTTTTTAGTTTAGTAAGATTAGCTCTTCGATTGCGTTGATACTCGTTTTTCTTTAGCCTTTTTTCTTCGTCGTTCATTATTATAAAGATGAGATGAAAAAATGCTTATATCAATTTTTAGAATTAATTGCTAAAGTTTGTAGTAAGGACATTATTTAGTATATCAAAACTTTCTAAATAGTTGTTAGTTTCTAGATAGTGGATAGTGTTATCAAAGGATAAAACGTGGGTATTATTTAAGAATATTAAACAGTCAACGATTAGATCAAAAGCGTAAGATATATTAAAAGCAATATCAACTGCTGTGTTATCTTCATAGGAGCCTTTATTGATATAAATGTGGATATAATTTTTTGAGAATAATAACTTTTTAATAATTATATTTGTAGTGTCTATAAGGAAACCTTTTTTGATAAATTTCAATCTAATAAAACGATTGATATCAGTTAATAACCAGCTATGAAACACTTTAGTATCAGAATACTTAAACCTATAATATTTTATGTTTTTGTACTCAGGTGATATTTTGGTATAATCCTTATAACTTAGTCTCTTATTGAGTTGAAAGGTATCATAAATAGCAAATAGTTTTTCTTTATCATTTAAATACAAGGTATGATTATCATCGTCCATAGGATTTTCGTGATATTTCCAGAACCACCCTAAATGATCGAATTCGCGAACAGAGTATATCAATATAAAGATATTATCATCATTAATAAATTTGTTAAATTTATGGAACAATCTAATTTTAGGGTTATCAATATGAATGAGGCAATTATCAAATTTAGCCTTATTAACAATTAAGCTTATTTTATCTTGTATGTCGTCAGGTAGTTCGTGAAGGTAATTTTTTCGAAAGGTCATTTGTACATAATAATATATGGTGATAATCAATTTTTTAGGAATGGTAATGTAGATGTTTTTGTTACTTGGGAGCTTTTGTTACCGTTACTTGGGTACTTCTATAACCAATGCTTCGCAGTACTCAATACATATTCTTATTACCATAATAGGTATCATAAGTAGAAGCTAAAGAGTAATCAATAATAATTTTAGAGAAGTTTGAAAGTTTGAAAGTTTTTAGAATTTTTAGAAAAGATAAATCTGTAAAAGTTTTTAGAAAAATAATAATAGTTTTAGAAATATAAAAAATAATAATAAAGAATAGTCAAGGCTTACTTCTATAACCATTACGTTGATACTTCTATTACCATTACTTGGATACTTCTATTACCGTTACTTGGATACTTCTATTACCGTTACGTGGATACTTCTATTACCGTTACTTGGATACTTCTATTACCGTTACGTGGATACTTCTATTACCGTTACTTGGATACTTCTATTACCGTTACTTGGGTAATTCTATTACCATTGCTTCGCAGTACTCAATACATATTCTTATTACCATAATAGGTATCATAAGTAGTAGCTAAAGAGTAATCAATAATAATTTTAGAGAAGTTTGAAAGTTTGAAAGTTTTAAGAAATTTTAGAAAAGATAAATCTGTAAAAGTTTTTAGAAAAATAATAATAGTTTTAGAAATATAAAAAATAATAAAGAATAGTCAAGGCTTACTTCTATAACCATTACGTTGATACTTCTATTACCATTACTTGGATACTTCTATTACCGTTACTTGGGTACTTTTATTACCGTTACGTGGATACTTCTATAACCAATGCTTCGCAGTACTCAATACATATTCTTATTACCATAATAGGTATCATAAGTAGAAGCTAAAGAGTAATCAATAATAATTTTAGAGAAGTTTGAAAGTTTGAAAGTTTTAAGAAATTTTAGAAAAGATAAATCTGTAAAAGTTTTTAGAAAAATAATAATAGTTTTAGAAAAATAAAAAATAATAATAAAGAATAGTCAAGGCTTACTTCTATAACCATTACGTTGATACTTCTATTACCGTTACTTGGGTACTTCTATTACCGTTACTTGGGTACTTCTATAGCAGATGCTTCGCAGTACTCAATACATATTCTTATTACCATAATAGGTATCATAAGTAGAAGCTAAAGAGTAGTCAATAATAATTTTAGAGAAGTTTGAAAGTTTTAAGAAATTTTAGAAAATATAAATCTGTAAAAGTTTTTAGAAAAATAATAATAGTTTTAGAAAAATAAAAAATAATAATAAAGAATAGTCAAGGCTTACTTCTATAACCATTACGTTGATACTTCTATTACCGTTACTTGGGTACTTCTATTACCGTTACTTGGGTACTTCTATAGCAGATGCTTCGCAGTACTCAATACATATTCTTATTACCATAATAGGTATCATAAGTAGAAGCTAAAGAGTAGTCAATAATAATTTTAGAGAAGTTTGAAAGTTTTAAGAAATTTTAGAAAATATAAATCTGTAAAAGTTTTTAGAAAAATAATAATAGTTTTAGAAAAATAAAAAATAATAATAAAGAATAGTCAAGGCTTACTTCTATAACCATTACTTGGATACTTCTATAACCATTGCTTCGCAGTACTCAATACATATTCTTATTATCATAAGTAGAAGCTAAAGAGTAATCAATAATAATTTTAGAGAAGTTTGAAAGTTTTAAGAAATTTTAGAAAATATAAATCTGTAAAAGTTTTTAGAAAAATAATAATAAAGAATAGTCAATGCTTACATCTATAACCATACAAGGAGATAGGAAATAATAAATTATTTTTAGGATATAATAGGAGAAATATTATAATATAGTAGGAGATATGATGGGAAGGCGAAGTGTTTATATGGAAAGATTAGAATAGTGCGGTGTTAGTAAGTAATGCTCGGGTTAGTAATATGGTATGATAATATTAATATTATGTTGCTACTATTGCTAAGTGTATGCTTAGTAATGCTTGCGACTTTGTGTATACACGAGGTGTTGTTGAGAGACCATCGTGGTAACGTGAAGTGTATGCTTAGTAATGCTTGCGATGCTCGACGCATCTGCCGACTTTGCTGATACGCAAGGTGTTGTTAAGCGACCATTGTGGTAACGTGATGTGTATGCTTAGTAATGCTTGCGATGCTCGACGCATCTGCCGACTTTGCTGATACACAAGGTGTTGTTAAGCGACCATTGTGGTAACGTGATGTGTATGCTTAGTAATGCTTGCGATGCTCGACGCATCTGCCGACTTTGTGGATACGCAAGGTGTTGTTAAGCGACCATTGTGGTAACGTGAAGTGTACGCTTAGTAATGCTTGCGATGCTCGACGCATCTGCCGACTTTGTGGATACACAAGGTGTTGTTGTGCGACCATTGTGGTAACGTGAAGTGTATGCTTAGTAATGCTTGCGATGCTCGACGCATCTGCCGACTTTGTGGATACGCAAGGTGTTGTTAAGCGACCATTGTGGTAACGCGAAGTGTATGCTTAGTAATGCTTGCGATGCTCGACGCATCTGCCGACTTTGTGGATACACAAGGTGTTGTTGTGTGACCATTGTGGTAACGCGAAGTGTACGTGTAGTAATGCGTGTAATGGGCGGAGCGTGTATGTATACACACTTGAAGACTGGTTCAGTCTATGTACACACTTGAAGACTGGTTCAGTCTATATATATACTTGAAGACTTATAAGTCTTCAAGTATATATATAGACTGAACCAGTCTTCAAGTGTGTACATAGACTGAACCAGTCTTCAAGTGTGTATACATACACGCTCCGCCCATTACACGCATTACTACACGTACACTTCGCGTTACCACAATGGTCACACAACAACACCTTGTGTATCCACAAAGTCGGCAGATGCGTCGAGCATCGCAAGCATTACTAAGCATACACTTCGCGTTACCACAATGGTCGCTTAACAACACCTTGCGTATCCACAAAGTCGGCAGATGCGTCGAGCATCGCAAGCATTACTAAGCATACACTTCACGTTACCACAATGGTCGCACAACAACACCTTGTGTATCCACAAAGTCGGCAGATGCGTCGAGCATCGCAAGCATTACTAAGCGTACACTTCACGTTACCACAATGGTCGCTTAACAACACCTTGCGTATCCACAAAGTCGGCAGATGCGTCGAGCATCGCAAGCATTACTAAGCATACACATCACGTTACCACAATGGTCGCTTAACAACACCTTGTGTATCAGCAAAGTCGGCAGATGCGTCGAGCATCGCAAGCATTACTAAGCATACACATCACGTTACCACAATGGTCGCTTAACAACACCTTGCGTATCAGCAAAGTCGGCAGATGCGTCGAGCATCGCAAGCATTACTAAGCATACACTTCACGTTACCACGATGGTCTCTCAACAACACCTCGTGTATACACAAAGTCGCAAGCATTACTAAGCATACACTTAGCAATAGTAGCAACATAATATTAATATTATCATACCATATTACTAACCCGAGCATTACTTACTAACACCGCACTATTCTAATCTTTCCATATAAACACTTCGCCTTCCCATCATATCTCCTACTATATTATAATATTTCTCCTATTATATCCTAAAAATAATTTATTATTTCCTATCTCCTTGTATGGTTATAGATGTAAGCATTGACTATTCTTTATTATTATTTTTCTAAAAACTTTTACAGATTTATATTTTCTAAAATTTCTTAAAACTTTCAAACTTCTCTAAAATTATTATTGATTACTCTTTAGCTTCTACTTATGATAATAAGAATATGTATTGAGTACTGCGAAGCAATGGTTATAGAAGTATCCAAGTAATGGTTATAGAAGTAAGCCTTGACTATTCTTTATTATTATTTTTTATTTTTCTAAAACTATTATTATTTTTCTAAAAACTTTTACAGATTTATATTTTCTAAAATTTCTTAAAACTTTCAAACTTCTCTAAAATTATTATTGACTACTCTTTAGCTTCTACTTATGATACCTATTATGGTAATAAGAATATGTATTGAGTACTGCGAAGCATCTGCTATAGAAGTACCCAAGTAACGGTAATAGAAGTACCCAAGTAACGGTAATAGAAGTATCAACGTAATGGTTATAGAAGTAAGCCTTGACTATTCTTTATTATTATTTTTTATTTTTCTAAAACTATTATTATTTTTCTAAAAACTTTTACAGATTTATATTTTCTAAAATTTCTTAAAACTTTCAAACTTCTCTAAAATTATTATTGACTACTCTTTAGCTTCTACTTATGATACCTATTATGGTAATAAGAATATGTATTGAGTACTGCGAAGCATCTGCTATAGAAGTACCCAAGTAACGGTAATAGAAGTACCCAAGTAACGGTAATAGAAGTATCAACGTAATGGTTATAGAAGTAAGCCTTGACTATTCTTTATTATTATTTTTTATTTTTCTAAAACTATTATTATTTTTCTAAAAACTTTTACAGATTTATCTTTTCTAAAATTTCTTAAAACTTTCAAACTTTCAAACTTCTCTAAAATTATTATTGATTACTCTTTAGCTTCTACTTATGATACCTATTATGGTAATAAGAATATGTATTGAGTACTGCGAAGCATTGGTTATAGAAGTATCCACGTAACGGTAATAAAAGTACCCAAGTAACGGTAATAGAAGTATCCAAGTAATGGTAATAGAAGTATCAACGTAATGGTTATAGAAGTAAGCCTTGACTATTCTTTATTATTTTTTATATTTCTAAAACTATTATTATTTTTCTAAAAACTTTTACAGATTTATCTTTTCTAAAATTTCTTAAAACTTTCAAACTTTCAAACTTCTCTAAAATTATTATTGATTACTCTTTAGCTACTACTTATGATACCTATTATGGTAATAAGAATATGTATTGAGTACTGCGAAGCAATGGTAATAGAATTACCCAAGTAACGGTAATAGAAGTATCCAAGTAACGGTAATAGAAGTATCCACGTAACGGTAATAGAAGTATCCAAGTAACGGTAATAGAAGTATCCACGTAACGGTAATAGAAGTATCCAAGTAACGGTAATAGAAGTATCCAAGTAATGGTAATAGAAGTATCAACGTAATGGTTATAGAAGTAAGCCTTGACTATTCTTTATTATTATTTTTTATATTTCTAAAACTATTATTATTTTTCTAAAAACTTTTACAGATTTATCTTTTCTAAAAATTCTAAAAACTTTCAAACTTTCAAACTTCTCTAAAATTATTATTGATTACTCTTTAGCTTCTACTTATGATACCTATTATGGTAATAAGAATATGTATTGAGTACTGCGAAGCATTGGTTATAGAAGTACCCAAGTAACGGTAACAAAAGCTCCCAAGTAACAAAAACATCTACATTACCATTCCTAAAAAATTGATTATCACCATATATTATTATGTACAAATGACCTTTCGAAAAAATTACCTTCACGAACTACCTGACGACATACAAGATAAAATAAGCTTAATTGTTAATAAGGCTAAATTTGATAATTGCCTCATTCATATTGATAACCCTAAAATTAGATTGTTCCATAAATTTAACAAATTTATTAATGATGATAATATCTTTATATTGATATACTCTGTTCGCGAATTCGATCATTTAGGGTGGTTCTGGAAATATCACGAAAATCCTATGGACGATGATAATCATACCTTGTATTTAAATGATAAAGAAAAACTATTTGCTATTTATGATACCTTTCAACTCAATAAGAGACTAAGTTATAAGGATTATACCAAAATATCACCTGAGTACAAAAACATAAAATATTATAGGTTTAAGTATTCTGATACTAAAGTGTTTCATAGCTGGTTATTAACTGATATCAATCGTTTTATTAGATTGAAATTTATCAAAAAAGGTTTCCTTATAGACACTACAAATATAATTATTAAAAAGTTATTATTCTCAAAAAATTATATCCACATTTATATCAATAAAGGCTCCTATGAAGATAACACAGCAGTTGATATTGCTTTTAATATATCTTACGCTTTTGATCTAATCGTTGACTGTTTAATATTCTTAAATAATACCCACGTTTTATCCTTTGATAACACTATCCACTATCTAGAAACTAACAACTATTTAGAAAGTTTTGATATACTAAATAATGTCCTTACTACAAACTTTAGCAATTAATTCTAAAAATTGATATAAGCATTTTTTCATCTCATCTTTATAATAATGAACGACGAAGAAAAAAGGCTAAAGAAAAACGAGTATCAACGCAATCGAAGAGCTAATCTTACTAAACTAAAAAGTATCGTAAACAAACCTGATCTTGTCGTTGATACTGATACTACCCCCTTAACAAAAAAACCTAAAAAAGCTAAAAAAACTATTCTGAAATATAGCAGCATTATCACTTACACCAGTAAACTTGGTGCTTTTCATAAGCGGATGACTGGATTACCATTATCACAAGATATTATTGATGCTATCCAAGGAAAAGATTATAATAAAAAAGCAGTTCAAGATGAATTTAAGTATATCCTTGAAAAGATCGATTATATTAAGCAAAATGAACTTAGTTCTATCCCTACCATCTGTAAAATATTTACTAAAATTACTGGCTTCGTAAAGTTGATTAAAGTCCTCGTACCTATTAAAAGAAACATTGAGAAAGCTGAAAGTATTCGAAGAAATGATGCTACAATTAACAAAGATGATATCATTAGTTTCGATAAGCAAGAATTACTTAAAAACTCCTCTATACTTACTGATAATTACGAAAAATTACTTTATCTTTTAATGACTATCCTTCCTACAAGAAGGCTCGATGATTACCGTTCTATGTATTATGGTCCTAATGACGGTAACCACTTTGATGATGATTTTATGTATATTAAAGATACTTATACTAAAAATAAAAAGAATATCTCTATTCCTATCCCTCCAGATATTAAACACCTCCTCCCTAAATCCGGCTATATCCTCGGTAAATCATATTCTATTTCCGCTTTAAGCCTTAAGTTCTTTAATATTATGAAGAAAATTTATGGAAAAAAAATTGGCGCCCTCGACCTACGCAGAATGTACCTCACCACCATCAATATTAGCGGCGCCTCTTATAGAGAACGCAAATTTATCGCAGACGCCGTCGGCCATTCCCTTGAAGAAAGTATCAAGTATTCTTTGAATGTTGTAAACCCTAATGAAGTCAGTGTGCTACCTAAGTAATACGTCGTGTAATCTTGTTATACCCCTTCTTATACCCTTGTATTTTATCTATTCTCTTTTATCTCCAGCTCTTTTTTATATACACCTCTTCTTTCCTTGTATATTCAAAAATATCATACATTTTTTTATTTCTATATAATTAAGAATGATACGCGCAAGAAAAAATTCGACAGCAGTTGTAATATCACCTACTGTTACAACAGCTACTCGAGGAAGAAAGAAAGTAGAACCTACTGTTATCGTAGCTACACGAGGAAGAAAGAAAGTAGAGCCTGCTGTTACAACAGCTACACGAGGAAGAAAGAAAGTAGAACCTACTGTTACAACAGCTACACGAGGAAGAAAGAAGGTAGAGCCTGCTGTTACCGTAGCTACACGAGGAAGAAAGAAAGTAGAGCCTGCTGTTACCACATCTACACGAGGAAGAAAGAAAGTAGAACCTACTGTTACCACAGCTACACGAGGAAGAAAGAAAGTAGAGCCTGCTGTTACAACAGCTACACGAGGAAGAAAGAAGGTAGAGCCTGTTGTTACCACATCTACACGAGGAAGAAAGAAAGTAGAACCTACTGTTACCACAACTACACGAGGAAGAAAGAAAGTAGAACCTACTGTTACCATAGCTACACGAGGAAGAAAGAAGGTAATATCTAAACTACCAGCTACTAGGAAAAAAGTAAGAGGAGAAACAGGTGTACAACAATATGGAGGTAAAACTATTATTCCTGAAAGTACCCTTCCTATTTCTACAACAGACTTCCCAATATTCGGCCCTAGTCTGGGCAAACCAAATACAGCTACAACAGACTTCCCAATATTCAGCCCTAGTCTGGGCAAACCAAATACAGCTACAACAGACTTCCCAATATTCAGCCCTAGTCTGGGCAAACCAAATACAGCTACAACAGGCTTCCCATCATTCAATGATTTTTTGAACAAAATAAATAACAAACACAGTAATGAAACTGAAACTGAAAAAGAACAATTAAATATAGAAGCTATAGAAGCAGCCGCCAGTGATAAATATACAAGGATAAAAAAAAGAGAACAGCAATTAAAAGAAGATACTGAATACACAGATATCTTAAAAGAATTAGAACAAGATACTGAATATACAGATATCTTAAAAGAATTAGAACAAGATACTGAATATCAAACTATTAAATCTGCTGAAGATGTAAAAGAAAAAAGAAAAAAAGAATTAAAAGAATACGAAAACAATATTTATAATGAAGGTATCCAACCAAAATCATTTCAAGGTGGGCGAAAACCCAGATTAATTGTAAAAAAGGCATTACGTAAAAAAAAATATAGAGGTGGAACATTACAAGAAAAATTAAAGGGTTTACGAGATAAAATAGCAACTACTACTATATTTAAAAATTTAACAGATTTAGCAAAATATATTTCACCTACAGACTATAGCGACCTTATCTCAGATGAACAAAAACAAAACATAGAAGACAAGGTTAAAATGTTTGCTGATAATATCAAAAAATATGGTATAGAAAAGGTTTGTAAAATATCAAATAAGGAACAACGCGACGAAGAATTGGCCTATTATATTTATGTTTTACGCAACCCAGATAGAATAAAAAAGGTAGTTGACTCTTATAGATATAATCTGATATTACAAAAGTCTACTCATAAGTTACTTACAACATTTAAAAAAACTGAAGAAACAAAAGAATTCACATATATAGACAACGGGTATAATTTTTTTTATAGACCTAACCCGGAGTTTCATATATATGGTATGCAACTTCCTCATCAATTTAACAGAGTAGAATTACTAAGTACTATGTATAAATTACATAAGCGAGGAATATATAGTATTGTAGATTTACATGACTGTAATGGTGGAACCAATAGGCAACACCCCGATTTATCGAATGGTATTGGATGCAACCCATATGATAGAGATTGCGAACTTGATATATGGGCATTTGCTTTAGAACCACCAGGTATGACCCGACAATCTAAAGCACTTGACGCAGCCGGAGCGGCCGATGAAGGCAGCAGTTCTTCAGCAGCCAGTAAAGCAGCAACCGCACCAAGTGGTACAGTAGACCCCGACCAGCCGCTAACAGAACAATTTGTTTTTAGCAATGCGAACAAAGATAATTTAAGAGATGATAATAAAGGATTTATAACATTAAATAAAACATCAGTTACGTCAGTTACGTCAGTTACGTCAGTTACGTCAGTTACGTCAGTTACACCAAAATATTATAGTATTCAATATAAAGATATGACCCCTGGGTCTCTATTAACTTGGGATGCTATATCAAAAATAGAAAAAGGTTTAAATAACGAAAAAAATAGTATAGTAATACATTGCTTAGCTGGCGCAGGTAGAACCGGAAGTGTTATGCTTTATCTATTAATGCGTGATTATTGTTTATTATATAATGATGAAGGAAAAGACGAATATATACAGTATTTAACAGAAATTTTGAACTTAAGATTGTTTGGTTGTAACAGCGTAGAAGATTTGAAAATTCTATTAAGACAATACTTTATAATTATGGATACTAAAGAGAAAGAAAATGCGCTATCTGTACGATGTATGTTACACGAACTTACTGATACTAGCTTCGATAAGATGAAAAGCGGAACACGCGCTTCGTTATTTAGACAAAGATTGAACCGTATAATCTTCTTTCTAGCAAGGGAGTTTGATATAAAGAAATTTAAAACATATATTAGTACCGTACCTAATGGAAATGTAGTTACGTCAACAACTGGAAATATAGAAGATGAATTCAATAATGAAAATGATGTTGTGATTGATGATTGGATTAAATATGATATTGATAAATTATATGGAGAGTGTGATGATAATGAAGCAGCAGTATACGAAGATAGATTTAAAGAAGTGCTAAGATGGTTGAATTAAACTCTAGGTAACTCTAGGTAACTCTAATTACTAACTTATTAGACAATTTCTATATATACTTATTTAGTTCATCCGTTTTATAGCAAAACCATTACTTATTTTTACATATATAATAAAATAAAATATATAGATAGTTTAGATATGCCTCACTTTTTTGGTAGTTTACCAAAAGTAGTAGGAACAGTAAAAGAACTAACATCAAGAGTAGCAGGCACAGTATCAGACACAGCATCAGGCGCAGCATCAAGAATAGCAGAAACAGCAAGAGCAGCAAGAGAAAGCGTAGCAACATCAGATGTAGCAAGAGCAGCAAGAGAAAGCGTAGCAACATCAGATGTAGCAAGAGCAGCAAGAGAAAGAGTAGCAAAAGTATCAAGTGACGTAGGAGTAAAAATAAGAGATTTCGCAAAAAGATTAGAAAAAGAAGGCATACAAAAAGTTTCCGAAGATACACACAGTAGTATCGTAGACAATATTAGAAAAAAAACAATATCATTTACAGAAGAAATAAATGAAAAAACAATAAATGTAGTCTGTACCAAATTACAAAATGAGAATGCTGTTTTATCTCAAGATTTAATACATAGTATTAATTTAGTAACAAATTTAATATCACTTCCAATAAAAATTAGACTATTAGACATTTTATCTAATATAATAACATATAATAATAATAAAATATCTAATTATACACCACAACATGAACCACAACATGAAACATTATTATATAGAAGTCTTAAAACATTTGAAGGTAAAACTTCAATCACCGAATTTGATTACCCTTCAATATATACTGACCTAATAATGACTGGACTAATTTCTTTTAATGATAATAGAATTGAACAAATATCATCAATAGGTATAGGAACTTTAAAAATAATTACTAACAACCATATTGAACTATATAACATATTATTAGAAGTTGTAAAAAATACATTAATTAGATCGAATAACCTATTAATAAACATTTCAGTTGATAAAAATAATGAGGAAAATGTAAATCTTATGAATTATTTGGTTGATCAACTTGAAATATTAAATCAAGTTTTTTATAATTCAGAACATTTTCCGATCAATAAAAAACATATATTAGATGAACCATCGCAAGGCGGTGGTAAATACCAACCTAAAAAAATGAACAAGAAAGACATCTTAGGAAAGGAAAGATGTATCTATAAAAAGCAAGGAGACAAAAGAGAATATGTAAAATACAAGAGCGAATTAATAACCGTAAAAGATTTTAAGATAATAATGGCTAAGAAGAATAAAGCAAAAGCCAAATAATACCACAATCCTTTTTTTGTTTTCTATATAATATATTAGAATGAGAGGTGGTAAGATACAATCTATTGCCTTTGCGCCATCTTTTAATATTGATGCTAAGTCCGCTAAGCTAACTAAGCCCGTACCACGACCAACACAATCGTCTTCTGGGAAAAAACTTGCGGTAATAATAAAAAAATTAATGGCCGCTAGTGCCGCAAATTCATCCAACTCACCCAGCTCGTCAAACGCATCCAAAGCATCGACCGCTAAAAAATCTAAAAGTCAAACACTAACGGTACCGCAAAAATCTCAAACACCTCTAAAGCAGTCGAAAGACTTCAAAGCAAACGCCGAATTATCTCAAATAGCCCACATACTTTATCATACGGAAGACCTTGGCCTAATAAAAAGATATGCTAATAATCCTCCTAAACATATAACCTATGAAATATTATTAAATGAAATAGGAATATATCAAGACCAAAAAAGAAAGCCACACAATATCTTTGTCGCAACACCTGAAGAACAAATTGAATTACGTAAAGAATGGTGGAAAATATGGATGAAAATAATAAACGGCTTTAAGAGTTATGGAACAAATCGCAAACCACTATCAATAAAACACATAGAAATTGCTCGTCGTAAACCAGTATCTCATAGAAAATACATTAACCACTCTGACCATATGAGAAAACCACTTCATATGACTGCTGGCGTAGGCTCGCAATCCCGCTCAGCAAACCTATCATCGCAACTATCAGATATCTCAAGCAATATGTTAGAACAGATCAGGTTATATGACGAATTTACTGCGGCCATCGCTAATGCTAGACAAGAACCTCCTATAACAAATGCCGAGAGACTTCATTTTGACCATATAAAGAGAAGTGTCTTAAGCAAGGCTGATAATATAACAAAGGATATTGATGGTCATACAGATTACGAGTACGAAGAATATTATTTCAATAGTGCTGATACCAAAGCATTAGATGCGGTCGTGAAGGCACATAGAATAAAAGAAGATTTAGAAAGAAAAATAAGAGAAAACGGCAAGGATATGAAAGACATTATAAGGGCTAATAGTATTCAATACCCCGACCCATATGGTTTCGCGTCGCTTTATAAACCAAATGAACAATTATCCTTACAAGGGATGCAACTGCCTCATCAATTTAATAGAGAACTCTTGCTAAAAACTATGATTTATTTGATACGCGGAGAAAAAGTATATAATTTTGTAGATTTACAAGACTGTTCTGGAGGAACTAATAAGGGTAATAAGCGTATGAGCTTAGGTATCGGATGTAACCCATATGACCGAGATGCTGAACGCCTTATGTGGAAGAATACTGTGACTAACCTATTAAGCAAAAAACAATTAGATAATTCTACTTACTATTCTATAGAATATGAAGATATGACTGCTGGGAAACCGGCTTCTTGGGATATTATAGCAGGCATAGGAGATATCTCGCAGCCGTCAAATAACACAGTAGTACACTGCTTGGCGGGCGCCGGTAGAACAGGAAGCGTCCTTCTTTTCCTGCTAATGCGTGATTTTCATAGAGTTCTACCTTTTGGCGCCCAATCAGCTTATGATACAGAGCTAAAAACAAACTTAGCATTACCATACTTGGGGTATAAAAATATTAAAGAACTTATTAAAATACTTGAACTATTTTTCATAAATAACGATGATGTTGATGTTGATTATGTTAAAGAGGAACTGTTTAATGTTGAAAGTCAAGCGATGGCTTCGCTACTAAGACAACGTATTAATCGTATATTCTTCTTTCTAGCAAAGCATTTTAACGTGAATGAATTTTATACCTACGCGAGACCACTCAACCCAGTTGTAGTTTTACCAGATGACGAGTTCTCAAACCCTGTGAAACGCGATATCAATAAGACACTAAGCAAATATCATACGGCAACTGAAGTAAAAAATGTGATTTTATCTTGGCTAAATTAATATAAATAATAAATAATAATAAATAATAATAAATAATATAATGTTATAACACAAATGCTAATCATCAACGCATTATATCCTTCTTTGTTTTTATCCGATAAATATTATCCCATATATGTTTTTCTTTAATATTATTAAGTGTCGACATAGATAAATGCCTTTAGACATACATATTTCAAGTATCGACAAGGCTCAAATATTAAAAATACAAGCAAAATTAAAATGGTATAATACGATTGATAACAAAGTTAACGCAATTATAAATACCCCGTGTACCAACAAAACAGTCGCTTTAGAACTAATTTACGATATATATAATGGTAATAATATCCAAACGATTGTCGATAAAATGAACATTCTACTTAGAGCCATACGGATAGATCAGCGACACGATTTCGACGATGACGGCAATCGATGTACAGGCGATATTGATGTTAATTTTATACCGTTTTCTTTGGGAAGTATCGCAGACGAATTAAGAAATAGGTATATTAATCCGTCAAATAGCAAGGTTGAAGTGATATCATCGCAGACGGAATTAACAGGATTAAAATATTATTGTATGGATATTGGCGTCAGAGACGGAAATGCTAAGATATTAGAAGAAACTATTGAAAAAACCCTAAATGACGAAATCAAATTGAATAATTCTATGTGCTGTTCAAAAATATCTACAATCGCGCAAATAATCGATTCGGCGGGATGTGCTTATAATAAGGAAAATCTAAACAGTTATGACGCAGCCTCTTGCACTTTTTGTGATAATGAGATGACTATGTATAATATTGGTTTTATATTTTATCAAGGATTTTTTGAATACTTTAGCAATAAGGAAACATTTTTTATATTTGAATATCTAAATGACGCCGGTGCCGATATAACAAAAAAGGTTGCTCTGGCTAATATGAGCGATTCTACTCAAAAAAAAGTTAGATTATCCTTGTATGAAAAAGGAAAGCCTACGAAACTAACTTCTTCCAGCTGTACCATAGGCCAGAAAGGGTTCTCGGTAATGGGTATTTGTACGTTTTTAAGTAACGACAAAGGAATGTTCGACAAATCCTTTGTTGATTATATCAAGAATACTTTAGCAGGTTCGTCGGGTGATAAGGAAGTACAAAAGCTATTTAAAACCACCACGTGTATGTGCGTGAAAGGCTACGGAGATTTTGGACAATTGATACTTACAAGCTATTTAAATTGCCTTAAGCCTTATATAAATAATATAATATTGCTAACGTGCGATAGGTTTCTAGCATATATCGCTTGTATTTTAGAATGCCCTTTTATGCTTGGTACCACAGTCGATCCTTGCTATTTGTATGATTCGTCTGCTAAATTACTAAATAAATATATTGTTGACGTGTGGAATATGTCCGCTAAAAATATTAAAATAATATGCGACCCTTTACATAACGACAAAGTAATACCCCTATTATCTCACGATATAAATGCCCTTATAACCGCCCAACAAAACCATATAAATACTCAGAGAGCACAGAATTCATTTGTGAAAAATATTGAATATATTAAAAAGTTTAGTAAATTATTGAGAGTAGATGAACTGATAAAACAATTTAAAGAAGAAGAAAGTAGGTTGTATCGACGATATTGTAACGACTATGTGATTATTTATAATAATAAATCAGGAGATCCTTGCTATGAATTATATGATATATCAGCTTTGCTATCTATAGATGTTCAAGCATTCTTCACAAACCCTATAGCAAATATACACAAATGCGTACTTATTTTAAAAGACCCTGAGTTTTTAAAGAGCACCACTATAATAACTACCGAACAATATACTTCAGCGCCACCATTTAATAGCGTAAATCTTTTGAGAAAACATATAGAAGCAACCGGAAGGTATAACAATATTTTTATAGAAATAAAGGTCTTCACAGAGGGTTTAGTAGCTAAACAATTGGCCCTTCATAAATATACAGGGTATGAAGGAAGTACGGATGGATTTACTACTAATCTAAATATATTTGCTTATCACGATCAAACTGGGTATACTTTAAAACAGATGAATTGGGAAGTAATAGGATATGGTACTAAGGAAACACTCGAAAACGAAATAAAAACAGCTGACGGTTATTCAAAAATATTACAACACGGGATAGATAATATTTTTAAGACAAAGAAGACTAAGGATGACCCTCTAGGCGCTTTTAATAAATTTTTAACAAATAACTATAAGAAAAAGAATAGCTGCTCAAACACATTAGATAGCTCTGAATTATTACTTGAAAACTTCCCCAGTCTATGTGATTATTATATCAACGAGCTGAATACAATATTTACTAAGTTAGAATATATATTACATATATACACACATAGCACCTTTGAAAAAAACATAGCTATATGGAAAGATTTTTTTAAGAAAATAGCAGATTACTATGAAGCCATTAAAATAGATTTTAATAATTTGATAGGGACCTTTCTAACAACAGTAGGCGAAATAGCAACTCTTACTAAACCGTATTATGTTCTTGAATATTATGTTAATCTATTTGATAACCCTGATATTACCTATATAACACCAAGTATGTTCAATTCTCAAAGCGAACTTCAAATAAAAGAGGCTTCAATACGCTTTGCTTTGAAAGAGCTCAATCTAAAGAATATAAGATTAATATTAGAGTTTATTGAGAATATTAATAAGAAATATAACTTTGTTGTTAATGATGTAAAACCATTAAAGGATACTTTAATAGGCAATATAGATAATATTGTTGCGTCTGCTATTAAGCTTGGTGTATATGAAAGTACTACTCTTAAAAAAGGCGGAAAAAAATATAGCGTGAAGCCTAAGCAGCTCGCGCAGCCTAAGCAGTCCGCGAAGTCCGCTCACATCACACCGATACGCGGAGGAATGCTTGGGAGAGAATACATAACCACATATGATACTAATTTAACCGAATTACAAGACCAAATAACAAACAGCTGCTGCGCGACTGTGGTATCTACAAATAGCGATGATAATGAAATTGATATACTGAGATATAACGAGTATCTAAAAGAATTACAAATAATATTAAAATACTTATATGGTACCTATAAAAACGCAGAGGAAGAGCTAACCTTATGGAATGTGTTCTGCTATTACTACTATGTTAAAATAAATAAAGATATTAACTCTCAATATAGTTTACTAGAAATTAAAAAGGATATATCCATTTGGGAGACTTTTAAAAGAAATTACCCTATATATCAATATATTATAGAATATCACTATTTTACAAATAACAAAGGCCTGCTATATAAATATATTAGGAACGAAAAAATCGACCCAACCGCCATAGAGGCATCTGGAGAAACCCGATTAATTATACAGCGCTATTATAAGTTTATTTATTTGGAAAATAGTATCAGCTATTATATTCAAGAGTATAATATATTTGAACGTGAAAAGGTCGACGAATTAACCAAAAAACTCGAGACAATTGGTAGCCAATCTGGCTCGTCTGGCTCATCTATTATAGGTAATCTCTATGGTATGTATGACCTTGAAAAAATGTTAGAGCGACCACTCAAAAAGCAGTCTTTATTCATAAAAACCGAAAATGTTGCGACAATCCAAAGTTTATCAACAAATAGTGTGGTACCATATAACATAGGAGCATACGACGAACATCTATTAAAGGATTATGTATTTTATAGAAGAGACCAAAATCTTGATGAATTTATAAATAAGTTGCCTGACGAACAATCTAATACATTTTTAAAAATGTGCTTGCTTGACGTAGATAATAAAAAGGGCATATTGGAGTATATAAAGGATGTTCGATTTGACCGACTAATATATGCTATAGAGACTAAGGGACGCTTCTTAGCGCCACATATAATAGATAAATTGTCTGATAATCAGTTTAAGGAAATTATAAAAACACATCTAGGATATATTGACCCTCCTGTGATATACCATTTAAGGCCGGGGCAATTATTTGAATTCCTAGTCAGCCCTTTGATAGATTTAGCGTATGTCCGATATTATTTGAACTATGCTTCAGTATATACTATCGAACCAATAATACAAAGGAACCCGCAATTAATTATTAAATTACCATTATCTAAATTTGAAGCCTTTATAAAACAAGATGTAACCTATTTCCCACATTTGTCTGATGATCAGAGAGTTGAATTTTTGATAGCTAATAGGAGTTATATAGTATATGCTGGAGAAAAAGACCATCCTATAGGACACTATATAAGCGTTGACCTCGTTTTACAGTTTTTGTACGCAGATCCGAGCTGTATACAATTTTTGTCTTTAAATAATACTGGGTGGTTTATTGTTAACTTTCAAGATGTTATAGAAACAAACAATATATATATTAAATTATTGACCGATAACCAGATCATATATATTATAAGATCCCTTATAATACCGTATTTACCTAACTCATCCGCTAAATATATTCTAAAATATATGCTTCCTAAATATATTCTAAAATATATTAAAAAAAAATTAATATTGATTGATGAAGGATATAGGACAATATTCCAAGAGTTTACACCAGAACAACTTATATATATATTAGAATTTACAGGTAAAGATAAAGATAAAGATACAAATAAGAGTTTAAGTAATAGCTCGAGCTCCGGATCCGGATCCGGCTCAAGTAAAGGTAAAGGTAAAGGTAAAGGTAATGGTAAAGGTAATGCTAATAAATTAGAAAAAATAGCATTAATAGACACGCAAAAAACACTATTACTAGGTTTATTAACCCCATTCACTCAATTTATGATTTTACAAACAAACTCAGAACTTATAAAGTTTCTCACAGATACGCAGATAGATAGTTTGATTGCTTTAAACTTTATTACCTCTGAGCAAGTCAAGATGAACTTTATAAATCATTCTTTGAAAAAAGGAAGTCTGTTAAGCTATCTGTCGAATGAAAAATTAATAGAGTACACCAATACCGAACCTCGTCTATATAATCTTTTAACTATGCCTAGGTTAACATTTATATATAACGAAATAAATAAAATAAAGAACAATGATGTTGCTCTGCTAAAATTATTATACTATTTAAAAGCCGAATATAAAGGCGCGTTTATATATGAACACCCTGAAATTTTAATAAAATATAAAACATATATACAATATTTATCAGCTGTACAGATATACAATATTTTAAAATTTAATATTAAAGGACGGAGAGATAATGACGGACCGAGATATAGCGACGGGTCGAGATATAGCGACGGGTCGAGAGATAACGAAGGTGTCCTTAGTATTCTTAATGACGAAGAATACGTCAAGAAAGGCTATGAAAAATGTAAGATATATATACAATATTTAACGGATGATCAGATAACAAACATCATATCAAAGAGATGGGTAATGAATATAATATCCACAAGAACCGACATAGAAATAGAAGAGGTTGGAAAGTATCACGATAAATATATTCACCTCCTTCTTGAAGGTATTACTGGCGAACAAACGCTAAATCTAAGGATATTTGATCCGACACACGACCCTAAAAAAGATAGCGATTATGACGAAGGTAAGATGCCTAAACACGACCCTAAATATAGAGATGACCCATTCTATCATCCTCACAAATACATAAACTATATAGAAGGTTTACCAGAAGAGACAAAGATTTATTTTATTAAAAATCTTAAGAGAAATGAAAAACAGAAGGAGCAGTTGAGAAACATTATTAAAGAATTTCCTGAGCTATTAATATATTGTTCAGGAGAACAGATACAAGATTGCTTCAAAGTCATAGATATCATAAGAAGTCCTATAGCATATGAATATTTACACAAGATGGATGACGAACAAATAGAAGCTATTATTAAATATTCGAGTGAATACGAAGTGTATATAAATTATCTGTCCTCAGACCAGTTATATAGGTTCATAAGTAATAATAACTTCGGATATATTAAGAGGTCCTCGGTTGATAAACAATATGAAGTTGTTAGTAGGGATCCTACTAACATAATACACATATTACCAGAACAAGTCCCCGATATTTTAGATAAATTAAAGTCTTACGGAAAAGATACTATAGCATTTATAGATTATTTATCTATAGAACAACTAAAATATTTATTTTCTAAAGGGTCGCCTTATATAACAGATTTAGGGGAAAAAAAGAAAAAGAAATATCAAGAAAAATTATTAGAATATGCTATCACGCAAATACAAAAAAATCCAATATATATATATTGGGAACCAGAAGTCCTAAAGGATGCTTATTTAAAAATATTAAAAAAATCGGGACCTGACGGTACTGCTGGTACTACGGGAACTGCTGGTATGATATATGATGCTATATTAAAATATGATAGAAGTTACTTTAATAGCTTAGATACTTATTATTTGAAACCTATATTGAAACTCAAACCTGCCTATATCAAGTATATATCACTAAAAGATCAGCTATATTTTATTGAGAAAAACTGGATGTACTTAGAATATTTATCAGTTTCAAGACTAAAACAATATCTGGTACGACGAGAAGAAACAGATGTATTAGATTATTTACACAACAGACCAAAACATAATAATACGTTTGATTTAGTAAGGTTTATTTTAGAGGACGATTGTAGCTATATAGGATATGTATTAAGATTTAATGAAGAAAAAAGAGCAAAGTTTTTAAAAAAATATCCTGAAATGCCTGTTAGAGCCTTCTTTAATATGCCTGCTAAATACTATTCAATTGATAAGAACAAAGAGTTTGATATGTTCAAGAACATTCTAGCAAAAATAGTAAGAATGAGAGAACTTCTAAATAATCCAATAAAACCGAAGCTTCGCATAGTAAGAGGTATTAATATGACTGGTAATGTAACCTATAAAAATAATTCAGGGGAAGAAGTCAGTATAGCTCATATTAATGGTTTACGCAAAGAGATCTTTCATTTCTTATCAACTTTCACATCAATATCTAATATTACCGCAATTTTACGCAACCTATCTGATGGAGATATGCGAGAATATATACGAATGTACCCTGGGTATATACATTATCTGTCTGAAGAGCGATTATTAGATATTATAGAAAAAGACCCACGATATATTAAATATTTGGATGTTGATGATATACCAAATGAATTCTTTTCTGATCGAAAATATACAAATTATATCACCGCGTATCAGCGACTAAAATATAATAAATCACAAAAAGGACAGTCAAGGTCCTCTACTAAGTCCTCATCGAAGTCCTCGTCAAAGTCCTCATCATCTCCTAAGTCCTCGTCATCTCCTAAGATGCTTTATAATCCGTTGGCTAAACCACAGTCTTCAAGCAGCTTATAGATATATATCATATAAATGGTCGTGTTTTTATGTTAAAGGTTAAAGGTTAAAGGTTATTTGCGTGATTTTGGTTTCGGTTTCGGTTTCGGTTTTGGTGTAACAACAATTTTCTTCTTATCTCTCATCATCTTCTTATACTCAGATACTGTGATTAATTCACCTTTGTGCTTAATGTATTCCTTTCTGTCTCCAGTCTTCTTGTAGATACATCGTACTTTGCCTAAGATTTCTTTTTTATTTATCTTCTTACCTCCAGTTACTGGTGTACCACTTAGTGATGTATTATTTAATTCTAATTCAATTATAATATCTGATTTATATTCTCCTGTTTGAAAAAATGTTTTTAATATATCAAAAAATATATCTTTCGTATCTTGATTATCATTTGGTTCTTTTATAGTTATAACAGTACCATTATATTTTACACTTTTAATAGTAGAGATAGGTAAATAGTAAAAAAATCTAATTAACTCTCTATAACATTTATTATCATTAAAATTTTTTTCAAAGACGTCTATATCTAATTCAGAAGGAAATAGTAGTTCAATTTTTAAGAATATTGAAAAAATACCTTCAATAATTTTTATTTTTATGTTCATATCATCTAAACTATTATTGTTTTTTATATCATTAAATATATCTTTAATACAATCATAAGTAAAAGTAAAATGTGGTATAAAATTATCAGTATTGTTGTTTATTTGTTCTAAAAGAGTAAAATATTTTTTTATAATATTTTTTGGCTGTTCATCAAGCTTTTGCTGTTCATCAAGCTTTTGCTGTTCATCAAGCTTTTGCTGTTCATCAAGCTTTTGCTGTTCATCAAGAAATTTTTTTTCAATAATTTTATATATTTTATTATGAATTATATTAAGTAAATCCTTTTTTTGTGTATAAGTATTAAAATAGTGGCTATTTATATCAACAATCTTATCACTATCACTACTATTTCCTAAAGTTGTATTATACGATGATAAATCACTCTTTATTAATTTTTGTATTTCCATTTGTCTTTCCATTTGTCTGGCTACTTGCTTTTCTTTTTCAGTTAATGGTTGTTTCCACATTGTATATATTGTTTCCCCTAGTGCTCTTAACATTATTTCCTCAGTCAAATTCTATTATATACACATACAATTATTTTTCTTAAAAAATGATATATAATGCTATAGTATTATATTTATAATATTACTCTATGTCCTTAACGCATATATTCCATCTATCTGATCTACATATTAGGAATGGTGATAATACCTATTCTCGATACGAAGAGTACAGCAATGTATTCAAAGAGACCATCACTTCCTTAAATAGTAATATAGCTGATTTAAATCTATCCTTTAACGACTTCATTATCGTTATTACTGGCGACATCTTCCATAACAAGAATGTTATTGGAAACTATGGGTTGTTTATATATCGCGAGTTTATCCAATCATTATCAAAGATAGGTAGGTTGTATATCATCTCAGGTAACCACGATTACGATCAAAGCGATATTAACAAGCCTTCGCTCGTTTATTCTTCTACATTTGATATTCCTAATGTATTTGTATTAAATACCTCAACGTCCTTTGTTATTGATGACGTAGGCTTCTCCTTTGTTAGTATTGATAAAACTTTGGATAAATATAGAAATAGTGGACGTATTCAAGATTTACCACCATTTCCAGCAATTACTAAGAAGGTTAAACATAAAGTCGCGCTATTTCACGGTTCGTTTGCGTCCGCTAAATTATATAATGGGAAATCTATAGAAGAGACCTTCAATCCTTATCCATTAGAATGGGTTCAAGAGTTTGACTATGTACTGCTTGGCGATATCCATAAACGTCAGGTGTTTAATTATAAAAAGAAAAGTATTTGTGGGTACTCTGGTAGTTTAATACAGCAGAACTTTGGAGAAGATATTATAGAACACGGATATCTTATATGGAACCTCGCGAATAAACAGGTTGAAGAAGTTAATGTTTATAATAATATAGGCTATATTAATATCGTCGAAGACGTGTCTAATAACATATTTATTAGAACAAATGGTAAATATACAGAACATCTTGAAACATATATTAAAAACAATAGTAAGTATTTTCCTAATATACTTGATATTAAATCATTCTCAAATATTAACTATCAAACGCTAAGTAATATACTAAATACTTTTAATATTTCTTTCCAAATAGTTTCAAGATTAAATGCGAATACCCACAATACCCTTGAAGCGACGCAAGCGGCCACCTCGCCAGACAACGAGACTTCGAGCGAATGCTTGCTTGATACTAACTATTTGCTCGTATATTTCAAAAAACTACTATCACTAGACAAATATAACATATTACTAAACATAATTAAAGATAAAGAGAGCCTGCTATTTGATATCAGTAAATATCCTGAAGATTTACATGCAGAATGTATCAAGCGGAACAAAGATTTGGAACCTATTATCAACTCGTGTAATGACGCAGACGATAGGCAATCTCTTAAAAAATCCTTCGTGATTAAATATTTAGAATGGGATGGTCTATTATGTTATGAGAATAAATGCTGGATTAATTTTAAAGATTTAGATGCTAAAACATTTATGATTAAAGGGTCTAATGGAACTGGTAAATCGGCTATCTATGATATCTTACAATTAGCCATATGGGCTACTAACAATAAGCTTGATACCTACTCGGCGGGTTTTATTAATCACAAGAAGGACAAAGGATATACTATTATAGATATAGAGATTGATAATATCACTTACCGTATTAAAAGAGACTTCTGTAAGAAGAAGGGGACTTATAAAATCACTAATAAATTATCTGTACTATATAAACACGATGACCTTTTGGGTTTAGTGATATTGAAAAAAGATACGGCGTGTAATACAGAGGTCAAATCGTTGTTTGGAGATATTAATACCTTTCTCTCGACATCTATGCTAACACAAAACATAGATAATGATATTCTTGGATTGAACTATAAGGATACTTTGGCGACAATTGATAAATCTCATAATATACAGTTTATTTATCACCTTTATAATCTGTTTAAAACCGCTATTAATAAATATAGAGATTTTCGAAAAGTTATTCAAAGTAAAAAAGAGGTCTATGAGAAGTTACTATTTAATGGTGAAAATAGCGATGTTAACGATGAGGCTATTTTGCTGCTTAGAGAAGAACTTGAACTTCTTAATACTGATAAAAAAGAGTTATTGATAACTAATAATACTATAAATATTGATATTAATAACCAAGCATATTTGGCTATCGCCGATACCGATTATACTATGCTTATTAATGATATTATAGCAAATGAGGCTGATAGTATTGTTAGTGAAGAAGTGTATAATAAATACAAAGAAAGACTTGGACATTACAAGTATATGTATTCTATTAATGATAACAATAACAATAACAATAACAATAACAATAACATGAAAAAATTAGCAAAGCTATATTCTCAGCAACTTGAAGATGAGTTTGATAAATTACCTTGTACTAATAAGCCTTGTGATATCTCCTATATTCGCGAAGAAGAGATTGCTTTGCGCGATTATATTAATATGGAAGCAGACGGATCACAAGACGAAACTACCATTTGCGATATTTTAAAACAAAAAGAGGATTTGTTAAGATACAAAGATGTGCTTAATGATTTGATTTCGAATAAACCTAACAAGGTTTCAGTTCCAACGAGGGATATAGCTAAATTAACCTCTATAATTTTAAAGATTTATGGAGGCAGCATGGATGCGTTTAATGACTTTATATCTATGACTACTAAACCTTCTTTCATAAGCGACGCAAATATGTTAAAAAGAATGCGAACAGCTATAACAGAACCTATAAACATAGAGCATTTTAAAACAGTTCTTCATCGTAAAGAAGAACTCGTAGATGATATTAGTAATATTAAGAATATGATTGCGTCTTTAGAAAAAGATTTCAATACCTCATTCTCTAACCAACAACAATTGACTACTGTTAATGTTCCTAGCAATACCATAACATTTACGCAGCTCAAGCAGCCGCAGCTCAAGCAGCACCACCAACCACAAAAGCCTACTAGCACATCAATATCAATCATAAGAGAACTGAAGCATTTCAATATAGACGCTATAAATACTCAGATAGCCGACGATGAAATTATAATCAATGAATATAATACAAAGATTGACTATATTAATACTCTTGATAATGATATAGATAATTATAATAAGGAACTACATGTATTCACAGATAACGAGGAGTATAAATATAACCCCGAATGCTGTATCTGTTGTAATCGGCCTTGGGTATCACGAATTAAAGAGATATCTATTATTATCAATTCTCTAAAAATCGCAAGACACGCCATCAATTACTCAGAGAATGACTTTGCGATTGTGAAGGAACGCTTAGAAGAGAATAGGATGATGAGAGACCGGTTTCATTTGCTTACTGAGTGGTACCACTATTTAAAGTTTAAAGAGACCAGTGATAAAATAACAAAGGAAATAAATAATATTATAAACTCTAAAAATACCCTAAATGAGAGATTGAGAGTAGCAGACTTAGAGCTCCAGAACAGTACTGCTTATACAGACTATTTCATATCCTACACATTTATGTTGTTTGAAGAATTAACCAGATGCGCTGGATATGATACTTATATGATATGGGAAATAAATTATAGTGATACAAAGACCCTTATAGACGGATTAGAAAAAACTATACATTTTAATGAGATTATTAAACCACGTATCGCAAAATACAAAGAGGTTAAAAGATGTTACGACGATTGGCTTCTATATGATAGAAATAAGAAGATTATAGACGCTTATCATTATAATAGATTAAATAAAATTATAGAGATTAATGAATTATATAATGATTACAAGAACAAAGAGATACTTAAACCTCTTATTAAACAGAAGATAGAATTGTGCGCATTAATAGAAAATAAGAGGGCTGCTATAAAAACCCTAAATGATAAGATTGTTAAGTATACTACAATAAATGCTTATAATGATGATAATAAAAGGAATTATGCGTCGCTTATTGCGATTGATAGCGAACTCGAAAATATTATAGAGGTCATTGATACTATTTTAGTAAACTTTCAGTCTTTCCGGAAGGAACTATATGAAAACTTGATACTTAATAAGCTTGTAGATAAAACTAATAAAATTATTAAAAGCCTGAGCCATTCTAATACAAAACCTTTTAAATTAAATTATAATGTTGATATATCTAATGATACGGTTCATATTATTTGGCTAATTCATAATGATAATATTGCTGGCGATGTAGACAAACAATATATATCAGTATCACAAGCTTCGGGGTTTCAACGCTTCGCTATATCACTTGCTCTTCGCTTGTCCTTGTACTTTAATAACTATGATGTATTGTGTAATCAACTATTTATAGATGAGGGGTTTATTAATTTTGATAAACATAACTTGTCGATTGTTCCAGCATTCCTAAAGAGCCTCTTACATTATTTTAATACTATTGTGATATTGTCGCATATAGATGTTATTCAGGATACAGTAGATGAGACTGCTGAGATATGTTTTAATAGGGCTAATAGCATATCGTCGATTGCTTATAATTAGCGTACATTAATTTTAAATAATTATATAACATATAAATAAGAACAAATGACCACGGTATCAGACCGTGTGAAAACAAAAATTAATAGTTGGTGCGATCTTGAAACTGATCCCGTCTATAAAAAAAAAAGACAAAAATATGTAATATGTATATTAGACACATTACATGATTTTTATGAAAGTCCTATAAAAATCAACAGTGTTATCTATAACAAACCAGATATTGTATTAAAATGGGCAGACTATTATTTGGGAAATAGCAATAAATACTGTCCATTAAATTCGCAAGTAGCAAGCGCGGGTCCGCAAGTAGCAAGCGCGGGTCCGCAAGTAGCAAGCGCGGGTCCGCAAGTAGCAAGCGCAGGTCCGCAAGTAGCAAGCGCAGGTGGTATCCAACTTGGTAAAGAATTAGATTATTTAGGCTCTAACGCAACAACTATAGGCAAGGAACTTTTATTTGACTGGTGGGATAATATGAATACTACATCTAAAATAAAATATTGTAAAGCATCATTTGATGGATATAATACACCAGCTTCTAATTATAAGGGGCTTTTTATATCACGTAGACAGAGGCAATCTTATAAAGATTTGATACAAGCAAATGGTATTCTCTATGTTTTTTCAGATCAAGGAGTACCTAAAAATCCATTTAAACTTCAAAATGATGAATATGAAAATTCTATTGGTATTGGTGGTTTATATGATAAGACAACCCGAGCATCAAATACTTCAGATACGCTAAGGTTACCTGCTCAGCCTATAACATTAAATAAAAATGAATTTGAAGGTGTATTAGGTTATGATAGCGTAACTATAAATAATGATGGAAATACATTTACATTAAATTATAATAACACAGATATTATAAAAGATATAGATGACACTGATCTAAAGCACGCTAAAACACAATTTAGAGTATTCGCTTCAGCTCCTGCTACACCAACCCAAGGTGTTATTTTTTTTACAAATTGGTTAAATGCCCTTAATAAAAGTGGTAATATAGGAAATATTATTAAAAAAGCAATTCAATCCGGACCCCTATCTTCTCAAGTAGCTATAGGATCTCAAGCATATACTAATATTATTACCCAAATACCTTTTACATCACAATTATTTGAATATTTATCATTAATATTTGATCTTAAAAGATTAGGTGATTGGTCGCAAAGTTATGAATTAAATAAAATGAAACAACAAGGTACTCAACAAGGTATTAATATAAATAGTATATTTAATACTGTAGATGGTATAGCAGCAGGGTGTGCTGTATATTTTCAAGAAATATCAACATTATTATGGAGAAAAACTAAAAATAGTAATGGTGGTTCACAAGGGTTTGAACTATATAATTATACTAATGGTATTGATATTACCTGTACACAAACTCCTAAACAACAAGACAAAGATGGTTCACCTCCAAGTTATCCGGACTATAATACTATTATCGTTACAGATAGAGATTTTCAAAATGTAAATGACTTAACATCAACATTTACGCAAACGTTGATGGGAGGTGATCCAACAGATCCAGCATATAATATAACTATTGCTTGCGAATATGAATTGAGTAACAATATGAATTATTATATTGATTTAATATTGAGGTATGGTAAACATGAAGAATTTGATAAAGAACCAAATCCAAATCAATATGCTATGTATATTATGAATTTATGTATTGAAGAAATTTTAACATGGATTGTGTATGATGAACAATATATGTTACAATACTTTCAACCATATTTTGATGGTACAGCAGATATAAATCGTAGAGTAATATCAGATAATGAAGATGATAATGAATTTTATAGTTATTGTTTATTTTGTATATTTAAATATGAGTTTGATTTATTAATATATAAAATCGCAAGTGATAATACAAAAAGGTTATATGATTTGATAATAAAAAAATGTGATAAAGAGACAATTGATATGTTAACTCTATTTGTAAAATGTTTAAGAAATCAATTAATAAAAGATACTATTAATGACTTTTTAACTCCTTTATATGATAATGAAAAAGGGACAATAGGTTTTTCGGATAGTTTAATTGAAACTCAAACTGATTTATTAACTAAGGAAAAAAAATATGATTTAATTATGAATATGATTGAATTTGAACTTAAAAGAAATAATAATGAAAGATATGAGGATTTTTATAACTTTCCAAAAAAAATAAGTACTAAACGGTCGCGTACAGACGAAGACGAAAATAAAGCCAAACATACTAAAACACGTGGTGGTAAACATAAACAAGACGTTATTGTTAAGAAACAAGATACATTAAAAAAATCATTAATATCTAAACAATCACCTAAACAACCACCTAAACAACCACCTAAACAACCATCTAAACAACCATCTAAACAACCACCTAAACAATCACCTAAACAACCACCTAAACAATCACCTAAACAACCACCTAAACAACCACTACAACCACCTAAACAACCACCTAAACAACCACCTAAACAACCACCTAACATAACTAAGTATAAATTAAGAGTAGACCAGTATAAAAACAAAAAATTCACAGACTATTTTGTAAAAAAACTCAAGACCCATTTAAATGACCCCACCATTAATGTATACAAGATGGGAATAAGAAAAATGAAAATTATTTTAAAAGATATTTACAAAATTGAAAAATAATATATTTAAAAATATAGCTGATATATAGAAGGATATTAATATAAAACATAACATATGGCTCGAGATAATCTAAAATTGCTCAATGTATCAGGGAAGAATAATAATTGTTTTTTCAATTCTCTCTATATTGTTATTAAAAACAATCAAACGTTTAAAGAGGTCTTCGCGAACGCGTCATACTCCTATAAAATACGCAACGGCACACAATTAAGAAAATATATATGTGACTTTTTAATACTAAGAGGCCACAAAAGATTTAAGAGTTATCTAGAAATGGCTCAAACATTACTATCGATGCATTCTACAGACAAAAAAGAATTATTAAAGATGCACGACGAATTAATGGAGGTCTCGCAACTACTGAGTGTGAATAAAATAGAAATCGTTTCTTTAATTGAAGCAGGCATTTTAAGAGCAGATTTAAACAAAAGCGGATCAATACAAAACTTGCTCGAAAAACATCTACCGACAGAAGCGAGAATGCCCTCTATGCCCGAGTTTGTATTAACAAACTACTTCATAAAGGACGCGTTTAATATAATCATATTACCTATTGTTTTAGAAAGTAGCGGAAATTCGCAAAATCCAAGAACTATGAACATTATTAACAAATATAACTATGGTAAAAAAAGAATGGCTTTTGATAATGATATACTTAGAACAATGAAGCAGGATATAAAGAACGCAAATATAGTAAATAAAATAAGAAATCGGATTGGAGAAAAGTTTGGAGATTTAAACAAGAAGAAGGGATCTTCACGGATGTATCAAAAGGCGACTGAGTATACCTACGCGGTTTTAATAACAGATTTGTCGCATTACCAAGTACTGTCTTTAAATGGAATGAATGCGAAAGATTATCGCGCAAGCAACTATGAAGAGCTTAGTATGTTTATTTACTCGTCTGATAACTCTTTTAGTTTTACTCAGGAAAGCGTTAGAAGCCCCCCGTCATATGAAGAGGGTCTTAAGATGTAGTTAATGCAGCAGCAAAGCAGGCGATTAGTATTTTATCTACGCTTTATAGGTCGCCTACGGCCACCAGTTGTACTCGTAGCAGTTTCTGATATTACACTATTTTTTTGTAATTTATCTTGTTCTTCTGCTTTTTTTTCTTCTTCTAATTCTTTATTATACTTAGTTTCGAGTTGCTTGATATATACGAGACCTTCTTCTCTTAAGTTCTTTATTTTGTCTAAAGAAAAATACTTAGTCGCCAATGTATTTATATCAACGTCCTTTTTACCGTCATCTAAATCCCACTCAGTATAACCTTTGCTCTCTAAGTTCCCTTTTATATCCGGTCCATCTAAATTATTACCGTCTTCTTGGTAAATATTTGAAACTGTTTGATAAACAATATACACTCTATTGATTTTTTTATCTATTAATTTTTGAAGAATTAATTTTAGCTCGCTATAATTCTCGGTAATAAATTTATTGGTATCTCTCACTATCAATTCAAACACAAATTTATTGACCTTCTTGTCTTCTTTAAGCTGTTTTTTTGCTCTTTCTACTATGTTCTCAATATTTGCCCAAATACCTAAATATAAAAGAAATAATAAACGCTTCAATATTATATCAGATGGCCACTTGCGACTATCCCAATCCTCAGTACCATCTTTGAATTTCATTGGTTCATTTATTCTAATATATTTGAATTTCTTTTTACTTCCTTCAATCCCTTCGAATACAAGAATTAAAGTCCTATATTTTTGAAAGTTATTAATGGTATCCATATTAAATGGTAGCTCACAGTATGGTAGCTGGCCTTGAAAATCTATTTCGTTGCTGTCTTTTGCTATTGCCGCTTTAGCCGCTTTAGGCGCTTTAGCAGTCTTTTTATTATCTATTAGTGTTTCCATCTATATCTATGCTAATATTAAAGAAATTAAAATATGCTGTAAAAGGTAATAAACAATTATAATGCCCTACGACACAACACAGTCTCCGCAAGGAGATACTCGTGTTAGTTCGCTTAATGATTATCATTCGCCTCCAACTACATTATCTCGAAGCTATCCTGAAAATACTTTAGAAGACGAGTTATTACACGAAAACCATCTTAAAATATTAAAGGACCTGAAGGATAAGGCTTTGATTATTTCGGTTCTTTGTTCTAAAAGTAATACCTTGTTTTCAAGGATGCGAATATTGATTAACATCCCTTTAATATTATCTTCTGGCGCGATGACTATCCTGAATTCAATGAATGATACAAATTCAGATGGTATTAAATACGCTAATATTGTTCTAAATAGTTGTACAGTTACTATATTAAGCTAAGCCTGATAGGTAACTTTAAGCTTGCTGAACGCGAATTAACCTATCGCCAAACTCATATAAGGATGAAAAAACTGTATCATCAGATAGAAAATAAGATACGCTTAGATCCTCATAAGATAACTACAGATTATGTTGGTAATATGACTAAAGAATATATAAATATATACGAGCATCTCGAATATCCGATCCCTAACTTTGTTATACAGAGATTTAACAAAGATATCTCTACTGATCGAGAGAAAGGTGATACTCGGAATGATCGCGGTACGCGATTTAGAGGTCACTTAACATTTTCTCAAAACCTTGATAATAACAAGAACTTAACACAATTTTTAGTATAACTGTAATACTATATAAAGAATATTATAAATTACTAAATATATGGAAGGTTTAATAGATACACGAAACGAATATATAGAACATATACAGGATATTTTGAGTGTCGCAATATCAAAGCGTATATATGCTATATACACCGAGATGATGGAAGATAAAAAGGGGCTTAAAGGATTTCAAAATGAATTATATAGTATTCGCAAATGGAATAATAACTTGGTAAATGACGAATATAAGAAGATAGTAAAATATACGAAATGTAAATATTTGTCTAACTTAATTAAAATCATTATCATAACAACTATAAAAATCAAGATATATGAATACAGAGAGCAGTTTGATAATATTAAGATTAAAATACCGAACCCTGAAGATTTTGTTCACAAATGCTATATAAATGCGGCTTCATTCTCTTGGAAGAACGCTTACCTATATAATAGAAATAACATAAAGGACGCCGAATATCAAAACAATCTCAATATAATTGAAGAAAATATTAGAGCGATCATAAAGAAGACTTTTAGAGACTTTGTACCATTTGACGAGATATTCAAGCAAATTGAAGATAACCTATCAGAGAATGTTAGACAATTCAAAGAAAATGCTGATGATGATGGATATGAAGACAAGAGTGTTGATATTGAGATCGCAAAGTCGGACAAGTCAGACAAGTCAGACAAGTCAACTAAAACTACAAAAGCCCTTAAAAAGATAGCAAAAGAAGAGAAAAATACTCAAATATCAAGTGATAACGAAGATAGCGAAGACGATGAGGAAGAAGATGATGATGATGAGGAAGATGAGGAGGAAGACAATGATGATGAGGAAGAAGATGAGGAAGAAGATGAGGAAGATGAAGATGATGGGGAAGATGATGATGAAGATGAGGAAGAAGATAGCAAAGATGAAGATGATGAGGAAGAAGAAGATAAAGATAGCAAGGATGGTAAAGATGAAGACGAAGATGAAGGAGATGAAGGTGCTAATGAAGATAACAAAGAAGAAGACGACAAAGACGACGAAGACGATGAAGACGACAAAGACGTTAATGAAACAATAAAGGTAGTGAGAGAAAATAAAGAGGTCTTAGAACCACCCGTGGAGCGCGAAGATAATAAAATAAATAATATAGTAGATACATCAATAACAAAGGTTCACTATAATGAATATAAAAATGAGGAAAACGAAAAACAGTACCAAGAAATATCATTTCCTAAAAGCGAGCAAACAAATATCCAAAGCGAAAAGCGCGAAAACAAAGAAGGGCGCGAAATGGATCCGAATAATATTCGCAAAGAATGGAACAATATTAAAGACGAATACAGCTCGTTATCACAAAATAAGATTGATTATAAAAGGTATGAGAACGATAATGACGACGATACCAAAAGTATCGCTAGCGTCGCGAGTGCTGCTAGCGTCGCGAGTGCCGCGAGTGCCTTCAGTAATATCACAGATATAAGTCAAGTAAAGAAGATACATATTAAAGAGGCATCTAAAGGTAAGAAGCCAACATTTTTCTAATAATTGATATAATAATATAATAATATAATAATATAATTGATATAATATTGATTAAAATGTTAAAGAAGTCTTCCTACTGTTTCCTCTGTTATTCTGCTGATAATATTATATATACTAATACAGTATTTGTTTGTAAGAATTGTAATATTGTGATAAAAAAATGCGATATATGTGATCTTTATTGTGGTGATAAATGCTTGGATTTATTTGATAAATGCCTTAGTATCTAATATATATGTAATATATATGTAATATATATCTAATAAGACGTATGTTTCTTCACCTTGATAAGTTTAGAGCCTTTTTTTTTAACAAAGACACCAGGGTCATACTCTTCAATGTCTTCTCCTTCATCATTTGTGAGCCCCATTAAATCTCGTTGGTCTTGTAACGACTGCATCTCCCACAAGTCGTGTGAACACATCCGATAATTAACATCTTGCGCCTTATACCAGAATACGATGTCTGATATATTATTTGACTGTACCTTGTTGTCTATAACAAGACATTCAAAGTTCTCTGTACACTGGTTCATCACTTGGTTAAATACGTCAAATGTCGGAAACATACCAGCGTAATGATTGTATATTTTTTCTCTTTCTTTAACAATATTATTACGAAAAATAAAAACATAGTCGATATTTGAACGTAGGTCAGGGGGTAATCCTAGGCCGTGCTGCATAGTGATTAAAAGGAATATCTTGTAATGCCTTCCGTTCATAAAGATACACCGAATGTTTTTATCAGTCATAGCCGACTTGTTATACATACAATCGTCTAATATTAAGAAAGCGCGCGGATCAATCGACGAGTTTCCATGCTTCGCCATATCTCTTTTTCGCTCGTTTGTTATATTTATCTGCCTAGTCAAGAACTTACTAATGAGTTTTTCTTCTAGTTCGTCATATATCAACATTTTTGGAATAAACTTCTCAAAGTATCCATTAGCGCGCTCCGTCTGAGATACAACGACGCCGACGGGTATATCCTTGTTGTGACTAAGTATATCTTTCATACAATAACTTTTTCCTGTATTACGTTTGCCTATAAACACAACAACAGAATCACTTTTGATTTTTGTAGGGTCAAACCTTTTAAGCTCTAGTTTCATTTAATAAACAATAACAAAAATATTATATTATATGTATCACACATCAAAAATTTATTAAGATTAAGATTAAGATTAAGATTTAAGAATATGACGAATAATAATTACTAATAATTATCAATAAGATAATATAATATAAGATAACATAACATAATGAAACATTATTGGATTAATATTGATACCTCTAGTGATAGGCGAGCATTTATGGAAGAACAATTTAAAAATAATAAGTTAGATAACGAAAGGGTCTCTGCGATTACACCTCGTGATTTTGACGATGTTCTAGCGGATAAGAGACCGTTAACTTGTAAGCATCCTGGGTGTGTCCGGTGCGAATATGAATATGCTTGTATATCTAGCCATATTAAAGCGATGATTGAAGGGCTAAAAGACAAAAACAATGAATGGTTTGTTATTATGGAAGACGATATTGTTATACCATTTGATATTAATTATAATAAATTAATTAGCGAATTGCCTAAAGATGCTCAGCTGGTACAATTGCTAATCTTGTACGGTAATACAGTAAAAGCTTTGTATAATCTATCAGTCGAGCATAATATTCGCTTTATTAAGTGGCAGTATTTATTACCTTCAACGGGTATGTACATCATCTCCAGAGAAGGCGCTAAAATATTAGTTAATAAATTTTTTAAAAATAATAAATATGATTTCACTACGTGCGAATACCAAGTAGTCGCTGATGTTGCGCTTTATTCATCGATAAACTCTTACGCTACTACATTTCCATTCGCATATCCTAATATAGACTTAGTGTCTGAGATACACCCTGAGCATTTCGAAGCGCATAAACAAACATACTTAGATATTAAAGAGGTCGTCGATATAGCCATTAATAATAAAAATATTCCTTTTATACATACCTAAATATCTAAAACCTAAAACCTAAAACCTACCTAATACATAGTGTGTTCGCTCGGTGTATGCTTATGCTTGTCGCTATTCTTATCATTATCGACTATATTATATTTTTCATTAAAAAAATAGATTACTATTAATTGCTTGCGATGGTCTCTTAGTTTATCCGTACAATACAGAACATATGTTTCATCTTTCCCATTCAAATTCTTATTTTTTATCCATATTTTAAAAAGTTCATTATATAATATTACTGATTCGTTTATTAGCGGATACTTGTCTATCTTATTAGTAGCTAACATTTGTGCCTCTTCAGCAAGACCAATAATATGTAGAAAATGCTTGGTAATACAATCACGACATCTCTTATTTTTATTTGTTAAATGCTCCTCTAATAATATAGATTGCTTTATAATTTGTTGCATGTTATATCGCGGATCACTCACCGGATCAATAGAATCGCAAGTTGAACTACAAGAGCCTGTGGCGCCTGCGGCACCTGCGGTACCCTTGTTATGCTCTTTATAGTTTATATTTAGAAGCGTTGCGGAGCTTGAACCTATTCCCATCGCGTGGTAATTCATATTATGTATATGCCACAATATTATTATCGTTGATATTATTACTGTGAAAACAATAATAAATGTTTCTAAAATATTCATAATAAAAATATTAATTCTACTAATATAATAGAAATATATTATAGGTTTGATAGATTGATAATAATATAATATAATAATATACTAGTATAATAAATAATGATGATACTAGATGATTTAGATGACTTAGAAGGGTTCTCATTAATGAAAAATTTCTTAACAGAACAATTTAAGGGTGGCGGTGGCGGTGGTGGCGGTGGTGGCGGAAGAGGATCGTCTTCAAGAAATAGGAAAAAGGGTGAAAAAAATCCATTCTTTCCTATTTTGATATTTTTTATTGTTATTTACACATTTACTTTTATATATTTCAATAGTTTAGGGTCTTCAAGAAAAACCAAATAATAAATATTACTATATAATAGAATATATAATGGGTTTAGGTGGAGCAGACTTAAGTGAAATGTTCTTTGAAGGATTTAAAGGCGGCGGCAAAGCCGGAAAAGGAGGCGGAGAACCTCAACAAAATACACAGGATGGTTCTAACAACAGTTCAGGTGTTCTCACAGGTGCTACAGCGGGCGCAGTAGGAGGTGCGTTACTTTCTGGTGGTTCAGCGGCTTCTATGAGTATGAGCAATACAGGTTCCAGTAATGTAGAAAAATGTCCTCTTACCGACGAGACACTCTACTGTCAAATTAGTCGAACCGCTGGAATTGCTGGTATGTTAGTTTATATATTTATTATTATTATTTTAGTAATAGGCGTCTTATATGCTATATATTATCTATTTTTTAGAAGTGGAGGCGGAGGAGCCAGCGGTCGCAAGGCATCTAAAAGATAATACGGATGATGCTAATCGCTATGTAAGCTATGTATCACTTATTTTTAGTAAAAATGATATGATTTTCTTGATTATCTTCTCAACATATTCTAATCTACTATAAACTATAATGAAAATCTATGTATTACATAGCAGTAATCTAACTAAGCGTAAGAAGCATATTTTGGAGCAATTTAGATTACATAACATATATAACTTCGAGTTCATAGAAAAATATGATATTACTAAAATAACAGATGATGAAAGCATTATATTTGATAAAGATTACAAAAGAACCCGTATGTCCTTATTTTTGAAACATCTCTATGTATATGAGTTAATAGCGAAAGATAACGACGAAGAGCCTACTCTGATATTTGAAGATGATGTTATATTAAGCGATGATTTTAATGATATAGTCAAAGCATATATTAAAGAAACGCCAGAAGATTATGATATGCTATTTATTGGTAGCGGGTATAATCTACATATTAACAAAGAATTACTTGACGCCGCTGACGCCGCTGACGCTCATATATATAAAAATCCGTATACGCGTGCGACAGATAGCTATATAATAACCAATAAATGTGCTAAGAAATTATGTGAATATATAGCCGCTGTAGCCAATAATAACAATAAAATTACGCAACCAATCGATATGTGGTTAAACAGAGCTATTATTGATAATCAGTTAAAGATATATTGGAGCGAACCAACCATAGTTTCTCAAGGGTCTCAAACAGGATTATTTGAAATATCCTTATAATATCTAATATTTATTATATAAAACTGATTGATATAGGTTATGTTAGTTGTAACTAATGCTATATATCTATGTTTTACAACTAAATAATGATAAATATTATGTTGGAAAAACTATGAACCCTCATTTTAGATTTGATAATCACTTTGCGAATAATGGTACAGAATGGACAAAACTCCATAAACCTCTAAAGATTTTAGAACTTATTCCAAATTGCGACGATTATGATGAAGAGAAATATACTTATAAATATATGGATAAATACGGTATTGATAATGTTCGAGGTGGTTCTTATTCATCTGTTGTTTTAGATACAGAAACTAAAAAACAACTTATAAAAATAAGTAATAGCATAAATAATAGATGCTTTATTTGCGGCAAAACAGATGGGCATTTTGCGAAAGAATGCGTATATAATAATGTTAACAATGTTAATAATGACGCAACAGAACAACATACATCATCATCATCATCAGCGACATCTAAATATGATTATATAATGCTTCAAACATTACTAACGGATACGCCTGCTAAAATGCTAGTAAATGTTAGTGATTTAGATATTATTAAAAAAATAAAAGTTATCAGAATTAAACTAGGAGATAGTATTATATTAAATTATAAGAAAAGTGAATATAGTTCTTTGAAGGAACTTGTAGAAGACGCAATTAATATATTTGATAAATACGATGATGCTGATATTGCTAAGATACCTAATATAACCTCTATAGAACACGCAAAGAGTTTGCGTCAATATTTACTTCCATGTAAAATTAATCTCTATAAAAATATCGCAGAATTACTTGGACTACTATCACCAGACCGATGTAAATTACTTCAATTAGGATGTTCGTTTCAAGAGCTTGAGAGTATTATTATACAATCGCAGTGACCAGTAGAAGCGTTCTATATACTCTAATCAGGTAATAACAAGAATACGAATGTTGTTAATGTATATAATGTAGTACCCCATAGTGTATCCATAATACCTACGGAACTATCCATATCTTTGTAAATCGCAAGAGATGTAAAGTTATATATACCATATATTGAAAAGCCTACGGCACCGCCATACATAAAAGCCTTTAATAGCTTATTTTCTATACTAATATCCTCGCCTTTTTTTATATTTTGCGTGGTAAAAGGTATAGCCACATATATAACAGAGAATAGGATAAGAATATATGCGATAATAGTATGTTCAACCCGCGGTTCCAGCTCTGATTTTTGAACCTTCAGTATTGTATTTGAATAAGTGTTCATATTAAAGGAAACCCACGCAAGATCTAAAAACATAAGTATAATAGATATTATAAGATATTTAACATATATATCCATAATAGCCTCTTATCTTGTATTTGTATCTTCTATATCTTATAACTATTATATTTATTTATAACTTTGAGAAAATCTTCATAGGGCATAACGTACCCTTTGTTATTATTATAGATATTATCTGCGTTAGCCGCGTTAGCTGCATTAGCCGCGTTAGCTGCTTTAGCCGCGTTAGTCGCGTTAGTCGCTTTAGTATCTGATGCTACTGCATTAGCCGCTTTAGCGGATTTAGTATATACAATAGCCTGCCTTCTATTAAGTGTACTTTGTTTGCCTCCTACTGCCGCAACAGTCATATCCTTCGCTGCATATATAAAAGGTTCAACCTCCTTATATATTGTACCGTCCTCCATATTCTTAACATAATAGTCGGTGGTTTTCTTTAAACACTCTGTTAGTTCGCTAAACATCGTAACTAAATCGCTATATTCTTCAGTAGTATTATCAATCTTCATATTAACATTTATAAAATCAATATAGCTGTCTCTGAGCATATCCACAAAAATATCTCTAAATTCCTTTAAATCGTTTATATTATTACTAATAATCATTTTCATATAATCTCTCGTAATATCATTTATATACAGGTTGTTTCTATCTTCATCTCTTGATATATATTCTCTAAGTATATCTACATATATACGCGATGGCTCGTGAATATTAAAGTTGACTTTTTTATATCCTTCGTAATCAAATAGTCCAACGCTCCTAAATGTATTTAAGCGATAATCAAAGCGCCTTCTAACATTTTTCATATAATTTTGAGGATATAGCACATCGTCATTATGTAACAGGCTGTCTATAAATAGGTTATCAAAGTTATAATTAAAGCGACCATACTCGCGACTGCGCGTATTGATAGGTTCGTAATTAACGTCATTTACATATCCTGTATAAAACGTGCCTTTATCATTATCGTTATCATAATAGATTGCGTAATCTACTACATTAATATTAAAGAACTTGTAGCAATCGCATATAAAATGCTGATGAAGTGTATATTTAACATTAAAATATGTATTTGGAGTAATATCCTCGTTTACTTGCGATCCTAAGCAAATATATGTGTGCCCGCTAGGCCCGCTAGCTTTCGCGATAACTTGCGGATACTTAGATTTTCCTTCGTGTATCTTGAAATTTTTTATGTTATATAGTTTATTTGTTCTTCCTCCTTCAAATATGTTGTTGTATAATATCTCCATATATTCTTTTGGTGTATTATATACTTTACATAAATTATACTTGACGCCTCCTATAACCAATACATTTGTTACTGTTATTCTTAACCCTGGATGTAAAATAATCTGATATAATTCGTCATTAAAGTTTATATAATCTATATCATCCTTGACCTCTATAATATACACGGAGCCATTATTCTTAACATTTTCGTAAGCATAACGCAACGCTATGCTAATATTAAATGTACATGATAAAAACGATGTTAAAACGATGTCCTTGTTATAATCGCTGTGAAAATCTCTATTGGTTCCGTGAAATACGTAGTTTGTTTTTTTGTTATGCGAAGTATTCGAGTGCGCGTCACTACAAAACTTTAGCAAATATCTTACTCTTTTATAAGCATCTTTCTCTATATCTACGCCATTTGCTATATAGTTCTGTAAAGAACTGTTGACTATTTTACTAAAAGGTTCTCTAGAACCTACATAATGTTGCCTAATATTCAAAAGTCGCGAAGCGGTTATATGTAATGGCTGAAATGTATTGATACCTGCTATGTACGTATCTGTATCAAGAATTGTTATAGCAGGTAATGGTGAATTATACTTGAACCAATAGTAATAGCCTATACCCTTGTATTTATTGTTATTTATATCGCTATTACTGTTGTTATTGTTAATCGTATATAATATTGTTTTAAGGGTGTCTTCGTCGCTATATCCTCTAATATCGTTTAATTGCTTTTCATATATGCTATCTTCGCGGCGATCACTAATAATCTCATAGTCTTCTTGAAAACCGCTATGTAATTGATTGATAGTCCGGAAAATACCACGTATATTATCTCCAAAAAACGGAATGATATCTTTGTCGTCCTCGACAAAATCCACAATATTTAAAGTAATATGCGAAGGTAATATAGACATATATTTTGAATATTCGTATTCGAGGTTATCTTTTGTAACTTTCGTATCCGCATATTTCCTCTCAGGTTCCTCATTAAATACTATTTTATTTGCTTTAAAGGACAACCTAATACACCTATGTAATATAGTAGAATATAACAACTTTTCATTATATTCATTATAATCACCACCGCCGACTGCTGAGCTATAACTTTGCGACTGCGTATTAGTATTCGAGAACCTAAGAATAAATTGGGTAATTTGCTTGATATTATAATTTTCATATGTGATAGGCAATAGGTTGCTAGCATCGATACGTGTTATAATATTTTCCTTTGCGATAGGAGTTGAAAAATAAAAAAACTCGGTGTATATTTTCTCAACATCACTATAACGTCTCATCGTTTGCGCATCAAACATATTAATTTGAGGCATATTTTTCTTAAAGGTCATACGATATATTTGATGAATGAAATTTAGTAATACAATTAGTTTTTTCATGTGCTTCACGTAATACGTGAAAGGTATCTTGAGCATCTTCGAGATATCATTACAAGATGCCGTGTAGATGCTTAACAGTCTCTTGTATTTTTTAAAAAGCAAATCCTTGTTTTTATTAACATATTTCTTGCTAATGCTACTGCTGCTTTTGCTGCTACTGCTATTATTCATAAACTCTACATAGATAAAATAAAAATAAAAATAAAATATACGTACATATTCTTTATTGTGCGCTTACTTGCGTACAAGTGTCGGCTTTCGTCGTCTAATAGCAGGGGGCTTCGTGGACTTCATAACTTTACGTTTCACAGACTTCGTAGACTTCACAGACTTCACAGACTTCGCAGACTTCGAAGCTTTAGCATATCCACCATATTTGCCTTTCTCTTCCTCTATAATACCAGTGTACCTATCTACGCGAGCAGCACGATGTTTGGCTGGTAGTGTATCATCATAATCACCCATACCTTTTTTAACTGCTGCCCTATTATATGAACCATCAGGCTTTCTATATATTTCTTGGAAAGCTGATTGTAATCTTCCTCTCTGATCAAGTAAACCATCTCGCGCCCTCATATAATCTTCTACAGGCGCCCTTGAAGCAGGCCGCCGTATCGGAGCAAGTAGTCTTGCTTGCGTGTTTCGACTATATTGTGCTGATTTAGCAGCAGCTAACTCTTTTTCCAAAGCAGCAAGTCTTATTTGATGCGCCTTGCTCTTAGTCATATCTTGCGTAGGTGCCGGTATCGGAGATCTACCTGTGCGATAGCTGGGATAGACACCGCTTCTGCTACTCATATATTACTCTATTATATAATATATATATTATTCTATTATAATTCTAAAAAAATAATATCCAATATATATATTAACTAATAACTATGCATTGCTTAGGTTGCGCTATATATCTACCTACATTTAATGATATAATTCAATATATCCGTATATAATTTACTTACCTTTTGCGGCTATCATTTTATCAACAACCTTTCTATTAACCAATCTAACATAGCAGCCATTATTTATATCAACCCTTTCGTTTTTATTCTTCTCCGTAAGAGTTAAACCGTAGTATTCACGAATATCTTCAGGCATATCGCCAATTTTACACATATTCTTTACTGGTTTTATGATTTGCGAAGCGTGCGCAGCTTGAACACGCGCGTGTTCTTTCATTTTAGCTTGTATTTGTTTCATAGAACTTATACCTCCTGATAAACCCGCGGCACCCGCGGCACCAGAGGAACCAGAGGAACCAGCGGGATCCGCCCTATCACTTTTTCTCGCAGGCTGAGCAATATCCATTAAGCTATTATACAAGTATCTGCTTTCTTCTGTTGAAGGCGTCATAATTAAACGACACAAAATTATTGTTAATTTTCCAACTTGATATTCATATAAAATACGAACTATAGAATGCGGCAAGAGAATAAACTGATATAAGTTATCAGTTAAGTTTATGTATCCCTTCTTATCATCTGTCTCTATTATATAAATAAATCCAGACACATCTTTCGACCAAATTTCGCTGTAATATGACGCAGTATAAACATTGAGACTGGTTGATAAGAAGCCTAATATCTCTATATCATTATCTCGGTCTTTCATCGTATGTAATCTACCCTTTGTTCCGTGGAATAAATATATACAATTATTTTTATAAGAGCTTTCTATATTCATGCTCAAATAAATGCCTATCGTTCCATCGACCCTTTGCTTTAATCGGGTTTTCTCAGCTTCTGTTATTATAGGAAAGGTATCAATTGAAGTATGCTTCTTTGTGATTACTTTGTAAATCGCGTCATTTAACTCCTTGCTCCACGGAGCAACGCCATAGTTTTTGTACGCACTTCCTAATTTGTTTAAAACATTATTATTATTATACCCAAATGGTTGCCACCATTTGTACCTTGCTAAATTATAAATATTGTCTCCGTATCGAACATTAGCAGGTATCCAAGTAAAAATTGGGTATACACCAGTGTATTCGCTATTATAGAAAATATCATTATGGTATCTTCCATGCAAGTTTCTAATATAGTCGGCATTTTGTGCGTTAAGAGAATACAATATATTCTTACGTATCATATCATCACTTCCATGCCCTGTATCATTATTACCGAATGATAAATTCCTCATTTTATATATTATATTTTTGTAATAATCATCGTGGATTGTTGCCTCTTTAGCAATCTCTTTTACCGTTGGTAGCATCTGTAATCGCGTATTTATTTCTATCATCAGATCGTGGAATGGAGCGTGATCACGTAGTTTAGGGTGTGTCGTGGTTATGAAAATAGTTCGCGGAAGGACGCTATTTGATAAATTATAGTTAAATGGCGACGTAGTTCTAAACTGTTGTTTAGGAAAATCCAGCGTAGTAGGAAAAGACAAGCTTTTAAAAGGTATAGTGAAACCTACCCTATTTAACAGGTTAACCTTGTTATATACGAGTTTTATATCAACAAAAATATTATTTTTTTGAACTGCGTTAATATAACTATCATCTCTGTATATATCAAAGATATATTGACGATTTAATAAAATATTTTGTTGATATGAGCTATTATTTTCAAGGATAGTGTCTATTAAATTTTTGCTGATATCTTGCATCAAATCCTCTTTTTGATATATTACTGTATCACGATTGTAAGCAACTGCTGTTAGTTTATAAATATGGTCGTGTTGTTTGTCTTTGTAATAGTCTACCATTGTATCATCGAACATAATTAATTTAATTGGGAGTGGTGAATCGAAAGTATAATCTGTATATAAATCATCATAGTAATAACGTAAATGTAAATATTTAGTATATATAATAAGAACTATAGAATTAACCACGTTTGTTATATATTTGTGTTTTGATAGCACGCCATCTTTACAGTTCGCCACTAATTCGTCACAACACTTATGAAATGACTTCATAAGATTTTGAATATATTCTTCAATCACCGGTATATTTTTTTTCAATTCATCTCGTTCCTTCTGTGCGGCCAGAAGTCTTGCTTCATTTGCCTTCATTAACGCCTTATCTCTAGCAGTCTTTGCTGCGGCTTTTGCGGCATTAGCAGATGCATGTTGGTCGCTTTTTTGTTTATCTATTAAATCAATTCGCCCCTTCAAATTATCTAAAAACTTCGTGGATACCACTTTACGGATAGACTTCTTTAGTTGCTTGTTATCAAAGGTATTGTAGCATTTATGTAAGAAACTTTGGAAAATAGGACTTCTAAAACCAATCATCGCGCCAGTCACAGGGTTCTTTATCTTCAAGGTCTTTATTTGGTCAGCTGTTAAACCCTTCTTTATCCGCTTTATCTCATTCACAAAATTAATACACTTTTCCACGGTTAGTTTATTAGCGGCAACGCTTAATGAAGACATACTTTGCGCTGTTTTCTGTATGGTCGGTGATGAATAACTCATCTTCGCACTGGATTTGCTTGAAGCACTCGATGAACTCGATCTACCTTGCGCTGCTTGCGCTGCTTGTGCTGCTTGCGCTGCTTGCGCTGCTTGCGCGGCCCTTGGGCTATTTCTTGCGGCCTGTGGTGAACTGCGTGATGAACTGCGTGATGAACTGCGTGGTGAACTTGATCTACCTTGCGCGGCTTGTGCGGCCCTTGGGCTATTTCTTGCGGCCTGTGGCGAACTGTGTGATGAACTGCTCTTCTTCTTAATAGGCGATAATAATATTTGTAAAGAGCTACGTGATGAACTACTACTCGCAGGCCCAGCCAACATAGCCATAGTCGTAGATTTTCTACCCCTCTCGTATAAATATATCTCATCTATGAAATTAAGAACGTGCTCTTTATATGATAGATTATGGCCTTCAATATTAACTTTTGAACCATTATCTAATTTATAATAGCAGTACGATAAGTAACTAATAATTACTTTACTATTTCTATTTAATTCTTTATCAGTCATAGGGTTTATCCAGTTTTTAGAACCATCTTTATATAAGTATCTTAATAAATCATTATAATCAGCTACTGATAGTTTATGAAAATTCTTATTAATACCTGAAAACTTTGGATTTTGTGTTAATCCAGATGTTGATATTCTTCTTATACTCATTTATACTTAATATATATAAATAATAAAAAAATAAAATTAGAAAAGTTAAGACCTAAAACCTAAGACGCCACTTAATCAACAATCTTCGCAGCTTCCGCAGCATCCGCAGCATCCGCAGCATCCGCAGCTTTGCTCTCATTCCAATTAATAGCAGCCTGTTTCATTAGTTCCTTTCTTTCTTTATCAGGAAACTCAGTAATTAAACGCGCCATCTCATCTTTAATATACAGATTGTACTTGCTGGGCGGCTTCTTAATAACCACACCATCGCTGTCTACCTTCACAGCTCGCTTTTTACCTTGTCCCATTTTAAGGGCATCTTTGAAAGCAGCGACAGCAATCTTTTTAGTATCATCGAGTGTATATTCATTATCATCCTCTAACGCTAATAGAAGACATTCCTTGATTTTTTTACCAGATACATTCTTAGCAACACTCATACTTATTCTATAAACTTAAATGTATTATAAGTTTTATATAATTTTATATATATATTAATTATAATAAAGGATTTAGCAAATATTAATAATGGATCTATCTTTTTTAATAGGCGCAGAGCATTATAACTACAAGGTATACAAAGATAAATTAAGCATAGTCATAGACAACATAGACGAGTTATTATATATATCTAAAACTCTTGATTATAGCAATATTGTAGTATTTTTAAAAGAGATAATAGAAACATTTGATTTTTTTAAAAATATAGATGAGAATGATGACTATAGCGAAGGATATAGTAATATGGATAACAAAGAGGATTTAATCTTCAATATTATAGAAAGTGAAGAATATAAGAAGCTCGTCCTTTTTATGGATAACTATAGAAATAATATGATAAGGAAATGCGAGAACTTAGAAGATAAAATAGTAGACTTAGGGTTTCAAATAGATGTTTCGAATAAACTTATAATAGATGATTTCAGAAATGATATTAAATTGATTAAATCTAAAATGGATGTGATTGGAGAAAATGTCGATGATAACACTACTAATGACTTACCAGATATAGCTAAAAACAAGATTAAGTTTAATATTAAACTAATAACTAAAAACGATTTTATATGTATCTTGAATTCTTACAAATTCTTTAAGAACTTTTTGTACAAAAACCTACATGTTATTAACAAAGAATACTATACAGTAACTAAGGACGACATTATAATGTTTAAAGACGAGCTTTATACCACATATGTAAAATTGTGCTTTTATTTTAATAAAAATAAAGGTACTTATATTTATGATATTAATGAAGGAATAGCAAAAATAGAAGAGCTATTAGACAAACAAGAAAATAAAGTGAGTAAAGAAGAACCTGTAGAAGTATCTGAACCGGATATTCAAATACCGCCAACAGCGCCAACAGCGCCAACAACAGACCAGGCAACTATTTAATACCCTTGCGAAGTTCAGCAACCTCGCATCTCAACTCATTCAACTCTTTTTTAAGGGCTTTTATAGATTCCACAAATAACGGCGCCATCTTTTCATAACATATAGTCAAAAAATTATCACCACTTTTTGATACAATATTGTTATAGTTATCGCGAGCCATATCAAATGGCGCGAGCTTCACAATCTCAGGAAGAATACTTTGAACCTCTTGAGCACTAAGGCCAACGTCAGGAGTTTTTGTAAAACCATAAGTCATCGCCAAATCATTTGGAACAAAATGGAAACCATTTAATCTGTTAATTAAATCGATTGGGTTTTCGATGTTGGATGTATAATTTTTCAACCGGTCGTCTGAGAATGATGTTGTGATACCCTTCGAACATATAATAGCTCCGTCAACTGTTAGCGTATCTATATTACTTGTAGTTCCTATAGATACATTCGTCATACTGTATACATTTGTTGGACTAATGACCCACGCAGATTTAATGTTATTTATTGCGAATGCTAAATTATTACTTGACGAGAATATATAATTACTATTATATGTATCATTTAATCGCAAAGTATTATTCAAAGTAACAACGTTATCCAATAACCTCTTCGAAATAATATTGCTCGTCTCAAAAACATAATTGCTCGTATCCGAAATGACGTCCCTATTATTTCTTATATAGTTCCCTAATATTCTCACATCACCGCCATTACTCAAAGTAAACACGTTATTGTCCTTGTTAGACGCGTGTATAATATCATTTATAGTATCATTCTGTTTAATAACTAATGCCCTTGTAGTATTATTAGCATTGGTAATCTCAAGTCGCTCCGTCGTATATACTTCCGTCTCAAGGGTCGTGCTTGCGCCAAGAACTATTAAATTCGAACTTACTGTTAAATTACCGTACACGCTAAAATTATTATCATAAGCGTTATTAATAATAAACTTTTTCATAGCATTAGTGTTCTCATTTATCATATCAGTAGTCAACTCAGTAATCCTCTTCGAAATAATATTGCTTGTCGATAATACATAGTTGCTAACTCTCGTATCATTAAGGTCTGTTCTCAATACCAAGATATTGCTTGTAGAGAAAACATAGTTGCTCATATTCAGGTCATTCTTGTTGGCCTTCTCAATTAACTGGTTGCTTGTTGATAAAACATTACTACTAATCCTATTATCTATAGAGTTCGCATTCGCTATTAAATGATTGCTTGTAGAGAAAACGTAGTTACTCATATTTATATCGTTATCATATGTCTTCGCCATTAAATGATTACTTGTCGAGAAAACATAGTTGCTCATATTGAAGTCATTCTGGTCGGCCTTGGCGATTAACTGATTACTTGCTGAGAAAACGTAATTGCTCATATTGAAGTCATTCTTGTCGGCTTTCGCGATTAACTGATTGCTCGTCGCAAAAACATAGTTGCTCATTCCAATATCTTTGAGTATTATAGTTGAGTTGAAAATATCCACATTATCTAATAGTAAATTACAATTGTTCGTTTCGAGGCTTACTATTTTGCGGTCAAGCTCCTCTATAATATTTTTGCCGCCTACATTAAATATATTACCACTTATATACAAATCATTACTTGTTCTAACATCACCATAAAACTGAATATTTCCTAACTTGTCTATAAGCAGCTGTGGATGCTCAAATTGATTATCGCTATAATTAAATTTCAGATTACCATCATAACTATATATCTCATTTATTATACTATTCCTATCAGTAATATCTTCTTTAACCGAGTTTGCTAATATTATATGCGGCTTCAAGTTGGTTTTGTTATAGTTGGTAAGCTGTATATTAAGATTATTATTCTTAACATATTGCCTGTAATATTCTTCAATATTAATGGTATTACTTAAACTCGCCCCATATATAGAGAACTCGTCTTTTATTTCTATATTAGAACTAACATAAATAAGCTCGGTATCATAGACGCCATCGACGATCTCGTTTGATGTTCGAATGTTGATTATGTTGGATATGTTATCATATCTGGATATGTTATTATAGCCACCTGATATGTTATCATACCTTATTATATTCGAATTGTAGTTTATAATGTAGTTGCTATTAGACATAGTATTCGGAATAATATTGGAGCTGTTGATATTCAAAGTATTCATTCGATGGATTGCGAAATTACCTTTATAGGCGTATGTGGTACTTGTACCGCTTGTGTAATTATAGCGCACTATATTGGAAGTTGTCGAATTAATAAATACATTAGATAGTGAATTGATATTATCTAATTTTATCAGATTTTTATTGATAAATAACTTAGAAATATTCCAATTATCACTATTCACTTTAGGCAAATAACTATATATCTCGTTATTGAGTGATATAATATTGCTGGTCATATCCCTGTTGGTATCTACGATACGATAATAGTTGGATGTGAAACGTGTATTGGATGTAGTGATGTCTGCTAAATACGAAGGAATATTATAGATATTATTAAATATACAAGAGAAATAGTAGTTCCTGCTTATAATGCTGTTGTTTAACGTGATATCAAATACATTAGATGTCTGATTATTTATTAACCGCATCTCGTCTAACCCTATAATTTCATTACTGGTATCAGACAATGAAGGGGTAATATTAAAGAGCACCCTATCATTCTCTATCAAATTCTCTTTGTTGAATTCAATCCTATAGGTCGGCGTAGTATTTACTTTGATATCTCTAGTATTATAATTGGTGTTGATGATATTAGCATTTGTCTCAGTAAACTTGTAAGTCAAGTCAATATTAGAATGTATAGATAAATACGTGATTTTCTTAGCAGCCGCAAGAGTTTTATATACGACCGTATTATTATTTTCTATATTACTTCCAAAAATATCATAGGTTGGTACATATACCGATGAAATACTATTGTTAAATGTCGTATCATATATTTTTGCGCTATTGTCCCAATAATTAGCATTCGTCTGCTTCGTTAATACTATATTAGAACTATTCACAACTGCCTTACTATATATATAATCCTTCGTATATCTAGCATTTATTAGCATAGTCTGCTCATCGTATTCGCTATTAATAGACATCGTCTGCTGAGGCGCGGTATTGTTAAACCCATATCTGACGCCATCGCGCAAATTAATACCAGTAGTGTAGGGGTCGATTGTTAATATATTAAGCAGTTCGTCATTGGTCGGCTCAGTATTTGCTGCTATAACTGCGGCGTCTATAGTAAATCGGTAGTTATTGGCGCTATCTCCTGAACATAGTGTTGTATATTTATTGCGGTCTCCAGCAATATTAACCATATTTATTTTTACAGGATTATAACTGTTTGTTAATTGTAGCCCGTATTTATTGTCGTCGTCTATGTGTAAGCTAATATTACTATTGTATCCGCTAGCACCTTGCCCTAAATGCATGTACGTCTTCGAATAACTATTGTTGAACTCAACAAATGAATGATAAAAATCATTATTGCTGTCGTTTTTATAATAACTAAAAGTCAAGTTAGTATTTTCGGTTAGAATATCATTATTATTTGAAACGAGGATTTGAACCATATTCTTAATATTATTATGATCTTTGTCGTAGTCGACGTTAAAATCGTTGTATTTATAAATACCCAATTCTAATGCTGAATAATCGCGATTGTGATTAATTGCGTTATTTGCCGTATTGACTGCGTTGACTGCGTTGACTGCGTTGACTGCGTTGTTCGTAAGAAGATTTGATGTATATGTAATGAATTTTGCGGCAGGCAGCCTATCGTTATTTTGCTTAATTACGAAAGGGATATCAGTATTGATTATGGAATCAACTATGATAGACTTGGTAGGTTTGAAGATAATGTTCTTGCCCGAATGTTCAATATCATCATAATCAATAATGTTCTTGTATAAAATATTAGAAACCGATACTACATCAATATACTTTGATAAATTTGTAAGCCCCTCCAATTTTTTAAGGCGAAAATTGAAGTTATTGCTGCCGCTGCTGCTGTTATCTATAATATTAATATTACCATAAACATCCAAGTCGCCATAAATAGACACAGCAATATTATTTTCAGCCTTGATAAAATCATAATCAACATTAGGGTTATTAAAGTCGACATGGTAATTTGAGTTAAGCGTATTGTAATACATAGACATCCCAAATGAAGTTGGCTCTATCGTCTTGTTAGTATATCCAATCTGTAGAGGACCAATTCTTGCGACATCACGCGAATCAATATCATTAAACTTGTGATTTTTATATATGAACCATTTCTCTAAATCTCGATCATTCCGCAAGTCCCTGTCGTACTCGCATATATCGATCCCACTAAAATCGGCGTTATTGTGAAGACCGCCGCCGCGAACCCCTCTGTATATTCTTATTACCGAATGATTATAATCTTCAAAATTTGTATTACGTATCTGTAAAGGCAAATGAACGTCTTCTCCGCTCCACCCAAGTGATATTTTCTTATTTGTGTAAAAACTGCCTAGATTATTGGTGACTTGTAGAGTTTCTATAAGTTTATCATTTTGATAATATGCATCACTATTAATCCCTTGCTTAACATTTAATCCGCGCATTCTCGTAGAGTATGAAGAAATATTGTCGTAATTAATACAATATTTATAGGTATTCTCGTTGTATATGTTAAAGTAGTTCTTAGCGCCATTATAAACAAATCCCGCCATCCTTGTTAGCACATCGTCCTTATATAGCAGATAATCTGTAGCAGCAATTTTACCATTAATATCTAAATGAATACCTTCGTGGGGTAGCTTGGTATTCACACTAACACCAGTATTTGTTATAGAGAGCATAGGCGGTGTATTAATAAGGTTTGGGCGAAATACATTATTTTCCAAAGATGATATATCAAATGACGGGTAAAAGTAAATATTGTGGTGTTTGCCGCCAACCTTATTTGTGTTTATTAAAAGACTGTTATCATAGAAGTCCAAGTAAGAAAGTCGCCCGATGTTAGCTATATATTTGTCGGCATTCACTTTGTCCTGAAGGATAACTTCAAAATTATTATTAGATGTTCTTGTTTTATATATATTTACGACACCTCCAAATCCTTCGCCAGTATTAGGACCAACGCTCAATTTATTAGGAAAACTGATATTGCGGTTCGCGTCGAGGTTCGCTATATTACTATGAACATATGTAAAAAAATATTTGTTAATGTTAGTGCCGTTAGTGCCGTTATTTGTCTCGCTAGTGATTGTAGTATATCCTAATGTCTCGTCGCTGATATTTATAGGATTGACGCGAATACCTCCAATAACTAAATCATTCTCGATTTCTAACCTATTCATAGAAAGCGATGTAGTATTATCAAATCTTGTGGTTCCTCTAAATGTCGCATCATTAGATACAATAATATTATTAGCAGTAATACTATTCGCAGATAATGCCGTATTAACATTTATATATTTAGAATTCAAAACTTCTCGTACCTCAACAATATTGAAAGAGTAGCTAAGACCATTAAATATACCTGCTGTTATTTGCGAAGGCCTAATGCTCCCCACGCCGTCCGCCCGAATATACACATCGTCCATATGCTTGTAGTCATTTGCGAAATTATCATAGATAATAATATCGTCGAATTTAGAAGCACCTCTAACATCAAATCGCGTCTGCTTTGAGAATGCTACGTTAGAGCTAATCCCATTAAATAACACATTCTTATAATAGGTTACATTCGCAGCCATATTCTTACCAATACATACATTCCCGTTATTATCAATAGTCATTGCCGCATATTCCCTATCATTTAAATATGTAGGGATAGCTTCCCTATTATATAAAGAATTAATTTCGGCAGCAGATTTATTAATGTGAAATTCCAAGGGCATCCCTTTTGTTGTTGCGATGACTGCGGGTGATATATTACTGCCTCCGATAATACCAATGCTAAGCTTGGATAATTCTTCGGTACTGGTATTATATGTATCGTTTCTTAGCGCTATATGAATATTGTTAAAATCATTATTAGGTGTCGAATTGATATTTAAAGGATGCTGGTTATAATTTGTATCAACTAAGCCGCCTAATGTTAGATAGTTAGGTGTATATATATTATTCACAGGATATTGAAAATCATATAAATTATTAAAATATGTAACAACTCCCGTTTTAAATGGCTGCGATTGCGATAAATCATTTACACTTTTTATTAAATCTATTAAAGCGTTACTGCCTATCTCACCGCTAATAGATATATTACTAAATTGAATACTATGGGCGCTAATAATACCTTCACACTGGATGTTTCTATTAACATACAAAGATGCGTTAGGTTCCCTATAATTAGATGTGATAAACCGCGAAGTATTGATTGCGACACCGTCATTATTAACATACATATTCCATTTTGTATCCATCTGGTTCGGTACTGATGTGCTACCGCTTATGCCGCTGTTATCTCTTGTGGTTCCCATTCCGTCGCCAACTACTAAATATTCGCGATCATTTAAGGAAAGACGCTGAATGTCTTGTATTGTACTAAGACCTATACCTAATGAATCAACTTTGATAATTGGTTCAGTATCTTGAACAATAAAATCATCCATTTTACTATATGTAATTCTATTTTATTCTATTTAAAAGAAATAAACAAATAATATTTATATAATAATAAACAAATACTAAACAATAATAAAAGGATATAATGAAAAAATGATATTAATATATTACTTTGAATATTTATAGGATTAGTATTATAGTGAGATGAAGCGTATTCAAGGTATTCATAATAAAACGAAGGAGATAGACGTCAATAATCAGCCTTATAATAATAAAAATGTTCTGCTACAAAGCAAAGATTTGATCGATATATTCAATAATAACGGGCTGAACGACATCGAGTTTAAGAATATTGACTTGTATCGTGTAGCATTTGTTCATAAATCATATTGTACTATGAAAAATATCGACTTTGATAAAAGTAATATTAACTGTCCGCCTGATTGCCTTCCGCTTCAAGATATGTCTTATGAACGTCTGGAATTTCTCGGCGATTCGCTTATTGGTATGATTGTAGCCAACTATTTATATAATAGATTTCCAGACCAGAATGAAGGTTTCCTTTCGAAAATCCGGACAAAAATAGTTAATGGTCGGATGTTAGGTTATTTATCAGATAAGATAGGTTTCCCAAAGTTTGCTATAATATCAAAGCAGGTTGAGGAATCGGGTGGTAGAAATAATTTCAAAATTATGGAAGATATATTTGAGGCATTCATAGGAGCCCTATTTCTTGACTTTCAGACAGAGAGTGATAAGGTTCAGCTCCCAAATACTATTAAAATTGCCCCGTTTACTGGAGCCGGCTACTTTATAGTCGAGAGCTTTATAATCTATATTATAGAGAACTATATTGACTTTTGCGAACTAATAAGAATTAAGAATAATTACAAGGATATGCTTGTATCTTATATGATGCACAACCTTCAAGATATACCAAAGTTCTACGAAGTGAAGATATTGATGAAAGATAATGTTCGCATTTTCACCTACTGTATTAAAGATAGGAATAATGCGATTATTGCTACATCAACTGGGAGCAACAAAAAGGAGGCTGAGAATAATACGGCGAAAGAGGCGCTTATCTATTATAACGTAGATATTTGCGAATATAATTCGAATATATAGGATATAGATATAGGATATATAGGATATATAGGATATATATTATATAAACAAAATATATAATTTTATATTTACTATTATAATTAAATAATTTAACTATAACAAATAACATTATGGATAAATTAAATATCACGCATCTTGTCTTATCTGGAGGAGGTATGCGTGGTGTTATATTTATAGGTGCGCTTAGATATTTGTATATAGAAAACTTACATAAAAATATTACGCATATTGCTGCGAATTCAATAGGTTCTTTTGTTGCGTTATTTATAACATTCAAGCTAACAATTGAGGAAATTGAAGAGATTATTTATAATTCTAAAGAAGACAAAGAGTTATGCGTCATACCAACTAAAAATTATTATAGAATAATATCAAAATTGGGCTTATGCTCTATCACGTATTTTATGGAACATTTAAGAAAACGATTACGTATCAAGTATCCTGGTATGGAAGACGTAACATTTAAAGAGGCTTCTCAGAGGTTTGGTGTTAATCTTTATTTTTCGACAACAAACATTAACAGATGCGAAAATCGTATTTTTTCAATTGAGGATACCCCTGATGTATCTGTATTTACTGCTTGTGAAGCATCCATGTCGATACCTTTACTATTTACTCCTATTGTTATCGACGAAGAGTATTATTATGATGGCGCTTTCTCAAACAATTTTCCTATTAAAATATTCTCAAACATATCTAAAGAAAATATTATTGCTATGATATTGTATAAAGAACGAGATGAATATGTTCCTACAAATACTAAAATAAACATATTCTATATATTACGACAAATATGTAGGATGTTCGAAATATTGCGCGTCAATCAAGTAACCATTAACGAGCTAAAAGAAGAAGATAAGGACTACTATTTTATGCCTAAAAATATAACTATGCAACATTCTATGAATGTTATTGTTAATAGAAGGGGCGTTCGCTTAGAATTATCAAATGAACAAATTGATGAAATGATATTATATGGTTTTAGCTCAATGGCTAACTATATTGATAAGCGTAGAGAATTATTATATGATAAAAATAAATTAAGACTTCGTGATGAGCGTGAGCTCTATGAACTAGATGATAATATTGATAATATTGATAATATTGATATTAAAGATAGTAATGTGATGGCGTGAGCCCGCTTTAGCTATATATATGAAGGTTTATAATACATCTATATTATTTTTGTTTTTATAACTGACTGTTTGTGTCGATTGGTATGGTACTGTTGTGGATAATACTGTATATATTGAAGAGGTATTGGTAGCTGTCGATGTATTGACTGTCTATTTATTGACTGTCTATTTATTGACTGTCTATTTATTGGTAGCTGTCTATGTATTGACTGTAGCGACTGCTGATAATGCGGTATAGAATACCTAATAACCCTGTTATTTATACGATATTCTATATAGTTACGTAAGTTACGTAAGTCAGGTACTTTCGGTACGATAGGTACTTTAGGTACGATATACATATCATTAAGAGATTTAGACATAATTATATAATATATATATGTAATATAAATTATATATATTATTATTATAGTATTATAATGAATAATAAAGATGAACCATATATATTCCTACTAGATTTAGATGGAACCATTATAGGTGACTGTAGTTATCAGTGTGATATTTATAATATACAGGAAATCATTAAAAAGAACATAATATTAAGGAATAATAATATTCAACTAGGAAATCTGGTAAAATATAAAACGATGTGCGACAGGATACTCGATAACTGCTATAATTTACAATCTAAGTTATTAAGGCCGCATTTTTCTACATTTATGTCTGAGATGAAAAAGAAATTTCCAAATAGCTTCTTCTTTATCTATACGGCGTCTGAGAAATCGTGGGCACACAAAGAGATTTTAATTATAGAAAAACAAAATAATATCAAGTTCAATAGACCAATCTTCACTCGAGATAACTGCTTAAAAGACGCTTCAGGTAATATTATGAAATCTGTTAACAAAATACTACCGCTATTATTAAAATCTATGAAACTTCCTAAGACGCACTCTATCGTTAATAATATTATAATTATAGATAACAACCCTACGTTTATTGACTATACAGACAACCTGTTGATTTGTCCTACCTACGATTATCTAAAGTTTCACAATTTATGGGAAAACATTCCTCACGAATATGCTAAAATATCTGAGCTAAAGCATTTTGTATCAAGATTGATCTCTAATAACAAGATGTATGTTAAGAATAACCCATCAAACTCTATAATATTAGAAAAATTACACAAATGGCTATATAGAAAATATAAGAAAGTAAATAAATATAATAATAAATATACAAATGATACCTTCTGGCTAAATCTCGTTACACTAATTAAACACCATAATATCACCATATTTAATAAAAAGACTGTTAATTTGCTACACAAGAGCATATAAGGAAGGAGCATATAAGGAAGGAGCTGGAATGATAATATATAAATATATGTTTTATAGTATATATACGTGTTCATAGAATGATATATATAAGTTTTGATATTGGTATTAAGAACCTCGCTCTGTGCATTTTGGAAAGGACCGACGAAAAAATCCAAGTATTAGATTGGAGAATAATAACTTTAGCAGATAAAAAAAAAGATATCAGCGGTATTGATGATATATCTGAGCGTATATATATTGAGCTTGATAATGTAATCGGTTTTTTAAATGGAAAAGGAATTACGACAATCGATTATGTGTTGATAGAGAACCAACCATCTAACTTGAATGGTATGATGAAATCCATACAGTATATTATATACTGCTATTTCAGCCTTTTAAAATATTGGGATAAAATCGTAGATAATGTTGTGCTAGTTAATGCGGGTCTTAAGACTAAAACGCACGACTTTAAGCCTGAAATACAAGTTAAAATGGATGACGCCCAAAAACCCAGTACCAAAAATGTAAAGGGCTTTCGTCGCGATAAATATAAAATGAATAAGCAGACAAGTATAGAAATATGTAGAAACTACATTAAAGATGATGAGGATTTATGTGAGATTTTTGATAATAATAAGAAGAAAGACGACTTGTGCGATGCGTGTTTACAGGCAGTTGCTTTTATAAGAACACATACCAAGGATATATCAGTAAATAAAAATAATTATAACAAGGTATCTTTCAAGGAACTGCCTGATATCTCGACGGCTTCAAGTAATACAGGTGCTTTCGTGTCTGTATAATAATATGTATACATATATGTATACATATATATATATCTAATTATTTTTTAACAACCGCCTTAGCAGTCTTCTTAACAACCGCCTTAGCAGTCTTCTTAACAACCTCCTTAGCAGTCTTCTTAACAGCCGCCTTAGCAGTCTTCTTAACAACCGCCTTAGCAGTCTTCTTAACAACCGCCTTAGCAGTCTTCTTAACAGCCGCCTTATCAGTCTTCTTAACAACCGCCTTAGCAGTCTTCTTAACAACCGCCTTATCAGTCTTCTTAACAGCCGCATTAGCAGTCTTCTTAACAACCTCCTTAGCAGTCTTCTTAACAGCCGCCTTAGCAGTCTTCGCAGCCACTTTCTTTGGACTACGTCTTTTTACCAAAGTACCTCCAGTACCTCTGGTAGCTCCTGTAGGAGCAAATAAACGATTATATTCAATATAAATCGGTTTGTACGGATTTAATATTTTAATACTCAATTTATATTCAGATTTACTTACAAGATCATCTAATCTCTCTTTGTAGTTTAGATGTTCACTATCAATTAAATTAATATGATCTTTTATATTTATAAAATATATGTTTTTATTTAATCTATTATAAGCATATTGTAGAAAAACAGCAACCGTATCAATATAATTAAAAACAATATCAAAAGTTGTGAAGAACTCTTGAATATCGTTGTCTATATAGTTGCGTATATTATATATATCTAATCCCAATTCTTCTATTACATCTTGAAATTTATCACTAAATTCGTTTTCAAATTCTTGGAAAGTACCTATCGCTTTAATTTCATCTACAATTTCATCTTCTAATTCTCCAAATTCTTCTAATCCTCCTAATTCTTTTTCTAATCCTTCTAATATTTCCTTATTTTTTTCTTCTAATTCATCTGATCGTTTTTTCAATGTTTCTTCTAATTCTTTTAATCCGTTTGATTGGTTTAATAGTTTTGTGATTTTTGAGTTTATATCAGATGTTGGACTTTTGGCCTTTGCTGACTTTGCTGACTTTGCCGCCTTTGCCTTTGCCTTATTTTCTTCCATTTTAGCTATTTGTTCATCTATTTTTTTTCCTAGCCAAGAATTTTTTATTTTTTTTCCTAGCCAAGAATTTTTTATTTTTTCTTTTATGTTATGCCTCCACTCTTTTAGAGTAGCTCCTCCTGTCTGTTCATTATAAAATTTATTATTAAATAAAATATACTCATCTATAAATTCTTCATAATTTTGATTTAAACCTAGCAAATCAAAATGATTTTGATTACCATCATCTATAATTGGTTGTATCTTATATTTTTCATTATTCATTATTCTCTCTATGATATTTATTAAGTCCTTCCCAATAAATTTTTTAAATTGATCTAAAACTTTTGTATTCAACAAACTTTTAATAATATTTAAAAACTCTTTAATATATTTATTTTGTTCCTTTATATTTCCAATTATTCCCTGCTCATCTAAATGATCAAATGTATGTCCTTTATATTGCTCAATATATATATGTGTTTTGCTTACAGATCCATTAATCCCTAAATATCGTGACGTGCTTAATCGCGCAATAATATCATTTATGCTATTTAAGTTTATAATATTAAAAGGAGACACTGTATTTTCTCTTATTTTTTTGTCAATTCCTAGTAATATATTATATATATTCTCAATAAATAAATAAAAATATTGAGTTCTCAAATCAATATAAAATATAATAGCGACTTTCAAATTATTATATTCTAAAATTTCTTCGTCGGTCTTCTTTTTCAACGGTGGTTGCCTCTTACTTTTAGATGATGATAGCTTTTGTCTGCTAAGTCCTTTAGGACCGCTAGGACCGCTAGGAGAGAATGGTGATATTGAAGGTATCTTAGCTGACCTTCCTTTAATACTAGGCAATATTTGCGACCTAAGTATTGATATTTGAGGATCTAGTATTAATCTTTTAGGAGATGTTGCGGATACTGGTGGTCTTAATGGAGCTAATGTTATCTCTTTTTCTGGCGCAGGTGCTACTGAATTACTACTACGTCTTGAAGTGCTCTTTTTTTTAGGTAAGGCTTTGTTAAATTCGGCTTGTTCTTTTTCTAATTCGGCTTTAAAAAGAGCTAATTTGATATTTTCCAGTTCACCCTTTAATCTGCCTAGTTCTGTTTTAATAGTATCTAAATAAGTATTACAATTTGTTAATTGTCTTGACTGTTGCCGCCCCTCAGGCAGAGCTTTTATTTTATCACATTCCTCTTTTTTATCATTATATCTTTTCTCATATATTTCTATAATATTATTATATCTTTCTATATCTTTATTATATCTTCCTATAATTAAGTCATAATCAGCCATTATAAGTCAATCTAATAATATACAAATATAAAAATAACATTATAGCAAGGTATTATTCCTAAACGCATTAAATTTTTATATTACATATATATAGAAAGATAGTATCAATCGTCAAATGACTGGAAGTTGTAATGCTGCGGTTGGAGGAGCAAAGAAACGTAAATTAACTCCGTATAACATATTTGTTAAGAAGATGTTCAAGGAACTTAAAGCGAAGTACCCTACTTATTCCGCTCCTCAAATTATGAAAAAGATAGGTGAGGAATGGAGAAATAAAAAGAATATGTAGAGCTGTAGCTCGCAGTAGCTCGTAACACGCCTATTATACAGTATGCCCCCTGGCCTTCGTAGAAGCGGAGTTCGCATTATTTTTATTTATTTTATGCTGCTTATGCTGCTTATGCTGCCCGCGCATAGAATTAGCATTATACAACATAGAATAATTACATAAGTTGTCTATATACGTATCATCGCGTAAATGGCTCTGAATATCTTTTGAACTCTTAGAGGCGCTCTTCCCCACTACAACCACATTTAATTTAAAATATTCTTTTAATTTTGATTTTAATTCGGCCTGTATATTTGGGTGGATTGCTCTATCCTTATCCTGTATTATCTTGAATTTTTGAGAAGGCCTCTTTTGTTTATTGGTTTTCATTTTAGATATGCCTCCATACCCCATGTATTCGTCGTCATCCATACCAGCCTCAAATTCATCAGCATATACATCATCATATTCAGCATCCCATATTTCACTATAACTATCAATCTGCTGAGGCAATATACAATTTAAAGCCATCCATTTCTTGTGTTTCACAGTTCCTCTTATTCGGGTAGATATTGCTTCAACGACGCTATCTTTTACACGCCACCATTCAGTATCTTCAAATAATTCGATTGTTCGATCAATCCACCATTTGGGAGGCGGATGACGCCATTTTTCAGGGTTTATATAATCCTTGTCTATAGAACTCCACGGACAATTATCAGGTAAGAATATATTAGGAATATAATTCCAATCCTCTCGGCTTATATAATAATTCTCAGGAGGATCAGAGTATTTATAAACTCCATCAAACGGTAATGGAGTTTTTATTATGTCCTTGGGATTTACGCTATAATTATAGGGCAGCTCGTATCCTAAAGGATATGTAGCATTATATGTTCGCATATATGTAATTAACCTGCGAATGTAGTTTCTAACAAATAATCGCAGACCATTATCATATTTCTTCCAATAGTTCTTTCCCTCACTTGTTATAACTCCTAAAAACTCTTGCTTTCTTATCCATATAGCATTATAAAAGTTGGCTTTTGCTTGTCCGTGAAAATTTAAATCAACACGGTTTGTATTCCCTGTGCTATCGCCAGTCATATAATGTAAAAATACTTCAGGATATACTGATATCTCTAATATGGTCGCTATCTTTCTGTAAAACTCTATTAAAGCATTCGCAGATGTCTTATTATAATGAGCAGACATACGTAGCACAGCAGCCCCTATATAGGATAACAATTGGTTAAGTCTAGTACAATTATTTATTTTGTTAGTTCCATCTCTAAATTGCGTAAATAATGCCTCGTATAACCCAATATTATAATTGAATTTGCTAAAATCATCAAGTTCGTCGTCAAACCCGCCAGAAGATAGATTAACCTTATTAAGGTCGTCTATAGTTATATGTGAGAGACCTTTTATTTTAGATAAACATGTATCAATATTATTTTGTATATAATCAAAAAAATCGCAAAAAAATACGATCCAATCCTCGCTATTTATAGGATATGTAACATACTCTTGGTCATTCCTTGCTATTAAATCCTTTGACTTCTTAGTTAGTTCTGTAGATAGCTTATACCCGTCATCTCTTACTCTGCTATTACCACGTGCCGCAGCAGCATTCATATCAGCTACACGCCCACTTCTTCTTGGTCCAGCAGACATATCTTGGTTATTATCTATTTATATAGTAGATATTATTTGTAATATATAGTAGATATTATTTGTAATATGTAATATATATTATTTGTAATATGTAATATATATTATTTGTAATATATAGTAGATATTATTTGTAATGGAAACAATATATATAAAACCAACTAATGTGAACTACACAGTCTACAGTATATCTAACTGTAAATATTGTGTTATGGCGAAAGAGCATATTAACAAAAAAACTACCAAATGTACTATCATAAATTGTGATAAGTTTATTGGCTCGTGTAGAGAAAGAGATAATTTCTATAATTTTATGAAGCACTATACGATAATACCATATATCCATTTTCCTATGATATTCAAAGATGGTAAGTTTATTGGAGGATTAAAAGAGCTATTGAATATACGCGAAAGCGCCACGAGCACAGCAAGCGCCACGAGCGCAGCAAGAAAAACCAAAAAGTCCGCAAGTAGTACAACAAAGAAGACCAAAATAACCATATAAGTATTAAAACAGAATAACTATATAAAATTTTAGTAGAATGGCGAAAGTAAACGTCGATGGTATTATTCTTGTAACAAGCTGCTTTAAGTACTTAGATACCAGATTAAAAGAGATTAATCTTCAAGCAAGTTATGGTAATTGGAAGGTTATATGTGTCGTCGGTAATTTATTTTTAGATTGCGATTATAAGCTCGAAGGAAACTTATTAACAATCAAATGCGAAGACTCGTATATTTATAATTTAAAAAAGTTTGTGCTATCACTAAAATATCTCTATGAAATGTTTGATATTCGCGAGGGTGTATTACGTTCTAACGATGACTTAGTATTTAATGAAAAATTACTTGAAGCCTTCCTAAAAGCACCAAAGAAAACCATAATAAATATTAATAATGTTGATACCGAGATTGATTTCGATTTTCTAGGCAGGTCTTCTACAGGTTATTCTCTTATTAACCATAGATTTGTATATGAACCTCACAGAGCCGCAACAAATTTTCATTTAGTTCAATATTACGAAACACACCAAGAAGATTTTGATAATCCACTACATAATATTAAAGGCGTCGATATTTTGAAATATTCTAAGATGCCCCATATTCCAGCATTTTTACATGGCCCCCTAATATATTTTTCAAATAAATCTTGTAAGATTTTGATAAATCATTTGGAAGATATTAATTACGACATCTATCACTATGATGATAAATCTAATTCATACCCTTACACTATCGATGATCTAACATATCCCCTTGTATTACTCTCTAATAATATAAACCTATTACATATGAATAACTGGCACAAAGAACTTGAAGGATCTCCTGCGCATACGACGACCTTTTCCTATGATATTTGTGGTAATATTGAGAATAGCCCTGACTGTATCGCTTTTCACACAAATAAATATAAATGATAATTCTAAAATACTAAAACTAAAATACTAAAACTAAACTACAAAATGATATAAATGATATAAGTTATATTAATAATATATATTAAACATATTATGATTGCTGTTGAAGGTATTATTCTTGTACTGAGTTGCCAAAAACATTTAAATACGAGAGTTAGAAACTTCAAACTTCCTAAGGATGAATATGTAGGCTGGAAAGTTATATATGTGATCGGTGATTTATTCTTGGATTGCGATTATAAACTCGAAGGCAGCTTTATGATAGTTAAATGCGAAGACTCCTATATTCATTTATTAAAAAAATTGGTACTAACGCTAAAATATCTTTATGAGATTTTTGATATTAAAGAAGGCGTATTGCGATGTGGAGATGACCTTATATTTAATGAAAAACAGCTAGAGACATTCTTGTTATCTCCTAAAACACGTGTGGTAGAGAATGACGCAGGCGACGATACTATAACCGAATATATTGATTTCTTAGGCAAATCCCCATCAGGAAGAAATTTACTATCGCACGAAATTTCTGACGCGGACATCAAGAATACGACAAATGATACATTTATGATCGACTATTATATGTGCCACCAAGAAGATTTAAACAACCCACAGCATAATCTTAAAGGAATTAATATTTTCAAATATATTAAGCGCCCTCATATTCCAGTAGGTCCTTCTGGTGTTATATATTATCTCTCTAACAGATCCTGTAATATATTAGTTAATCATCTTGAGAATATACAATTTAATATATTTCATTATGACGAATATACCGATTCATATCCATATACTATTGAAGATTGTGCCGTTTCATATATCTTGTATTCTAATAAGATTGGCTTTGTACATAATATAAATATGTACGCTGATTATGGTAATAATGAAAAAGACACAGAAGGTAATGACGCAGTTATTGCGCTTCATACAAATTTGAATAAATATTAGAATTGGTTCAATACAATATCATAAAAACGATATAAAGCGGTGTTATTAACATAAATACATAAAATGAATGCCGAAGGCAGACAAGGTATCGAAGGCGGACAAGGTATCGAAGGCGGACAAGGTACTGAATGTAAGGAAGGCATCGACGGCGCCGAAGGCGGACAAGGTATCGAAGGCGGACAAGGTACTGAATGTAAGGAAGGCATCGACGGCGCCGAAGGCAGACAAGGCATCGAAGGCGTCATTCTTGTATTAAGTTGTCTAAAGCACATAAATACACGACTAAAGGACTTCAAACTTCCGAAGGATGAATATGCCGGCTGGAAAGTAATATATGTGATTGGCGATTTGTTTTTAGATTGCGATTATAAGCTCGTAGGCAACTTTCTGATAGTTAAATGCGAAGACTCCTATATTCATTTATTAAAAAAATTAGCGCTATCACTAAAATATCTTTACGAGATTTTTGATATTAAAGAAGGTGTATTGCGAGCAAACGACGACTTGATATTTAATGAAAATCTATTGGAGACATTTTTGAAATCAACTAAGCAAATTAACAATGGCGATAGTATCGTTAATATTGAATTTTTAGGTAGGTCGTCAATAGGCAAAAGTTTATTTGAACGTGGTCGCGATTTTTCATACGCTGATAGACCATCTTCAAATAGCATGCATCTTGTATATTACTATAATGATCATCCAGAAGATTTTGATAATCCACAACATAATATTAAAGGTATGAACATATCTGAATATACTAAGCAACCCTCAATTCCTGCGTTTATATTTGGACCCCTGTATTATATTTCTAACAAATCCTGTAAAATTCTAATTAATCATATGAGTAATATTAACTATGATATATTTCATTACGACGAAAAAACCGATTCATATCCTTATACAATCGAGGATTGCGCCGTTTCATTCATATTTTATAACAACAACATAGATTTTATACACGCAGATAACTGGCATCATAACGACGATCATTACACGCATAATAAAAAAATTAATATAGCTGATATGAATGTACTGGCTATACATACAAATATGTATAAATAATATCCATTATAACTTTCTCACTAACCCTTTCTCCTATTTTTTCCTATATTATAGAAGTCTTCTATATCTCGCATTTTTCTTTCTCTTTCTATCATTTTTCTGAATTCTTCGTGCTCCCTTTCTCTTTCTCGTTCTTTTATAGTGTTTCCTCGTATATCCATAAATTGTTTTATGTTATTGGTGCCTTTTCTTTTATTTTCTTTATCAGAAAACCACGCATAACCCCCTTTAGCACATCGTAATATTTCGTTATCAACAATATCTATTATTCCTTCATCCGAAATACCGTCATTTATTGTTATATATGTTTGAATATAATCAAAAAATATAAATAATGCAAAACGCAAATCAGCAAAAAATATTGTATATTTAGTTTCTACTATAAAATCTTTAGTAGTCATCTGTGTTATTCTATCGATAATATCATTAATCTGTACATCATATTTAGAACTAAATATTTCATAAGAGCGGGTATCAATAGAAATAAATTGAGAGTTCTTAACTTTAACAAAAATGTTATCAATCATCTCTTTTATTATTTTAGTCGTTACTCGTGTAAAGACTAAAAAATCTGTTTTAGTAGTGTCTAATACACTAAAGCTATATTCATTAACAGACACTTCACTTAAAGCTTTGTAAATCTTAATTAATTTAACAATATCAAATGATATATCTTTTAGTTCGTTTTTATCTTCCTTGCTGATTGAAATGATTGGGATCCTTGGACTACTTCCGCTTCTTGGACTACTTCCTACCCCTCCTACTTTCTTGTATTTTCGTGGTTTCTTTAATACAGCCGCTTTAGATACTCGTACTGTTCTTGGTCCAGTGGAAGATTTCATATAATACTATTATAATATTATATAAAAATTTTATTTTATATAAAAAATCATATACATACTATAATATACTCAAAATCAAATAATATCTTTTATCATATAAGTATCAATAAGCTGATACCCTAGCTTTTTATAGTATCCTCTAACACCTGTTCCGCTAATTATGGCTACTTTGCGATATCCATTATCTCTAGCAATCTCTTCGGCTTTTGCTACAAGTTGCTTACCATATCCTTTGTGTTGTAGCGAACCCTCAATATTATTCCCGACATCACTTATATTCGAATATACATGTAGCTCCCTAATTAGGGCACACCCTTGAATACACGGTAGCACAGAAGCTGATATTGCTTCTTCGCCAGACAAACGAAGTCTCAGAAAACCTATTAAATAATTTTTATCGCAATCAGTATCAAAACTAATATGATATTCGTCGCCACCAGATGCCTTATATTTCTCTACATTTAACTTAATATTATCAAGTGATACATAGTTCCCTTTAACCTCTCGACATCTAATACATTCACATCCCCACTTATTTAGCCTCATATCATTTTGAAGAAGTTGCCTCATATTAACAAACTTGGTTGAATAGCCGCCTTCTATATAGTGTCCTGGTATATCCCGAATGATACGATTAAGCCTCTTGTATTTTTGAACTTTTTTCTTAAATTCCTTTATTAACTCATATAATAGCAAATCATCATAAGGCACATAAGAGCCTTCGTCAAACCATTTCTTAATTCGCGTATACGGAACTATCGCTGTTGGATAAATCTTATACTGATCGACTTGTATTCTCTCGTCGTACAATATTTCTTCAAGCATCGCCTTATCAATCTCATAAGATGCTGCGGGTAGGTTAGGCATAATATGAATATCCACCTTGTAGCAATTGTTTTTTAGAAGTTTTATTGCCTCATATGCTCGCTCAATCGTATGTCCTCTCATAATCTTTTTTAGAATAGCATTGTTTGTATGCTGAACACCTAATTGTATTCGCGTACAATTATATCGACGGAAATTAGCAATCTCTTCCAGAGTTATAGTATCTGGTCGCGTTTCTAAAGTTAGTCCAATAATATGTATTTTAGCTGTTTCATTAATCTCTATTTCTTCTTCCAAGGATAACTTAGGTCGCTTATGCTCATTCTGCTCGCTATCAAAATAACTATTTGCCGCATAATATAAATCGGTTATAAAGCGGTCTTGATAATTACGAGGATATTCACTCCAAGTTCCTCCTAGTACTATAATCTCCAGCTTATCTGGTATGTGTCCCATATTGATAAGCGACGATATACGCGAGTTCATCTGCTTTATTGGGTCAAAATCGTTCGCATTTGCTCGTAATACAGCAGGCTCAGAGTATAAATAACTTCTTGGCTGGGCTACCCAATTATTCCCTTCGTGGGCTGGCTCATTAGGGCAATATGCACAATCGTGCTTACAAGAGAAACGGGCTGTTTTAACTATGCCGCTTCCGCTGCTTCCGCTGCTTCCGCTGCTTCCGCTGCTTCCGCTGCTTCCGCTGCTGCCTCCGTCGCTGCTATCAATATACTCGGGGTGGGCTGATGTTAGCACAGTTATCACTAGGACACCTGAGTTTGACTTACACTTTTTCTTGGTGATTAGGTTGCGTAATTGCTGGTCTTCCAAGTTAAGATGCTTGTATATCTTTATGAACTCGGCATTTGATATAGTATATTTGTATAACTTTTGAATATTCTTTTTAAACTTATCAATATCGTTTGTCGTCTTAAAGCTATCTATGTTATTCTTGAACTCTTCTGCGATACTTTCTAAAAGTCCATTAAATATACTGTTATTCTTGTATTCTTTGTCTATATGAACGTACTTGTGAATATCTTCGATGTCTGTTGGTGGAATGGGTACTTGAGGTACTTGAGTAGGTGGTGTTTGGAGTGCTATAGGCTCCTGATAAGAAAACAAAGAGGTTATTGATTTTATTAAGTTCATACTGAGATAATGTACGTGTCGTGTATGTGTGAGCCTTATGATACTGCGATATTACTTATATTATTAACATCAATTTTTATTATTATATTGAGATATTGCTAGAAGTATCTAATAGGTTGCTAGTATCAATTGCAATATTGCTAGTATCTAACATATTAGAAGTATCTAAAATATTACTAGTATCTATAACTATATTAGAAGTATCTAACAGATTGCTAGTATCTATAACTATATCGCTCGCATCTAATGAGATATTTAGAAAGTTCGTAATAGTTTTTATTCTATTGTCTAAAGATGCTAACTTCTCTTTATCTTCCTTATTTATTTCTATTAATTTCTTCACGGCACCATATAATGAATAGTTTATCTGCGATACATCTATAGATAATAAGTCAGGTATATTTAAACTATCACTATAATATCCTTGCGATGAGATTGATTTTGGGAAGATGTCCTTCACTTCCTGTGCTATAAATCCAAGTTGTGCCTTGTCCCTAGAAACCGTATTAAAGCCGTCTACATAATTAAACCTGTTTAACTCTAACCTGTTGATGTTTTCATAACACTTATCATAAGATGCTCTCTCAATATTCTCTTTTATTCGCCTATCGGAGCCGGTGTTCCAATTTGCGGTTCCTGTAGGGTTTGTTATAGCACCTGCTGTTGTTATCTTTATATAATCGGTATCAACGCCAGATGTTGAAGAGATAACCTTGAACTCACTATTATAATTTCCTAGTTTATAGTCTCTGTTAGCGTCTGCTGCGGTTCCTCTAATAAACTCTATGGAGGATGATATAGTGGTTGGTGGTGTTAAGTATCTAATGATGACGACGCCTGTTCCTCCTTTACCACCTGTACCATAACCATAACCAGATGTTAGACCGCTAGCACCACCTCCTCCTCCAGTATTTACTGTTCCATCTACACCATTTGGAGTATTTGGAGACCACTGTCCACCTTTACCACCACCTCCTGTTCCACCAAGTCCGCCTGAACCAGTACCATATAAACAACCTCCACCACCCCCGCCAAACCAACCACTCGCACCAACACTTGTTCCAAATAATGATGAAAAATTAACTCCTATTCCTCCAGCACCAGATGTACTTGGAAGTGTTACAGAACCCCCAACACCTCCAGCACCTCCACCACCTCCACCTAAATGAGTATCACCAACACAACCATACCCTCCACTATTACCATAAGATATCCAATCACTATAAGATGTTTTAGTAGAAGAACCACCAAGACCTCCAATTGCTGCTGGAGTACCATCAGGTGTATTTCCTCCACCTCCAGAACCTCCATTTCTACCATTCACAAATACAGCAAAATTTCCTGAGTTGCGCCCTCCACCACCTCCTCCTCCAACAGAAGAATATGTAGTTCCTCCTATTGTGATTGAAGAATTAAAGCCATCTTGACTTACATTTAAACCTGTTGTTGTTGCACCACCATTTCCAACTCTTATAGAAGAACCATTATTAATAATAATATTTGAACTATATAATACTTGACCCGCACCACCTCCGCCACCAAATGCTCCACCAGCACCTCCACCTCCAACTATTAATATATCACAAACCGCATTCCCTGATACTGTTAAAGTATATAAACTCTGTCCTGTCCCAGCACCACCAGTCTCACTCGTATATGTAAAAACCTGATATGTATAAGCACCAGTAGTTGCTGTAGTAGTCGCTACTGGCGATGAGGTTATAACAGGTGCTACATAACTATTCTGTATAGTTAATGTCGTATTACTAGTTAAACTATTAGTAATAATCGCATTAACGCTGCCGCTACTACTATTTCCAGCCACACTCAACCCACCCATGCTAACCGCTCCTGATATGTTAGCATCACCTAGGACATCTAGGCTCATCGTAGCGGGATACACCGTCCCTATACCAACCCTACTATTAATACTAGTATTCTTATGTATTATCGTCTCGTTAGAAGAGAATGATGCTAGATTTGCCGATGTATTGCCGAATAACTGCGTGCTATTCTCAATCTGTAATTTAATATATGTGTCTGTATCATTAATAAATCTATAGTCGTTCTGTGTATCAGTACCGGTTCCTCGCCTGAACTCTAGGGTTGCTGGTGCGGTCGTCGTGGTATCTATTAATAATCTTGAGTTACCACCAATAGTAGGCTTCCTATAGCGTATTATGACGATGCCTGAGCCTCCTCTTGCGGCAAAACTTGTAGATGAACCACCACCTCCTCCTCCCAAACTATCTGTTCCTGCGACAGCAGCAGTTGCTGTTCCTGATTGATTAGCACCACCACCACCTCCTCCAGCACCACCAGATGATGGTGCTGTTCCATCAACACCACCACCTCCTCCACCTGCGTATGTTATAGATGTTCCAGTTATACTATTAGACAACCCATTATTTCCTGTGCTTGAAGTTCCATTTGTAGCACCGCTAGCACCTCCACCACCTCCACCAAACAACCACGGGCTACCATAACTATTACCACTACCTCCTGAACCATATCCGTATGTTGATAATTGCGTAGATGTTCCTCCAGCGGCTGCTGATTGTGATATATTTCTATAAGAGCCTCCTCCACCAGAACCTCCATTATTTCCTATCCCTGATACTACTCCACCTAGTGACCCACCAGCACCTCCTCCACCACCAAGAGCAATATAATTAATTGTTCCTGTAATTGAAGAATTGCTACCATTTCCCCCTCCTCCTGTTGTGCCTGCTATCCCACCTCTACCCACATTAACAGTATAATTACCAGAGGATACCGATATATTCTGTAAATATAAATATCCGCCACCACCACCTCCGCCTCCAACATAGGCACCTCCACCACCTCCACCACCACCAACCACCAAGATATCGCAAGATAAAGCCTCCGTAGTCGTAATCGTATAATCCTTAGTAGCCGCTGTTCCTGAATAAGGAAACGATATATATCTATCAGTTGTTCCAGCGATTATACTAGAAATTACTGTTTCGCTAGACGGTTTCCTGTAGCGTATGATGACTATTCCTGAACCACCTGAACCCGAAATAGCATTTGGTGTTCCTGTTGTTCTACCTGTTCCTCCACCACCTCCTCCTGTTCCATCACCTCCATTTCCTGCTGTAGGTGTCCCATCTCCTTCTATGTCTCCATCTTGTCCTAATGTTATACCTCCAATTCCCCCAATTCCAACACTTTCTGTTACTTGCGAGCCATTCCCTCCACCACCTCCTCCTTTACCTCCATTACCCGCCTTACCGCCAGCATATTGTCCTCCGCCTCCTCCACCACCCCAGAAATAACTGGTTCCTAATATATTAATAGAAACGCCATCTGCACCTGCTCCAGCATTTGCTTGGTCTGTATTAGCAGGTGCATTACCTCCAGCACCTCCACCTCCGTTGGCTCCTACCCACCCTCCAGCATTACCATTAAATACCATAGATGTAGCCCCGACACCTCCATAATAATTATAAGTATTAACAGTTATTACTGAACTTGTAAAACTTGGTTGAATTACACTACCACCTACTCCAGCTGCTGACGGTGGAGGTGCTGAACCACCTCCTCCGCCGCTACCACCACTACTACCTGTTTGTCCGTTCCCTCCTGTTCCCCATCCACCAGCACCTCCAAAACCTCCTCCAAAAACCTCTATCCCAAATGCTTTACTACTTGAACCATTTTGTGCTGTTGTAGATGAACCAGAACCGCTAAATCCTGTTCCCCCTCTACCTACATTAATATTATATGTTCCAACACCTATAGTAGCATTTTGTATATATAAAACACCACCAGCACCTCCACCGCCTCCAATATATGTTCCTCCAGCACCTCCTCCACCTACAATAAGAATATCACAAATAAGATTTTCAGTAGTTGTAAAAGTATAATCTTTTGTTGTTCCAGTTCCTGAATAAGGGAACTGAATAAACCTCTCAGTAGTCCCTATGGTTCCAAATGTAGTCCCTGCTACCACTATCTCATTAGGAATAATACTAGCACCGCTAGACACCACAATCTCCGCCGGCGTCGTTGTCGGTAATATCGGTATATTATTATAAACATGTAAAGGCACTACAGGGTCTAAGGTGCCTATACCGACATTACTTGTGTTATAGTATATTTTAGCGCCGGCGGTAGTCCACTGGCTAGATATTCCCGTACTTGAGGTGCCCGATGAAACATTAGAACTATCCACATAATTAATAATTACATTTGAATATACATTAGAACTTGTTGCTATAACACCACCATTTAATATAGAAAATAATGTATTTGAAACGGTGTTGGTTGCCTTACGGTAGCGGATGATTATTATTCCGGAGCCTCCGTCTTTGGGATAGAGTTGTTCTGCTGCTCCACCATAATTACCATTAACTCCCCAACCACCGCCACCACCTCCTCTACCAGCAGTTGGAACACTACCATAAACAGATGTGGTATTCATAGTATAAGCACCTGTTCCACCGCCACTATCTACAGTACCAGATGTTCCTTGTGTCGCATTAACACTCCCATTATAAATTCCAGATGCCCCACCAGAACCATATTTAATAGCAGAACCCGTTATGTCTATACTAATACCTAATCCTCCTGCACCTGATGTTAAAGTAGAAGCATTAAAATTACCTCCTACGCCACCAGCACCTCCACCTCCTCCACCTGAATATGCTGTATTGGCTCCTACACTAGCACTACCACCTATACCTCCTCTGTTTCCATAAATTGTAATACCATTAGGTGATTGATTTGTTAAAGTTGAAAATGTAGAGGATGAAGTATTTGTTGAAATAATATTAGCACTAGAAACAACGCTTGGAGCAAATGTTGGAATATTATCACGATTTTCACTTCCACCACCTGACCCTCCTGTGCCTCCAGTCATAGATTGAATATAATTAGCGGCTCCAAAACCACCACCTTTTGCTCTAAAAATTGTTATAGCCCCAAATAATATATCACTATCGCTACCATTAGCACCTTGCGTATCACCAATACCACCTGTCTTGAGTGATATACCACCATTCCCAACTTTAAAAGAATATCCTCCTGATGGAAAATAAACATTCTGGGTATATATCACAGCACCACCTCCACCTCCTGAGCGACCACCACAACCACCACCACCAACAATCAAGATATCGCAAAGAAGGTTTTCTGTTGTAGTAATCGTATAATCCTTCGTAGCCGCTGTTCCTGAATAAGGAAACGATATATACCTATCAGTTGTTCCAGCTATTGTACTAGATACGACGATTTCGCTAGACGGTTTCCTGTAGCGGATGATGACTATACCTGAACCTCCGTTGCCTGAAGGACTTACTGGGGTTTGAACGTATGCTGCTCCACCGCCTCCTGAACCAGTTCCATTTGTTCCTGATGTTGCTACATTTCTGGGAGCTGCTGCATAAGCACTTCCAGCCCATATTCGACCATTTCCTCCAACACCACTTCCACCAAGACCTGCTGATGTTGATGTGCCGATATATTGTCCTGCGCCACCACCCGCAGCGTAAAATTGAGATGTTCCTGTAATATCAATCGCAACTCCATCATTACCATTTCTATAATCTGTTGATACTACACCTAATCCACCTCCTCCACCTGCTTGATAATCTTGTGTCGTTGTAGTATTCTGTCTTCCTGCTTTACCACCAACTACATAAGCAGAACCATTCCAATATGTATTTGTTTGCGTAGCAGACCCTGCTGTATTAACTACAAACCCGTTATTATTACTTTCCGTACAACCTCCACCACTACCGCCATTTCTACCATTAACAAATGATGGGTTATAATAAATACCACCTCCGCCTCCACCATATCCTCGTAATTGCTGAGATACACCACCTAATGTTAAAGATATATATGAAGATCCATTGCTATTCATTAAAGAACTCTCAACGCCATCTTGGTCTATACCAATAGTTCCTTGTCCTGTCGCATCTGTTAAAGTTAAACCTATACCACCTCTTCCTACCTTAACTGTATATGTTCCGACAGAAAGATTTTGACTTATAGCATAAACAACTCCTCCAGCACCTCCACCACCACCCATACTATTACCGCCAGCCCCACCACCACCTACAATAAGAATATCACAAACAAGGTTCTCAGTAGTCGTAAAACTATAATCCTTAGTAGCCGCTGTTCCTGAATAAGGAAACGATATTACCCTCTCAGTAGTCCCTATAGTCCCCGTTGTAGTCCCCGCAACACTAATCTCAGTAGGCATAGCACTAGGCGGTACTATCTCTGTTGGTAATGTCGGTGTAGTTTCGTTGGTAGCGACAACCCCTAATGTCCCGCTGGTATTAACTATACGCAATCTAGTCCTATTAGGATTTTTAGTTTCTATTAAACCTTTTATAACATCCATATTATTATAATATATATTATATTACCTAGTCTAACTTTATTCCACTTCGTAACTTCGTAACTTCGTAACTTCGTAACTTCGTAACTTCGTAATAAATATTTATATATCATAATATATTAAAAAAAATTAAATGAATAGCCTAGAAATAGTCAGCTCTATTAAAACTCAATTATGATGTTGATGGTATCTATGTGTCTATTACGATATTGCTAGTATCTATTGAGATATTGCTAGAAGTATCTATTAGTATATTGCTAGTATCTATTGAGATGTTGCTAGTATCTATTGAGATATTGCTAGATGTATCTATTGAGATGTTGCTAGTATCTAATGAGATGTTGCTAGTATCTATTGAGATGTTGCTAGATGTATCTAATATGATGTTGCTGGTATCAATTGCGATATTGCTAGTATCTATTGAGATATTACTAGATGTATCTAATACTATATTGCTAGTATCTAATGCGATATTGCTAGAAGTATCTATTGAGATATTGCTAGTATCTATTGAGATGTTGCTGGTATCTATTACGATATTGCTAGTATCTATTAGTATATTGCTAGTATCTATTAGTATATTGCTAGTATCTATTGAGATATTGCTGGTATCAATAGCGATATTGCTAGAAGTATCTATTGAGATGTTGCTAGTATCTAATATGATATTGCTAGATGTATCTATTGAGATGTTGCTAGTATCTATTGAGATATTGCTAGTATCTATTAGTATATTGCTAGTATCCGCCATAACATTACTAGATGTATCAACAGCAATATTTAAAAAGGTTTCTAAAGTTTTTAATTGATATCCTAAAGTTTTTATACGCTCGTCTTTCTCATTATTTATCTCTATCAATTTCTTAACGGCACCATATAGAGAATAGTTTATCTGTGATACATCTATAGATAGTAAGTCAGGGATGCTTAATGTATTTGTGTTATATTCGTGCGACGAGATTGCTTTGGGGAATAAATCATAAACCTCCTGTGCTATAAAACCTAACTGCTTGTTATCCCTAGAAACTGTATTGAACCCTTCTACATAATTAAAGCGGTTTAACTCTAATTTATTAATGTTATCATAGCATTTGTCGTATGACGCCCTCTCAATATTCTCTTTTATTCGCCTGTCGGAGCCGATGTTCCAACTTGCGGTTCCTGTAGGATTAAATATAGCACCTGCTGTAGTTATTCTAATATAATCTGTATCAACACCAGATGTTGAAGAGATAACCTTGAACTCACCACCATAGTTTCCTAATTTGTAGTCTCTGTTAGCGTCTGCAGTGGTTCCTCTTACTAGTTCTATGGTGGATGAGGTGATTGTTGAGAGGTATCTTATTATTATGATGCCTGAGCCGCCTTTGCCGGCTGTTGCGGTACCATAACCTCCACCTCCTCCTCCACCACCTGAACCTATACCTCCATTCATATTTACAGGAGTATTATAAGCATCTGCACCTACTGTTCCAAATCCTAAAGAACTTCCTCCATCATTTCTCTCTCCAGCACCACCACCACCTCTACCTCCATTCGTAGGTGTAGATTGATAACCACCACCACCACCTCCACCACCCCAATAATAATTTATACCTGTTATATTGACTAATACACCTGCACCTCCATTACCTGTTTGAATACCTGAATTACTATTACCAACACCTCCAACAGCACCAGTTCCTCCACCTCCTGCAGATTGAACTGCACCGCCTCCTACTTGTGTTACTCCTGCTCCTCCTGCGTTTCCATTATATAATGTAGCAGTTGTTAATATAGTTCCTTTTGTAGAACTACCGACTGTTCCTCCATTTTTACTCGCAGTATCTACGACACTCTTACCACCCGCACCACTACCACCACTATTTGCTAAAGTAGCACCAGCCCAATCAGCATTCCCCGCACAACCACCTCCTAATATTGTAGCACCAAAACCTTCAGTAGATTTTCCTCTAACTTCTCCTGCTACTGCTCCATCACCTACCTTAATTTGATAAGTTCCTGACGCAATACTTATATTTGTTCCATATAATACAGCACCACCTCCACCACCGCCTCCTATCTGCTTACCTCCAGCTCCTCCACCACCTACCATTAATACATCACAAACTACACCACCAGTCCCTACAGTTAAAGTATATAGACTTTGTCTTGTTCCTGCCCCCGCCGTTTCCGTCGTATATGTAAAAACTTGATAAACATAACTTCCTGTTACACCAGTCTCAATTGCGGAAGGTGATGAAGTTATAGGTGGAGCCGGCAGAGGGAACCCATTATGTATAGTCAGCGATACATTACTACTCAAACTATTAGTAATAATAACATTACTGCTCAAGACACTCAACCCACCCACACTAACCGTCCCAGATACATTAGCACTACCGAGAACATCTAAACTCCTAGTCATATGATATGTAGTACCTATACCAACCCTACCACTCATAGTGGTATTCTTATGGATGATGGTATCATTTGAAGAGAACCACGCTAGATTTGCGGACAGATTGCTGAATGCCTGCGTGCTATTCTCAATCTGTAATTTAATAGTCCCGTCAGTATCATTAATAAACCTGTAGTCATTTTGCATATCAGCACCGGTTCCTCGCCTGAACTCGGCAATTGCGGTTCCGGTTGTTGTGGTATCTAGCAATAACCTCGCGCTACTATTGCTGGTTGCTTTGCGGTAGCGGATGATGATGATGCCGGAGCCGCCGTCTCCACCTGCAGGCGTATAATCACCCCCTCCGCCACCTCCGCCTCCTGTACCATTTATTCCAGGATAACCTTTACCATTATTAGGTACAGTCTTGACACCACTACCACCCCACCCGCCCTTACCTCCGCCCCCTAAACCTCCATTACCTCCTTCATTACCAGTACCTACACTTTCCCATCTTCCTCCTCCTCCTCCGCCGCCAAAATATAAAAATCCGTCAGCTTCTAATATACCAACTCCAGTATTAGTTCCAAATAAAGTTTTAAAATCATAATTAACAGAATTAATTGTTGCTAATTTTATTCCTCCTCCTCCGTGTGCTCTTTCTGCTTCAGCATTACCGCTATTATTTCCTGCTAAAACATTTTCACCAACACCTCCTGCTCCTCCACCACCTCCTCCGTGTCCGGGATTTCCAAACGCATTCCCACCATTATTACCATATTTAATACCAGTAATACCATCTAGTATAGGTGTATAAGCAGTAGCAACACCTCCAACACCAGCAGCAACATTATAAGCATCACCGCCTCCACCTGAACCTCCGCTACCACCATTAGCATTTGCTAATTGTCCTCCACCACCTCCACCTTCTGCTACAATTTTATTAGTGATATTATCTGTTTTAAATATTTCACTATCATTACCCTTTCTACCTAACCCATTAAAACCTCCTGTAACTTGACATACACCACCTTTACCAACCTTCATAGTATAACTACCATTCATATTAACATTTTTCATAAAAATAACTGCCCCTGCTCCTCCACCTCCGCCGTGCGTCTCACTTCCAGAACCACCACCGCCAACTATTAATATATCACAAATTAACGCCTCCGTTGTTGTGAAGGTATATTGTGTTTGTCCAGTTAATCCAGCGCTATCAGTTGTATAAGGAAACGATATACACCTTTCATAAGTCCCTATTATTGTTGAAGTCGCACCCACAACACTAATCTCTGTAGGTAATACCGGAGTATCGCTATATATATGTAAAGGCGCAGCAGGGTCTATCGTGCCTATACCAACATTACCTAAATTATAATATATCTCCGTTCCTGCGGTAGTCCATTGACTAGAACCGCCGCCCCCACCTCCTGAACTGCTAGTATAGTTAGTAATAACATTAATATTACTATATGAATTAATGATATTAGAAGGAATGTTAGAACTGGCTCCTATAACACCATTATTTAATACCGAAAAAGACACATTACTAGTCCTATTATTATATACCCCAAATACTCCGCCGTTATTAACTATGCGCCAACCAGACTTACCCGCATTTCCGGTTTCTATTAGTCCTTGTATAATATCCATATTATTATACTATATATTATTATCATAAAATCACATTTGAAAAAATAAAAGATATGAATGAATATGTTCTATTCAGTATCAAATCACAAAAAAATTGATTAAGATCCCTAATTCTTATTAGACAAGAACCAGCAACCAGCAAGCAAAGCAGCAAAGCAGCAAAGCAACCAGCAAAGCGTGACCAGCAAAGCGTGACCAGCAAAGCGTGACCAGCAAAGCAACCAGCAAAGCAACCAGCAAAGCAGCAAAGCGTGACCAGCAAGCAACTCTAACCCGATGTCCAGTTTTCCGTACAGCTACAATAACAAATTCAATATCCACAATAATATCTATGGCGATTATGATGTATATTATTATAGTATGCGTATTCTTAGCGATTATCTCTCAAAATTAGAGAAATATCAGGGAATATACAAGATCGACCTTGACGACCCTACAGATTATGATAATTTAATATTACATATTAAAGACAGAGTTGTAAATACCAAGTGCGAGCTACCAAATGATAATACCGTCTATAAGATTATCAGGAGCATCAATAAAGAGCATTTCCTAAAGTTTATAAAAACATTTTGTAAAAATAAAAAGGTAGCATATACTACAAATCTTAACAATATTGATATTCGGGAGTTCTTGTCGTTTTCTTGTGGCGAACTCATTAACCTCTATAAAAGCGAAATAATTGACGGATGGAAAGGCAATAAATGGGAAAAAGTACATACCGGAGTATGTAGGATATACGCTACGACTGCCTCTGCTACTTAAGGAAATAGTGAGCGAATGCGAGTAATGAGCAAAAAATGCGAGTAATGAGCAAAAGCAAACGAGCCTGTATGATAGTTTATGTTATACTAGTATATTTATTTTTTACTACACATAGTATGAACTCCAAATAGTTTTCGCATATTCTTCTCAAACTTAAGACGTAATATGTGTTCCGCTGACGCTGAGTGTGGATCTTTAGCATCCTTATTGTCTCTAGTACCGTCTGTGGCGTGAGCTGCGTGAGCTGCGTGAGCGGCGCTAGCGTTCTTAAAGTTCAAATGGACTACCTTCTTGCGTTTATAGAACATCTCTTCAGAATACCCTTATTATATTTAAAATTAATTCTTATATTTATATCATTTTTTATTTTTACGATAAGACTATAAAAATAAGTGCATCTTTTTACCAATAAGAGAATAGCAGCGACCCATATCGTGCGTATAGGTAATAATATTGGTACCATTCATATTAGTAAAATACGCAAACATAAATAAGGTTATAGGTTATGTAATTACTAATCTATAATATATTTATATATTTAATGTTCTTGTGTTTTTTCGTGGTCTTCCTACGCCTCTTAATATCTTAATATCTGCTGTATCTTCTATAATAGATGTTATTTCTTCATCGCTGACTGAGAGGGTTTCAATATTATTATCAGTATTATCTATTGATATGTTATTATGAACGTTATTAATAATATTCTCAATATCTACTGAAGGTTTTTGTCTTATCTCAGTAATATTTGGTGATTGTCTAATATTCACATTATTAGATTGAGAAGACATTGAGGGTATAGAAGACATTGTCGGTGTATTTAGAGTGTTAAATAGACTGCTTACCATACCAAATAATCCACCACTATCGCTTCCACCCATACCGCTCATAGAGCCCATACCGCCCATACCATAATTATTTAATGGAATATTTTGAGCTGATTGCGATGCTTGCGATGCTTGCGCCGATTGTGGTACTTGATTATAATTATTACCGTTTCCATTATTGCCCATCATATATTGCTTTGCGGCTGCTTGCTGAAATTGCTTCATTAATTCAGGATCGGACTTTAGCACATTTTCTACATTAGGCATAGGCTGCTCTTTAAACATCCTGCTAGTCAAGTGAAACATAAATGCGCTTCCAGACAATCCTATAAATAGCCTTAGTTCAGGAGCCATCTTTTTACCAGACGCCTTATATTTATAATGTAATTCTTCAAATATATCATCATAATCATTAATATTCTCATTAACTTGCTCAGACCACCCATCTAATTTAATGGAGAATGGATCATATCTGCTATTCATATATTCAGTACCTGAAATAAACGCCATTAGCATCTTTTGCTGAAATCTAACACTTCCGTCAAGTTCCTTTTCGCGCACCAAACGATTATATTCAGTCCTCATTTCTTCTAGTTCAGAGTTCATATTAAACTTAAAAGGTATCTTGAAGCCCTTCGATTCTAACCTGTCTAATTGATAAATAATCTCTCTCTTTTCATTCAATTCATTCATAATTATTTCCTTAGCAGATAAATGTCTAGTCTTACCACCTCTCCTTGCCCCGGCTTCGTCATCGTCGCCTTCATCGTCATCGTCTTCGCCGTCTTCGTCTTCACCGTCCTCATACTCGCCTTCGTCGTCATCATCATCGCCTTCGTCATCATCATCTTCGTCGTCATCTTCATCATCATCGTCATCGTCATCATATTTGCTGTTTTTTTTATATTTATTGGAGACACCGTTACCGTTACCGTTACCGCTTCTGCTGCTTCCTGATTTTTTATTACTTGTACTGCTAGCCTCGCTATCATCATCGTATTTAGATTTAGATATTTTAGAAAGGCCTCCGCCGCTACCGCTGCCTCCGCTACCGCTGCCTCCGCTACCGCTGCCCTTATTCTTGTAAATATTCTTAATGTTTTTCATATAGGCACTTTTATCATAATCACCATTAACAGAGCTTGCTCTCGAAGAAGAGCGAGAAGATGATCTAGACGACATAGAAATAACATCGTTGCTTATCTTGTTCTTGTTAAATAACACATCGTCATTCATAAAATTATTTTGGTTGGCTCTTTGCTGTTTGCTAGGTATGTTAAAACCCATTTGTTTATTGTTAAAGGTATCTCTGTTTAATTCAATCAAATCATCATTTATATTATTAAGATTTAATGTAGTCATATTATATATTTAATTGAATATCAATTGTTTATATAATATTAATACTATTTAAACGATTATAATTACGCGCGTCACCTAGATTTTTTTTATTTTCTTCACAGCTACACAGTTACGCAGTTACGCAGTTACGCAGTTACATATTTATTTATCCAAGCATTAAAAAAAAGTCTTCCAGACTTTTTGTATTTCTCAGGATGAAACTGAACACCTAGAATGTTTTTTTTAGAGTTATAGGCAATTATTATTTTATTTTTTATTTTTTTAATAACTTTGAAATCTTTAGGAACTCTCACTATATAATCTGTATGAATGAAAAAATATTTACTCTTAGGGATATAGAAGGGTTCTGTTATTTTAAAACTGCTATTATACTTCATATAACCACTTTTGTTAGATTTAATAAAAGAGTTCTTACCAAACCTACTAACAAAATATTGAAATCCATAACATATCGCAAGTATTGGTAAGGGCCTTGACCTTAATGGCTGTAAGTGATGTAAGGGCCGTAAGGACCTTAATGGCTGTAAGTGATGTAAGGGCCGTAAGGGCCGTATGTCGGGATTTAGAATACTATCGTCTATTATTGAATGCTCTTTATCTTTAACAAAATAGTTAGAGCCTGTTATTATTATTCCATTAATCTTCTTATTTTTTAGAACATCTCTAATGCCTTCAACATCATTCCATTTTTTAAATATTAATTTATTACCTTTTAGGGCAAATTTATAACCCTTTTTAAACTTGTTAAATAATGCTCCCTGACCGCTGCTATTGCTACTACATTTACCACACTTATACATATTGATTATCAAAAAAATCATATATTTATTTTATACTCTATACTCTCTATTATATATAAAAGTATGTTACGATTATTATTAAAATAAATTAAATAATAATATGAAAATTCTCTTTTTTGGTAGCAAAGGGTGGATCGGGCAGCAGTTTGGGCATTATTTAAATAATAATGGTATTACTTACATTAGCACAGATGTACGAGCTGATGATGAGAAAGCAGTAGAAGAAGAAATAAAATTATATTCACCCACGCATATCATCTCATTTATTGGGAGAACGCACGGTGAGCAATATAATACTATCGATTATCTAGAACTACCCGGAAAACTCAAGGATAATATTAGAGATAACTTGTACTCACCAGTAATACTCTCGATACTTTGCGAACGTTATAATATTCATTATACATATTTAGGGACCGGTTGTATTTTTAGTAGCGACGACCCCACAAATACGAGCATAGATGATGACGAATTACCTAACTTCTTTGGGTCATCTTATTCTATTGTGAAGGGATTTACAGACAGGCTCCAGCATATGTATTCAAAGAATACGCTAAACCTGCGCATCAGGATGCCTATTGTCGATTTTGAACATAACAGGAATTTTTTAAGCAAAATCTTTAAATATAATAAAATATGCTCTATGCCTAACTCAATGACTGTATTAGAAGATATGTATCCTGTAATAATGGATATGATGATTAAGAATACTACAGGTACGTTTAATTTAGTTAATAAGGGAGTTATCACACATAATGAAATTCTAGAAATGTACAAAGAACACAAGGACCCTTCTTTCGTGTGGGAAAACTTCAGTGTCGAAGAGCAGAATGCTATTTTGCTATCAAAGCGCTCAAATACACAGCTATCAAATGATAAACTATATTCGCTATACCCAGATATTCCTGATATTAAAACATCTGTTGAGAAATGTATTGTTCAATACCATTAACATTACTTATATACTAATAATCTTATCAAACTTCTCTATATAGCTCTCAATCGTGCCGTTATTCATCAGAACAATATCATATGGGATATTTATATATTCTAACTCTGAAATATGAGTATCCGCATTTTTAGTATTAGTATTAGTATTAGTATTACGGATTACTCTAATAATCGCTATATCTTCCTTTCGTATTTTTGGAATAGTATATAATATATCAAATTCGTGAATAAATCGAAGATCGCTAATAACAAACCGTTGATCTTCATTCTCGGCCATTCTACTTTTTATATGATTTTTCAAAGTATTCGCAAAGAAATTTCTCTTTATATTAGGCAATAGCTCCTGTATTTTATCTTGCATCATCTCTGTTCCAAAGAATTGTAATGCGGCTCTTGGTGTGATACCCCATTTCTCATCAACAATATCTTTTCTACCCGTACCTAGATCTTCACCAATACCCACTTGATCATCATCAAAATTAAATAAACCTCTAACAGCAACTTTTAAAGGGTCGGCAAAGGCAGCTCTTTCGTAATTATATTTGCTGACTAGATGTTCTGCTAATACATCTTTACCGCTCCTTTTTGCTCCACAAATAGCGATAATACGAGGCATTTGAGGCATCTTCTTATTGTTATTAATATTGTTAATATTGTTATCGGACATTATTATCTAATATGTTAATAAATAATAAATAATAAATATTATCATTTTTTATATATAGGATATTTAATACATATCTCACATTTTATATTTTATATTATCCGCCAAAAAATTAAAAATTGATTTGATATTTAAGAATTATTTAGTAATAAGATACAACTAATAATGTTTTCTAACAACTGCTGGGATATTCTGGACATTTATTTCCAAAAGGGTGGTTCTCCTGAATCGTCTAACCCTCTCGTAAAGCACCAGATTGATAGTTATAATAAGTTCATAGACAATACTTTAGGTCAAATTATCGGCGGTTTTAATCCTATCAAGGTTAAGATTACTAACCAGAAAGCCGAGTTGCCTGATAATTCCTATAACATTTCTATCAATATCCTTCAGCCCAGTATTGTTAAGCCAAACTATCAGCTTCCTGACGGAACCCAGAATATAATGACGCCATATATTGCTCGTATGAATAATATGACGTATTCTAGTGGTATCTATGTTAATGTTCATATCTCTACAGAGATTACGAACAAGAATGGGATGACTGAGAAGTTCGACAAAACAGTTAACGGTGTATATATTGGAAAAATACCTATTATGGTTCGCTCTAAACTCTGTGTTCTCAGCCAGATGCAAGGGATCTGCGAAGAAAACAAGAACGAATGTATCTATGATTTCGGCGGCTACTTTATTGTTAACGGAAATGAGAAAGTACTGATATCACAAGATCGCATCAACGAAAACAAGGTTCTCGTGTTTCACCCTAATAATAATGCTGAAGGTTTGTATGCTGAAATTCGCTCTATGTGCGATTCGACATATCTACCACCGAAGACAACTTGTTTGAATATGAGCGGCAAATTAAATCATATGGGACGCATCATTCGCATTAATACATCTTTCATTCGATCAGAGGTTCCTATATTCGTAATCTTCAGGGCGCTTGGTATTATCAGCGATCGCGAGATTATCAATCATATTGTATATGATACGGATAGCGAGAAAAATCAGCGTATCATTAATGAGTTGATGGCGTGTTGCGAAGATGCTTGCGATATCAATACACAGGAGCAGGCTGAGAATACGCTTATTAAGATTATGATTGGCGTGAATAAGAATAACGACCACGAGACTAACAAGGCGCAGCTCCATAATAATCTTATGAATGACTTTCTTCCTCATGTAGGCAAATCTTATAGACGTAAAGCGCTCTATGTAGGTTATATCATTCGTAAAATGATCCGCATATACCTTGGATATGATACCTACGATAATCGCGACTCATATATCAACAAGCGCGTAGATACTCCAGGTGTCCTAATGAGTAATTTGTTTCGTCAGTGTTATGGTAAAATGACTAAGGAACTCAAGATTGCGATTGAGAAAGAGCTTAATTTGTGGCGCGGAAATGCTAACATTCCTATTTCGAATATCATATCCGACATAAGTATCCACCGATTTTTCAAGCAATCTCTCCTCGATTCGTGGATTAGATACTCGCTATCTACAGGTAACTGGGGTATTAAAAGTATCGGTACATTTCAAAATATCAAACAAGGTGTATCTCAAGTACTTAATCGTATGTCTTATGCTAGCACACTATCGCATTTGAGACGTATTAATACTGCGATGGAAAAGAATGGAAAGCTTGTTCAGCCACGTAAGCTCGATAATTCGCAGATTGGTATGATATGTCCGGCAGAAACACCAGAAGGTAGCTCGGTTGGTCTTGTTAAAAATATGGCGCTTAGCACGAATATCTCAATCGCGATGAATAGCATACATATTCGCCGGATTTTGGTAAATCTAGGGGTTGTTGTTTATGACGACAGTTATAGTATGGATAACCCTGAGAAATCGCCTATTGAATATTTAAAGAATATGGGAAGCGAAGACAACGTCTATATTATGGTTAATGGTGATATTATTGGTTATTATACAAATCCTGATAAATTGTATTTGACCTTGAAGCATTACAAGCGCAGTGGAATTATATATCCTATGACCTCTATTGTATGGAATATTCAGAAGTCGTGTATTATCATTAGCACGGAAGCAGGGCGAATGTACAGACCTCTATATATTGTCGATATCGATCCTATCACAAATAAGCGGGAATTGCGGATTGAGAGAGTATTAAAAAGAAAGAATATTAGTTGGAAAGAATATATTGCCGATAAACACTTTGACTACTTTATAGTTCCAAATGAAGTCTCAAAAAATCAAGAGGATCCTGATAAATATTTGGACGAAGAAGGATTTATAGAATATATGGATTGTGATGAAATCAATAACGCGATGATCGCAACATTTCCTGTAGATTTGGAAGAAGGAATTAAAGGAACCGCTTTGCCACCGTTTTATACCCACTGTGAGTTACATCCCAGTTTAATGAATGGTATTCTCGGTGTTAATATTCCATTTAGCGATCACAATCAATCGCCGAGAAACTGCTATCAGTGTGCGATGGGAAAGCAGGCACTCGGAGTATATATGAGTAATTTTAATAAACGCATAGATACGATGGGGAATATTTTGAATTATCCTCAAAAATCTCTTGTATATACAAAATTATCTAAATATACTATGGCGCATAAATTACCTTCAGGTGTAAATGCGATTGTGGCGATTATGACGCATACTGGATTTAATCAGGAAGATAGTATTATGGTAAATCAATCTGCTCTCGACCGAGGATTATTTACAAGCACGTACTATAAGGCGATGCGTGATGTATGTAATAAAAATCATAGCACAGGTGAAGAAGAGCTTTTCACTAATCCTACTAATATTTCCTCGCAAAAACCTTATTCTTATGAGAAACTAAATGACGACGGGTTCGTATCAAAGAACACCTATGTTAATGGGAATGATGTTATTGTCGGCAAGGTTATGCCTAAGAAAGCTAATGGCGTAATAACATACCAAGATAGTAGCTTGACTATGAAAGCGAATGACGACGGATATATTGATATGAATTATAATGGTATTAATAGTGATGGTTATAAGTTCTGTAAGGTACGCATTCGTAAGAATAGGAAACCAGAGATTGGTGATAAATGTGCTAGTTGTAGCGCGCAGAAAGGAACAATTGGGATGATCTACAGACACCAAGATATGCCTTTCACAAAAGATGGGATTGTACCTGATATTATTATGAACCCACACGCAATTCCATCGCGTATGACTATTGCGCAATTAATGGAATCGATTATGGGGAAAGCGTGTTGCCACATTGGAGCATTTGGAGATTCAACTCCGTATACAGATTGCTCGGTCGAAGGAATAACAAAGGTTCTCGAGATGTCTGGTATGGAAAAATATGGAAATGAAATATTATATAACGGAAGGACTGGTGAGCAAATACATACGGATATATTTATTGGTCCTACGTATTACCAGAGGTTGAAGCATATGGTTTCAGACAAAATCCACTGTCTGACTGCGGATCACGAAGTATTAACTCAAGATGGCTGGAAGTTTATTGATGTGATTACTACGGAAGACAAAGTAGCTGTTCTTAAAGGTGATAAACTTGTATATGAGAAACCTATGGAAGTCCATAAATATCCTAAATATTCTGGAAAGATGTATAATATTAGTAATACACTTATTGATTTAAATGTGACTGATGAGCATAGGATGCTTGTAAAGGATACTCGATATAATCAAGGACGAGGACAAGGACAAGGACGAGGACAAGGACGAGGACGAGGACGAGGACGAGGATATATATTAGAAAAGGCACGCGATATCATAGGGAAATGTGTTCAATATAAAAAAGATTGTGTATGGGACGTACCAGACTATCAGTTTATTATTCCAGTTAGCGACAAAGAGATTAATATGGAAGCGTGGCTATTATTCTTTGGTAAATGGATTGCTAGTGGTTGCGAAAGTCGCTACGGTAGTTGCGAAAGTCGCTACGGTAGTTGCGAAAGTCGCTACGGTAGTTGCGACAACAGTATCATCTATCAATTCGGGACACATAATATTACTGATGATACCCATTATATCACATATTACCTAAATCACCTATCTGATAATACCTATAAGGATACGTTATATATGCCTGATTGGGTATGGAAGCTAAGCAGTCGTCAAGTAAAAATATTGATCAAGTCGATGATAGCCACTAATATGGCTTTGGGAAATTATAAATATGATAATATGTTCTGTACTAATTATGAAAGATTAGCGGACGATATGACGAGACTGTGTATTCATGCGGGTTGGAGTGCTGTTAAGAGCCTATGGAAAGAAGGACTATGGAAAATCACTATTATTAAGAAAAAGAATAATGCTTACGCAAATGCGAATGCTAACAAAGAGAAGCAGCATAGCGAGGTTGCCTATAATTATGAAGGAGCTGTTTACTGTATCAGCGTATCCAGTGAGGTATTTATGGTAAGGCGTAATGGTAAATCTGTATGGACAGGAAACTCGAGAGGTTCGAATGGGCCCATTGTGATGCTAACGAGACAGCCAAGCGAAGGCAGGGCACGCTCTGGAGGATTGCGACTGGGAGAGATGGAGCGCGATTGCTTTATTGCTCACGGAACTTCTAATTTCCTTGCGGAGAGGATGCTTCACGTATCAGACAATTACAGAGTGTTTATTTGTAAAAAATGTGGGATGCACGCAAATGTTAATACAGAGAAGAGCATTTACAGCTGTAAATATTGTAAAAATAATACTGATATTGCTCAGGTCAGGATGCCTTACGCATTCAAACTGCTTAACCAAGAGTTATATACTATGAATATTATGATGCGATATGTGTGTAATTAAGGTACATATATATTACATACATATTACATATATAAAACATAAAGGCTCTAAATAATATATATTATGAATTTATATAAAATATTTATATTATTTTTTATATTTTCGACAGGTTGCTGTGATACTCCTTTATTATCTAATGATTTAACAAATAATATATCTAGTAATAACTATGTTCCTTATAAGAAAAATATAAGATACTATTCGTGTAAGCATAGGGGTGTTAGCAGACCGCGTAGAGTGTCTAATCCATACACAGTATTCGCTACAGATATATTAAGAAAATATATCTATATAGTTAATGTCGTGGTGATATATATAATATTATATAGTATATAATATAGATAAAGATAAGGATATATAAATATGAGTGATGATACAGTAAAATTAAACGAATTTGAAAATAACTTAAAAGAAATGTATAAAAACATAATTTTAAATACTATTGACGAAGACCCTAATATACGTAGTATAAATACTAAAGAGCTTTCGGAAAGCTATGTAGTTGATTATTTAGTAATTATATTAAGAATGATAGATATTCATGGACAATGTAAAAAATATATTGATAAAATCAACCCAAACATATCACTGGATTCACGGTTAATTTTAGACTGGTCGTCAGGAATTGGGTGTAGTAAAATAAAAGGAATATTCGATTGTTTCAAAAGTGATGTAGTTCGTCTTGATATTAATGAAAATTTGAAAACTAAAATTACAGAGTATATAAAAGAACAGATAAACAATCCCAAAAATACATCCGATCAAACATCATTACTAAAAAATTTATTAGATTTAATTAATGATACAGATATACCGGTTCGCGAAAAAGTAATAGATGATTTTCGTAAGTCCTTCAAAGGTGGTAACATCAATAACATCAAGATAAAGAAAACAGTCAAGAAAGAGATACTAGGAAAGGAAAGATGTATCTATAAAAAGTCTGGAGATCGTAAGGAATACCTAAAACACAAGGGTGGTTTAATAACAGTAAGCGAATATAAGAAACTAATGAAGTCTAAGAAATAAAATACATTTATTTTTATACATATAAACATTTAATATATATTCATAAACATAATATATGGAAAGTGATAATTATAAATTATACAGCGTATTAGGAGTTGCTAAAAACGCTTCACCTGATGATATTCGAAGAGCCTACAAGAGGCTTGCGATGGAATATCATCCAGACAAAAACAAAGGGAATGCCGCCGCCGAAGAAAAGTTCAAGGAGATATCAGCAGCGTATAATGTACTTAGCGATGAAACCAGTCGCACAAAATATGATGATATAGGTGATGCTAATTATAACAACGGATCAGGCCAAGAAGTTAATAGGGGGCAGCATGATCCTCACGATATTTTTGAAGCATTCTTTAGAAGTAGAGGGGGGCCTTTTGGTGCGATGGGACATAGTTTCGAAGATGATATATTTTCGTTTGGTATGGGAGGTAATGGCGGAGCTGGCGGTGGTAATAGGCCGCCTAAAAAAGCCCAGTCAATAGAGAAAACATTTGTTTTTAATCTTGATGATATATATTATGGAATTAATAAAGATTTGAATATAAATATTCGCAAATATTGCCTTAAATGTAATAAGAAATGTAGCAAATGCGATGGACGTGGTATAATTCAGCAAATAAGAAACCTTGGAATAATGCAACAAATCTTTCAGGGATCTTGTGATAATTGCGAGGGTTCCGGAATAACAATTGAAGGAAAGTCAGGATGTAAAACATGTAACGGCAAAGGAATATATAATGAGGACAAGAAGGCAACGCTTATCATCCCTAAGGGTATTGATGAGAATTACAAGACCGCATTTCCAGAGTTAGGAGAGCAACCAAAAATACCTAATATTAAGCCGGGCGACTTGATAATACACATCAAGATCGAGGAGCACAAGCATTTTATTAGGAAGGGTAATGATTTATATTACAAAACAGATATATCGTTTATCGATTCGGTATTAGGAAAAGAAATAGCTATTCCTTATTTTAAAGAAAAAATAATCATAAATACTAATATTTTCGGGGTCATTTCAAATGGTAAGAACTATCTACTGGAAGGCAAGGGGATGCCCATATTAAACACATCGAATAAAGGGAATATGTTCATCGAGTTTGCTATTAATTACCCTAAGATTAAATGTGTCGCGAAGACTGGTACTGCTACGGTAGCTGTAGCAGACGAAAAGACTACTGAAGAGGATAAACCAGACAAGATTGAACAACTAAGGACATTACTAAACGAGGTATTTTATGTCTAATAGTCCATATTCTTTTTACTCTCAATAGCATATAATATATTGTATACAGGATCTAAGTTAATATTATCATTATAGGTATATTTTCTTATAAACTGCGCAAGGAGCATCGAATTATTGTCTGATAATTTCTCGTCTAAGTTCGAAGTGATATAGTATTTGTATTTTTTAGTCGCTAATTTCTTTCGGTCAATAAAGAATACCTTTCCACCTTCCTTATCATAGTAGTCTATAAATCTCTTTTTCTTTTCGGCCAAATCAAATATATAAAATGCGTTGTTCATTTTACTAATATTGTCGCTTGGCGAAAATAGTACAGGCGCCATAATATTAGCTTCTCCAAAAGTTATATTAGTTTCCTCGGCTACAAAGTTATACTCAAATTTTATAAGAAAATCTTTAGCTACATTATTGCTGTTGTTAACGTGTGCTATATATATATTATATATGTATGTATTGTCGTTATCATTCATATTTAAATTAATAATATCGTTAATATCAGAGCATCTGGTCATCTTGTTTGCGATACGATATATATAATCGCGATATAACACATAAAATATTCCGCAAATTATAAGTAAAAAAAGTATGTTTATAACTATCTGATAATTTGATACCTTGTTGTCTGCTATAGAAGATAGCTCAAGTATATATTGGTTAGACGCATCGTCGATGCCTTTTATTGTTGTTTCAATATCACTAATAATATTATTAATATTACTCATATTACTTATTATATGTATATATAATGTCTTAATAATATATTATATATTATATTAAATGACTTCGTGACTTCGTGACTTCGTGACTTCGTTACTTCGTGACTTCGTGACTTCGTGACTTCGTTACTATATATTAATGTTTTTTGACTGCTGTATTCTTGAGAAGATAATGTAGTCTATAATCGTTACAGGATACTTTGAGTTTTTCGAATAATTTTTTGTAAATTTGATAAGCTCGCTCGTGGTGTATGAATATACAATATTATAGTTTTTATCTACCGCGTAATACTTGTAGTTATTGCTATTAATTCGAGTACTAATATCCTCAATTATACCAGGTTTCATCTTCTCTAAATTAAAATAGTTGTAATTAAAACTATTAAGAAAACCATCATTATTATTTAATTCGATAGCCTTCTTGCCCTCTTTCGATTTAATTATCCTCGTGTATTCTAACATAACCTTGTTATATTCTGCTAAGTCGCTACGTTTATTAGATTTCTTAACAACCGCCATTAGTTCAATCTTCTTTTTTTCCAACGCTTTCAAATCTTCAAGGATGGTCTTGTAATCATTCATTCTATATACAAATACGCTTTCATCCCCTTCCGAATTATCATATCCCATATTTGTTTTATAGAATGGATGATATATGTGTGTTCTATCTTCGCCCTCAGTATTACCATATTCAATTTTAGTTTCCATCTTATTGAAATCATAAGTTATTTTAATAATATATTCGGAAAGTTTCTTAATCTTCTTAGTGTTAACGATAATAATACTATAAACATAAGGGGTTTCAGTGTACATATTTTCATCTATAATTTTTGAAATATTATTACATTTAGAACATCGCTTTGCTGTTTTATATATTGTATCCCAATATAAAAATATGCCTATCATTATGATAATACATAAATACAAAACAGAATATATTAATACATATGTGTCTGTTTTGTGACTTATGATATTAATAAGTTGGCTTTGGAAATTTTCCATATTATTAATTAACATATTATTCTTAATATAATAATTTAATTTAAATTTCTATCTAAGGCTATCCTAGCCAAGTCTAGCTATCCTAGCCAAGTCTAGCTATCCTAGCCTAACTTTATGTTCACATAATTAACCTCTGCTTTAATAATGTTTTCAAGATCAGGTAGTTCAGGTATAGTTGCTGCTATATCAGGGCGAGCAATAGTCATATTTCTATATGAATTGGCGTCGCTTCGCTGTTTTATTGATAAATATGAATTCCTATAAAAAATATCCTTTTCTCTTTTCTCTTCTTCATATTTATTCTCAAAATTATAATCAATATGCTCAGGTGGTGCTGGTGACGCAAAGATTTTTGTAGCGCCGCTACCGCCGCCATCGCTGCCGCTACCGCTACCGCTGCCTTTGCCTACAAAACTCTCAATACATCTTTTCTCAGCCGCAGCATATTCCTCGGGTGTTAATATCGATCTAAATATATTTAGAATAAACCTAGCAACATCTTCATTCTTTTTACCGAACCCAGTTTTTTCAAAGAACCAGTCAAAGAACTTGGCTTGGTCTAATTCATTCCACGGAGGAATATTTGCGAACGGATTAGTAAATATAATATTCCGCAATATTAACCCTATCATCCAGCAAACTATAACTACTATTTCCAAAAAAATTATAACACATAAAATCACAAGATATAGTATGTGTAATGGTCGCATATTAATAAGCTCGTAAAATTTTATTATGAAATACATTATTGGTTGCTTATCGCCTAATGTGTAGTCTCTTAATGGACCAAAAACATCATTAATTAATGGTAATATTGATATGTTGTAAAGTATCTTCAGACAAAAAAACAGAATGAAATTAACTATTATTGCTAACTGAATATATAATACAATATATACCGGGCTTGTTTTCATAATTCTCTATTTATTATATTACTAGATGATTTTATAACTTATAACTTAAATCTCTTCTTTTTATAAATGTCGCTATAGTACTCGTTGAGCCCTATGATACTCTTGTAATATATGAATATGATATTATTACATATGTTATCATATGTGTCTGCGTTTTCGCACCTATTAACATATTCGTCAAAGCTCGACAATACTTTGTCCTCAAAGTATTCTTCAGAGCCCATCATTTTATCCTTGTAATCTTTGATAATTTTGGAATGAAGCTTGTTAATATAAGGCTCCTTGATAATAGTTTTGATCGATACATCTGTTTCGAAGTAATCATTTATGTTATCATAGAATGTAGCCATAACTCGTGGTAACTCGTGGTAACTCGTGGTAACTCGTGGTAACTCGTGGTAACTCGTGGTAACTCCCTCGACTGTTGTAGCCTAATAACATATACATTATCATTTTTCAAAAAATATCATTAAAAACAAGAACATATTACACCATTGCCTTTGAATATTTAAAAATTGATTATTAATATTTTAATATAAATATAACATAATATATATTATCATGTCTGGTAAAAAGGTTTGCGTTAATTGCTCAACAGCATATTACACCGGAAAGGAACAATCGCCTCTACATTTTGGATTATCTGCGGAAGGTTATGAAATTAATTCAATAATGGAAGGGTTCGACAAAGAACTATGGATTGTTGACCTTCGTAATAGTAAGAAGGTTTGGACAAAAAAAGAGCATATTAACAAGATGACCTACGAGATACCTTTGATTAATGAATTCACAGATACCGCAGAAGTATCAAAGAATGAAACGTCAGGTACGCCAGTTACGGCTGTCGATACTGTAACAGTAGCTACAGTAGTTACGGCACTCGATACTGTAACAGTAGCTACGTCAGTTACGGCACACGATACTGTTACGTCAGTTACGGCAACTACGGCTGTTGAGACAACTAATGCGAATAGCGACATCTCTGGAGCCATTAAAGAGACAGATAGTAATGAGGATACCACAACAAATGCTAAAGTCAGTAAAAAAATAAAACCAACAGATTATACTTTGTTCATAACTTATCGTATTCATCAAATGAAGTTTACATCAACAGACAATAAGAAGAATTATGATTGCGCGAGAGAAGAATGGAAGGAATACAAGAAGACGCCCGACAAATTACGAGATATAATGATAGAAGCAAATAATTTTAATTGTGCTTCTAAATAAAAAAATGATTAATTATTATTTAAATATATAAATTATATTAAATATATTAATGAATACTATTTATTTTAACAAGAATAATATTATTCTTATAGATAGCAGTTATTATGTATTTCATAGATATTTTGCTACATACAGATGGTTCTCGTTTCAAAATATAGATGTATCAGTAGACGACATAACAAGTAACGAAGTATTTATAACAGCATTTTACAAGCATATTAATAACGATATTAAAAAGATTTGTAAGAAATGGAATACAAACAAGGATAATATACTATTTTGTGTTGACTGTCTGCGGACTGAGATATGGCGCAACGACATTTACGATACTTATAAAGCTACGCGGGTACAAAAAAATAATTTCAATAAAAAGATCTTTAGCATATTTAGCGATTATGTTAATTCTTTAGGATTTAAATATATATCACAAAGCAGATTAGAAGGCGACGATGTTATTTATTTGTCTCAAAAAATGATCAAAACACAATTGGAAACATTAAAAAATAATGATATTAGCGTTATTATCATCACAAATGATAATGATTTTCTACAATTAGTCGACAAGCAGGTCCACGTATATAATATGCAGTTTAAAGAGCTGATGAAGCGTGGTTATAATAATCCAAAAGTCGATTTATTATTTAAGGCGATATATGGAGACAAAAGCGACAATATATCAAAGATAGGCTCTGGAATAACAAAAGAAAAGGCATTAATGATATCTAATATGGCTGATAGTGATAGAGAGAAATATATAAAAGATAGCGGATATGAAGACAAATTTTTACTAAATATGAAACTAATATCATTTGAGAATATACCAACCGAATATACCGAAATATTTAATAAAAATGTGAGATTAATAGTAGAAAATTAGTATCCTATATCCTAAGTACAATAACTATAACTATAACAAAGTATAACTATATAAAATATAAAATATAAAATATAAATATATAAATAACAAATATATATACACGTACTCGACTTACCCTACTACCTCCTTATGCTTCCAATTTTTTAATACTATCTATTTTGTTTTTTTCGAGATTGGACATATAATACCAAGACTTCTTCTCAGGTTCCCAGCGACACCCTAGTTTCTTAACAGCATCCTTGTTTTTAAAAGGTATCTTTACATATATTTTTTTATTTATCTCAATATCTACACCATTATCACTCGCGACCGTTATTTTTTCTTCATTTTCCATATTACTCTCAGACATCTTCACAATATCTTCGATTGCTTTTTTGTTTGTTTCAGATATATTATCTTCGTAATACCATTTTTTACAAGACATATCCCATTTCGCACCTAACTTCTTAACGCTATCCTTATAGTCAAACTCAATATTAATGTAATGCTTATCATATTTAATTGGTTCCTTAATGTTTGAAATTAAAGTATTGTCTAAGCAATCGGTAGCTACACAGACTACTACGCCGACAGCCAAGTTAGCCAATCGGTCTGCTTCGGCATTCCCTTGCGAATGCTCGTCATTTAAACCAGTATGCGCCTTTATGTGTTCCAATGTAATGTGCTTTTTATATGGCCTGTATATTTCTCGAATTCTTTGAATTAACTGAAGATTAGGTGGAACCTTCCCTTCAGTTGTTTTCCAGTCATTCTTAAATAATTTGTCTCCATAAGACCCAGCGCATTTAATTACATATTCTGAATCTGTATATATTTTGATTTTCTTTGTTGGTGGTGTTTTAATTAAATAGTCATTCATTTTCTCTACAGCACGAATAAATGCTGTTAATTCACCTGTATTATTTGTTTGCTTACCAACTACCCTCCCATATTCGTTCCTCTCATCGTCTGCTTTAAAATATACACCATAGCCAGCGATCGCATTAGGACTTCCATTGTGAATACAAGAGCCATCAATATAGATGTTGATAGTTTCGAGGTCGAGGTTGTTGCCGAGGTTGTTGCCGAGGTTGTTGCCGAGGTCGATGCTGCTGCCGAGGTCGATGCTGGTATTTCCTTTGTTTGTTTCGCACATTTTTTGATGTTACTATATAACTCATATGATATAATCAATTTTTATATAATGATTTACCTTTTATGAACATATGTAAAAAAGTTGGGTTTAATATATATATATATATTAAATATTATAGCTATAACAAATGATTAAGTGTATTAATAGTAATATTGAGATATATAGTGATAATAATTACAATATTAACAATTGGAACCTCATTAATAATAATGGCTCATTTAATATACTTAATAATACCTCTAATCGTATTGATTTCTGTATATTACAGTCAGGAAATATAGGGGTCGGAAGCATAGTTCCTAAATCAAAACTGGATGTCGTAGGTGATGTTAATATACTTGGGCGAATGACGCTAACTTCCAATCTAATTATCAACAATACACTATCAACAGCGCCTATCGTACAGATTGGTACTAACGCAAATGCCCAAAGCAACATATATTTGGTTGGAGGTTCAAGATCTCGTATTGGTATTGGTAGCTCATCTCCAACAGCCCCTCTTGATGTTGTAGGACCAGCTAATATATCAGGATTAATCACCGCAAATGGTGGGTTGGTTGTTCCAGTTGGACAGACGCTAAATGTTAATGGTAGTTTAGCCACCACAATTATCGATGCGACCACAGTAAATACCACGTATCTAAATGTTTCTGATACGATGAATGCGAATGGAGGTATTATTGTACCAGATGGTTTTGCTATAATCGCTAATGGAGGATTGTATACAAGTACTTTAAATACTACAGACTTACTAATTGCGTCTCGCGGTATCACAGTATCAGCAGGAAGTTTGCTAACAGCAAATGGAGGAATATCAGCGACAACTATAAACGCCTCAGGAATGATTAATGCGAATAATGGACTAACTGTACCTACCGGGAAATCATTAATAGCAAATGGTGGAATATCAACAACCACTTTAGAAGCATCAAGTAATATAAGAGTAAGAACAACAACTGATACTACACCAATTGTTCAATTTGGAACAAATGTTTCAGCAGCTAATAACATATATTTTGTTGGAGGAGGCAGAGCGCGAATAGGCGTAGGCAGTTCAATACCTACAGTTGCTCTTGATGTTCTTGGAAGCGCAAATATATCAGGAACAATTTTAACAAATATAATTGGGGCATCTGGTGCTATATCAGCAAATAATATAGTGTCTACTACAACAATTCAAGCAGGTGATTTAATAACTGCTAACGGAGGCATCACAGTTCCAGCAGGAAAACAGATTGTAGCATCAGGAGGCATAACAGGAACAACAATATCTGCTTCAGGATTGATAACTGCTACGAATGGAATACAGGCAAATACAATAAATACTACAGGTGTTATAAATACAAATGGCGGTATAATATCAGGCTCTACAATATCCTCTTTTGGATTAATAACAGCAAATGCTGGACTTACTGCTTCTACAATTACCTCACTCGGAATAATAAATGCCGATGCTGGTATATCAGTAACCACAATAAATGCTACTTCAGCTATCACAGGAACAACAATAGAAACAAGCGGATTAATAAGAACGTTAGGAGGACTAACTTCTACGACTATTGTCGCATCAGGGCAATTAACAGCAAATAATGGTATTTTAGCATCATCTATCACATCTACAGGCGTAATCACAGCAGACACATCAACTGTGACTACACCAATCGCACAATTTGGAACAAATACTAATGCTGCGAATAATTTATATTTTGTAGGAGGAGGCAGAGCGCGAATAGGCGTCGGAAGTTCAATTCCTACGGTTGCTCTTGATGTTGTTGGTGATACTAAAATAACAGGAACATTGACTGTGGACACTGGGATATCTACTACTTCAATTAGCGCGTCGCAATTAATAACAGCAAATAATGGATTATCTACAACTACTTTAGATGTTTTAAGTAATCTAAACGTAAAATCTACAGTAGCTACAACACCAATAACACAGATTGGCGATAATATAAATGCTGCGAATAACTTATATTTTATTGGCGGTGGAAGAGCGCGCATCGGTATAGGCAGCAGTTCTCCTAACAACGCTCTTGATATTATAGGCGATACAAATATAACAGGGGTATATAAAAAAGATAATAGGGATGTTATTCTTGATACAAGTAACTATATATTATCAACATCTAATATAATTATAAATCGTTTAGGAGATTATCTTCCATATACGTGGATTATTAATAGTCAAAACTTTAATTTAAACTATACCTTAGGAAACGTGGGTATAGGAACAACGGAACCTAAAAAGAAATTACATGTGATGCATCCTAGTGGTGAATTATTAAGGATTGAAACAGACAGCAGTAGCGGCAGCGGCGGCAGCGGCGGCAATCAAGTATCAGGGTTTGAATTTGGAGTACCTTCATTAAATACAAATACGCGAAGCAAAATAACGTCAACAAGTTACACAAGTGACGCTAGTTACGCTAGTTACGCTAGTTACGCTAGTGACTTACAATTTAGCACAGTATCCTCTGCTAATAATTCATCTCTTAAGCTTATTATCTCACCTATCGGGAATATAGGTATTGGAACTCCTAATCCGCTTAATATTTTACAGATAGGAAACGCAGGAAGGCTTCGAATAGCTAATAATATTAGCGATTATACTATTATCGGTACTGCGGACATAGATGATACAACAAATACAAAGATTGAGCTATCAGGCAATACACGAGGTGGTACTGGTTCTCCGCAAAGCGGAAATATATCGTATACAGCAACAAATACAGATGGTTATCATAAATTTGTGACTAATTCAACGGAAGAAAGATTGCGTATAACAAGTTCTGGTAATGTAGGAATAGGAACTACAAATCCTGAGCAACTATTAACATTATATGGTAATAATGCTAAATTAAAAATTAAGAATAGTTATGCTGCCGCTACAGCGTCCCCTAATAAATCTGTAGCAATTAACTTAGAAAATGGAAATGAAGGTGAGTGGATAATATGTAATTCTAACAAGAGCATTTCTTTTGATTATAATAATAGTCTTCAAACTTCTAATCGATTTATTATAGATGGCGTAAGCGGTAATATTGGTATTGGAACACGTCCTCACATATATTCGCCAATAGACGCCGGTGATGCTACATACGTGAATGAGGCTAGTAACTATAAGTTAAATATTGTGGGCAATATTAAAGTTGCTGGTAATATAATACCAAGTAGTAGTAATACGTATAACTTAGGGTCTCCTTTAAATAAATGGAAGGATTTGTATTTGTCTGGAGATAGTATATATTTAGATGATTTAATACTTTCACGTGATTCTAATATTAATTTAAATATCAAAGATTTGCGTGGGTACTATAGGGATATTAATGTTAGTAATATTAATTTAAATAATAGCAGTAATACGCTAACAATAGGCATTGATGTTGATGGTAATATAACATATAGTACTTCAAATAAAATATACTATCCTGTGACTACACCTAATATAAATAACACAACTATATTAGACAACGTTAATGATATAATTATAGGCACTTCGAATTACGCTATTGCGACGAGCAATAAGCTTACAAATATAATAAACGATTTAGATAATAATCAAAGTAACTATGTATTATCTACAAATAACAGCATATCTACACGGATAACTAATTTAACCACCGATATGATAAATGAAAATTTAGAAGGTTCTAAAAAGTTTATTATTAATCACGCTTATAATAATAGTTTGTTGATAGATGGTACTTTAACAATCAATTCAAATTTAATAGTTCTTGGCGAGAGCACAACTCTTGATACAATTGTATATACTACAGAAAGGTTGGAAGTAGTTAATGAGAATAATACAGCAGTAGCATTAATGATACAGCAAAAGGACACATTTAGGGATATTTTTGTTGCTTCTAATTTGGATAGTAATGTATTCACAATTGCTAATAATGGAGATGTTAATATAACAGGTATTTATAAAAGAAATAATAGGGACCTATTTTTTGATACAAGCAACTACGTCCTCGCTTCAAGTAATATTTTAGTAAACTATGCGAATTTGAATGATACCAACTCAAGTAACTATATATCATCAACAAGTAACATTTTGTATAATAATATAGCTTATCTAGATGTTAAATTTAAATTATTAACATTAAAAGTTAATCTAAATGAGGCTAACGCAAAAGACTACACCCTCACAACAAGCAATAACCTAATAAACTATGTTCTCGCTTCGAGTAATACCTTGATAGACAAAGCGAACTTCAATGACGCCAACTCAAGTAACTACACCCTCACAGCAAGTAATAACCTAATCAACTATGTTCTCGCTTCGAGTAATACCTTGATAGACAAAGCGAACTTCAATGACGCCAACTCAAGTAACTACACCCTCACTACAAGCAATAACCTAATCAACTATGTTCTCGCTTCGAGTAATACCTTGATAGACAAAGCGAACTTCAATGACGCCAACTCAAGTAACTACACCCTCACAACAAGCAATAACTTAATCAACTATGTTCTCGCTTCAAGTAATACCTTGATAGACAAAGCGAACTTTAATGACGCCAACTCAAGTAACTACACCCTCACAACAAGCAATAATCTAATCAACTACGTACTCAATTCTAGTAATACCTTGATAGACAAAGCGAACTTCAATGACGCCAATTCAAGTAACTACACCCTTACTACAAGCAACCTGATATCAAAGAGAATTACTGATTTAATAACTGATATGATAACAGAAAATGAAGATGCCTCTAATAAGTTTATAGTAAATAATAGGTATAATAATAATTTAGAAGTGAATGGCTCTTTAACTATCAACTCTAATTTAATAGTTTTAGGTGATACCACACAACTTGATACGATAGCATATACTACTGAGAGATTAGAAGTAGTGAATGCTAACAATACCACAACGGCTTTTATTGTAAAGCAAAATACCACTGACCGAGATATCTTTGTTGCTTCAAATATGACTACAGCTGTCTTTAGAATAGCTAATAATGGGGACGTTCTTATTACTGGCGAAGGCAACGAGGGCGTTTATAAAAGGAATAATAGAGATGTTATTTTAGATACTTGTAACTACATTTTATCTACAAGCAATAACTTAATCAACTATGTTCTCGCTTCAAGTAATACCTTGATAGATAAAGCGAACTTCAATGACGCCAACGCGAGTAACTACACCCTCACAACAAGCAATAACCTAATAAACTATGTTCTAGCTTCGAGTAATACCCTAATAAACAAAGCAAACTTCAATGACGCAAACGCAAGTAATTATATCTTAACAGCCAGCAACCTGCTATCAAAAAGAATTACTGATTTAATAACTGATATGATAACAGAGAATGAAGATGCCTCTAATAAGTTTATAGTAAATAATAGGTATAATAATAATTTAGAAGTTAATGGTACCTTGACTATCAACTCTAATTTAATAGTTCTTGGTGATACTACACAACTTGATACAATCGTATATACTACTGAGAGGTTAGAAGTTGTGAATGCTAACAATACCACAACGGCTTTTATGGTTCAACAAAATACTACTGATCGAGATATCTTTGTAGCTTCAAATATGACTACGGCTGTCTTTAAGATTGCTAATAATGGAGACGTTTATATTAATGGAGATGTAGGAATAGGCACTACGCAACCACAGTCAAAATTAGATGTTGTAGGTAATATGACTATTGGCGGTAATGTAGTCCCAAGTAGTAATTCCTTTTATAATTTAGGGTCGCCATCAAGGAAGTGGAAAGATTTGTATTTATCAGGAAATAGTATATTTTTAAATAATACAGTATTGTCGAGTGATGATGGTGCTGACTTAAGTATCAAAGATACTTCAGGCTCTTTTAAAAATATGAATATAAATACTATACAAGTAACTGGTGACGTTCAGATTATAGGTGAGGGTTATTATAAAAAGAATGATAGAGATGTTATTTTTGATACAAGCAACTATATCTTATCTACAAGCAATAACCTAATCAACTATGTTCTCGCTTCGAGTAATACCTTGATAGACAAAGCGAACTTCAATGACGCCAACTCAAGTAACTACATCTTATCAACAAGTAATAATCTAATCAACTATGTCCTCGCTTCAAGTAATACCTTAATAGATAAAGCGAACTTTAATGACGCCAACGCAAGTAACTACACCCTCACAACAAGCAATAACCTAATCAACTATGTTCTCGCTTCGAGTAATACCTTGATAGACAAAGCGAACTTCAATGACGCCAATTCAAGTAATTACACCCTTACCACAAGTAATAACTTAATCAACTATGTACTCAATTCGAGTAATACCTTGATAGACAAAGCGAACTTCAATGACGCCAACTCAAGTAACTACACCCTCACAACAAGCAATAACCTAATCAACTACGTACTCAATTCTAGTAATACCTTGATAGACAAAGCGAACTTCAATGACGTCAATGCGAGTAACTACATCCTTACTACCAGCAATCTGATATCAAAGAGAATTACTGATTTAATAACTGATATGATAACAGAGAATGAAGATGCCTCTAATAAGTTTATAGTAAATAATAGGTATAATAATAATTTAGAAGTGAATGGCTCTTTAACTATCAACTCTAATTTAATAGTTCTTGGTGATACCACACAACTTGATACGATAGCATATACTACTGAGAGATTAGAAGTAGTGAATGCTAACAATACCACAACGGCTTTTATGGTAAAGCAAAATACCACTGACCGAGATATCTTTGTAGCTTCAAATATGACTACAGCGGTCTTTAGAATAGCTAATAATGGTGACGTTCTTATTACTGGCGAAGGCAACGAAGGCGTTTATAAAAGGAATAATAGAGATGTTATTTTAGATACTTGTAACTACATTTTATCTACAAGCAATAACTTAATCAACTATGTTCTCGCTTCGAGTAATACCTTGATAGATAAAGCAAACTTCAATGACGCCAACGCGAGTAACTACATCCTCACAACAAGCAATAACCTAATCAACTACGTACTCAATTCTAGTAATACCTTGATAGACAAAGCGAACTTCAATGACGCCAATTCAAGTAATTACATCCTTACTACCAGCAATCTGATATCAAAAAGAATTACTGATTTAATAACTGATATGATAACAGAGAATGAAGATGCCTCTAATAAGTTTATAGTAAATAATAGGTATAATAATAATTTAGAAGTGAATGGCTCTTTAACTATCAACTCTAATTTAATAGTTCTTGGTGATACCACACAACTTGATACGATAGCATATACTACTGAGAGATTAGAAGTAGTGAATGCTAACAATACCACAACGGCTTTTATGGTAAAGCAAAATACCACTGATCGAGATATCTTTGTAGCTTCAAATATGACTACGGCGGTCTTTAGAATAGGTAATAATGGGGACGTTCTTATTACTGGCGAAGGCAACGAGGGCGTTTATAAAAGGAATAATAGAGATGTTATTTGGGATACCAGTAATTACATTTTAACCACAAGTAATAACCTAATAAATAAAGTGAGAGATAATGATGATAATTCAAGTAACTACGTGCTATCTACTAGCAATATTTTGAGCGAACGCTTGTATATACTGGATCAGCTAACAAGCAACATAGTAAATAATAGCATTAATACTTTAAATATTAAAGTCAAAGATAATGATGATAATTCAAGTAACTACGTACTATCGACAAGCAATATTCTAAGCGAACGATTGTATATTCTTGATCAGCTAACAAGCAACATAGTAAATAATAGCATTAATACTTTGAATATTAAAGTCAAAGAGAATGATGATAATTCAAGTAACTACGTACTATCTACTAGCAATATTCTAAGTGAACGCTTGTATATTCTTGATCAGCTAACAAGCAACATAGTAAATAATAGTATTAATACATTAAATATTAAAGTAAAAGACAATGATGATAATTCAAGTAACTATGTACTATTTACAAGCAACCTGATATCTAAACGAATTACTGATTTAATAACTGATATGATAACAGAGAATGAAGATGCCTCTAATAAGTTTATAGTAAATAATAGGTATAATAATAATTTAGAAGTGAATGGTAACCTTACTATCAATTCTAATTTAATAGTTTTAGGTGATACCACGCAACTTGATACAATCGTATATACTACTGAGAGGTTGGAAGTAGTTAATGCGAATAATACAGCGGCGGCTTTTATGGTTCAACAAAATACTGCTGATCGAGATATCTTTGTAGCTTCAAATATGACTACGGCGGTCTTTAGAATAGCTAATAATGGAGATGTTCTTATTACTGGAGAAGGCAACGAAGGTGTTTATAAAAGGAATAATAGAGATGTTATTTGGGATACCAGTAATTACATTTTAACCACAAGTAATAATTTAATAAATAAAGTGAGAGATAATGATGATAATTCAAGTAACTACGTGCTATCTACTAGCAATATTTTGAGCGAACGATTGTATATTCTGGATCAGCTAACAAGCAACATAGTAAATAATAGTATTAATACTTTGAATATTAAAGTCAAAGAGAATGATGATAATTCAAGTAACTACGTGCTATCTACAAGCAATATTCTAAGCAATCGCTTGTATATTCTGGATCAGCTAACAAGCAACATAGTAAATAATAGTATTAATACTTTGAATATTAAAGTGAGATATAATGATGATAATTCAAGTAACTATGTGCTATCGACAAGCAATATCTTGGCCGAACGTATAAATAAATACTCTGTATGGACGCCTATAACTTCTAATATTTATTATTACTCAACTGGAAATGTAGGGATTGGTACTAATACACCTGATACTAAATTACATATTTGCGATACTACTAACAGTAATACAAAGCTAACTATTCAAAATTATGTGGTTAATACGGTACCTTCTATACCGAATGAGATAGTAGTAGCTGGCGCTGCTGGCGTTACTTCATCAAATATAGGAACAACAGATAGATATATATTATTTCCTTATACTACTGATAATGCTGGATTAACAGGGCAAACACAATTTACTTTCACAACAACTGAAAATCTTGTTTGTGATATATTATTGGTTGGTGGCGGAGGTGGTGGTGCGTCAGGAGGCGGTGGTGCTGGCGGATATGTATATACAAGCAATATCAATATGGGCGCTGGTAATTATACTGTTCGTGTTGGTAAAGGTGGGTCTGGTATTGCGACAGGAGGCAATCCTGGAAAACAGGGATATAATTCAATAATAACTGGAGGCTCCATAAATATGGTTGCTTATGGTGGAGGAGGCGGTGGAGGGTCATTGCAAGTAGCACCAGCGCATACAACAGGACAAGTAGGGTCTTATGGTGGTACTGGAGCAGATAATACAACAAGACAAACATACACTTCAACACAAGGTAATAGAGGTGGTAGTTCACTTGTTAATTACTATGGTAGTGGCGGAGGTGGTGGTGGCGCTGATGAAATAGGAGGCGACCCTGTTTATGTCCCAGGGGTTTTAGCAGGAGGCAGTACATCTTTCCAAGATCAATATAATAGAGGTGGGAAAGGTGGAAATGGTAAAATAAATACTATAACAGGAACATCAGTATATTATGCTGGAGGAGGAACAGGTGGGGCAAATACTAATAATCAGACAGATACAAGTGCGCAGATAGCTCCATTAGGAGGAGGAGGATTAGGGTCAAGAGCACCAAATGAGAATGGAGGAAATGGTACAAATGGTTTAGGTGGTGGCGGTGGTGGTGGTGATTATGAAAGATCAATAGGTGGAGGAAACGGTGGTTCAGGTATTGTTATTATAAGATATCGTTCATCTTCCGCGTCATCATCATCCATATCATCAGCATCAGCTTCCTCTGCATCATCGGCATCCATAGAGTTTATTAGAGGGGTATCTGGAGACACCAATACTGATTATAAAATAGGTAATTATGAAGGGAATTTTAAAATAATATCATCAACCTCAAATATAGATACAAATAGTTTGCTACTAACTTCAAACGGCAATTTAACTCTTGGCGGTAGCTTGAATGCTACTTCATATATGCTTAATGGTAGCCCTTTTAGCATAGCGACTGAAGTAGGATATACGAGCAATTATATATCGACTGTTAACGCCAGTTTAATTAATCAGATAAATACTCTTAATGAAGCTCAGCTTAACTATGTATTATCGGCAAGTTCAAACTTAGGTGATGGCTTAACGACGGTAATTTATAATATGAATGTTAATGATATAAATATAAGTAATTATGTGCTTCATACAAGCAACATTATACAAAGGCAAATAAATGAGACGACTACTGATAAGATTGTTGAGGGTACTAAGAATAAGTTTATAATAGAAAATAAATATAATAGTAATCTCGAAATCAAGGGAGCTCTTGTTGTTAATTCAAATCTTATAGTAAATAATTTAGCAACTTTAAACAATAATTTAACTGTTACTGGAGATGTTAATTTTACTGGCGAATTATACAAAAATGGTATGCTTTATCCAAACGGCAAAACATATACAGGTAGTTCATCTATATTATCACAATATAGTCCTATACAAACTCAATTCACATTATATAAAAATGTGGTTGAGAAAACTGGGAGTGGGTGGCTATTCATAGATAATAATATTAATGTGATTGATGATAAGGTTCAGGGTTTTTGCGCTCGCATTAAACCCAACCACTATTCATCAAAAATACTGATTAATTTAAATATTCATATAGGTATTGATTATGGGACTGATGCGCGATGGTGGGGGCTCCGTTTATATCGCAAGATAGGCGAGGCGGGAACTTGGGAACACATAACAGGCGCTGATGGTACTGACTACAATAATAACAATGGGACTACTTGCTGGCTTTCTCACAATCTTGGAGCCGAATCGAGCACATACTCGTATTTTATTGCGAATATATCAGGTGCCTACTATGATATGCCTGGTATATCGGAAGATTACATTTATTATACTGTGAAATGGTGCTCGCTCCTTGGCGATAACACGCAGAACGGCAAGCTGTATTTAAATAGACCGGCTGTGATAAATAATTTAAATACCCCTATTGTTTCATCTTCGTGGAATATTAGTGAGATATGGCAACTCGAAACATCGTATTTTCCGAAAGGCGGAATTGTAACAAAGTATACGCCTACCCAAACGCAGGTTAACATATATAAGAATGTTGTAGAGAAATTAAGTGGCGGGTGGCAGTTTATAGATAATAACATAACCATCGTTGATAACAACATTCAGGGTTTCTGTGTTCGCATAATGCCTAATCATTATACTTCTAAAATATTAATAAATTTAAACAGTCATATTGGTCTTGACTATGGGACTGACTCGAGATGGTGGGGGCTCCGCTTATATCGCAAGATAGGCGAAGATGGAGAATGGGAACATATAACAGACGCGGATGGTAACAATAATAACGGAGGAACACCTTGTTGGCTCTCGCATAATTTGGGAGCGGAGACAAGCACATATTCGTATTTTATCGCAAATGTTTCAGGTGCCTATTATGACTTTCCCAATACTATGGATACTTATGTATATTATACAGCTAAGTGGTGTTCGCAATTAGGAGATGTAGGACAAAATGGTAAATTATATTTAAATAGACCGGCGACTTATGATCTCGCAAATACCGCAAATAGCGCAATTCTTTCTTCTTCGTGGAATGCTCAAGAAATATGGCAACGCGAGACAACCTTTATTCCTAAGAATGCTGTTATTTGCCAGAATATGTCTATACAGACGCTTTTTAATATATATAGAAATATTGTGATTAAAACAGGATATGGGTGGCAGTTTATAGATAATAATATTAATATTATAAATGAAAAGATACAAGGTTTTTGTGTACGCATTAAACCAACGCATCATTCATCAAAGGTATTAATTCACTTATCGTGTCATATAGGTATTGATTATGGGACTGATGCGCGATGGTGGGGTCTTCGCTTATATCGCAAGATAGGCGAGATGGGAACTTGGGAACATATAACAGATGCTGATGGTAATAATTTAATAGATAACAAAGGGACATCTTGTTGGCTCTCACACAATCTGGGGGCTGAATCGAGTACATCTTCATATTTTGTTGCTAATATATCAGGGTCATTCTTTGACTTACCTGGAACATCTAGCGATTTTGTATATTATACTGCTAAATGGTGTTCAATATTAGGAGATAATTCGCTTGAAGGCAAAATATATTTGAATAGGCCTGCTACATATAATGAAGCAAATAGCGCAGTTTTATCTTCGTCTTGGAATGCCCAAGAAATATGGCAACTAGGGACGCCTTATGAACCCGCTGAGTATTCTATTATAAACATTTTTAATAATAATAATGTAGGTATAGGCACAACTAATCCGGTGTGTAAATTAGATGTGAATGGGACAATTAATGCGGTAAATTATTCGACTATAAGTGATAGGCGGTATAAAAAGGATATTAAGGCGGTTAATAGTTCGCTTGAGTTAATTAATAAATTGTGCCCAGTATCTTATTTAACAATCGATCAAAATGAAGGGGGTCGAAGGAATTATGGATTTATCGCACAAGATTTACACGATTTAATTCCGGAGGCAGTTAATGTTCCTATTAATGATAGCAATAATTATACTATTGAATATATGTCGATAATACCACTATTAACAAAGTCTATCCAAGAATTAACAGAAAAAATAAATGAGCAACAGAAGACTATTGATGATTTATCAGCAAGATTAAGAGTAATATAAATGTTATATAATGTTATTTTATATATCAGTATTTATATATTTTATATTTTCATAAATTCTTTTTTTTTATATTATATATAAAATATAATGAGCGTGAAAAACGAAGACATTAGATTAGAGCCTAAGATATCTCCAAACTTACCATACAAAATAGAAAAATTGTTATCAAAGACTGAGGCGCTTGTATTGTTATGTAGTAAAGCGAGTGGTTATTGGTCAATGATTAAATTTGCTTTCAATATACCCTTAGTTTTAACATCATCTGCTATGTGTATCATCAACAGTATCAGTGAGGATGCGAACGAAGTCAAGATACCAAATATTGTAGTCAACGCGATTAGTGTTTTAATTATATCTCTTAATAACAGCATTAAGGCGAGTGAGAAATGCGATTTGTTCCGCAGATTAGGGCAACAATTCTTATTATTAGCCGGACAGATTGAGAATGATGATGAGATATCTGATAATGAGTTTAGCCTGCTAGCATTAAAATATGAGAACCTCATAAATGATATATTGTTTGAGGAAATACCCAACAGATACAAGATGCAAGTTGTTGAGAGTTTTAAAGATAGGCATCTGCCTCTGCAACTTAATGGAACAATCGGAAATAATAAATCATTTCCCCCACCCAATAGCGCGGAGATTGTGATACGTCAGCAAAATGCGATGAACTCAACCCACGTATAATAGATATCGCTAGTCTATATCCTTATCGTCATCATCATATATATTATAATTATCATTATCCTTGCTATTATAATCATCGTCCTTCTCGTCATTTTTGTAAGCATCTACTATATCGCCGTCGTTACCAGCGGCTCCAGCGGCTCCCGCATCATCATCATCAACCTCCTTATTAGCATATGCTTCTTTTATACCAGCAGCTTTCATTTGTCGACGGATTTCATTCTCTTCAATATCTAAATCTTGGTTTTCTTTTAATTTTTTATTCTTATATTCTTCGCGTTTTTTATTAATAAAAAGAGTAATTTCTTCGCGAGTTAGGAACTTGTTATAATTTCCTTCTAAATAATTTTTTAAATATTCATAGAGTTTCTCAGCATTTTCTTGAATAAGTCCTCTTGGGATATTCTCAACACCAGATAAATCTGGGAAATTTAGAGAATTACTTATGACTGCTATATTAATGATATCAATTAACTCAGCTTCTTCCTCGTTATAATTCTTATTTAAATCATATAGGTACTTAATCACCTTTTTAATCTTTTTAATAGATTTTTTAACTCTCTTTATTAATAGCTTGGCTTCTGGGTCATCTTCTATAGCAGCTACGAGGGATCCTGCGTCCGCGTCATCGTCTATATACAAGGAGATGACGTTAATATATAATATTTTACATACATTAAGTAATATCTCCTTGTAATTAATAATTTTACAATTTAATAAATCGCTGCTTATATTATTTTTAACATTTTTAAGTCTTTTAATATTTTCGGTTATTACTAATTTAATAGCATCTATATCATAATTTATTAGATTGTCTATCAGATCATTAGGTAACAATTCAGATTTATCACGCATTCGTTCTAACCACTCATCAACGCTATAATTTTTTAAATTATAAACAAAAGGTTTCTTGCTAACATATTTAATATTTTTGATTTTTTCTTTGACTTCCTTCGCATATATGTCTTCATTGTCGCTATCACCGCTATCAATCTCAAAGGCTTTCGCTGCGTTAGCTGCGTTAGCTGCGTTAGCTGCGTTAGCAGCTTTCGCCGCTTTGCGTTTCTTAGGAGGGGTATATCGCGTATCTCGTTCCTTGTTAATTAGACGGACTTTAGAATAAAGCTCTTTTAGTTTTATTATTTCGCTATTATCAGTATTTACAAAATCAGATATATCATTAAAGTTAGGATCTAGCTTACGAAGACAGCAGCCTTGTATATATTTATGTATTTTTTCGTATTTTGAATTATTATTTGGGGTAAATAGTAATCTATCAATGTAATACTTTTCATCATCTGTGTACCTATTCTTATCAGTAGCGCATTTATTCTTTCCCTCCGTATTTTTCTTATTAAGAAGCTCTTCTAATATATCGCTTCCTTTGTCTTTGTGTTCATTCTCAACTATAAATATTAAACTCTTTCTCAATTCTTTAGTATTGATAATATAATCATTATTATCAGTATATTTAAAGAAGTCGCTTATTATCTCTATGATGTAATATAATAATCCTCGTGTGTTAAGCTTATCTATGTGGTTAGGATTTAAATAATTCATATTTAGCTTGACGCTACCTTTTAATATTTTGTCTTGCGTATCAACAATCCAAAAGCAAATTGAATTACAGAATATTATATTAATAGTTTCTATAAACTCTTCATTAACCTTTTTAATAACACCCTTAATTATTTCTGTACGATTTTTATCAGTATTTTTACTATATAATATATGAAATGGGGTCAATTCAGCATATTTCTTAGCATACTTCTTCGCGTCCTCTACATTTTTGCTTTCAAATTCCTTTAAGTACTTCTCATATCGTGTAGATACGCTGCGATATTTTTGAAATAAATAGTTAGATATTTCGTCATAATCGATATCAATATTTGCTATATCATTAATTTTCTTAATCAATTCCAAAACTATCCGCAGTATCTCAATAAAACCCTTCTCATTTCTAAAGTGAATGTTTGCTATATATCTGTTTAAGTCATAGTTATTAAGAATAGCATTTGCTCCGTCGTTAGCATTCGCATCTTTGTTTGCGGTGTCGGTTCCTGCTATTCCTTTATTTTCATCATCAATTATATCGTCGTCATCTTGGATCCCTTCGTAGTTATCTATGTCGTTTCCATCACATATTGCCTTATTTTCTCGCTTAGATATAATGTACTTTTTTCCGTCTTTGTCGTAATCAAATATGTGCTCGCGCGAATATTCAAAATACTTCTTGACTTTGTCGCATTCTTGCTTAATATCTTCAAAATTTTCTCTTGCTTCTAATATATCATTAATCGTCTTTAGGGTATGATCTATATTGATGGTTTTTATAGATAACTTAAGTTCTTCTAGAACCTCTTCAATTGTGATAGAGTTCTCATTTATTTGCTTTATAATATCATATATGTTATAATTTTTTAAAGATATAACATCAGTCTGTATTATGTCGCTTTTATATTTAATTATAATATCCTTTGTCTTCTCGAGGAAAGAATTAACTTCTGGAGATATATTAATAACTTTTAGCGTCTTATCTATATTATCAAAGAACGTTAATTTCTTATTAACTAATTGCGGGCGTTTAATTTTAAATCCGCGATGTGTATTCTTGCGTTCCTTCTCATTCTTTATAATAGAATACATGTAGTCTGATAAGATTTCCAAATCTTTGTCTGAGATAAAATCTAAAGAATAGTCATATTTTTTAAAGATATTATTAATGTTACCATAATCAAGATAAAAGGCATCTTTATTACTATTTATCTCGTTCATTATCATAGCTATGTCTGGGCGTGTATTCTTAATTAACTCATAAATATCCTTGTAGCCGGCTCCAGCTTTAGCTGCTCTATAGTTAGTATTAACACTATTTAATAAATGCGATGCTATCTTAGCGTACATATAGTCATTTGTGGTTGCTGTAGGTATCTTGTAATATGCTCCTAATATAGGAATATTGATGTCTTCAGTATCATTAATATTATAAATGTTTTCTACCTTATCTACATTCCTACAATTAATAACAGGATAGTCTTTGATGATTGGATAATATTTAGGGAAATCTTTTTGCATATCGGTACGCTGATCGAAGTTTTCGGTGACTACTATATCAGTATTATGCGATGGCTTAAATCGCAATTTATGTACATCCGCGTCATTACCATTACCATTATCTCTTCTATTATAGGAGACCGAAAACCTCCGCTTAACAAATTCGTTAAGGTCTCTCTTGTTATTATATTTAGTTATAAAATGATATGTCGCATCCTTTGAGTGATCATCTCCGTATTTTTCTATTTCACCTTCAGCCGCAAAAATATAGTTTGTGAAATCGGTTATTTTACCATTTTTACTTTCGCGATTTTCAAGTATTTCATAGAATAGGCTTCTTAATAAATCGGATTTCTTCTTGTCTTTAAAAAATAAATATAGGTTATTATATATTTCCTCCTTATCTAAAGCAATAAAAGATGGGTTAATTTTGCTCATTTCTTCAAAACTAAGTATCTCAGTATATTCAATATCATCTAACTCTTCGTCTAAATATTCTATATCTCTGAGATTGTCTATATCCGTCGCCATATGAACTTATGTTTCTATTTACTACAATAATATATATTATTATTAGATATTATTAGAAAAGTAAAAAATAATAAAATAATAAAGATTAAAGAGATTAATATAATGACTTACGATATCTGTGATATCCGCTTTAAATATTATCAGTAGCGAATTTTGACCATTCATTTTTAAGATTGAATAGTTCATCCGCGATTATTGAACAATTATCTTCAAGGAATGAAGCGAATATGTTCGGAACGCTAGGACCGCTAGGACCGTTAGGACCGCTAACATCCTCTAGTGATATACGTAGTATCATCAAAGATTTGAGCGGATGCGGGCAAATATAGCCAATATATGTACAAGATATTTTATCTTTGTACTTATTATTTTCTCTAATAAAATGATTGTGAATATAGGATTGTATAATATTACCTAGCGTATCGTCTTCGTCTTCGATAATGAACTCGTAAGTTCCTTGAATATCTTGAAATTGCTGTATTTTAACCTTATCGGATGCCTCTTTGTTCAATTCTTGTTTTAGTAGATTTAATTTATTTATAATGATGTCTAGAGATTTAGATACGAGATATTTGGGTCCGATATTATGATTAATACTCTCGATATCAAACTTGAACCTAATAGGGTCACCATATTTATTTTTATAATACGAGCGTTCTTTGTCTAAAATATTAGTCTTCTTATCAGCCTCTTTAGGGTCTTGGATATATGAAAAGTTTGATAGCGATACTGGGTTAAATGATGCGTTATCGCGACCCTTTCGCTTAACAACTCTTGCTTTAAAATGTAAATGCTCGCCAGTACGCAATCGTGTAATCAAGATATAGTCTTTTGATATCCGATTAGCGGGGAAAATGGTCGCCAGCTCTTCTTTGCTTATATTAACAGAGTTGCGCGTTGCGGTGATATCATCTGTGCGAACATCAATCATCTTATTTGTGGTATTCTTAACATTTAATTCGATTTGAATGCTGTTATCTTCATAATTGTCTATTTCTTCTTCTTTAAGACAAATAGGGATAAGACCGATACGGTGAATAATAATTTCATTATGAAGGGCGCCATTGTTTATTATAATATCGACACTGGGGTCGTCATTCTCTAATTTTTCGCCAATAATACCTGGTACAGGAATATCAGTTAATATAACTCTACGAACTCCATTAATAATAGCGAGATCAATATTATTTATTTGAAAACTATGACTATCAGAAGGTTCATCGTAACTGTGATTTTCAAATGTAGGCATTTTAATTGTTGTTTATTAATTATATTATATCTATCTTATATATCATTTTTTAATATATAACAAAAAATAAATTGAAATCTTCTAAATATATGTTTGCGTTTTCTAATGACGAACTATAGGACGGCGGACTACAGAGGGACGGCGGACTACCGAGGGACGCTTCTTACGGCCTCCTGATTGGCTTTCTTCTTGAGAAAGCGCTTCCATACTCATAAACTCTTCTTCGCCTTCTTCGTATCCGCCACGGAAAGATCGCGCACGAACGCCAACACGGCGCTTCTTGGGTGCCGTACGCGCACGCACCGCTCGCACTACACGCTTCTTAGCGCCACCTACTTTAGGTTCAGTAGAGAGAGGTGCAGCTGCTTGCTTCTTCTTATCGTCGTTAAAATTCTCGCTATGTGTTGGGGCAGGATCGACGGATTCGAAAAACCCACCAAAGTGTTTCATTAATTTATTGTGAAAAAGGCGTTGCTTATTCGCTAAACGAGCGGGCTTAGCCTTAGGCTTAGGCTTAGCCTTAACAGCACCTACAGGCTTGCGGACAGCTTTAGCACGTTTCTTAGCACCGCCTTGTTGCATAGCACTTTGAAGTTGACTAAAAAAATCTTGTACGGCCATATATTTACTATATTCTTTCTATATATACGCGCGATTTTTATTTTAATTTATAAATATAAAAATAATAAAAGGATTGTTAAAGGATATTATAAGGATATTATAAGGATTACGAAATCAAACTGGTCATTATCGCGAAACACATCGAGGTTCTCGGCGACATCTCGTTAATCGGGTTAGAAGCGAAGAATTGAATAAGAGTTTTAATGTTGTTAACATCGTTACATAGACATAGATAATGATATACATTACCCATATTAATCATTTTTGTTTTGTAAGTATTTACTTGAAGATTACGCAGCTGCGCCAGATGATACTGAATAATCGGAGGGAATTGTTTATCCATTTCTTTGTTCATTTTATAGCGGTTATAGTTGGGGTAATAAGTAGTCGTCGCCTTATAATAGCAATATAAGCTATCTTTGATAGTAGAAATGATCGTATGAACAAGATATGTCGGATCTATTTTTTTCCCATTATTATCCACCGGCAAATTAATATACGGATTATAATTAGCAATATAATCCTTAATAGTGTATTCAGTCTTGTTTTTCATATAGACAGAGAGGATATTCATCCAAGCGTTAGGATGACACGGGTCCGTTTCTTCGCGATAATTAATAGCGTCAGTAGAAATTTTATATAATTTAACCTTATCCGATATAATCTTCTTGATGATTAATCCATAACTTAAATTATTACTATTAATATGCGCGTATGCTTCTTGAATATTATTGAAAGGCAAGGGATATTTAACGCCTATTTCATGCAAACTCGGGATAACAGAGGACATAATATCATTTTCAACGAGCGAATTACGATGCTTTGTATTAATGTGAAACATTTCCATATAATTATCTCCCAGCAAAGGTGTATAATCGATAATATGCTTATTCTCGTGGTGAATAATAATAAACTCATAAGCCATACTAGGATCTAAATGTTGTACAAACAAACTTCTTAGTTTTGAAGAAATTTCATCGGTTGTTAGAGCGGATACTTCCTCCCCTGTAATGTGTTGCTTGAAGTATTTAAATAGGATTTCGTCAAACATATTACCGTGTCTCTTTGTAGGATGAGAGAACTTCGAGCTATTCGCATCGGGGCAACTTGAAGTTCCGAAGTACCATTCGTCCTTATAATTATAGACTGTGATGATTGTCCCGTCATACGCTTCATATACCTTGTCTTCCGCAGAATATAACGTTGATATATAATTATTATAGCTAATACGCTCAGGGATAGAATTAGCGTAAGTCACCACAATATTATTACAACAATTAAGGCTAAAGTCAAGGACGATGCTTCTACATTGCTCATATAGCTCTTTGAAATTATCTACATTATTTCTAATATAGGTATTATGAAGCAGTACAATATCATCGCGACCCTTAAACTTCTTAACTTTCATCATAGGCCACAGATGATATTTTTTAAGTAGAGTAATCAAACAATTTGCATGACTACCGTTCGCAGCATTGCAGACAGTATCTATATCAATATTACAAGCAGTGTTAGCAGTATTAACAGTATTAACTTTGCGTTCTTCATAGAGTTTGAATGTTTCTTCAATAAGTTCATAGAGGTTGGTTGGAAATTTAACAGTCGAGCAAACGGAAGTCATAATGTGATTTGTGGATATACTTTTGATTGTATAATTAAATATTATATATCTCTTATATCAATTTTTATTTGTGTGAAGGAAAAAATAATAAATATTATTATAATATCTAACAATACTAAGCGGGCGGTTTATAGTATTTGTCGAACCATACTTGACCTACTTGTTTAGATGCCTCTTCGCTTGTTATTCTTTGCTTGATAATTTCATCGCGCATAGACAAGAAATACTCTAAGCTTGAATAATCAAACCCTGCTTCTTTAGTCACCATATCAAAAAGCATTGGGTATCTTTCGATGAAAAATTTAAATTTATCTTCGCGACTTATATTATTTACTATATCAGCGTGCGGTGTTTTGCCTTTATTATCGTGTAAAATAATCATAATATCTTGGACTATATCACATATTGCCTTATTATCCAAACCATCGCTAAGAAAGTCGGGTTGGTCATCTGTACGTGCCTTTTTATTTGCGCTGCCGCCGCTGCCGCCGCTGCTTCCGCTACCATTATTATTCCTTTTTTGCGAACTCATTTTTAGTTAATATAATTAATTATATGAATATTTATATCGTTTATTCTTTATATTCTTTATAATTTATATTCTTAAAGTTAGGTATTTATGTTATTTTTAATTCCTTCTATTGTAATAGAATAATACAAAAAAATGAAAAACGAATTAATGTATTCAGAGTTAGATTATAGTCCTAATGTTAAAGCACCTGAGCCATTAAAAAATGCTGGGTTATATACAGGCGACGTTTTATTTGATAAGAAGCCGTGGGGTAATAACTATGTGATAGAGCGTGTTGAACCAGATGCTGTAGCATATAGTTCCCATTTTTACGCAAGTCATCATATACCGTCTTATAATAGACCCGGAAATAATACCATAAATAGCGGTAATTATAAAAAATATAATATACCAGATAATATTGATAATATATATAATTTTGATTGTTATACAAATAATATACAATAGATACTATATAGCTATTAATTATACAGCTACTGGTGTTACATCGATTACCTCGATTACCTCGCTCAATACAGCAGGTACAATTGCGGGCATATTTGTATTTGGCGGTGGCTTTTTAATTATATCTTTGTGTTTTTCTAAAAAGTCGCATATATACTTGTATGTTTCGTTCACCTGTTCGAATGTGATACCGCCTGTGATCAATACACTTCCGCTTTCGAATAAAGCCCCAGTAACCTTTTTACATTCGCCAATATTTTGCCCAGATCCTTTACCATAACAAAACTTCGGACACGAGCAGATACCATTTTTATTTTTATTATTAATATTCCAAAAGTATTCTAGCTTGACCCCTTGATATATACCCGGTTGAAAACTACATTTGTTATTTTGCTCATTATTAATAAATAACTTGTGAATTTCCTTACGTCTAATCTCAAATCCTTTTTTAAGCTCAGGATCAGAATAAACTTTGAAGTCCGTGTTTATCATCCGTATTTTAAAGTTTTGATATTTTAAATCAAGTACATAATCGGGTTCCGCATTAACAATAATGTTTTTGTCTATATTATTATAGATTATAGTGATGTCCTTGATAATATGATTAACAATATGCTCAGTATCTTTAATATCCTTGATACCAGTCAATTGTATATTACCGTTTTTAAATATTTTAACATTAGGTATATATTTATCATTAAACTTATAGATAACAGTAACCTGATTATCAAACCTGTTCTTCTTCATCGTATTTTTCTTACTCTTCCTTCTCTTCTTAGGATACACGCCCTTAGACGCGTCAGTACCATTCTTCATAAACTGAACCCATACAATACCTTTATCAGTCCCTTCAACTATATTATCGATGACTTTAATATGGTCAAATAATATTCCAAGATTTATATTTATATTATTACCTATGTTTGCGTTGCAAGTTATCGTAGAAATTCTATAAGGAGAAAAGAATATGTTAGTCATATGCGGCATATATATAAGAATATTAATGCTTATATCATTTTTTATAATTTACTTGGAAATAAGTAAACTTAATTTATTATCAATTGTGTTAGCGCTCTTTGGTTTTTTAATGCATTGGCCGTTGCCGTTGCAGTTGCCGTGGCCGTGGCCGTTGCCGTTGCCGTGTCCGTGTCCGTAGCCATTTCCCATTCCTTGATTATTGCCCATATTTTGATTATCTAATTTAATGTGCATATTATCAGTTATATTTTTTAAATAGGAAGTATTAACGACTTCGTAACTAAAGTTTGTAGAGATCATAGGAGGTAGATTTAGAATATATGTCTTGTCGTTCGTATAATGACCCTTGCGAAACTCTTCTATCGACATAGGACCATTAAATATCTTTAGTAAATATCTTGAAGGTGCCGGGCGAATAGGATATGAAAATCCGTAATGTTTGCTCAGCATCTGTACTAAACTATTGATTTCCCAAACCTTGTCGCTACCACAGTGCGAGGAAAAGTTATACGCATTCGCACACTCGAGAGAGCAAAAGTTTCCAAATAATACATATGTGTCTGTTTTAATATTATATTTATAAGGCATCCCGTAAGTCCTATTATCAATAGGGTGACAACACCAATAGCAATTATTATTTGAGTTTAGTATTTCTTCTTTATGAGATACTTTTAATGAATACTCACTGTTACTATTATCAAATATAATGTTATCTTGAATAGTGCTATATGTGTTATTTTCATTTATATAAAAACAGTTTGGCTCATATGGTTCAGGAAACTCAGTAGACGTATTGTTATCTGTTATATTTAATTTATTAATTTGAGCATTAGACAAAGGTAGCTGTAATATGATGTCTTCATTATCAACTACCGAAATGTCCTTAATTATTGTATTCATTAAATTCTTCTTCTTCTTCGTATCACTAGCGTTATCATCGGTATTTTTTGCTTTTCTAGGCATTTATAAGCAAAATCGTTAGATATCTTTGTTAGATATCTTATATTATATATATATGCGTTTATTATTTATATCATTATAATATTAAGCATTATCAAAGTAATCCTTGAAGTACGTTATGTTTTTTATTAAAGCAGCATTCATAGCATTTACTGCTGTAGTATTTGCTGTCGCGGCTGTCGATGCGGTCGATGCGACCGTGGCTGTTGCGTTAATAGGGGTTTTAGTAATAGGACTATCAAACTTAACATCGTTTTGAGGAGATATACATTTCATTTTTATCTCTCTTATTTCGTTATTAAGAGAATTTATAGTATCTATTAAATATTTAATTATGTATCCTGATAATAATATTAGTATTAAAACAAGCAAATCCATTCTCTTTTTATTAAATATGGATATAAAAATTATATAGGGTTTTCCTTATCTATCCTTCTATTACTAGCGGCTATCGCGGCTATCGCGGCTATCGCGGCTATCGCGGCTATCGCGGCTATCGCGGCTATCGCGACCATATAAAGTTACACGTCCCGTTAATAACCGAGAACACGTTAATGACCCTTGTATATATTATAACATCTAAATTAACATCAGTATCTTTAATGTAATCAACACCAGCTCTTTTTGTTAAATCAAATAAATACTTGAACTCATTCTTCTTTGTTATATCATTTAAACTATTACCCTTGTTATTAATTTTCAGATATAGTGATGTACTAGTCATTTGATTATTAAAAGAGCCCGCGCTTATTATTTTCTCAGGAAACAAAGAAAATGAATAACTATATATTCCGGTTCGTGGAACATTTGTGTGAAACTGATATGGCTGAATGTTATTATAGTAGTAGGCTTTTTGATCTTCGCGAATTATAGTATCAGCCCACGTAATTTGAGCGCTTTCTAATAATCCCATAGTTTCGTTATATGTATGCGAGCCAGTATAGTTGTCGTGTATATTAAATTTATCGGGTACATCTGACCTACGCAATACCCATATTATCTCTTTGATGTGATTATAAGAGCTAGTCAAAGTATAGATACCGTTGCTGCTTGTTATGTTTAATGCCGGAAATGCCTGTCTCTTCACATAATCGACGACGTATTTAACGATCCCTTCAGTCTGTAAAGAGCTCATTCGATAATCACTATCAAGAAATATATAGTTAACATCTAAGAAACATTGTATATAACTTTCGGTCCTTATAAAATTATTAATTAGTATATTGCTTTTATATACAATATTATAGAATTTTGGCGATACATACATCTTCAGCTTATCACACCATATCTGATACAATCTCTCAATATTATTTATTCGAACGTCAATCTTTATTTCCTGATTTTGTATTTTGTATAATGGTAGCGCGAGTGACGGATTACGGGTAAACCAGAAGTTTAATGGAACTTGTAATATCCTCCCTTTTATTGATGGGTTACCCGCATCTAATATCTTATCTTTCGTCGGATATATTTTATTATATAATATATTGTTTTTTATAACATATCTCGAGTTGTTATTATTAGGACTAGTATATTCTGGAATATTACCAATAAGCTTATTGTATTCTACTCCGTCCTTGTTCGTAAGTTCATTCCATATATTCATCCATTCCCCATATATTTCGTCAATAATACTTCCTTCAATCCTTATGACCGCCATATTAATAAAGTTGTGGCCAACATTATTTATCCATCTAAACCTATGAATATCCGATGAATATATGTCTGGTAGATTAAAGGAAAGATAGACATTACTAACTAAATCACCATAGCGTTTTAATGAGAATGTTATCAACTTATTCTCTGTAGTGAAAGCGAGGTCGATAGACGAGTTGATATCAGGAATGATGTTCTTATTTTCCATCGAAAAATTCACGTGCTTATTATATACATATTTATAGTAATTGATACAAGGGTTTAAATTAATATAGGAATCCATTTGTCCTTTTAAAACTAACTGTGTTATGCCGCCGCCCATAATTAATTTATTATATTATATTGATACTTTAATATTATCTTATATATTTATACTTTGGTTATGATTATACTTTGTTTTCGTACTTATTTATAAACGTTGATATATTATCATAGGTTCTAGACATCTCAAACGATTCAACAATTGTCGGAGTACTAGCGGCATTCTCGACAATAACAATAGCAGGGAAACCAGTAATCCCCAAGCTATTAACCCGATCTATATTCTCGCTCCTATTATATTTCTTTAGTGATACATTATTTAACTGAAGCTTATTTAATTTTTCCCAAATACCCGATTCGTTAAAATCAATACAGTGTCCGCACGTATCCATATAATAATATTCGACGCTATACTTCTTATAACCGCTAAAAAACCCTTCTTGTATTCTTTCCTTATTCACAATCAATAGCGTAAAGATAAATACCGAAGATAATAGAATAATACCAGCTAATGTTCCATTACTCGACCCTTTACCCTTGCCCATACTCATAAAAAGTTTACCCATTCAATCCTAACATAATGATATATTATTATATATTATTAATTATATTATAAAAAAAATAAATGAACGAAAGTAATATTTATTAAATAATGTTATTAATAATGTCGTAGTTATTATAGTATTTTTTAGAAATTGTATCCTTTATATTATCATTATCATAAGTGAAAGTTATATATGTGTAAAAGTTATTGATATTGTTTGAAATTATGTTATTTAAAAAATCTTCAAATAGATCGTTTTTTATCAAAATAACCCTATAATCTAATGTATCATAGTTTATGTTTGTGATCGAATTAACTACATATACGCTGAACTCCTTATTTTCTAATAAATTTTTATATTCTAATATGTCGTCATTACATACCACAATAGTCCTATATATTAAATGAGTTTTGTAAATATTATCAAGTTCCTCTACAAATTGATTTTTTAAATCTAATTTCATATAATATAGTATATTATATCATAATATATATATATAATTTTTATATCATATCATATCATGTAGCATATACTTCGTATCGCATAGCATATACTTCGTATCGCATAGCATATACTTCGTATCATGTAGCATATACTTCGTATCGCATAGCATATAGCTCATTTTATATATAAGATTATTAAATATATTTAGTATAATAATGGATGATAAAGTAATCAAAATAAATTTGTCTATTTTTCAGAATAGATATAACATAAATATTCCTGAAAATATTTTAAATAAGGCTGAAACTCTTAAAAAATCTTGTAGTTGTTTCGATTCGTACTATGATCCTAAGATGATCTGGGAGAAAAAGTTAAATAATAAGAAAGAGAAAAATTTACACATAGCAAATAACA